CCTGGAGGGGAGGCGGGTCTCTCATTATATTCGCTTATTTAGTAGAACCACTTTACAACTTTTTTGTTCAGTAAATATTATATAGTACTCGTATGTCATAATTTCAGTTTAAGTTGTTATTTTGCTCTTCTATTAACTTTAAACTCTAATTAATGAAGTTAAGGTATCCTTAGTCTTCAATTTTTTTATAACTGAACTCTGTATTGAGTTTTATAATATTAATTTGTAATAATAAAAATTAAATAATATGCAAAAAGAAAAGATTATAGTACCATCTGGAATTAGATATATTTCAGAATGGAGTGAATTTAACTTTAGTAAATTTCCAGAGAAGTGTATTATTAATAAGCAATTACCTGGATGTGGATTTACAGAATATTGTATTAGAAGTAATGAGAATATTATTCTATGTAGTCCTAGAAAAATGTTATTGGAAAATAAGAAGGATCAACATGAATTTGAAGTATATCTAGTAATCAATGAAATGGATAAAGAATCTAATATTGATAAAGATTTATCTAAGATTGATAAGAGTATTACTTTAGATTTATCTATTAGTTCAGAGATATCAAGTAATTCAGAGATATATAAGAGATTATATCATGAAATAGAAGAATATTGTATTTCTAGAAGTATAAATGGATTACCTTGTAAAATTCTAGTAACATATGATTCATATAGGATTGTAAAAGATATCTTGGAAAAATTAGAACGTTTTCAATATTTTTATACTGTAGTAGATGAATTTCAGAGTATTCTTCATGATTCTAGATTTAAATCAAATACTGAATTAAGTTTCTTAGAATATCTTAGACAATCTCCTACTACATACTTCGTTAGTGCAACTCCTATGATGGATGAGTACTTAGAAATGTTAGATGAATTTAAAGATCTCCCTTATTATGAATTAGATTGGGAGGTAAAAGATCCATCTAGAATTATTAGACCTTCTTTGGATGTATTCCTAATGAGAACTGTAGGAGAAAAAGCTTCAGAAATTATTCAGAAATATCTTAATTCTGACTTTGAAGAGATTGTCGTACTTAGGGATGGAATACCCGCTAAGGTAATATCAGATGAGGCAGTATTTTATGTAAACTCTGTAAATCATATTACTAGTATTATTAAGAAAAATAATCTTACTCCTGAACAATGTAATATATTGTGTTCTAGAACAGAAGATAATCTTAAAAAAATCCAAAGAAGACTTGGAAAAGAATTTGTGATAGGTAAAGTACCTAAAAGAGATAAAAAACCTAAGATGTTTACTTTTTGTACTAGGACCGTATACTTAGGAGCTGATTTTTATAGTCTCTGTGCTAGATCTTTCATTTTTAGTGATAGTAATATAGATAGTCTTGCAGTTGATATATCAGAGGATTTACCTCAGATCTTAGGTAGACAAAGACTCTTTGAAAATCCATGGAAAAACAGTGCTACATTTTATTATAGATCTACTGCTAATTATAGAAGAATGTCTGGAGAAGATTTTCAAAAAATAATAGAATCTAAAAAGGGTATGACGGATAGTTTACTTAGAGCTTATTCTACTTCTTTGTATGAAGATAAGTTTGCATTAGCAGAGAAATATCAAAAAGATGCTAAGTTATCTAATTATAAAGATGATTATGTAGCAGTAAATAAAATTCAAACACAGGATGGAAATATAATACTTAAACCAGTTCTTAATAATTTAGTATTAGTAAATGAGATTAGAGCATTTAAGATTCAACAAATAGATTATAAAGATAGATTTACAGTATTCTCGACTGTTCATAATACATTAACTAGAGATGATATAGTAAATCAGGAAGTATCAGAGTTTCTTAAGGTGTATACTGGGTTAAATACTATATATGATAAATTAAAACTCTTATGTGAATATGGATTATCTAGTGATGCTGTTAATATTGTTCTTGGTCAGATAAATGATTCTGATGAAATTAAGTCTTACTATACTTCTTTAAATCCAGATAGATTAAAGACTTTAGGGTATAATGTAACTCGAATAAAAAAGGAACTTGGAATAGTAACATTTAGTCAAGAATTATTAGAGGCTAAAATTTATTCAGAGTTTAAAGTAGGAGATAAATTAACACTGTCTAATATAAAGGATAGATTGGATTATTTATATTCTAGTATTTCTTATACTGCTACTCCTAAAGCAAAGGATTTAGAAAATTATTTTAAAATTAAATTAATATATGTTACAGTTTTTGATAAAATTACTGGAAAGAAAAAACAAACAAAAGGTTATGAATTATTATCTAGAAAGGAGGTGTGTTAATTATGGAACAAAAGGACATAACTATTGAATGGCTTAGATTGGAGTTTTATAAATGCAATCATGCCAAGTACAGAAAGTATGCTGATGAATGGCTGAACAACCTTACTGACGCACAGATAGAGGGATTTGAAAGACAGCGTATAGGACAAATTGATAAATCGAAATGTGTATGAGTGGGAAAGATGTACTAAGGCTATTACTTATCAGTTATGGCTTTTGCCGTAATATTGAGATAAATACTTATATGGGTAACGGTGGATGGATTGGTTATGAAGTATCTGCCAACAATGACGATGGCGTTGAATACTACGCAGTAGATTGTGAAGGTTTGCTTTTTCATATATACGAAATACAGAAATTTATGAGAGATGAAAATATTGAGCCTCGTATAATGTCGGGTAATTTTAGTAATAAGCATCTGCTTTTAGACGAACATTTGAACGATATTTTAAAAATGAATGAGAATCAACATTATTGTAAAACAAATCCGAATAAGTTATGAAACAGACAGTAGAAGAAGCTGCAAAGAAAGCAAGAATGGCAAGTGCTGAAACATTGACTACCTATGGTACACATAGGTCACTTGATGATTTTACATATTTATCCCATGATGAAATTGCAGCAGCTGCCATTCCGATTGCAGGAGCTATTCTTGGTGCAACCTATGGATATCAAAATAATCTTAAGAAGCAGCGGAATAAGATAGAGGATGCGGCAGGAGATAGGGTTGCTGGAATTATTAAAGGTAAGAAGAAAAAGGAGTAAATTATAAAATGTTATATTTATTTGGATCTGGCGCATGGAAAGGAATAAGGAAGGTTGTAAAAATTGGATATACCGGAGACTTAGAAAAACGAAAAAATCAATATCGTCTTCATAATCCTCTTGGAGAAATAATATCTACACGAGAGGGTTCAGAATTAGACGAACTTAGACTTCACCTTAGACTATATGATTTTAAAGTTGAATTCTTAGATGAATGGTTTTATGATGAGCAACTAGTTTTTGAGGTATTCGAACAATCCTTCGAAGAGATAGATGAGTGGCTTTGGGAACATCGGGCAGAAACATTACTCTATCCACAAATCCCTCTCCCTGGAACACTAAAAAGAAAATTACTTGACGAACTACAAAAGAAACATAGGACCATAACTGTAGAAGGCGAGAAACTCTTATAAGTGTAGAAAAATAAACAAATAGAAAAATGGATGAAATAAATGAATTAATTAAAAATGATTTGAAAGATAGATCATGGAAAAATCATTATGATAAACTGGACCTATCAAAACAACCTCATCTTCCAAGGATATATTTCTTTGGGAGTGTTTTTGGGGTAATACTTTTCTTAGATGGTGATGGGAAAGATAGAAAAGATACTAGTTTTTCTATTATTATGAATCACTCAGCAGACATTCCAAGTTCATGGATATTAGTTGAGAAAGATTGTACGGCTAGTACTTGGATAGATGATCTCATAAAACAATTCGAGAGAGCAAAAAAGTGGATGAAAATTTAATTTATAAACCAAAAAAAATATGGCAGAAATGAAATTAAACAAGGAAATTATTGCATTTCATAGAGGATGCGTATTAGTAGAGAGCAAGGAGTTAGTAGATCCTAGAAACATGGAGGAAAAGAGTAAGAGAGTATTAATCTCACTTCTTCAAGAATTAAAGAGATATAGATATTTTCTTTCTCCCGAAGTAATATGTAGGATGACGATTAGTGATATGGAAAATCTCCATACAAATCTACTTCCATACATCCACGAATTGTATCATTCTGGGGAAAAGTTTAAACCTTTGTATCCAGGATTTCCAGAACAAGTAATTTCTAAGGATAAATCGGAATTGTGGTTAGATCAAAAAAGAGTTTATTCTGGTGATCTTGAAGGATTTCTAAGAGATAATCCTTGGACAACTAAAGAAGAGAAGGAAATAATTGATGAAGAGCCAGATCGACAGCTTAAGATTATGACTCCTTCTGAATTTATGGATATTCCTCGGCAAATGATGTCGGCCGGAAATTCACTAACAGGAGAAACTAGGGAAGAGTTGGCATGGTTCTTAGAGAATTATCCAGAACTTAGCATCCCAGAACGTATACCATTTAAAGAAACAATGTGTATAGTAGCTAAACATCGGCCGGAATATAAAATTGCCGAGATTAATGATGTTCTGAGATATAGTTTGTACTTAATGGGAGCTGATCCAAGTCTTCCACATGTTCCAAAGAAAATACAAGTTAGCTCTTGGTCTAATAAAAAAACTGATAATCCTGAATGGAGAAAATTAGATACTCTTCCTAGATCAAAACGTAGAGAAATTTGTGGAAGAATAGAAAAAATAATTGAGGCTAAAGGAGTAGAAAACTGTATACGAGATGCAAAACTTTTCTATGGACATTGGATATTACTATCAGAACGTGTACATCCGAAGGAATATGTAGTAAATTATCCTGAGTGTGCTGATTTCTTTGTAAAACTTAAGAGTAAGGGTTTATCAAAAGAATATCGTACATTTAATTCTCAAGTACAGAATATGTATGATACTGGTAAAGATATTCTAGAAATAGCTAAATTTATTTCTACTCATCCAGGGGAATTTATTAGAAAATTTGATTCTCTCTTAAGAAGAGCTCTTGAAGAAGGTAAAGAATCTGATATAATGGATATCTTTATAAATACTTCAGGGATGAAAAATAAAACACTCTTAGAAATTCTTAGCTACTACGATATAAGAGATCAATCAGAAAGTACTCCTAGAGTGGTAAATATTCCTGGAAAAGGTTTATATATACTAGATGGATTAAAACCAATTAACCCTGGATTCTTAGAAACTATAAAAGATAATATAATTCGAAAAATATTTCTCAACATAGATTCTAGAATTACTGAGAAAGATTTAGTAAACGAGATTGTATATATCGATCCAGAAATTAAGAGAATACCTATTCCGAAGGGTATGAGAAATCAAAATGTATCTATCCCCAAAGGAACAAGATATAAAATCTCTGGAAATATTGTTAGGTTTTTTGTTCATTGGATTCAGAAAGATAGAGATGAAGACTTAGATCTTCATGCATTCTTATATAAGTCTAATGATGATATTAGCAATATAGGATGGAATACTTCACTTAATTCTAATATTGCTGTTCATTCTGGTGATGTATTAAACCGTCCAGGAGATTGTGCAGAGTATGTAGACGTTGATCTAGATAAGTGCAAAAAGAATGGATATAAATATGTGGTGATGGATGTTTGCAATTATAAAGGTCGAGGAATGGATACTCTTCCTGTATGGTTGGGGTATTGTACTAGAGAAAAATTACAGGAAGGTGATAAAACTTGGCATCCGCAAAAGGTTGAATTAACAGTTCCCGTTACATCTAAGACTGATTCGATAGCAGCAATGATGATTGATATCGAAAATAGAGAAATGATTCTCTTAGATTGTGAGACTTCCGGACTTCCAGTTAATAATAAAGATAATTATTCCTTACAGAAAGCAATAGTTAACTTTTTCTCTAAACAAGAAAAATACTCATCTTATGATATCATTAAGCAACATTATGAATCTAGAGGTGCTGAAGTTGTAGAAATATTACCGGATGATCCAGATATAGAAGTAAAAGAAAAAATATTATTTGAAGATATATCAAAGAATTATGTGAAAATACTTGATATTATCGGCGAATAAAAAAAAATAAAAAGATAGGTCTTGACTAATTAAAAGTCAAGTTAAATCCTATCTTTTTATTTATTCTTCGATTATCGCACCGAAATCTTTAACAGCATCTTCATATACTTTCAAAGATTCAGAATTTTTATCAATCGAAGCCATACATTTATTTAGGAACACTAATTTTCCTGATAATCTTTGTTCCTTCATCATATCTTTCACCGACTCTGCTACACAATAATCCTTTGCAAAACCAGCTATATAAACTTTGGTATAATCTTCTCTAGCAATTTTATCTAGGAATTCATATCCCTCAGATTTTTTAGCGCCGTTTGCATAAGAAAAGGCAGAAAACATCTCTAAGTGTGGATTTCTTCCCTTCTGAATTAGCTCATATTCGGCGCCATGATTACTGAGGGACCATAAATTTAATTCCTCAACTAGATTTTTGGGCAAACTCCATCCCCAAGAACCAGCGATACAATGTTCAGGCCAAATAGTATGAACTTTTCCTGTCTTCTCTAATTCTTCAAGGTAGGCGATAGTATTTTCTTTATTATAAAAAGCTGGAGTATATTTTCCCGATTTTACCATCCCTGAAGTAATAGTTGTAAATGCTTCAGGAGTTTGTTCCCAATACATAGAATGCCCAATATGATAAGACATATGAGTATCTTGTGTAACTATGATTTTTTCCAAGATTTTTCGTTTCCCAGATATCCATTTACACAATTCTTTCGTTGCTTTCTCTGCTCCAGGAACATAGAGAGTTCCTTTGGGGTTACAAAAATCATACTGTGGGTCTATTATCAGTAATAGACTTTTTTCTTTTTCTTCCATAATTTAATTCTGATTTTAAAATTGTTCTTATTATATCTTCATTATCTCTAAATATCTTTTCATCTCTCAAACAAATTTCCCAATGATATTCATTAACATAATCATTAGCAGAAAACATTAAATCTCCAATATACTCAGCAGAAATCTTAATAGTTATTTCCTTGAGATCATCTTTTTCAATATATTGATGTTCTTTAAAGTATAGCGAATGAATGTAAGAACTATTAATTGTGCATTTTGTTTCAGAAATTAGATCATCTTCTGTAATATTTTCAAGATCAGTTATTAATCCAAAGACTACATAATTTTTTCTAGTTATTTGAAATTTCTCAATCCTACTAATATCATATTTATCTTTTATATTAGTAAAAGTATCTTCCATCATAAAATAACTAAAAGCTGGATCTTCATCTTCTTTTTCTCTTCTAATGACTGCTCTGAAAAATCTTGGATCTCTTTTGAATTCTATCATAATCCTTCAAATAATTCTTCTCGGGACACTTTTATTGCTCTGGAAGTTCTTCTTTTAAATTCTGATCCTTGAACTCTATTCCAAATCTTCATTACAGTATCCATCCCATGAATTTTAGATAATTCTGAAATAGCTCCCGAACCTTTACAAATCAAAGGAATCAAAATTTTATCTACTTCAGTATAATCCTTTCCTCCAATTTGTTCAAGATCAGAACTAGAAATTCCATTACCATCAGTGGGTGTAATATTAATAGCTTTCTCTAGAGCTACCATCTTATCGTACGAATTTTTATTTATGATTTCAGTATCTAAATAAGATTCTGAATAATACTTCGCATGTAACCACTTAAGAATAGAGTATACTTCTGTTTTCCAGAGACCACCCATAGGATTAAAATCTCCTTCATCTCCGTGAATAGTCCAAAATCCAAGATAATGTTCAGTTAAGTTATCAGTATCAATTACAATACCTTTCTTAATACCAGCTTGATTATATAGGTACATCATTCTAAGACGTGCCATAATATTTCCGTTGGCTATTTTTGTTTGTTCTGGCATCATCCCCTCTATCTCGGATATACTTTTTCCAGATAAATCACAAAGAATATCTCGATCATTATCACAATAATCGTAGTTATAGAGATTTTCTATATAACTTTTATAGAAATCATACTGTGCAACTTCTCTATAAAAAGTTTTAACACAAAAAGCATTTCCTGTTAGATCAGACGAAGTAAGTTCATCTGGTTTATTCTTTATTGGAAGTGAATATCCGTAAAAAGGAATTCCAGATCTATTTCTAACTTCATTACATACAGCAGCCATAAGAGTACTATCTGCTCCTCCTGAGATACCAAGAATTAATGCTCTTATATTATTATCTATCACATATTTTTCGGTCTTTTCAACCATCTTATTAAATATGGCTTCTTGTTCTCCATAATTTAATTTTCTTTCATAAATGTTTGTTTTCATAATTATCAATGTTTTATTGTTACATTAATAAGGATTTGTCGGTTATCTTAAGGAGAAAAATAAAAGGGAAAATTTATTCCCTTTTACTTAAAAATTTTATACTAGATCCAGAGTTTCTTCTAAGCATCTAAATATATTAAGAATATTAAAATAACATAATTTAGTGCATAAACTTGGAGAATAATCCTTATCATAAAATAAACCAGCCTCTCCCGCAAGCTCAAACATTAAATCCATTGTAAAATCTTTGAGTTTATTCTTAGAAATTCTAATATTTTCTGATATTATCCTAGTATTGTCAAGATCTCTCAAATTTATTTCAGAATCAAATTTAACTTCATAGAATAAGCACAAGCCTTTATCAGATGTGCGCTTTTTCAGAAATTTTGTTCCAGGATCAATTAGAAAATATACAGATTCTGTTTTTAGACAATCCTTATACTTTTCCTTCAGATAATCGTCAATATTTCTTAGTTCCAGCTCATCCTTGAAATTTTTCTCAGAAATTAATTCTTTATCGACAAGAGCTAAATTATAAACTGGAAGATTCTTGATTTCTAAAAATTTAGATACCCAATATTCTTCATTATTGTCAGTATAAGAAACTCTAACTAAGATATCACCTTTCAATCCTTTGGATCCATAATTTCTAATCCATTCTTCTCTATCCATTTATATCTCATATATTTTAATAATTTAAATTGATTCTTCTTAGCAAATATTTGTATGTGTTCTGGATATAAATTCTTTGCTTTAAATTTCTCTAAAAGAATTTCAGAAGGAATATCTATAACCTTAACATAAGAACTATTATAGTCTTCAAAGTGCTGTCCTGTTCGTTCCGACCTCACATTATATGATCCTGAGAATCTAATAGATTTCCCAAGTCTTTTATAAGGAGAGGAAATAAGTGATATTGCAATCTGAATAGTATCATTAAGTTCTCCATAATAAGATTTGAAATAATTATCAATATCTTCATTATTTTTTATAAGATCTAGATTAACATGTTTTAGATCTCCACATTTTGCATAGAAGTAAATAATGAACTTAGGTTGTCCGAAAGAATAAAATTTACGTACTAAATATACTTTCATCTTTGTAAAATTAAATCCCCAAGAATATTTTACTATCCTTGAGGACTTTTTTATTATTATCTTCTGCGCATTCTATGTATCCTATGAGCTCTAGATTTCTTCCTAGTATACTTCTTTTTTGATGTCTCTTTAATTTGTGGTTCTTTTGTTAAAACTACTTTCTTTTTAGGAGACACTCTAGCTTTTACTCCTTCTGAAATACCTGAACTTATAGATCTAGGTGGAATCACTGTTTTTCCTGATCCATCTGTATAAGAATTTGTTTCAGGGTAATATCTATATCCTCCAGAACCCAATACCCATGCTCCAAGTGCTGCATTATAAGCCCAAGAATTATTATTTCGATCACGAAAAATTTGTCCTTGTGTTGGTTTCTTTGGAAGTGAATCTGAAGTAGTTGTCCAAGTTTTTCTCCTCTCAGGAGATTTACTACATCCTCCAAAAATCAATAATAATCCTAAGATGAAAATTATTAATATAAAATCAATTGATCTCTTCTTGTTCATCTTTTTTCCTTTCTAATGGTTTAACTCTTTTATAATTATCATAAAACCAGGATAAAAGTTGTTTTGTTGCATACTCTACTTCATCCGGTTCAAGTTGAGATGATTTATATCTTATCGACCATTCAAGCATATAAAACTCAAGAGGCATAATGAAACTGTCTGAAGTCATTACTACTTTCAAACATAATCCTGGGGAAAGAAATCCTCTACCTGAAACAAACCTCTCTTTCCAGATATTATAGAGGTTGTATGGTACTTTATAGGTTTCATCATATTCGGTTGGAACTTCTCCTGTATCATTTACCTCCCATTTAACATCTTCAATCTCATAATCATTAAAGATCATTTCGAATTCCGTCTTGAAGTTTTCCTCATATATTCGATCAAGAGCTCCATAACCAGTTTCAGAAACCACGAGAATTAATCTATCGGCCGAATCAACTGCTATCACTTGACCTTTATATAAGAAACAATTTCCAGGTTTTAATTCAGGATCTTCACCTAAGAAATCTCTAAGCTCAGTTCTTACTTCAATTTCTTCTGAGTTTTCGTCGGCCGGATCTTTTTTCTCGTGTTTAATCTCTTCTGGAAATCTGCAAAAATCCCATTCTATTACTGCATTAAGTTTTACCAAGATTCCAGGGATAACTAAATCAGCCATTCCTTTCTCACAACCACAGCGATATTTCTGTGCTAATACTTCAATAATCATAATATAATAAATTTATTTAACTATATAATTACCATTTTCAGAAATAAAATCAATTTTTATGGCAGGATAAGAACCACCCCATATATTAATTCCTCGTTCTTTCAAAATTTTCATAAGTGAATTAATCTTAAAACATGAATATTCCATTTCTATTCGAATATTACTAAGATCAAGAGTAGAAAAATTAGGTTTATTAAGAATTGTTCTAAAAATTTGTTTAATATTTTCTAGAAAGTCAATCTTAAGTAATTCTTCTGCATAATACTCAGCTAAAGATTTATCATCAAATACTTCATCCGGGATTTCGAAAGATCTAATTTTCCGAAGCATTGAAATTATTTGACTTTTAGAAATTACATATTCAGCTGATAAACCCTTAGTACATTTATGGATTACCTTATTAATCTTCTCAATAGATTTATCCACTACTATTCCTGTTACTTGTTTTGTTACCATAATTTATTTTGTTAATATTATACATCATATATAAGAATCTCAAGGGAGAAAGAAAAAAGAGAGGGAAATTAAATCCCCTCTTTATCATATAGTACTTTAAATCCAATATAATGAGACCTTGGAACAAATACATCTCCTACTAAAGGTATAAATCCAATCTCTCCAGTAATTTCATCTATATCTTTTGACTGTCTTCCTTTCTCTATATATAAGGTAGAACAATTAAAATCAAACTCCTTAAGAACTTTTCCACTTTTTGAATAAGCTGTAATCTTAATTAGCTTTTTATTTTTCTTCGTAATAAATCTACCAATCATTTTCGAAATTTTCTCAGTTCCTCGAATAGATATTAGTCTAAGGTTATTTTCTCCTGGTTTAATTGTCTTTGAATTTATCTGAGTTAGTGTTGTATATAAACTAAGACCACTCATTTCTGGTTTAAAATTACTAGTTTCGAATAATTCATTTAATTCTGCTGCTTCTTCTTTTGTTAATTTTTTCATAATCTTTATTTTTATTTATTCTTTTCATTAATAAGGCTTTCACGGGAAAAATAAAAAGAGGGATTTATTCTCCCTCTTTTCTTGCTTTTAATAATTCCTTATTAATTTCATTTTTTATAAATTCTTCCGCTTTTTTGTCAATTTCATTATCACCAAATAAATGCACTTCACATCTATTTATTACTAATTCAGCTTTAAATTCAAAATCTACATCGCGATATAAACCTGATAGACTCAGGCATACTTGAAATACAATCTCGCTTGATATACTTTCCATTGTTTCCTCCACATCACGGAATAATCCTTCGTATTCTCCACAATGATTAAGATACATTCTTTCTATAAAACTTCCACGACTATTTACTACCCCATCACAAGAAAGGTGCATATATATTCCACCTCCTTTATGATAAGTTTTAAGATTAAGTAAAATAGTATTCTTTTCTTCATAGAACTCTTTTGGGAATTTTATATTTACCCCTAATTGTATCGCATCACTACATAAGTCATACATACCGCGTGAAAAATGATGAGTAACTGTCAATGGATGTTCTCTATAAATATCACAATTCAAGTTTCCTATCAGCTTCATTAATTTTTCAAATGATATTTCATCTGGGATATATTCAAGTATTTTATTTATCTCTCTATCTACCTCTCCAGATCTATCTATATACAAAGTTTTTGAATTTAATAAGGTTCCATATTCATATTCTGTACATACTATATAGCCACCTAATGATCTAACATCTACCGCTTGTACTTTCTTATTGTTGCCATAATCGTATGTTACATCTACTAAAACTGTTTTTGGTTTTTCAAAACTTATTACGTTTTGTAAAATTTGTCTTTTCATAATTTTCCTTTCTTTTTTAGTTTATTAATATTTTATCATATATAAGGCTTTTAAGGAAAATAAAAGAAGTGACTATTAATTTAATCACTCCTTTCATATTTATGTTTATCTCTCTATTTCTACTATTTTTATAATAGTTCTACATTTAAATCCATTCATTCGAATTCTATCTATATAGTTATATTTTTCCTCTGGTTTAAGAGTTTGATTGTTTTCCAATTTTTGTGATAGGTTTATGAATCTTTGAACGATTTGTCGACTTTTAAATTTATCAGCAAGTGGTATTATTAATTTAATATTATCACTAGTACTTAGTTTTATTTTTGCGATTACATCTATTGCATCAACGACTTCTTTAGTAGTAATTCTTTCTCTATTGTAATTCTTTAAAGCTTGATCGCATTTATTAAACAATTTTCGATAATATGTTAAAACCTTTTTCTTTTCTACCCTTGATTTTACTGTAGGATGATAAGTTTTAAAATTATTATTGATAATTTCAAATTTAAGGATGACACTATTAATTATTCTTAATAAATCTTGCTTTTCTGAATTTTGAAAAGTAAAACTTTTTTCAACTTTCATTTTTATATTTTTAAGGTCGAAAATAATACCTTCAATATGAAATAATCTAGATATCTCATAAAGAAATTTCTTTTTCATATCTCTTATTCTAAAAGTATCATCCAGAGATCTTAACTTAATCATTAGTTCATTCAAAGCTTCTCCTCGTGAATATGCTTTGCTAAACTGCTTAATCTCTCTTTTAACTTGATTAAAAACACTTAATTGATTAATTTTGTTTCTTTTTCTCATAGTTCTTTTTTTTTTATTATACATCATATATAAGAATTTCAAAGGAGAAAAATAAAGAGCCTCAATCCAATGTTTCCAAAGGATTAAGACTATCTTTTTTATTTACTATTTCTACTCTATGTGGCATCCAAAATTTCAAAGAATCAATCTCTTCTTTATGTAGTAAGAAATCAATTCTATTTGTATGCTTAGAACCCATAAGATCTTTTACTATCCATTCACCATTTAAACCTGGACATTTCTTAGACTGTATTAGAACTGTATCTCCAAAGCTAAATTTCCCACTCCTTCTGAGATCTCTAGAGACTGCAATCCATCTATGTTCACCTGTTTTAACTTTTTCAGGATGAACTTTACTTCCATCTGCTGTAATGCTTCCCGATCTAGCATAATAAAATGTAGCTAATGGAGTAGAATCTAAGTCCTTGGAGGGGCTATAAACACTCCAACCAAGGACTAGAACTATTATGATAATTAATCTACGCAAATTTCTTTTCTATTAAAACTTTCCCATTCAAGCTTCTTCAATGCTCGATTCAATTCAGAAAGTTTACCCTTTGTAATAGACCATCTATCGGTAGGATAGTCTAAAGATTCGAGATTTACTGGAAGAGGATTTTTCATATTCGGATCTGTATTACTATATAATCCGACTGGTTCAATCCAAACTTCCTCTTTTCCTTTTTCACCACAAAGTTTAAATACTGCATAAGTCTTAGCAGTCCAGAGAATATCAACATAATTTCCAGGATACAATTTATAATACTTCCATCTCATTGTATCTCTAAGACCAATAATTACTGATTTCTGGATATTATTACCATTCTCCATTTCAATCAACGGAAATCCAGGAAAACCATTATCAATTACTGGTTTATCTCTCCACAGAATTCCTTGCAAGAACTCAACTGCCTTTTCTTCAAGACCTTCACGACTACCAAGACACATAGAAATAACATCTAAATGTTCACGAATAGCTTTTTTCTTTTGACTATCACAGAATTCTTTTGGATTTCCAATTTTTGTTCTTTCACTAATCTTTTCCAATGATATATATGGAATAAGATCTGGACTTAAACTAGGACTCACAATTCTGTACAGATAGTATGATGGATCTTCGACTAGTTTGTTATTACTCAAAAAAATCGGATAAATATTACCGATCATACTGTTTGTTACGTTGTACTTAATCATTTCTTTTTTGATTTCTTTTTGTTATTACTACTATTTTTGTTATCACTATTTTCTATAAGAGATAATCTAGTAACAATCCGTCCTTTTGTTAAATCATAAGGACTTACTTCAATTTTCACTTTATCTCCTGCTAGAATTCTTATATAATTTTTTCTAATTTTACCTGATATAGTACATAATACTTGATGCTCCATAGAATCTAATTCTACTGAAAACATAGAATTCCCGAGCTCTTCAACAACTTCTCCTGTAAATGATAAATTCTCTTGCTTAGCCATATCACTCTAATACTCCTTCTTTATCAATTAACACTTGAAGATTCCAAAATTTACTTGATATAATTTCATTTACAATAACTTCTGGAATATTTTTAATACCTCCATAGTACTTAATCAAGTCTAAAATATCTACTTCAATTGTTGTATATATTTTCGGAGATTTTTTAGTACCGGTATTAGTATCATAAAAAGTTCTTACACCTAATCCAAAATTATTTCTAGCGTTTTCTATCAAATCTTTAATATCCAATAATAAATTAGGTGTAGCAGAGAATAAATCAGATAATTTAACTACCTCTAGAGTATAATTTGTTGATTTAATTCTTTGTCTACTAATCTTTCTGGAAGCATCTGTAAAGTGATTTTTAAAATAAATACTTCCTAAAGATACATAATTCTCAATTCCAGATAGTATTAAACTTTCTGGATTACCTTGACTTACTACCTCTACTGCTATTTCATTTATATTTATTCCAAGATCTATAAAGAGTTTTCTGTAATACAAATTTCTCATTGCATTTCCATCTTTAAAATCTTGATAAAATCTCCTTACTAAGTTTTCTGCATTCTTATCATTATTATTTCCTTCACCAATATAAATGTCTTCTCTATTCTTATTCAAATCCCAAGAACATAATACAACTTCATGTAACATATTCTTAATCATTTCAGAAACAGATTCAGGAATAAGATCTGCATAAGAATCTGATTCACTTGATTTCAATGAAAGAATATCAAGAATATATTTAGGATTTGAATAACTAGAAAATCCATAATCTGAAGTAATTGTATATTCCTTCATTGAATTATCAAAGATATATTTTTGATAATCTTTCAGACAAGTTATATCATTCTCCAAAACATTTCCAGAATCTACAGCGCTTGGAAGAGAGTACATAATCTGAATATCTTCCGGTCCAGAACCAATTTTTCTGGTTTTTAGAATGTCAGAGATTTTCTTCTCATCTCCAAGTTCAGAAACATATAGATACGCTGGAACCATTGAAGAATCTCCAAGAAAATCAGAATTTAACTCGTTCTTTTTTCTACTCTTAAATTCTCCAAGATAATAATACGTATTTGTTAATGTATCATATCTTCCACCAGGAATCCACTTCTTTACTTTTTTATTTAAAGTACAATTCATTCTACGCTTCATCTCTTCGAAAGCACTTTTATATTCCGCCATTTCAGGAGTCATAAAATAAACACTTTCTTGAGAATCTTCTGAAAATACTGCTTCAAATATTGTGTCTCCGAAATTAGCTTTATCACTCTTAACCTGAGTAATTATATTGCCAATCATAGGAACTCCAAAAGCTGTCCGATACATATTACAAACTAAGTAATATTGTTCTGGATCAGGAAATTCATCACACTTTACATAAACACTAAGATCATTAGATACTTTTAATTTAAATGAATTAGATTCAATAATCACTTCATCAAAAGCAGATTCGATATTCTTTTGTACTGCCGCTTTATAAGACTTTTTTTCAGGGGAGGCTAAAAAAACACGCTTCCCTGCTGAAACTGATAAGTCACACGGAAAATAAGCTATCAAATCACTTGTTAATCTCCAAGAATTTTTCTTCATAATTTTTCTCTTTTACTCAATTGTAAACTTAATTTTTTTCTTAACATTATTGAATTTTATACAAGATCCTCCAAGATAATCATGAATCCTGTATATCTCATTAATAAGATTTTCGTTTGCTCCTATCAGCGTTTTTGGATCTACAAGAACAACTGATGCAGTAGTAAACCTTCTTTTTGCTGTATCAGGATCAATTAATTCTGTACAAGAAAATAAATGTCCATCTGTTGCTATTACTGCATCATATAATTCTGGAATCTTAGAACACTCATAATTAAACCTAGCTTCTATGTATTGTTCAAAGCTAACACATCTCTCTCGCTCAGCATATGGAGTTCTCTTAACACTGACATAATCTTTCTCATAATAACTAAGAGTACTATTAACTCTTGCTATCAGTTCTTTGATAATTTCTTCCGTTTTCATTTAATATAATTGCAATTAAATCTTCAATTAGTTGTAATTTAGGTTTATCTGATAACATTATCTCTGATTTCTCTGGAAATGCTAAATATGTACTTTTCCAATAAGCATCTGGATCTCCAAGATTATTAGTTAACGAAAAATCCATTGAATCTTCAGGAAAATCAGAATTAATCAACCTATATTTCCCAGAAGTATACACAATTTCAGAAGTACTTCTATCAAGAAGACATTGAAAGTTCCCTATTTTAAAAGTATTCAAAATATAATCTTGCTTATGTTCAGAGGGTTTCAGTTCTTTTATTAAACTTACCTTCCAATTACTTAATGTTGTTTCTGAAGCTAAAATTTTATTATATAAGTCATCTGAATTTTTATACATTCCTGGAATTAATAATACTTCGAGGGAAGGAATATATACAAAAACTTTATTTTCCTCTTCCAAAAGAAAATATATACATGAAGACTCTGAGATACTAAGAAACTTACTCCATCTCTCTTCAGGAAATACTACTTTAGAATATTTTACATAGTCTTTATAAATTTCCTTTCCAAGAATTTTATAATATCTACTCTTTGTTATTAACTTTATCATTTTTATAAGTATTAAAAAATTCTAAAATTTTCATATCATTCCAAGAAACTCTAAATGAATCTCTAGAAGTAGGTGCAAATATTTCTGAAACTGCGTCAACGTACATAGTATGAGTAAATTCATCTCCCATATACATTCTCTTCCAATCAGCCTCTGTTATACAATCACGTACTCCAAGCTGTTCTATCGCTAAATTATCAAATCCTATAGTAGCTGATAGATTATTTTGTCGAGTATACAAAATTCTCTTTAAAGTCTTTTCCCACTCCTTAAGATCATACTTGGGTGGATTGCCGAGAGCTCTTCCCCAATTTTTATAACCAAGAATTAATACTTGTCTTCCAGACGTTATCAGTTCTTGGAGATCTTCTGGGGGAAATATTCCGGCAATGATATGATATACTTTTGTTTTAAAATATGTAGTATATTCATCTTCTAAAGTATTTATTAACTTTTCATCAAACCTATCAATACTTACTCCAAATACTTTTACCATATCAAGTTTATCATGAAATTTCTTACGCTTCTCTTCAGTATTTAAAGACCTAGAATTTATGGTAAGTCTTGGAACAAATCCATTATCATCTGCCCACTTACATAAAACAGCACAATCATCTATAACAGAATCTTCAGTTACATCTCCACCTCCAATAGCTAATTCTATTCCAACTTTAGGAAGCTGAGATAAAACATCAATAGTTTTCTGTAGGTCAAAAGACTTTCCTTCAGAGATACTAGATTCATGACAAAATGGACATCCTATAGAACACTTATTTGTTATTTTCAAATCTATAGAATCAGGAAACTTTGAAATAAGCTCCTCTCCTCTTCTTAATGCTCGATAAGTTTTTGTACCTGATAAATTATTAAGAGTAACATAATAATTTCCGTTTATATAAGAATATTCATCTGTTATCATAGTACTTTGCCAAACTCTTTTGTCATTACTGTATATGGTAAACTAATCCAATGAGATCCCCAAGTCTGAGTATCTTTTATTAACTCCTTAAAGATTTCATTTTCATTTGTAGAAAGTGAGTATAGTAAAGTTGATTTTTGTTTTTTACCATCACCTTTCGTTATTATTTTATTTATAATCTCTTTTTCCAGACTTTCACTAATCCAATATAATTTTCTATCACTAAGAGAAATAGGTCTAAAAGTAAGCTGATTATCACTATGAAATCCTCTCCACTTTTCCATTCCAAGATTTTTTTCAAATTTTTTGGTTTTGATATTATAAACTATATCTGAAATTAAAGATTCGTTTTTCAGATAATTCTCTATATCACAACCTACTGATTTATTATATTCAAAATCAACTCTACCTATATCTCCTCCATAATCAACACTAACGATAATTTCTGGGTCATCAGTTTCTTCTTCATAGAAACCCTCTGGAGCATCTGAATTATCATTTCCTAAATATAGCCAAGATCTTGAATTAAATATAAAATTCTTAATTGATCTAGCTGATTCCATAATTTCAGGAAATATATCAGAACTATTATGATCTATCTCAGGAGCACCAGAATCCCAGTAATAATCCTCATCCTCTTCAACAATATCATCACTTGACCTGTTTTCTTCCCAGTCAAATACTATATCCTTTGCTCCAGTATATCCTAGGACAATTTCTTTTAAGAGTTTTACTTTCTTCCGATTACTCTTATATTTCCAAATTATACCACATACATATTGAAGTTTAGTCATTGGATCATTATATTTTTCATACTCCCAACCAAATGATTCAGATCTTCTAGGAACATGTATAACTCCCTCTGAATCCATAGGAAGTGTATCAACCAATGAATTAGGATCAACACAGATTACTACAGAGTGAGACGAACTACTATTAGTCTCAGGTAGATTTTTTCTAATTACTTGTTTTATTCTTTTCATAATAAAAATATTTCATAATCATTTATAAGGAAAATAGGCTCTTCTTCAAAGCCTTATTAGTGTATAAATTAAAATTTAAAAGAAGATGAAAAAAGAAAAATGGATTACAAGAACTGATGCTGCAAAGTTAGCAAAAGTAAGTACACAAACTATTACAAACTGGGGTAAATCTGGTTTAATTACTATCAGAGTTATTAAAAATATGACATATGTAGATAAGAAAACTCTGATTGATTTATTGGAAAGCAGTTTATCTAAAAAGACAACTGATTTAGGAGAATTAGAACGCCAGCTAGATGAAAAGATCGAAAAAATGAAAAAAGAGATCAAAGAAGTAGAAGATGTTACAAGATTTATAAGAATTGGATATAGAAGATACTCACACTGCAAAGAATTAATTATTGCATCTTTAATAGACAATATTCATTACTATAATGATAACTCAGATTTTCACCGCATCAATGAAATTTTATGGAAATACTTAACTTTTCTTAACTCTATTAATAAAGGAAAAGGAGAAAAGAATGTTGATGAAATTAAGAAATTAGCAGATTCTTATGGTTTGACAAAAAGTGATTTTACTAAATATATTAATGATAATATAAAATTTTTATATGATAACAATAAACTAGTTCTCGAAAAACTTGAAAAGTTAACAAAAGAGAACATGGCCAAAGACATAGAATTAGCTGAACTTAAGAGAATCAAAAATGTAGAGAATATTGATGTTACTTTAAGTGAAGAGCAAGAAAAGAGAATGAGATTATTAAAAACTAGTATAAGAGACTTAAATCTTTCTCGTAGAGCACTTAATACTTTAGTAGATTATGATATTCAACATAAGAATATGAAAACATTAGGTGATATTGCAACTCGTACAGTAAAAGAAATAAGGTCTATATATAATCTTGGTTATCATACTTATATTGAATTAAGTGATGTAATAGAACATTATGGTCTTTGTTGGAATATAGATATAGATTATTTCATTTTAACTGGAAACATAAATGTAAAAATAAAGGAGGGTTAATTCCCTTCTTTTTTCTTTCTCCAAATGATGTTTTTGCGCTCCTAGGAAACCTAAACCCTAATATATGACATAGAACAATTATAAAAGAAATTTTGTAGTTGTTCTTTTGTTTTCTTAAGAAATGTGTAGTGTTTATTTAATATATAATAATTATTAAAATATTATGAATGATTTTTGCAACTGTGGTTGTGGATTCAACCCTGGAAGTGATTACAATGCGTTCGGGGATATAGGTTACAATCTTCCGCTGATTTATGAAGTCTATTGCAAAACTATTCAGGAAGTAAATGGTACAGATCCAGATACTCAAGACAAAAATAATAAAATTTATGTCAAGAATGGAGTATTATACCTTCCTAATAGTTATCATGCAAGTTTCAAATCCCCAGATACATTGATGATCTACGATGAAACAGTAACTTACAAAGATTCTACCCTAGGTCTTGTAAATGATTAAGAAAATTTTATTAAACGTTTAATTAAAAGAAAGAATAAATTATGAGCGAAAAAATCTCTAAGATTAGTGTTGACGGAGTTGTATACGATATCGCGTCTACAGGTGGTGGAGAAGTTCCAGGTGATATCCAAGAACAACTCTCTGCTCTAGAAAATAAGGTAACTGAAGAAGCTAGTGCCCGTGAAGAAGGTGACGCTAAGTTATCTGAAAAAATTGAATCAGAAGCTTCTCGTGTTGATGGAATGGTAAATCAAATCAACGAAAATGTAGCTTCTTCTATCGAAACTCTGAATAATAATCTTGTTCAGGCTATCGAAACTATTAATAATGGTATTGCAGCTGAAGTAACTAATCGTGAAGAAGGCGATGCTAAACTTCAAGCAGCTATTGATGAATTAGCTGAAAAAGTAAACGGTGAAGGTGCTGATCTCACTGAACTTGAAGGAAAAATTGAAAAAAATGCGGCTGATATTGCAACTGTAAACAATAATCTTGTTGAAGCTGTTAATAATATCAATAAGAATGTTGCAGACGGTTTCAGCACCATAAACGGAGGACTCAATAATGAGATACGTCCAGAACTTGAAAAAGCTGTTAAATATGAAGATACAGCAACTGAACAAAATCCTGGACGTAAGACTATTTTCCTAAACAATCATGATAATATTTGCGGAAAAACTACTGATGGTAGTGCTGTGAATATTGCTATGGTTTCTAAGTGGAATAAAGTAGATCTAGGTTCTAGTTCAGTAGAAATCAACTTAAACGGTTCTGCTGAAAGACCTACTTATAACGATTCCAAACAAATTGCCCTTCTTGAAGATGTTCATGGCAATATGGAAACTATTGCATTAGTTAAGAAAGATGACTTAACTTATGAACTTCAAGTAGGTGATAAAATTGCTGGTACTATTAATATTCCTGCAGACCAATTCTTGAAATCTGTTGAGTACTCTGCAGAAGATAAATCATTGACCTTTGTATTTAACACTTCTGAAGGAGAACAAACTTCAGTAGTTGATCTTAGCTCTTTGGTTGATACTTACGTAGCTGGTAATGGTATTGAATTAATTGAAAATGGATTCTCTATTAAATTAGATCCTTCCAGTGAATCTTACTTGAGTGTATCTGAAGCAGGTATTAAAGTAGAAGGTATCAATGAAATTAAGAAGAATGTTCAAGAAGTTGCTGCTAACCTAGTAACAGTTAATGAAAATCTTGCTTCTTCTATCGATGCTATTAATAAGAAAGCTGTTAAATATGAAGATGTAGCTGACTCTAATCTCCCAGAACGTAAAGCTATTGTTCTTAAGAATGGTGATGTTATTTTAGGTGGTAACTTAGAAGGTGGTACATCTAGTCTCGTTCAGCTTAATCGTTGGGGTGTAGCTGATTTTGGTTCTTCTAGCGTCCCATTTAATATCAATACTCCGAAAGATGTACGTCCAACTGTACAAGAAGCAGGTCAATCAGGTGAAGAAGCTCATAAGATTGCATATTTGAGTGATATTGTTGATAGCTCTGCTGACTTAGAAGAAATCAAGGAAGCTCTATCTGAAAAAGCTGACAAGTCTGATGTTGATGCTATCTCTGAAAAACTTGATAGCAAAGCAGATAAAGATAGCGTTGTAGAATATAAAGAATCTGGTGAAGGTCGTAAGACTATTCAACTAGCTAATTATGATTCTATTTCAGGCATCGATACTAAGGGTACTGGACATAATCTTGCTATGGTATCTAAATGGGATAAGGCTGATTTTGGTGCTCCCGGTCTTGAATTGAATTTGAACGGTTCTGCAGAAAGACCTACTTATAACGATACTGAAGAAATTGCTCTGGTTAAAGATATTCAAGTTTCTTCTTCTGATATCGAAGAACTTAAAGCTGCTGTAGAAGGAAAAGCTGATAAATCTGAACTTGAAGCTGTTCAAGGTGAAGTAGCTCTTAAAGCAAATCAGGCAGATGTAGATTTCCAAGTTAATGCTATTAATGATAAATTAGCTGAAAAAGCAGATAAAACTGAACTTGAAGAGGCTGTTAAATATCAGAAATTCGGAGAAGATCGTAAGACTATTCAATTAGCTAACTACGACAATATCTCTGGAGTCGCTACTGATGGAACTAGTCATAATCTCGTAATGCTGTCTAAGTGGGATGTAGCTGATTTTGGTGCTCCTGGTGTGAAAATCAACTTGAACGGTTCTGAAGCTCGTCCTACATATAATGATGATAAGGAAATTGCTTTACTTGAAGATATTGAAGCAGCTAACGATAAATACATTTCATATAAAGAATTAGAATCAGGTGCTAAAACTATTGAACTTGCTAATGGTGATTCTTTAAGTGGTGTAAACTCTGATGGTGTAGCTGGATTTAATTTAGCTAAAGTAACACCCGAGAATAAAGTAGAGATTGGCTCTGCTGGTATGGATCTTAACTTAGTTGGATCTGAACCTCGTCCTCTATTTAATGGTTCTAAAGGAATTGCTCTTTCAGAAGATTTAGAAACTAAAGCAGCCGAACTTCAAGATAATATTAATCTTAAGGCATCTCAATCTGATCTTGAAGCTTATATGAGTGCTACTGATACTAAAGTTTCTGAACTTGAAGAAAAGATCGGTAATGTTCCTACTAAAGTATCTGAATTTGAAAATGATGCTAACTATCAGAGTGCTTCTCAAGTTGATGCTAGAATTCAAGAAGTAGTTGCTGCTGCTCCTGAAGCTCTTGATACTCTTAAAGAACTTGCAGATGCTCTTGGTAATGATCCTGATTTCGCTGGAACTGTAACTACCGAACTTGCTAAAAAAGCTAATTCTATAGATGTTTATACTAAGGAAGAAGCTGATGCTAAGTTTATTACAGAACATCAAAGTCTAGAAGGTTTGGCTACTGAAACATGGGTAGAGTCAAAGGGATATCTGACTGAACATCAAGATATTTCAGGATTAGCTACTAAAGAAGAAGTAACTGAAAGTTCTAATGAAGTATTAACTAATATTCTTGGTAGAATCTGGACTAACACAGATAAAGAAGAGAGTGGTAATTTTGATACCTCTTATAAACATGCTGATGGTTCATATGCTAGAATATGGAACGAAACAGATGGAGGAGGTTCTCAATATTATAATAGTAATAAAGACACTCTCTCTTTCGTTGGAGTAAATGATGGTAATGATGGAATTCATGTACAAATTTATTCTAAGAAGAAATCAACTAATGTGGGTGCAAGACTTAATGCTACTCCTGATGGTATATTCTATGGTGTAGGTAATTCTGCTAGTATAGCTCCTGAAAATGAACTCGTAGTAAAGAAAGATATTACTGAAGTTAACACGAATCTAGAAGCTGAAATAGAAGCTAGAAGTACTGCAGATACTCAACTTCAGAATGACCTCCAAGTTGAAGCTACTACTGCAAGAGAAGCAGAAAAAGCAAATGCAGATGCAATTGTAACAGAAGTATCAAGAGCAACTGAAAAAGAAGCAGAAATTGAAGCAAATTTAGCTAGTGCAGTGAAATTTACAACATCTACTTATGAAGGTAGAGATAAAAAAGTCATTACACTTGATAATGATGAATTGATCAATGCACGTTCTAATTCAGAGGATCTTGAAAATAAAGTAAATGTAGGTGGTAAATCAATTAGTTTGATTCAGTTAAATAGATGGAATGTTGTTGATGTTGGTTCTCCTTATACTTTAACCAATATCAATACTCCTAAGGGACAAAGACCTACAGTTCAAGAAGCTGGACAGTCTGGACCTGAAGCAAATCAAATTGCATATGTATCTGATGTAGCTGGTCTTAGCAATACTCTTGAAGCTTTGAATGCAACAGTTCAAATTCTTCAAAGTAAAGTTGATGTTCTTACTAAAACAAATACTGAAGTTGTAAGTGTTGACGGTTCTGCTGGTGAATTGAAAGATTCTTCTAAGGATTATATCGTATCAGGATCTATTAATGAAAATGCTGAAATCGTTGGTAAGTCTATCTCATTAAAATCAATTAAAGTAAGTGATAATGCTAGACTTAAATTGAATGCTGGTGATGTAGAAGCCAAAGATCTAAATATTTCAGGTTCATTCCCGAAAGCTAATGGAAATACTGTAATAAGCGTAAATAATGCTGAATTTATCGTATTCAAAGATATGGTATTTGATGCATCTGAAGTTTATAACGGTATTGAGATTGGTCTAGCAAGCAATTCTGTACTTCCGAAAAATATCTTGTTCGATAATTGTAAATTCCAAGGTGAATTCAGTAATAATGCTATCTTAGTATTCGGTACTCAAGACAATGCTATTATTACATTGAATAACTGTTATTTCGAAAAGATCAGTAATGCTCTTAGATTAAGTAATAAGTCTAATGCTTCTGGTGTAGTTGTTAATATTAATAACTGTACTGTAGATCAATGGGAAACTAGAGCTCCATGGCAAGGTTTCTTGATTTGCGAAGATTATACTAATAAGACTGAAGAAGAGGTTAATGCTAATAACTTGTTTGGTGACGGTAAGATTACTGTTAACTTTAATAATTTAGTTCATGCTGGAGTAAAGATTAATCCAGCTGATCCTGCTTCAGTTTGTGGCACTAAAAATGAAAGTCAAGTAGTTATGGTATGTCAAGATGCTGTAGCTGGTCCAGAAGGTGATTACTGTTTATCTTATGACGCGACTAAGTTCCCAGTTGTAAGCTTTAAATAAAAAAAAAATAAATGGAGAGGGATTAAATTTCCCTCTCTTTTTTCTTCTCACTCAATAACCAAAAATCTTTAGTTATTTTCTTCATTATAACAGATACCATTCCAGCTAAGATAAATAATTTAGGTAATGATTGGTGAGTTATTATAAACCAACTACTTACTATTATATCTGCATCCCTAGCATAATTTTCTTGCTCTAGTGACATCTTTTCTCCAAGATTCTTAAATTCATTATATTTAGTGAGATACTTTTCTGCAAACTTTGCTCTTTTCTTTCTCTGCTTTCTTATTTTCTTTAAAAACTCTTTCTTTGTCAGCCACTTCTTTTCATAATATTCTTTTAATCGATTCTCTCTACACTGACATTCATGAAGTTGTTTTTTTTAAAGATAGTTAAGCTTTGTTTTGCTTGTCTTGTAATTTCTCCTGTTTCCATTTTTATTCTCTTTTAAGTTTATTAATAAAAAATCTCCCTAAGCTATTTCATTGTTAGCTTAAGGAGTTTCTTTCTCTACATTAATAAGGCTTTAAAGGACTCAAAAAGGAAGAAAAATAAAATCCATCTATCTTCACAGACCGATGGACTAAATAGGGTACAACAATATTACAAACTTAAAAGAACCCGTTAATTCTTTTCTTTATCGTTTAGTAACTTGTCTTCTTTTTCCTTTATTTTTGTTTCTAAGTTCTTATTAATATCTTTCATCCAGTTAATTGCTTGATCTTGTATAAAAGTGTTCATCTTATTTTTTACTTCTGAAACACCATCTATTACACTATTCGTCTTCTTAACTGCTTTATATATTAAATATATACCTCCAATAATTACAGAGGTACCTACAATTACTTTTACTGTTTTCATATTATTTCTCACATTTATTTTTATTACATATATAAGGCTTTTAACCCTCTTCTTTTACCTCCCTTACAAGAAGATTCATATTCCTTGCAAGAGATACCATATTCTTAGTTCCTTTATTCTCTGCAACCGAACTAAAGAAAGCTATACATGCATTAGCCACTTCTGCCATTTGTTTATTTCTCCTATACCCAGCACTTTTTCCATATCTATCCCAATCAGCTGGATAACGCAAAACTTCATAACCTTTTTCTTCAGCATATTTTTCTCCAAGTCTATCAGCACCTCTAGCACATCCACTAACAATCACAATCTTTTCCGTTGGGTCTGCTGCTTTTCTTGATAAAATAAGATCACACTTCTCCTTAAGAAGATCGTAATCATCAAATTCTCTAGAACCACAAATAATTACTCTAAACATCTAAATAACCCTCCAATGTTTTAATTATAGAATCAAGTCCTTTATCTTCTCGCTGGGTAGATGACAGCCCAGATAAATAACCATGTAAATAATAACAAAAATTCTTAGGTAACGAAATCATGTCATCTTTTGAAGAGATTTCCGGGCTGAGATAATCCTCCAGCGGTCCATTACAATTATACCCATTATAAACATACCACTTTCCTGATTCGAAGATATATAAATACTCTTCAACTCTCTTAGGTGGTTTATCTGAAAAAGCTGGTTTGTTATTCTCCCAACTCTCACCTCTTCGAACATAATAGTCACAACCCTCAGGAGACTCTGCGATGGAACTGATATCACCACCTAGAATTAACTCAAAAGCTTTCTCAAATGAATTATAATAACACTGCAAAATCTCTCCAACACCATCTAAGTAACCATCAAAATGACAGTAAATAACCATATACTCTCCTTCCAGACAAACTTGATGTCCGTGAATGTTCTCGTATACCTTTCCAATCATTTCGGTAGGTATCTTAACTGAAATAGTACTTCTTGTTGACATAATAATTTAATTTTTATATTTATTTTTCTTTCTTTCCTCTAACAATATCTGCAACTCTATCTCCTGCAGCATCTTCTATTTTATCTCTTTGTTTCTTGAGATTATTATCACGACCATAAACTGCACCAATAATAGCTCCAGCAATTGGGATAGCAGCTGTCGCAATTTTTAGCTTTCGTTTCTTCTTTCCAACTGTTTCTATCATATTTTTACGACTATCATTGATTATCTTATGTTTACCTCTTTTAACTTCGTCTAAAACAGATTTTTCAAAAGGATCAACAGAAGCATTAATTCTCCTTTGCATCTCTGTTTCTACTTTCTCAGTTCGATAGTCATGAACTTTATTTATTCTAGCATTAGTAGCATTTTTTAATTTCTTAATTGAATTAATCTTCTCAAGCTTCATTTTACCAGCAACTCCAGCTGTAGCACCAATACCAGCTCCTAAAGCAGCATCCCATCCTTTATCAGATTTCTTTCTCTCTACTTCTTTAGAGAATAATTTACGTTTTATTACCATTTAACAACTTATTTAAATATTTAAAAAATTTACTACTAAATTCTGGATCTTCTGACTGAAAACACCACCTAAGGATCTTTCTATCATAATTTTCCATACTTGAAACTTCCCCATTTAAGTACGTTTCATTTAATTTTATCACTCGTTTCCTAAAATATTCCAAATCTTCTTTTAGAACTTTATTTATATTTCCCAAACAATCTGAAGTTCCTTGATATAATATAAGAACCTTCCACGTTTTTCCAGCTCTTATATTATAATAATCCTCTGATAAAATATCCATTTCGAGTTCCTCAATTTCATCCAATATATTCATTGCCATAAATCCAGGAAATTGGGATATATAGACATAAAACTCAGTCTTATGCTTATCTTTTAATTCTTTTTCTGTTGGTGGATTAATATAAGAATCTATACAAGATATTGCTTTAGAAATTAATTTACCTAACTTCATAATTAACACACCTCCTTTCTAGATAATAATTCATAACCTCTTACTCTTTTTTTCTCTCCATCTACAACTTCAGTAGATTTATACTCCTTTACCTCAAAGTAATTTAAAATATCATTAGCTTTTGGCACTGCAGTATAAGAAATACTAGAATATAAATCTCCTAGTTTTGCTTTAAGATTAGATAGTGTATATTTCTCTCCTGGATTAAAGTTTTGATGAATTGTATTATTAAGTAATTCTGGACTAAATGTTACTATTCCAAGCTCTTTCTTTATTTTATGAGAATTGTATGATAACGCTTTAAGTTTAGTAGGACCTAATGACAGATAATAAGACTTAACTTCATCAGAATCTGCTATTTGTCCAAGAACTATATCTATCACTTCTCTAGAAACAGGATATTCACATAACATTTTAAGTTTATCATGAATTGTAGTATAAGTATCATAAATACAGAAAAATCTAGTTACATCCCTATTTACTATATCATCAGGAGTAAGTTTAGAGTGTACACTACTAAATACACTAAATCTATCTTTATAATCAATTTGCTGAATTTTAAATGCTCGAATCTCATTAACTTTTACAAGCTGATTAATAACAGGTTTTAAAATAATATTACCTGTACTGGTAATTATTTTATTTACTGCTACATAATTATCTTTATAACTTGCTGACTTAGCTACATATAAATAATTTTTCGCTAAATCATATCTTTCTTCATCAGTTCCTTTATTATATACTGATAATAAGTTTTCTGTAGTTTCTGTTTTCTTATTTAAAATTTTCTGAAAATCAGACTCTTTCATTTCTCTATAATCTGCTGTAGTACGATAATAAAAAGTTGCTGAATTGTTCCAAGGATTACTAAACAACCTTTGTCTACCTAGTATCTGTGGAAGATCTTCTGCAATATCAACTGCTAAACAGTCTGAATTAGAATCTGAGAATATAAAACTACGTGCACATAAACTATAAAAATCTGCTCCTAAGTAAACCGTTCTAGTACAAAACGTAAACATCCTAGGTTTAACTCCTTTAAGAGGTACTTCTCCTATAGTAAAACCTTTTCCTAATTTCTTTTGTATTCTCTTTAGATTTTCTGGAGTATTGCTACATAATATATTACATTGTTCTGGAGTTAATTCATTTTTCTTGATGATAGATATAATATGATTAACACTGTTTACATAAAATACTGCTTCATCTGATATTACTCTAGTAGGTACACTATCTCTAAGAACAACAACTTCTTCAAAATCTCCTGATAGATAGGATTGAATTACTTCTTCTGCTTTTGTACCTACTGATTTCATTGTAAGTACTTTTAATGAAGGTTTGATTACTCTACTAGAATCTGAACTATACCAATCTAATTCATAATATGGGAGATCCTTAAATTCATCTAACATTTCTAGATATTCATCCATCATAGGAGTAGCTGATACAAAGTATGCAGTAGGTGATTGTTTAAGATATTCCAAAAATCCCATTTCAGTATTGCTTTTAAATCTAGAATCGTGTAAAATACTCTGAAACTCATCTACTATAGTTATAAACCTATCAAATATTCTAATTTTTTCAAGAATATCTTTAACGATTCTATATGAATCATATGTTACTAGAATCTTAGCTGGTTGATTATTTAGATATCTTTGATAGGTATAAGTATCAATTTCTCTATATAATCTTTCATAGATCTCAGAATTATCTTTCTTTTCTTGATAATCTTCATCTAAATTAGGATTTTTAATATCCTTACTAATATCCTTATCCACATCTGGATCTTTATCCATCTCATTAATTACTAAATAAATATCATTTTTATGTTGATCATATTTATTCTTTAAAAGCATTTTTCTAGGAGAACAAAGTATTACATTCTCAGGACCATTAATACAGTATTCAGTAAAACCACATCCAGGTAATTGTTTATTAATAATACATTTACTTAGAAAATTAGAAAAGCAGAAATCTTTCCACTCTCCTATATACCTAATTCCTCTAGGTACAATAATTTTATCTTTAGTCATAATTTTATAAAGTTTTTAATTAATTTATTATTTATAGATTCTTTTTAATACAGAATCCAGTTACATAAAATCGAAGACTAAGGATACCCTTTATAATCTTCATTCAATTGTAAGGATTTAAAGTTAGTAGAAGCGCAAAATTGTCATTTAAATAGGACATATTTGACCATATATAAAGTAAATCTATTTTCGATTAAAAAAGTTCCACTTAATATATTCGATCTCCCTTTGGGAGGAGATCGAATTCTTATAATCTATTTATTCCCTATATAGTTTATTCAATCTAGAGCCCGTAGGGCCCTGGAGTGAACCCTTTAGTGGTGAACGGAAGGTATGATAATGGGTTCCTTAGTCCTCATAAAAATGTATCAAGAAAAAAGAAACCAAGGAAATAAAATCCTTGGTTCTTATAAGTTTTAAATTTCACAATCCTCTATTAAAGTCTTGAATTGTTCAAAGTTTAAAGTACCACCTCCAGCACTTTTATGTCCAAAAATAATGCCTCTATATCCAGCACAACTAAATTCTGGAATTCGATCAGGTTCTTTATACATTGATATACTATATACTCCTTTATCTCTTCGATTACATACTATATAAATATCATAATCATTTAAGACAGAATTAAAGACTGTACTTGAAAATGCAGTTCCTATTACACAAACTCCTCTATATTTTCCAGCAACAGTAACGGGAAATGAGAATGATTTAACTACTCCTTTATTAATTTTATCCTGATTTTGTTTAAGAATAGTTCCAAGTTCTATTACTTCTGTCAATCTATTTTCCCAGAAACATAGATTAGGAAATTCATAGAGCCACGTATCAGGATTTAAGCCATATTTAAATTTCAAACCACTCTGTAAAGGAAGTATTACATCTTGCCAATCATCCTCTCCAACTTCATCTTTTCTCCAAGTATCATATACTCCAAGAAGTCGAATAAATTCTGGAATATCTTGACCTGGACAGAAAAATCTCCAAGTTAATTCACAAGCAGCTGGTCCAATCTCACGAATACCTTTAATTCCGGTGTAGTTATTTTGTATAGAACTTTCGATGGATGATACATGATGATCTATGAATATAAAGTTATCTCCATAGTGTTCCCAAACCTGTAACATAATTTCAGGAGGGAAACTTATATCAACCATACAGATCAGGTCATAGGGTCTTCCATTCTTATCTACATACATTTCTGGAATTTCATCTCCATAATTATATCCGGTTTTATCTACTTGGTACCCTTCATCGTATAGTGATTTTACTGCTATACACATACTGGATGTTCCATCAAAATCTACCCTATGAAAGATAACTAACGCTTTTTTATTTCTGTTCATATCCTAATAATTTAATTAATAAATCAATTTCACATTCTAGTTTTGTTAATAATTCTATAGCTTCAATCATAATTTATAATACGTTCTATAAATTCAGACTTCATAATTGCTCTCGCTTTAAGATCTACTATATGATTTAAGAGATCAAGTTCCGCACAGTTATACCAAAACCATTTTCCTCCAGAAGAATATTTAGTATCTTCTCTTTCTCTTCGTTCTTCTATAATTTTTATAAACTTTCGATATACTTCCTCTTTTTCTTCTGGGAGGTATGCTATTTTATAATCAAACGTACTAGGATATAGTTTTAATTCCTCCATAAGTTCTCCGGCCGTATATCCAAAATCCTTAGCTACTTGTGAGAATGTAGAAATTTGATATCCGCGTTTCTTTAAGTAGTTCTCCATTATTTCTTGGGAGAGAGTTATACTAAATACTCGATTTCTACTATTATATTTCGTTATCATCTTCTTTCTATAAATTTAACTTCAGATTCGATTATACCACGGCCGGATTTTTCATGGAGGGTTTTTGTTTTAGGTATATATCCAGAGTCCATAGGTTCAGTCATATAAAATAAACTAGTTCCTCTAAATGTAGCTGTTATTACTTTTTGGCCAGGTTCTACTTTTACTTCCATAGTTCCTCCAAACAATACAGTTCTTTTATTCTCTGGGAAAATAAATACAAATACTATATATGCTACAGCTATGATTATAATTCCCCAAAATATTAATGTTCTCTTTTTCATTGTTGTTTTATTTTATAAATTAATATTAAATTTTTATTGGTAGGGGAATATAAGTATACATTAATATTTCCTAAAGTATCAGAAGTTATTAAAGAGTTGTTATTTGGTTTAAGATCTATAAACTTTTCGCCTTTAGGAAGATTAATTGTTACTGTTGTTGAAGAACTAACATCTTCGACCTTTTCAACGGATTCACAACTTACTAACAATAATGTTGTTAACGCTAATAATGTTAATAATTTCTTTTTCATATTTTTTAATTTAAATTTCATATATAAGAATTTCAAGGAGAAAAATGAAGAGGAAAACCTTAGTCTTCCTCCATTACTAATAATACTATGTTATACAATTCAAGCTTTCTTTTTATTTCGTTCTCACCATTTCCTATATTCCATAAAAACAATGGTCTTAGTTTCTGTTGATATCTATATTCACCCCAATCCATCTCTTCAATTTTTATACCCAAAGTGTCTTCAATCATCTTCTTTAATTCTAGATGATTATAGGTTATTTGCATTTTCTTATTTTCATGCATTTCCAATAATCTAAGAATTCCAGAAGACGCCCTAACAGATACTATTTTCTTAAGATATTCACAATCAAGTTCGGTAAGGCTATATATCTCCAGTAATATATTTAATTCTTTTTTTAAGTTGTCGAATGTATAACTTCTATAAATCTCTAGGGTATTTGATACACTTCTATAACACCCCATTCCATAACTTAACCAACAAATAAACCTAGTTATTGTTGCCTTTAATTGTAATTTAATTTTTCTAATAATTTTTTCCATATTCTTATTTTTTTTTAAATAAAAAGTCTACCCGAGTTTTTCTTCGAGTAGACATTTCACTTATGATCTATTATCTTTTCACATATAAGGCTTTGAGGGATTCTGATCTGATAACATTAATAATTTTTTAGGAATATCATCTTCTGGATAAAGATAGGATAATACATCTTCTTTTTGATATTTTTCAATCATTTCTTTCCATGATGTATAATCAATTAACCTAAATCTTATAAACCTATCTTCTACTGGATACTCTCCTCCAATTATATATTTATCATTCTCTTTTACATACCAAGATGTTAATGGTCTTTGTAAGAAACTCTCAAGTTGATGATGTGGATCTTCTCCATAACATGTATCTAGTACAATCTTATAGTGCTTATCCACATGTTGAAGAGGTATAATATCAGGTCCTAAACTAGTTATCATACATATAGACATGTAAGTATTAGGAACTGTACAACCTGATTCCTTAAGAGCTTCTATAGTATGTATCTTAAGAAAATTAGTGAAAACATTTTTGTAATCTTCTATATTTATTTTATATCCTAAGTATAATCTTTCAGATGGTTGATCACTTAGGATAGATCTTGGATTTTGAATTTCTATAATATTATCATATGTCCAAGATTTTTTATTTTTCCAGTAAGTATCAAAAATTATATTAAATAAATCAACACTAACTTCAAACCATTTACTAATCATATATTGGTATTTTAAATAATTCTTTTTCTGTAACCCCATCCAGAAATAATAATTCTCCAAAAGATATTACAAATATTAGATCTGGATTATTAAAACCTTCCCGATAAAATGATAAGTCCCCTGGATAATTTTTGGTCATTATATGATCTGGAATAAAGAATTCTACTCCATCATCAAATAAGAATCCCATTTTTATTCCATACTGAAATAAGAACTTATCAACTTCAGATAACTCAATATCAGGATAAATGTTTCTTCCTAGTTTTATTTGCTTCATAATGGTAGAATGGACAATCTTCGCTACATTCATCAGATAAAATGCAACTATTATTACAAAATGTTTTTATATCATTATACATATCTTTTACTGTATATATTCCTTTTTTCTTCTTTTCTTCATTGATTCCACAAATTGTACAATCTTGAGAACTAATCTGAAAAACTTTATTCAAGTATTTACGACGTCCAGCAACTTCATAATACTCTGCATAAATTAAGTACGTTATATCGTTATCAGACATTGCTTCTTTCTTACTAGAAATATAAGATCCAAGTACTGTCCCAATAAATTCAGCACAATCAAACATCCAAGCATCATTTATAGGAATATATACTTTAACTTTAGTACCAATCCTATAGGTTATTTGTGGATAAAAATCAATCTCTCCAGTTGATATATTTTTCTTGATGATATTAATCTTTTCATTGATTTTAATATAATCCTTATCTTTCTGGCGATTTATTATCCATAATACATTTTTCAACCATTCATAGATCTTTTTCGCTCTTCCCATTTTTCTTTTGCTAATTTTTGTAAATCTTCAACAGTATCAGTTTCATCTACTATTTCTATTCCAAGTAAGTTTTCTATAACATCTTCAAAACTAGCTACTCCGACAAATGTTCCATACTCATCTACTACTATTGCTAGATGTTGTTTAGTTTTAAGAAATTTTTCAAACAATACATTAACACTAGATGAGTCCGGAATAAATATAATATCAGAATCGTAATCTGTATGTTTTATTGTTAACCCTGGCAGATAAACATCATAATCTTGATATATGTCTGACTTATATGCTATTCCAATTATATTATCTTCAGTATCTTCCCATATTGGTATTCTAGAAAATTCAAATTCATCTGGAAAGTCCTTAAGAAAAGTATTAGCATCGAAAGATTTTACAACAGTTCTAGGAGTCATTATATTTCCAACAGTTAATTTATCAAGAGCAAGTAGATTTTTAATTATTTTACTTTCTCTCCCTGTAAATATTTTCTCTCGTTCTCCAATTGTTGCCATACTAGATATTTCTTCTCGAGAAACAGTTGCTTCTTCTGTTTTTGGTGAGAATATAGCCATTACATATCTTGATATCCAGACTATAGGATATGTTATATAAATTATCCAAGTTAATATATTAGCTGTAATTGAGGTCATTCTTTTCCAATAATGTGCTCCAATTGATTTAGGTATTAATTCACTGAGTACTAGTATTAATAGAGTCATTATTCCAGAGATAATTGCAAAATATTTCATTCCAAAAATCTCAACAGCCTCTATACTAGCTAAACTTGTACCTACTGCATGAGCAGCTGTATTTAGTGTTAAAATAGCAGAGATAGCATCATCTACCCTTTCATTCTTCAGCTTCATAAATTTTATTGCTGCCTTAGAACCAGAATCGATTTTAGACTGAATAAATGAAGTCGGTGTGCTTAATAATGTTGCTTCAAGAACACTACAAATAAAGCTAATTGTTATAGCTATACTAAAATAAAAAATCATTCCAAATAAAGGATCCATAATTTTTTCTTGTTTTAAATTTATTTTATTTTATTATTATTTTTATATCATATATAAGAATCTCAAGGAAAATCTAAAAGCCTTATTAATGATGAAAACATATAAATTAAAATATTATGAAACCAAAAAAGAATAGAATTTATTGTCCATTAGCTAATAGAGCTAAGATGTTATTTGAAAGTAAAGATGAAGCTGATAGATTTATAGAATTCAACTCAGAGGATTTTACAGGAAATAAGAAACCTACTAGAGCTTATTATTGTACATGCTGTGGAGGTTGGCATATTACTTCTAAAGATAACATTCATATTAGTGAAGAAAAAGATATTGAAGAGCAAGAAAAAGTGATAAATAAAATGATTCAAAGCTATTCAAAAGATATTGAAAATCAAAAAGAAATAGAAGATATTAATAGAAGAAAATTAAATAAACAGATTACTTCTATAGAGCAAAAAATTGGGAAAAAAGATAAATATAAAACAAAATCTAAAGAACAATTATTATCTTATTTGGATGAAATAAAACAGGTTGAGGATTTTATGAATGCCAATAAAAAAGAAACATTGTCAAGAGCAAGAGCTTATCATAGATTAAATTTATTGAGAGATAAAATTTTTCAAGGACTTGTTTTTAATGTGTATCGTAAAATTGTAGATGAAATACGAGAGGTGAGAAAACTTATATTACTTTTTGAAAATAAAGAAAGGACAGATGAAATGTTAAATGAAATAGAAAAAGAAGTAACTGAATTAGAAGAAAAACTTGGGTATTCTAAATTAACAGAAGATCTTAGAAAGCGAATTATGGACACTAGGGAGGGAAAATAAAATTCCCTCTCTTTTTCTTTCCTTCAAAAACCTTTAAAAATCTTATAAATGTAATAATAACTTAAAAAATTTGTAAAAATGAAATTGAGTAGAAAAGAAAAACAGGCAAAGAAGAAATTAATTGGTGTTTACAAACAATGTATCGATGTAATGACAAGATATATGGAACCAGTTGCTGTTATATCCACTACAAAAAAGGGAGGTACTCAGATTACAAGTATGAGATTCCCTGACTATCATTACAAGAAAATTATCAAGGAGAAAATTCAAAAAGTAACAACAGAATTGAGTAATAACCAAGGTTAAAAACTCAGAAGACTTAGCACTTAGAAATAGGTGTTAGGTCTTCTTTTTGCTCTTCTAGAACCTTAAAGAACTTATAGATGTAATTATTAAACAATAAAACAATATGAAAATCGTAAAATCAAGTGTATCCATTCTCCCTCAAGAACCTGGGGTGGATGGATTAATGAAACATGTAGAAAAGCTTGGAAGAATAGCATATCTAAGTGAAGATAGAATGACTGAAGATTCTTGGGAAAAATTTGATAAGATGCTTTATAATCGCGGTCATTGGGCTGTTTTTAATTCTGGAACTGTATATCTAGATGTTCCTGTAAATTGTGGAACAGAAGATCTTCTGCTAGAATTAGAAAGAACAACGAGTCCTTATACAAAAATTTGTTATTCAGATGATAATAATCATTGTTATCTAACTACTAATCTTAGAGTTATTTATCAGAAGAAACTGGAAGATTTTATGAATGAATACTGGTGTGAACCTACCGAATATCATTATCATAGAGTTACTTCTATATGGGTTTGTTCTAGAGGTATACAGACAGAATTAGTTAGGCATAGAATAATGAGTTTTATTGCTGAATCAACTAGATATGTAGGATATAATAAAGGTCGCTATGGAGGGGAGCTTACTTATATTTTGCCTCAATGGATCTATCGAGTAAGGAATAACATAGGTAATACAGTAGATTCTTTAACAGGTCTCCCCAGAAATTATATTTTAGACCTAGATGGACAAGATTTGTGGGATCATCTTACTATTTATGACAGAACTGTAGCATCTCGAGATAGATTATGGAGGGAAATAGAGAATGAATATCTTTATGAAACTACGACAGATGAAGGAGAAAAACTTAAACCAGAAGAAGCTCGTGGAGGTCTTTGTAATGATTTAAAATCGGTTGTTGGGGTTACTGGTTATATTGAAGATTTTATAAAAGAGCCAGAAGAAGATACTCTAGAGAATGAAGGATTTTTTCATTTAAGATGTGCAAAAGATGCTCACCTCGATATGCAAATCTTAGCTAATGATTTAAAACAACAATTTATTGATACAGGATTATATAATTTAAAATAAATGGAATGTATTTGGTGTGGATTCAAAAGTAATGATCCAATAGAATTTGAAAAACATCTATCCGAAGAGCATTTTTTAAGTTATCAAGAGTATTGTGAAATTGAATTAACACATCAAAAAGATCTTGATAATTTTTGCTTTAGATGTAATAAATATAGAGGTCCATTATCTACATTAATTAAAGATTTTTATTATCTTCCTTGTAGAATATGTAGTAACTCTATTACAAAGAAAACAGAAAAACAAGAATTAATTAAGACTATTATAAAGAATATAAAATCTTTTTATGATTATATTCTTAGTGATAGATATTTACAACTATTCTTAATTGATAGCATTTACCATTTAGCTACTTATTCTCATGATTACTTGGAATTTAAAAAAGTCTTAAGTAAACTAGATCTTCCAAGTCGAAATGATATATGGTTTTTAGATTGGGTACCTGGATATCCAAAAATTATATCTATTCCGAATTTGACTGGTATAAAAATAGTAAATCTATCAGAGAAGTATAGAGTAGTATCAGGAAAGAATAATATAGAAATTAATAATTATAAGATTCTTTTTCCTGAAATTGTTCCTTATGATAAACAACATTTTAGTAGATATAATATTCTTAATCTAAATTCTAATAGAAAAACAAAAAGATTAAAATTAGATAATTCTCCTAATTGTGTTAAGTTTTTCAATACTCAAGGTTATGATACAAAATCAATATTTAAAGTTATTGATACTAAAACAGAAGAGCCAGTAAATCTAAAAGAAATAAGTTATCAAGATTATACTATAATAAAGTTAATTCTTTTAAGAAATAAGAACTATATGAGATTTGTATTTTCTATTTTCTTAGAATTACTTGGAGCTTGTAAAGTATTTAAAGATTCAGTATTTCTTAAGAACAGTATTAATTTAAATTCTGAAAAAGAACCAATAATTAATATTTCTTGGCTTCCTGAAAAAAATGAAACATTATCTAATAATATAATTAATATATCTATTTTATGACAACATCAACAAAATTTAAAGTACAAGGGGTAGGATTAGATACTTCGAATATGACAATTAAACCGTGGGTAGATCCTGAAGATGAATACTCTTTTGATTATTTTCATACATCTATCTCAGCTAATAATGATTTCTTAATTTCTGAGTTTATAAAGAGTTTTCCAGGAGGTAGCTTAATCACTTCTATCGATTTTTTAGATAATCCTGAAAGAACACTCTTAGGACATCTTCTTGAACTTGGAAGAAAGAAAGTAGACCTGTTATTGGTAGACTCTGAAGTAATTCTTAAAAACCTAGGAACTGTTAAGGAAACTATTAAACAGCTTAGAGAATATAAAATAATTGAGGAGTTTGGAGTAAAAAATCCTAAGACCGCCGAAGATCTCAAAGCCATAGAAGAAGCTATTGAAGAGAAAATTAAATTTGTTTCTCTCGATTTATGTCCTTTGAATTTTAATTATGATATTGTTAATTATTGTAAGGAAAATACAATAGATTTGCTTGGCTTTAATCCTTTCGGCGGATATATTAACTCAGCATCTGTAATATCTAGCTTTACCATTCCTTATCTTCTTGGTTTTTCTGGAAATTATTGTTCTGTTATATTTTTATCTGGACGTGATTTGATTTTATCTAAAGAATCAATGTTATATATAAAAGATAATATAATTGGATCTGAATGTTCAAGTAAATTTTCCTTAAAAAAGAATGTGTCTAGACTTCATAAACCACTTAAGAAAGTTGTAGATACTTCGTTGATATTTAATAAGAATCTAGTTTTAAGTGTAGATTCTCCTGAGTATTTATTTCCTTTGGAGGATATTAATATAAATTTAGGTTCTCCAGTAAATATTGTTGATGGAATTGATCCAAAATTAAGAACAGAATTAGAGATGTTTGTAGATGATCTCTTGGAGGTTACAGAATTTCCAAAAGATGCTACTCTTCAATCTAAATATGCTGTAGTGAGATATCAAGTTTTATCAGCTCTTCGAATAAAATTTCCTGAAACAGATGGATGGAATATTCATGTAGTAAATACAGGAAAACTCGTCTCTGGAATTTTAGTACATAGAGAGATCGAAGAAAAGAAGAAGGGATTTTTTAAAAAGAAAAAAAATTCTCAAAAAATTGAGTCTAAACATTTTCTCTGTGCACTTCCCAAAATCGATCTTCCAGTGTTTATAGAAGAACCCGATGATAAAAACACAGTCCTCGAGAACTCAAACCCTAATAATTGAGAAAATCCGGAGTTAGTTGTGTACCCCGGAAAAAAATAGAAAACATTAATAAATAAAAAATTATGAGAGTTTATAACGGAACAAAATCACAAATTAATTTACCTTTGTCAGGTACTCAACGAATTACTATCCCAGCACATTCTGTCTCTGGTGATATTATGCCTAGTAACGAATTTTTAAGTTTGCTAGTAAGTTCCTATGATTACAAGGAATTAGCATTAATTGTATCAGGACCATTTGAAATAAGTATGTGTGCAGGAGTATCAGGATCAGTTGGTTTTGTAGTTCAATCCCTTGATGAAGCTATTGAACGTTTTGCACCAAAAGAATGTCCAAAGTGTAATCAAGATCCTTGTGTTTGTAATAAGGAGAAAGAACCGCAGCCAGTAGATAAAAAACCGGCTGCAACTCCAACAAAACCGGCTGAAAAAGAAAAAACAGTGCCTGAAATTAAAGAGGAAAAGAAGTAATTAAACCGTATTATAATGGGAATCTCAAGAGATGTATTTTATTCTTTAGAGATTCCTTTTTATTTTCAACAAAGAAAAATGGTAGACTATAAAGAAGTAAAATTAAAAGATGGACGTGTATTAGTATTCTGTAATTTCGAAGAACTTCTTAAAGATTTTTATGGAGTATCTAGTATGGAAGAAGTAGAACCTCATGCAAATTCAACAGGTCACTATATTATTCATTGTCCATTTTGTAGAGACTCTGGACATACAAAACATAAATTATATATAAAAACTGACTTAACTGTTGGTACTTGTTTTGTATGTAATCGAGCCTATGTACATGTGTCTGATGAAGTTGATACATCATTTAAAGTACCTGATTTTATGTCATTGTATTATGGATATTCAGGTCATCCAAATGTAGTTAAACTTACAGAAGATCCTATATGGACATTAGATAAGTACTGGAATGAATTTGATAGTTTTGATCAAAGGGGCTATGATTATCTAATGAGTAGACATCCTTTTATGAACGACATCTATAAACTCCTAGACTTTAAATTTGTTGACGGAAATGTAGTAATGCCATTTAAATATCATGGGGAAGTATTTTATTACCAGATTAGATTTTCTGGAAAAACGAAAATTAGATATCTTTTCCCACAAATATCAGCAAAACCTCCTTATGTAATAGATCATGGTCAAGGTCTAAGAAATATAATAGTAGTAGAAGGGGTATATGATGCTATAGCTGCTTTAATTATGGCACCTGATTATATACCTTTTGCAGTTTTGGGAAGTTCTATATCAGATTATCAATTAGATTTTCTTAGTGAGTACGTTCCAGAAAAAATCTTATGTTACTTAGATGATACTGAAAAATCTATGGGTGTAGCTAAAAAAATAAGAAAAAGAATAGATTATTGCCCTATTAATATCATAAAATCTAATGGAGAAGATCCAGAAGAGTGTATGAAACGAAAACTTAGGGCTGGAAATAATTTGCAATGGATTAAATAAAATGATAACAGCATCGATAGATAATACTATAAATAAAATAGTAATAAAAACCGATGACCCTAGTGTAAAATGTCTTTTAGAATTTAAAAGAAAAGTAACTAAGTATTCTCCTTGGTTAAAATCTTGGAATACAGCTGAAGAAATAGCAAAACTTTATGATAATCCTAGATCATGTGGACCTAGGAAAGGAATATATACTTTTATCTTAGGAATGGGATGGGCAGCTTATATTGCTAATGTATTTAAACCAATCCTATCAGATACGGATTATAATGCAATTCTTAGAACAATATTTGCAGATTATTATCGAACCTATCCATTTCCAAATCTTAGGGATTATCAGAATGAGGATATGTTACATGTGTTAAAATATAAGAGAGCGATTATTCAAACCAATACCGGATATGGAAAAACTGAAACTATAGCAACTCTTATAAACTATGCACATAATGAACTTGGAAAGAAAGTGTTGGTTATAACTCCAGGAAAAAAAGCGAAAGATGAAATTGTTAAGAGATATGAGTCTAGATTTGGTGGTAAATTACCTACATCAATAGATGGAGATCTTGGATGTATAATTACTTCAGGATTTCTAAATCAAAAGAAAATAAAAGATCCAGACCTATGTATTTTAGAGGAAGAGAAACTTAAGAAATTCGATTGGATTCTAGTAGATGAAGTAGAGTATACTATTAATCCTTCTGGTGAATGGATATATGATAGACTAGTGAATGCTGAAGTTATGTATGGATTTTCTGGAACTGCAGATCGAGATTCAGGAGTTATGATCACATTTGCACAGGGAATCACAGAAACAGTAGTAAGAAATAAGGACTTAATTAAATATTTCGGACCAGCATTAGTTTATAGAATGCCTACTAGTCTGAAAATAAATAGTATCCACATAAATACTATCGCTCTAAATAATATTAAATTTACAGAAGAGGATTTTAATGAGGATAATAATGTCTATAATACAATAATGTCAAAAATTTGGGTTGATCCTGGAGTATGTGAATTGATTGTAAAGATAGCAAAAAGATATCCTAAATTATATATCCCAATAAATAATTTAAATAATATTATTTCAACTTGGATAGATAACTTTTTTATTGGAGTATTTAGAGTGCTCTTAATTTGCGGCGAAGGATATATTTATTATGATTTGTCTGGAAATAAAACAAACCTAGATCTTCAACAATCATGCGAATATATTAAAAATGGAATGGTAGATATAATTCCTAGTACCGCCGCAGGATTTAGAGCACTAGACCTTCCTGGATTAGAAAATATATTACTAGTTTCTAATATCAACGCTGGATCGGTTCTTCAACAACTAGGACGAACAGCAAGAGGAACTAATATGAACGTTCTTGCACTAAAACCTAAAATACCGAAAAGAATCCCGGTATATACAAAAGGATTCGAACAAAGAGATGAATTATTACATAACTACTATAAGTATTGTGATATTCAAGATATAGTTATTAATGAAGAAAATCTTTAAAAATATAGTATGGATAATGGTAGTGTATTTGATTTGATTTTTAGCTGTTTTAATCAATATTTATTTCAGGATGCTAAAAATAATATATTAGATCTTCAATATTATTTTCAGACTAATCCACAAACAGCCGGAAATGGTATGGTCTCTCAACTCGTGGATGCTATAAAGACTTATCCTCTAGAAAATATAGATGAGCCTTTATTTAGGAGTATCTTATTTAGATCTCAGAAAACTCCACAAGAGACCCAAGAGGTGATGAATGAAATTATAAAATGGAAAAGATATACAAAAAGTCAAATTGAACCAGCCAGAAAGATTTTAACTGATGTAATATATTCAGTTAATCTTCAAAAAGCAAACAGACTCTATTCTCAAAATCCAGAAGAGTATGTTAAGTTTGTAAAAAATATAAATGTTAAAACTACTGCTGATCTGGATAATTTTAGTGAGATTGGATTTACACAAATAGATATTAATTCAATCATCGCTGAACAGGCAGAAGGTGGTGTATCTAGTAAATTTGAATGGATAAATAATTGCTTTTCATGTGGAGCTTATGAATTTGGACAATTAGGCTTGATTGCAATGCCTCCTGGCGTAGATTAATGCGCATTTCACAAGAATTGCTAGAAGATTATGAAAATTAACTAGCATCATCGAGCGAAAGCAAGATGTTCAACGACTATGCATGTGAACTAAAGAAAGTATAAATTCTTTAGGTGATATAGTCTAACTTATATTGAAAAACATATGAGAAAAATTGAGGAAAGTCTCTTTTATCCATGCAGGAGGCATTAAACATGAGTTTACAAGGTTATAAAGTACATTATTTAGCTCTTGGAGATCTTAAAATGAAAGACTTTATTATCAGATTAGGAGCTCAATTTACAGGATTGCCATTTAATGAGGTATCTCAAAACATAGGACCAATTTACAATAGTATGTGTCAAATGATTGGAGATAATCTTAGTATAACTATACTACCAGCTGGAAAAATTTCAGTAGATGAATATATAGAATTCATGAAAACCAAAGATTATAAAATTTTATTTATCGATTATGACGCGGGTTTCCGTGGAGCTAATGGTGGAGAAGATGGTTCTATGTATAAATCATTTGGAGATATTTATGATAAACTTACAGAATTAACAGGATTAGGGAAATTAGTATTTATATTATCTCAATTAAAAATTGGAGCATATAGTCAATCGATATTGGATATGAGCTACATCGCGGGCAGTAGTCACAAAGTAGATGTTTGTGACTTTATTATCACACGCTCTAAAGGTGGGGATGGACCAAATCCTAATAATCTTGGAATATCGACAATTACAAAAAATCGGCGTTAAATTATAGCGCATTTCACAAGAATTGCTAGAACTATAAGAGAAAACTTATAGAATTAGCATCAATCTAAGGAAAATAGATTGTTCAACGACTATGTATGTGAACTAAGGATATATATATATTATCCCTAGGTGATATAGTCTATCTAAAAAAGAGAAATTTTTAGAAGAAATGGGAGAAACAAATGTGATTGATTACAATATAAGACTTCAAAATGGTAGATTTAGAAGTTTGCCAAAAAAAGTGTATGATGATATAAGGATAAGTTTAGATTGTCCATAAAAGAGTAAAAACTTTTATTAAACTTCAAGAATTGCTGGAAATAAAAAAAATAAATCAGCAAAAGATAGTAGCAAATAAAACTATCTTCTCAACGACTATGTATGAAGAAGGAATTATCCTTAAGATATAGTCTAGTAGTTTATATAATAGTGTATAGACTTGTTCGGATTCAAGACAAACGATATTTTTCTGAGGCAGATATAGATTTAATGATTAATAATTATAATATTCAATATAATCAAGCTCAACAGAGTGTATATAAAGCTGGAGGGGCTGGACCGCAGAGACAAGGAAATAATATTAACGTTCAGCAAGTTGTTTCAGGACCAACTCCATTTAGTAAACCTTAAAGTAAGTTTTTGCGTTTAAGGGAAGGTTAAAACCTTATAACTGAAAAGAACATTAGAAAAATTTATAAATAAAATTATAAGTTAGTCTAATGTTCTTTTTATTTAGATTTCATAAGAATAGGGAAAAAGTAAGATTAGTAAAGGTTGCAAACTTTATTGACCTGAAATTTCCCTTTAGTAAAATTCTTATGAGGTTTATAATTATTTTAAATATTTTTAATTATGAAATCTAAACCAATAGAAGGTATAAAATCTACCGAGAATCTAGGAATGAAGTCCAATTGGTTAATAGGCAATAAATTTAATAAATTCATAATAAAATTAATCCCAACCTCCTGTAGTGATTATAGTGGGTTGGGCTCTTTTTTCTCCTCCAAATCAATAAAAAGGGTGATTTCTAAGGGTGATTTTCTTATATATGAGTAAAAATTTAAAATAAAATTAATAAAAATGAAAGTAATTCAATCTAAAGTATTAGTCATAGTAGATAAAAAAGATACTATGACTCAAAAGATAGGAAATTTTGTTGTTCCTGCGAGTGAATGTGAAAAAGCTGAGGTTATTGGAGTAGGTGAAGAAGTTAGCGAGGGAGTATTAAAACCTGGTGATACTATCTTGATTTATCCAAACACAGGAAAATCATTTACTCAAGATGGAACAGAATATCGTGTTATAACTTTAAATGAAATTATTGTAGTACTTTAATTAAAACGAAACATGTCAGAAGGAAAAATTATTAATCACGGCTTTGAAACTCAGGCCGAAATTATTGAAGGTGTAAAAAAATCAGTAGAGGCAATTAAGAAAACACTTGGCCCGTCAGGTAAAGCCGTGTGTATTTCAGGATTTACAGGTCCAGAGGTGTCAAGAGATGGAGCTACTGTTGCTAAGTCGATTTCATTTAAGAATCAACTTCAGAATACAGGAGCTATCTTTGTAAAAAATGCTGCCGCTCAAACAGAAAGATTAGCAGGTGACGGTACAAGTTCAACTTCACTATTAATCAAAGAAATGTGTGAAAAAGGACAAAAAGCATTACGAACTGGAGCTAATGTAAATGAGGTGAAATCTGGTATGCTTAAGGCCGGAAAATGGATGGCTGAGTATATCAAAAATAATTCAATTCCAGTAAATGATGATATGGAAAAGATCAGAAAGGTGGCAACTATTTCAGCCAATAATGATCCGGCCATTGGAAATCTGGTAGTTGAATGTATGGAGAAAGTTGGAATGCTTGGTATTATTACAGCTGATTTCTCTAGTGGTCTTGAAACTACTATTGATGTAACTACCGGAATGAAACTCGATCGTGGTTGGGCTTCTCCACAGTATGTTACAAATCCTACTGATGGAACTTGTGTAATGGAAGATCCTTATGTAATTGTAGTAGGAGAAAGATTATCTAGTGTACAGCAAATTCTTCCGTTAATGGAACAGCTTGTACCTACTGGACGCCCATTCTTATTTATAGTAGATGATATTGATGAAGTAGTAAATACAACTCTTGTTATGAATACTCTTCAAGGTGCAATTAGATGTTGTGTTGTAAAAGGTATTGATTTCGGAGATTCAAGGAAAAATATTATGGCAGATATTTCAATTTTAACTGGCGGTAAATATATTTCTCCTGAGAACGGATTATCAGTCACACAAGCAACAAAAGAGGATCTTGGAGTAGCTAAGAAAGTTGTAATTTCTAGAGATTCATGTATTATCTATGAAGGTGGTGGTGATTCTAAAGAGATTGCTGAAAGGGTAGAAATTCTTAGCACCAAACTTACAGATCCTGGAATATCAGATTATGATAAAACTAAATTTGCGAAACGAGTAGCAAATCTTAGTGGAGGTATTGCAGTAGTGAGAGCTGGAGGAGCTTCTGAAACTGAAAAACAGAACCTTAAACAAACTATTGAAGATTCTATTCTAGCATCTAAAAGTGCTATTGCTGAAGGATGTTCTTTAGGAAGTGGTTATATCTATTACAAAGGATCATTAGAAGTGAAGAAAGATAAGACATTCTGGAAATCTTTAGTTGGAGATGAAGTAGAGGGTGCAGAAATTGTATTCTCAAGTCTTCCAGTAATTCTTAAAACAATTGCAGACAATTCAGGAGTTTCTGGAGAAGTAGTTCTAGAAAAGGTTAAATCATCTAAACCAGGAATTGGATATAATGCTAAGACTCGAAAGTATGGTAATTTACTTGAGGAGGGGATCTTAGATAGTTCTAAATCTCTTCGAGTAGCTCTTGAAAATTCTATTTCAGCAGCGTCAATGATTCTCTTAATTGATTGTACAATCATTGATGATAATATTTCCGAAACTAAAGTAGAAGGTTAATAAACATAATATACTACACCTCATCCTGGTTTTGATTTTCATTTCCAGGGTGGGGTTTCATTATTTTATGACAAAGATAATAATTAGTGATACCCATTCAGTTTCAATTGGATTTAGTGACGAATGGTTATATATGTCTTTAGCAGATGGTAGATATCAAGGTTATATATCTAGATTAGCATATCTTTATCGAGAAAAATATAGATCAAATACTTCAAAACTTCCAAATTTTGAGAAAATTCTAAAATTAATTAATTCTCAAGATTCCCTAAGAGGTTATAGGTTTGAAGCTAAAAGAGAGAAATTATTTTATACAATTACTCATGGAGATAATTATAAAAGAATTGGAGTGGAATTTGTTAATAAATTTTTAAAAAGTGATTTATACAACTTTAATGGAATTTCTTCTGAATCTGAGATATATTACTATAGAACAATTCAAGGAGCTTATGAATTAACCGATAAAATTTCTATAAGTTTTCCTGATTTTATAGAAAATATATTATCAAAAACAAAAGATGATATGATCGATCGTTTTGGAGTGAGTTATATTATAAATTATATGCTTAATACGCAGCCGAGAAAGCTTGATTTTCTAATTAATGAGGTTAAATAAAATAAAAAAAAATTATGAAAAAAGAAGATGATAATGACTTTCCTCTCTATGATGGGGAGGAAGGAAATATTAATTTTGACGAACAAGAAGATGATTTCGATTTTGAACCGGAAGATTTACCAGATTGTCCTCTTACTGATTTAGTTATTAGTAATATGATGATGTCTAAACCTTTCGGAATACACTGGGATTATGATAAAATGAAAGAATTTTTAGTAAAACTTGGATATAAGATAATTACTAGATATTCTGATCGTCGAGAAGTTGAATATGAAGTTGCAATAAAACCTAATTCATCTTTTATACCAGAAGATGACTTTAGTAATATTAAAGAAATGTTTGACTCAGAAGTCCAAGATATAATGATTGGATGGCTATTAAAAAATAAATAAACTTATGTGCGTTACAAATAATATTACAGAAAAATCATTAGAAAAATGGAAAGACCTTATTCTTGCATGTAAAAACTATTATATTGATTCAGTACCTACCGGAATGGATGATGCTGTATATGATATGTTAGAAGCTAGAGCAGCGCAAGAAGATGGATTTTTTGTCAGAGATTATGTTTATCAAACATACTTAAAAGGAACTAAGACAAAAAATTCTTATATAGAAAAAATTAAAAAGAAAAAAGTTGAAGAAAAAACTATGTTAAGTGCTCTTTCAGAGTTTATGAATGAAAACTCTGGAAAATACTGTGATCTAAAGTATGATGGATCTAGTATAGCAATTTATTTAGATTCTTCAACTGGTATTCCAAAAAGAATAGTTACAGTCGGAAATTTAAATTTGGATAACTATGGGGTAGATCAAACTTGGAAATTAATAAACTTCCTTCCAAAAAGATTTCCGAAAGGTATAGTAGCAATTCAGGCAGAGGCATTAGTTGACATTAATCGACTTTCTGATACTGATCCTGAAACTGCTAGACAAAGAGCCAATGGACTAATAAATTCTAAGTATTGTGAATCTGAGGTAAATAATTTATTAACTCTTAGAGCTTATAGATATTATACTGATGATTCAATAGAAGGACAAATACTAAGAAAAACAGACTATCGTGAAGTTTTAAAAATGTTTGAAACTGTATGTTCAAAAACTGATGGACATATCTTATTTTCCCCTGCCGATGTATGGACTATAGAAGAACTTATGAGCGCCGGAAATAAAGAATATACAGAAACAGATAAAACAGTTACTTCAACTGGTTACTTCTTAAATGATGGTTGGGTAGTATATGATGAATTTGGAATATGTCTCGGCGCCTTAAAATTTGCTGGTGCTGGATCAGGAACTGAAGCTTTAAAAACTACAGTAAGAGGTATACAATGGAATTCTCAAGTAGCTAAAGGAAAAGATTCTTGGTCAGCTAATATTCTAATCGATCCAATTCAAGTAAAAGGATGTACAGTAAGAAAACCAAGTGCTGGAAGTGTGGGAAAAATGGTAAAAAAGAAAATTACCCCTGGAGCAATAGTAAGTATTATTATGGCTAATTCAACTATTCCAATGGTAGGGGATTCTTTTACTGAAGGTAATGGAGATTTTATGTGGCCAACTTGTAGCTGTGGTTATAATATGTCAGAAAAAGATGTTTATGGAAGTCTTTTGAAATGTGGAAATCCTATGTGTACTGAAAGACTAGATCGAATGAATAATTATATAGGATCTCTTAGTAATATTAAACAACAACTAGATCTTAATAAATTACTTGTTATAGATCGATTTAAGTGGGAAAGTACTGGGATTAATATAGATCAATTGTTGGGAAGTGTTGAAAGAAATGATCCTAATAGTTACTATAATCAATTAAGATCTTACCTTAAAACAGATTTACAAGTGAGAAATTTAGATTTAGTTTGGAAAGCAAGTTATACAATCTTAAGAAGTTATTATGAAAAGTCTATTGGAATTTAAACAAGAAGCAATAATTGTAGAAAAACCAAAAGAAGAATGGAATAGACTTTATCTTGAACTCTTAGACTTAATAAAATCTTGGGGCTTGGAAGATAAAGTTAACTCTTTTAAGTATGAATGGAAAGGATCAGGAAACTCATTTAATAAATTATTCGAATTATCTTTTCTTCGAGAATTAATATTTTACGTACTCGATATAGATTGGAGAGATCCAATTTGGGGAGATATATTTGATATTGAAAGGATAAGTAGTACTCCTAAATCCTATCACGGTTCAGGAAATGATATTACTATTGAAACTTACCTATTTCAACTTGAAGATAAATCAAAGGTATTAAATAGTCTTAATGGAAATTGGGTATTTGATCATTATAAAGAAGTGAAAGATTTTATGGATCAATATAATGATAAATATTTAAAACTGTTTGAAATTAAGAGATTATTTCCATTAGAAGTAGAGATAGAAAATGTTTGATTTAGAGCAAAGAAAAAATTATATAAAAACAAGAAATGATACAGATTATACTGATACAGTGAAAGCAGTATATAAAATCTTAGTATCTAAATATTCCTACCGAGCAAGAATTTCAGATATTTTTCAACTCCTTAAGGATGCATTTGGAATTAATGAATTTATTATTCTTGATTATCAGCAAATGAATAATGCACCCTTCGAATCTTGGTTAGTTGATCAGTATATATCTTGGAAAAATGGTAAGGAGATAGATTTTATAGAAATATATAAAGCTATCTTAACTGTTGGAGATTTTACTACATCTGAAAAAGAATTGTTTGAGTCAGGTCTGATTGAAGAGCGTTTATGGGCTATTTTCTTATTAGTTGATAGCCCTGAATTAAATATTATATAAAATAACATTAAAATGATTGAAGTAAATTTGTATTCTATTCCGGCCCAAGAAATGAATTCTATGGTAGGCCGTTGTGTTGCTCGTAGCCGTTTTGATAAAGAAGGTATGGGCGTAAGTGTTATGGAATTTGTTAAGGGTTTTTTAAAGAATAATTTAGCAAATTTCGAAAATAGTATTGGTAACGCTGAATTAGTAAGCTTTATTAATTCAGAAACTACAATGAGTACTAAGGATTTTTCTTGCATTAATTATTGGTTAGCTCAAGTTGGTTATCTTGTTCAGATTCAAAATGTAGCTGATGATGAAGAAAATGCAGCCGGTATCCCGACAGGTGATGTAGTAGAGTGGAATGTAATCGATTACAACTTTATGCAATATGATTACCCAACTGCAACTAAAATTATTCCTGGTGAAGGTCTTGAAATTCCAGCTATCCTTAGGCAGATTGTAGAACAGTCTGGTTTGTTTGATCCTAATAAATTAAGTGGTGTTAAAAATCCATTTACATTATTGTTAAATAATATGGATAAAATTAAGAATACTACTGGATCTGTATCACCAGCTATTACTACTCAGATCTATAATCTTTTAGATCAGATGGGTATTAAAGTATTTTGTGCAACTTCTGAAGATTAATTACAATGACTACTCTACAAAATGATATTCTAGAAATATATAATTCCTTAGTAGAGTTTTCTGATAATACAGTAAAAACAAACTTTCCGATTCCAATTAAAGTAAGATATGAAAAAGAAACTAGATTACTTATATTTGAACAGAAAGGAAAAACGGTATATCTAGGTCTCCCAGTCTATTATTGTTTAGCACTGGAGGACTTAGAAAAACCGACTTATCTATTACCAGAAGATTATGATTATCTAATGTCAACTCTTCAATCTTTAATAGCATCTGGAGAATTGATAAAACCTAGAACTTGTCTTGGCCCTGAAAACTATGGATTTAATGTTTATTCAACTAATATTAATGAAATGTATAAAGGACCTGATGTAATTGGACAAGTAAAGTTTATTTCTGGAACATCTTGGTTATTTAAGTTTAGAACAAGAAAAAAGTATAAATTATGAATTTTAACGGAACGATTATTATCACAGATCCCTGCTATATTGCAGAAAATAAGGATTGGGGAAACGGATTTAATTATAATAATATGACTATCTCGGAAGAAGTAGGATTCTCTGATAATTATATTTGGGAAGATACTGGAGTTGGAGATGGAAGATGGAAAGTATCAAAACTAAAAAATATTCTTGGCTTACTTGAGCTTGAAAAATTCATAGATGATATTGAAGAAGCTTACTATAATCTTTACGATAATCCTTCAATTGAAAATCAGATTAATCTTGAAAAATTAGTTAATCAGAGGGAAACTATTGGAAGATATTGTGTAGATTCTGGGACTTTTGGAGTATTTTATCTTGACGAAGTTTTAAAATATAAGCCAGATTTTTTAGTAGAACATGGAGATTGGTGTTATACAATTATTAAAGACTTTATTGGGGATGTAAATGTATATACTGATTCTCGTGAACAAAAACATTTTTTAGGTATAGGTAATAAAACATTTTATAGTAATACAGTATCATGGTTGTAAAAATTATTAATAAATCAAAATTTCCACTTCCAAGTTATGCAAAGCCTGGAGATTCTGGAATGGACCTTAGAAATATCGGTGAAGAATTTACATTAAAACCGTTAGAAAGAAAATTAGTTCCTACAGGCATATATGTTCAACTTCCCCCTAGAACTGAAATCCAAGTTAGAGCTAGATCTGGAGAAGCCTTTAAAAAAGGATTAGGAGTTTTAAATGGACCAGCCACTATAGATTCAAACTATAGAGGAGAAATTGGAGTAATTTTAGTTAATCTTAGTCCTGTAGAGGTAACTGTAGAACATGGAGAAAGAATTGCTCAGATGGTTTGTGCAGAAGTAACTCATATGGAATTAGAGGAAGTTAGTAAACTTGATGAAACAGAACGAGGAGGATCAGGTTATGGCAGTTCCGGAATACAATAACGATATAAAACGACTTCTTGGATTAAAAGGAAATACTAGATTAGAAATTCAAAATCAATTAACCCAACGAATCTTAGAATATGATTATATAGATAAAACTCCAGGAATAGGATTGAGATTTTTAGAAACAAAGAAAAGAAATCGAGAGGCTGGTGAATGGATTTATTATAATATTCTATTCGAAGCTAGAAAATATCAAGATACTCCTGAATATTTAGCACATATTCTAGGATCACTATCAAAAGTAGTAAAGACCTGGGGAGATTATTCTAATATTGATGTAGTTGGAATTCAAGAAGTTGATTGTGAAGAAGCAGATTATTATTATATACTAATTTATATTTTAAGTGATGGAAAAGACAAAGAAAAACTCGAATCCGATGGAGAGTGAAAAAATGTCGGAAAAAGATTATGAACTTCTAGAAAAAAGAAGAGTATGGGGATGGGAAAATGCAATGTCTGTAGCAAATGATTTATGGGCTAGTATTCATAGTTCATTACTTGCTGGAGATCTAGTATTTGCTTATAAAGATACTACAGGAGAGTCAGGATTAACTCAAATTGTTATAGTAGCACTTAATCAACCAACAGAACACTTTTCAGTTGGTATGGTTACATCTGGATATACTGCACTTCTCCCACATGTACCATTTGATTACCTAACTAATACTGTTCTAGGAGATCTTAAAAAGTATAAAGTTGATAAGAATATAATAAAGGCTTACGAACAAATTTTAGAAAATTATAAAAGATGAGCAATTTGAGAATTTTAAGTGTTGATGTTGGTTTCTCTGCTATTAAGTGTTCTTTTAAGGATTCCAACGGTTTAATAAAATTTGAAAAGTTTATTAGTGCAACAGCAAAACTCCCTGAAAAACCACTTGAAAGTGATGATGATATGGTATTTCCATTAGGAGGGGATTATTATGTATTAGGACCTGCAGCATTAAAAGTACCTAGATCTTATTTACTTAAACTCGAAACTTTTGAAGATTTAAAAGCAGTTTATGCCCCATGGTTGTCATATTTAATAAAAAAATATGGCGGAGATGAAGGAATAAATGCATTTGATAAATTAGCTATTGGTTTATCAATGGCTTTTAATACCAATGATAACGTAGATGAATTATTAGATTATTTATATGAAACATTAAATATAAATAAAGAAGATTATATATATTGTTTTTGCCAAGGCTTATCATGTAAATATACCTATAATGAATATGGGTTAAATGTTCGTGAAGCTTCTAGACGTAATGATGTTAAGTTAAGAAATGCATTAATACTTGATGGAGGATTTGAAACTTTAGATTTCTGTAGTATTATCAACGGTACTTCTTCAGCAGGTGCTGCTGTAGGAGTAAAAGATTCTGGCGTAATTAGAATAGTTTACGATCTCGTTGATTATCTATATAAAAATTATTCGATATCAATTTCAATTAAAGAAGGCCAAGTAATTTTAGATACTGGAGTTTTAAAACGCAGAGGAAAAACAATAGATTTATCTAGACAAGTTGAAGAGTTTTCAAAAAAATATATTATCGAAGTTTTTCAATATTTAGATAAAAATTATGGAGAGGTACTTGATGCTTTAGATGATGGTATTATTGTTTTAGGAGGATTAAGTTATTTTATGAAAAAATATCTCCATGATCCTGAAGTAGAAAAAGAAGTAGATAAAATATTTAGTGTATCTGAAATAGTATATCCAGAGGAAGACTCGGAATACTATAATTGCATATCATACTTAAGATTAGCTGAAAAAGTAGCTAGTGATAATATGAAATGATAAAAATGCACTTAGAGAAAGGTTAAAACCTAATATATGAAAGAACATTAGAAAAATTTATAAAAGAAATATTTATAGATCGATCTAGTGTTCTTTTATTGTTTCATAAAAGTTATAGGGGAGATAAAGCAGTTGAATTAATATTATCTCAAGGTCATGGAAGAGCTTGGGAATTTGAACCTGAAAATAAATAAATAAAAAATTGATAAACAATGAGTAAATCAAAAATAATTAAAGGACAAGCATTTATTATTGAAAATGCTTTAGTTCAAGAACAGATTTTATTAACTCCAGGACAAGCAAGTACTACTAATATTGTGGAGCTTATTAAAAATATATGGGATGACCTTAAGACAGAAGGTACATATAAAAGTAATAAAAAGAAAAACTACTTTTATTGGGAATATGAAATGACTGATACTGAAAATGAAGATTCAGTTATTAAAGTAAAAATGGAATGCCCCCAGCCAAAAGAAGGATTATTTGAAGAACCATATGATCCTGAAACAGTAGAAGGCGACTATGCTAAATATTGGGTAAAAAAACTTAAAGAATCTACTGAAAATTATGAATACAAGGCAGCAATTCAGAAAAAAGAAATAGTTTTCCCTGGCACTAGATACGTAAATCAAGAAGGTGAAGTAGTAGAAGTAGAGGAGTCTAGAATTAGTAATACTGATATCGGCGACATTACTAATTTACTTGGATTGTTTTAATAGAAAATAAATTATGGAAGAGGAAATAATAGAATCAATCGACGAAGAAAAATTACCAACTATCATTAGTAATGATGAAGATGTCATAGAAGAGGTGATCCCTGAAGAAATCCCTGGAACTAGTGGCATAATCGGAGGCAATCCCTTCGGAAACATAAGAATACAGATCAATGGTCAAGATATTTTTATGTAAAATAACATAGAGAGGTTAGATACATTTTCTACCTCTCTTATTTTTATATACTTGAATTTTATATTATTAAAACTTGAAACTTACAAAACACGTAAAATTTAAGTTTTTTCTCTTATATGTGTGATGAAAAAGATGTTTAATTTAGAAACTATTTTTGTTATGTGTAAAGAAAAACCATTTAATCGCCAAGATCAAAAATATCCAGATCTCCCTGACTATGAATTTATTCCATTAGTATATCCAGGTATTAAGGATATATATGAGATTAATAAAAAATCTGAAGTTAGAAATAAATACACTAAACAACTATTAAAACAACAACAAGATGAATTTGGATATACTACAATCTCTCCACAATATATAGAAAAGCATAAAAGAAAAGCAAAATCTATTCATATAATAATGGCTACCGTTTTCTATAATAATTCAGAACCAAAAATATATAATATAGTTAATCATATAGATCATAATCCAAGAAATAATAACCTATCTAACTTAGAATGGGTTACTAAAAGTGAAAATAATAGTCCAGATAGACGCTTACCAGTTCATAAAGATAAACGAATTAAATATACTGCAATGGATAAAAAGGGAAATGAATTATTTACAATAGATTCTTTAGATAGTAAAGGATATGATATACGTTACATTTCTTCGATTGCTAAAAAAAGTCAATATAGCTATAAAGGATATTATTGGAAACGACAAGAATCATTAAATAATCAAAAGTTTTTTGATCTTATAGGATTTTCTGGAAACTTAGATGACTATACTTGGTATGAACACTGGAAATATCCTCAATGGTCTGTGTGTAGTGAAGGATTTATTAAATCAAATAGATTTAATAAATTAATAGGAACACTTAATAATAAAGGATATATTATAGTTGATAGTAATAGTACTAAAGCGCATACAGTTATTATGGAATATCTCTTAAGAAGAAATTTAAAAAAGGGAGAAATAATTGATCACATTAATACAATAAAAACAGATAATAGTTTTTCTAATCTTAGAGTTACTGATCAAAAAGGAAATATGAATAATGTAAATACTCTGGAAAAATTATCAGAAAAAATAGTATTAGCAGATCTATATGGAGACTTTTTAAATTTTGGTTTTTCGAGAGATATCCAGAAACTAGTTGGAAAAGACAATATTAAAAGATCCAGAGTAGATAGGTTATTAAGTAGTAATGTAATTTCTACAAAATATATTTGTATTAAACTTGGAGACAAAGAGAAATTACATAAAAAGATGGAGAATATAATATATAAATTTTCTAAAGATAAATTAAGAGTTCTTGGAGCATATAATTCAATTACATCTGCAAAGAAGGAATCAGTTATTTCTACTAAAAGTATTAGTAAAAATTTAAATTCTGAAAAACCTGCGCCAGACGGATATTACTACATGAGAGGTCCTGAGGCAGTAAAGTTAGTACTATCGTTAGGACATGGTACTGCAGGAAATTTTAAACTTGAGGAAAAAGAGGAATCTCAGAAACCCTGAAATTCTTATATATGATAGAAAAGATTGAAAGATATTATTTATAGAATCTGGAAATCAATTTTATGGAGGAAGAAATTCTGAAATAAAATAAAAAATCTATCAAGACACAATAACAACTAAAAAGGATGTCGGGATGTTGGAATAGGTAGACAAGAAACACTTAAAATGTTTTGGGCAGAAAAATAAGACCCGTGGGGATTCGAGCTCCCCTCCCGATACTAGACATAATTATAACAGGGCCCATATCTCAGTTGGTTAGAGAAGCTGACTCATAATCAGAAGGTCGTCAGTTCAAGCCTGGCTGGGCCCACTATTTAAAGAATATTCATTAATTTGGATATTCTTTTTTTATTTCCCCAAAATCCTTATTAATGTAATAAAAACTAAAAGAAAGAAAAATTATGGAAAAAGATTACGAGAAATTATTTGCAGTAAAATATGTTTTACAAAAAGAAGGCTTAGAAAATTTTAGAAGGAACCGTAAACATATTACTGAATTTGAAAATGTATTTTTTGAAGTTGTAAGTAAAGAACCCAGACCTATAAGAAAATATAAAATTTCAAGTAATATACAAAACTATATTCGATTTTATTCACTTAATAAAGAACGGCTATTTTCTAGCAAATTAAGAGATATAGTCAGTAAAAAGAACTTAGAAAACTTATTTAGAAATTCAGAAAAGAAAGCTAAATTTGGATTGATATATAATTCTAGTACGAAAGATAAACAGGAAACAGACTATAATGCCCACTCTATTTTTTGTATAACAAATGAATATATTATACTATATGCATTTATTGGAAAGTGTATTATGGGCAATGATAAAAAAACATTTAATTCATTAGGAAGTGTAGTAATAAAAAAGAGTGATTTATTAAATTTTTCTGAATTAAACTTAGAAGGTTGTTTATATAGCATGGATGAATTTGTTAACTCATACAAACTTTGTAAACAGTTTAATTGTTTGGATAAATTTTTTAAAAGTATTCCTTCAAAAATGATGAATGAGTTTACTTCATTAGGATGGTCAGATACATTAGAAGATTACTATAAAGAGGTAATAGATAGTCAAGAAGATTTATTATCAAATAATAAAACTATAGATGATCTTATTAAATATTTTAAAAATAATTATAATCAAACTTTATATTCGGTTGAAGCTAAGGAATCATTTAGCATAAAATACAGATTTATCTATGAATCATTTAAAAGTTTTATATTTTTGATGACTTCTGAAATAAAAACTGAAACATTTGAATCTGTGTTATCTGGAAAAGTAAAAAATCCACCTACACAATTTGAAGATCCTAATACTGGCCGAAGAAATCAAGGAGTAATTATAGTAGATAAACTATACGATACTGAAATAAATATAGATTGTCCCTTTGGTGTAAGAGGTCATTGGAGAAATCAATACTACGGAAAAGATGCGGCCGGAAATCCAATACATAAAAGAATTTTTATTGAAGCATTTGAGAAGAAAGGTTATCATAGAAAGGCAACAAAAGAATTAGTGGAAAGCAAATAAAAAATTAAGAGAGGAAATTAATCCTCTCTTTTTTAATTTTTCTGCTCTTTTTTATAAATATTCCAAAACTTTTCCACTTCAATCTCTACTTCTAAATAATCCTCTTCAGTAATAACATTAGAGAGTCTTTTATTAAGATTCTCAAGATCTGATACTTTAGAAGTATTATTTTTTGATTCATAGAATTTAAACATTACATTTAGTTTTGGTTGAAGAGCATCAATTTTCTTTTCTACTTCTTTACTAGGATAACCACCTAAAGCTCTACTTATAGCTTTTCCTGTTCCATAAAGAACTTTTCCAGCTAAATAACTAGCAATCATAGTTGCTATTACTCCTCCTGCTTTCATAAATTTTCTATATTTAAGTTTTTTATTCACATATAAGGCTTTGACATGAAAAAAGAAGGGATAATTGTTAAATCCCTTCTTCTAATTTTAATCTCAAGAAATAAATCCCTCGAATTTGTAATAAACTATGTATTCCTCTTGATTTTCTCCTTTTATATAGCGAGAAATTCTAAATACAATACTTTCTAATGGTTTATATTTCATAAGAACATATTCAGTTAAGTGTCGTATTTTTTCTCCCTTTACTTTCTTTTCAAGTTCACTCAAAATCTCAAACTTTCCTGTAGTTCCTATCGAATGCTGAGTTCGGTTAAAAAACTCATTAAGATTTTCTAACTCAACTCCAACAACAATTCCTTTCTTTGGTAATTTAATTTCTGATTCCATAATATTAATATTTTGTTTATTACTACACTTATAAGGATTTGATTCGTTCTATTTCTGCCAACAATTCTTTCTCTGATGTGTAAATATACCAGGGATATCCATATTTTTCTACTAATAGTTTATCATAGCTAAAGTATAACAAAGTAATTCCTTGCTCTCTACACCATCTATTTTTCTTTATATCAGATTTTCTTTGAAATAGATATTGCTCTAATTTTCCCATTACTGGGAAATGGTATGGACCCTGAATTTCAATAGCTATGTTTAGATCTGGTATAAAAATATCAATCTTAGAATAATTTGAATATGATACTATTTCAGATTCTATAGTATAATTATTCTTTTCTAGAAATATCTTAAGATTAATTTCCCAACAAGATTTAATTCCATCTTCTTTGAAAATTAAATCCTTCATCCAATTATTTCTATAACATTTATCAGATAAACCACTAAAGTTTTTTGTAAATAATTCTCTATTATTTATATTATTAATATTTATAAAATTTTGTGCATCTATAATAGAATTAATATTATTCCAGTTATTAATCTTACCATTTATATAATTTAAGTAAATACTCCATCTATTTCTATCACATTTACTTAATAATCCTGGATATTCTTTTGAAAATTGATCATGATTTAAAATATTATTTGAATAGATAAAATTTTGAACCTTAACTATACTATCATAGTAACTCCAATCTTTCATATCTTTTTCAAATTTTATATCATGTATCCAACCACTTCTTACAGATTTCCAATATAATCCATTATATTTTTTCTTAAACTCTGTTCTACTTTTTATATTATTATTATTTATAAATACTCTTATTGAATCTATATTATCAAATTTAGATAGATCATTTCTTTTTATTATCTTAAATTTTAAATTATCTAACCAATTATTTAGTCTAGCTCTAGTATATAAAGATTGATATTTATTTTTAAAATCTATTTTACTGCTAATATTATTGGAATTTATGAATTCTTGAACTTTTTCAATACTACTATACTCTGACCATTTTGACTTTTTTGACATAGTTAATTTTATAAAAACAATTCCTCAGCAAAATTATTCTCCAAGTAGAAGAAAATATTTATTTACTGAGGAATTTTAATTTAATCTAATTCTGAATTTTCTTTTCTCATATTTTCTGTATGAAAGAAGTAATCAATTGCATTAAATGTAGTTAGATTATATCTCAATCTATCTACAGGCGTATTACTAGGTCCATAGGAAATAACAAGATCTTCGAATGATACAAAACTTTCTTCTAGAATTAATTTAATCTTAGGATCCTCGAGATATTTCCTTGCTGTTCCTGGTTGAAGTTCAGCGAGGGATATATGAGGCGTATAGGAATACTCAGAAACAACTTCATATTTTGTTCTTAATCCTTTATTAATTAATCCAAGTGTTTTGTATAATTCACTGGTTTGTTTCATTTTCAACACTATATAGTCACTATCATTCTCAAAAGATCCGATCTCAAAATTATCTAAGATTCTTTCAGTATTCTCAGATTTTATATATTCAATAAAATCATCAAATTCAGATTCCCCTAAAATAGTTTCAATATCTCCAAGAATATTCATCTTAGGGATTTCTTTTCCTTGAGCATATAATAATGTTATATGCGATTCATTTTCAATTCCAGTATCTTTAAGATCTTCTCTACTAAATATAGCAGATAAGGATACTGGAAGATAAAGCGAGCAATTTAGCATTAAACAGCTATTATTTTCCATATCAATTACCTCCCATGTTTAATAGGTTATTTTTACGACGGAATTTAATCTTTAAGTCATTCAATTCCTTTTTCAGACTTGATCCACCTTGGTTAAATCCTTTATCATCTACTCAATTACGTTACTAGATTATTATTAATCTATGTTCAGACTATATCATCTAAATTATATTTCAAACTTAGTTATATATTTAGTCGTTGAGAATATCTTTTTCTTAGATATAATCTAAGGTAAGATATTTTGCTAATATATTTATTATAAATATTCTAGCATTTTAATATAATTTAAAACCGCAAATAGTTTACGGTTAATCCTAGACCTAATAAGTTATTCTATTCATCTTTAATTTTATTTAAAGTAAGACTATATTATCTAAAATAAGTATTCTTTAGTATCTACTATAGTCGTTGAACAAGCTGTTAATTATAAAACAACAGCTTGATGCTGATTTTCTACTTTGTTCCAGCAATTTAAGATATTTTCTAGTATCAGTTTGTATTGATACTAGCCTCAATAATTTAAGGAACATTTGATTATCTTCCTTCGCAGTGTCTTTTCTAGCACCGCTGATAAATTGATCCGCATTTCTAGAAAGTAATACGGCCAATTCCATCTCACCAATTTTCTGTCCTGTCTGTCTATAGCGTCCCTTTCCAAGTATAGGTTCATCTCGTTTAGCATTAATATCTACGCCATATAGACTTGATGTAACCTTATTACTATATGATGGTATATGGTATAACTCTTCAAGGGTCATGAATCCCGCCTGCAAAGGTTTATCTACTTCTCTAAACTTACCAGACATTCCAGAAACTAATTTATCATATTCTTCTGGTTCTAGATTTTCTTTTAATTCATCGAGATCTGTTAATTCAGTCTCAGGCATAAGAATTTTACTCTGACTTTCTACACCTAAATCTTCAGCCCATTGATTTACAAGTTCTGGAGTAAATTTAGTAGAGAAGCAGCCAACATTGAAATAATACATATCCTCGATTTTACTAGTATTATGACGTTCTATAATTTCTTCTACATCCATACTAGTAAAACGTCCGGGGTAATATGTTTCAAGAAGGGGCTTAATCTTCTTTTGCCCTGTTTTTGTTTTCTTATAATTATCTACAAGATCGTGCAGTTTGTGTGCTATATTTCCGAGTTGTAATTCCATCTCTGGTTCATTAATATGTTCTATTAAGGAAGACTATATTATCTAAGTACTTACTATAGTCGTTGAGAAAGGATTTTATTACTTAAATCAAGCTAAGAATATCCCTTTTGCTGATTATCTATTGTCATATATTACATCCGCTCTAGATAATTAAATCTTTAGAGCAGGAAATTCCTATGACGTAAGTTTTCCAGCAATTTAAAGTATTTTCCTAAATAATTAATGTTTAGGCCTCTAGAATTTAAAGGACGCTCGGAATTTTCAATTATGTTAACTGAATATTTTCTATTCAAGTTCAGACTATATCATCTACTATCACAGTAGTTATGTATTTAGTCGTTGAATATAAGTATAATTTTGATAAATAAAGACGACGAAGTTTCAATCTTTTATAAATTTATATCCTTTTTCTGGAGAATGATTTACTATATAAGATAAGTTCTCTCTACTTAATCCATTAGCTTTAGCACATTCTGTTATAGAATGAAATATTCTTCCACTAGGATCCATTATCTTTTTAGAATTTGGATGTTTTTCTCCTACTCTATCTCTACATAATTGAGCTTTCTTTTCTCTTAATTCATCTGATAGATTTGGTTTTTTCTGAGGCTTTTTCTTTCCTGTTTGTGCCTTAGAAATATTTTGTTTCCATTCATCCGTTATTATTCTGGCTTTCATTTTTTCTCCATGTAACCTCCTTACTTCAGGATCTTTATAATACTCTTTTAGTGTATTTGAAATCTTTAATCTCATTTCTGATGTTTTCTCAGGATTTTTTCTTGTTTCAGAAAATCTTTTTCTAATATAATCCACCTGTCGAGGAGAAAGATGTTCACCAGTTTTACTAGTTGATATTCGCTGAATAGCATAAATTAGTTTAGGATTATCTGGATACATTCGTTCTAATAGCATATGACATATCACATGCTCTCTTCCAGTTAACATTACTAAATTAGATTCATCATCACTACCTCCCATACATTTAGGAAGAATATGATGAATTTCTACATAATAATCCACTGTTCTTTTATCTAAACCTCTTTCAAGGCCTCTTATTATAATAGATTCATATATCTTTTTATATACTAATCTATTATGTTCTAAAATATCTTCTTTATTCATCGTCTTGTTTTTATTTATATTTGTCGCGTCTTTTTTATAAAATTTAACTTATACTGCTAATTATCTATAAGACTTCTAGCATTTTAACATAATTTAAGAACCGCAAAAATTCTACGGTTGATTGTTGAATACATTCTTGCTTAATAAATTTTTATTAAGATTAGACTATATTATTTAAGCTTGCCATAGTCGTTGAACAAGTAATTAAATACTACTATACTACTTGATGCTGATTAAATTTTAATATTTTTCCAGCATTTTAAAGCTTTTTCATAGATTTCAAAAAATCTAAGTCCCATTCATTAAATAGGATTCATCACAACCTCTACTCTTTTTTGTTTTCCATCCTTATCGACCATTATAGGCATTAAATCGTCAGATTGAATTTTTGATACAACACCCTTACCTCCATATCTGGAAGTAATTTTAGAACCAATCCATTGATAATCAATAACTTATATATTGATATTAGACTATATCATTTATATCTTGTCCTTAGTCGTTGAACATCTTACTTTTGTTAGATGATGCTGATTCCTTGGTTCCAGCAATTCACAAAATTTTCTTGAATATCAATTAAGTTATTCAAGGGACAATTATAATTTATCCCGATGGTTCTTTTAATAAGTCTTACACGAACAGTATACACAACTTTATAAGCATCCGGATCCATATTAATAGGATCTAATGTATCTGCTGCAATATACTCTGGATATTTTTCGTAGATAATTTTTCTAGATTTTGTTTTTTCATATTCATCTATAACATCCTGAGAAGTATGTGTAAATGAATAGTCAGGTGATTTTACTGATTTAGGAATTTTAGGTTTTTTCATTTCTTGTATCATAACATCAGAAACTACCGCCTCGTCTATATTATTAGGCACAACTAAATGATCCTCGATAGTATATTCGGAGAGATCATGTCCTTCTCCGAAAAGTCCTCCGAGTTTTTCTTGTAGTGCCTGATTTATAGCATCAAGACGAACAGCTTTATATAATGTCACTACTGCATCTTTTGATTTAACCTTTGTTCCAATAGGGGCGATCCACTTAATAGCACTAGTACTCTTAACATTAATCATTAAGTCAATTATACTATAAGATGCTATACGATTTGCAAATGATTCTGATATCACCAAAGCATCCTCATTTACTAAACCATAATAGGCGTGGAAAAGTACCAGAGCATTAACGCCGGCCTTATATGTTTCAGGAGTATGTCCAACTGCACCAGTTATAATATCTCCCTGTTTTACTTTTTGGCCGATTTTTACTTTAGGCTCTGTAAATACCGCCACGTCATTTATACTCTGAATCGCTGTTCTTCGTAAAATATTTGTCTCAGTTCCATCAGGCAATTCAATTATAACTTCATCCTCTGTTATATCCTTTACCTTACCCTCTGGATAACTGAACTTTTCATTTAATATATTATCTTTCAACTCTTCATTCCTTCCAGTGTCAACAAGTGCACGCTCCGCATTAATTAGAGGTATACTCTGTTTAAGCATTGATGTCAAATCTTCTATAATATACTTTTAATTATAGTTTAGAATATAAATTTAACCTTTATTTTGGTTAGTAAGTCTTTATTCGTTACACTAAAGAAATCTATTATCTTTAGCTCGGTATTAGAATTTTAATTATTCCTTCACCGAATTTACTTACTAATTACTTAAAATATTACTACTTTAAGCGGCACATAAATTAGTACCCATGCTTATTCTGACACTATCTGTATACACTTAAATTATTTTTAACTTAAGTAGACTATATCATCCCAGGTTTTAGTTCCTAGGTTATACATTTAGTCGTTGAGAAAGGATTTTACTTAGATAAATCTAAGATATCCTTTTTGCTGATTTATACTTGGTGTAACCAAGATTTTTCCAGCATTTTAGTATAATTTTCCTAATCTACTATAAAATTAGGCAACTATTTTATAATTGGTAAATGGAATTCTTCGAGTTGTACTAGACAATCTATAATCAGGATGTAAGTCGATTAATTCCACCTCTTCGACTGGAACCATTTTTCTTTTCATCCTATATTTAACTTCTACCTGACCATCTTTATCAGGTTTTAAAGTATTAGTTTCATAATCTACATACTCACTGGCAGCTACTTTTTTATTAAGATAGTCTATATAAGGTATAGTGACCTTAATAAAATTTGGATCATATACATCAAATAATACATCATCGTCTGTAATATGACATGAAACTGTAAGTGAGTTCTGAAGATTAGTATTATTATTGATAGGTGTCGTTACTAAATAATATTTCTATTATTACTAGACTATATCTTAAAACATTAATTGTTTTCTTGTACATAGTCGTTGAATATAAAAATTGATTATTGAGAATTGGCATTTATATTATTAATTAGAATATTATAATCTTATTTGTTATTATCATTATATATTTTTTGCCAATTCATAAAATTTAATGTATTAATTTCTATATAATAGATGCCTTTCCTTAATTTAATCAATTTTTATACTGCTGATAAATCCTCTTTCACAAGAAGATATTTCCAGCAATTCACAAAATTCTATCAGAATATTATTTTCTGAACGGACTAACCATTAATCCGCGATATCAACCAGATCCGTAAAGGTCTGATTAAATGCTACGCTCGCAGGGATAACAATTTTTTGGGAAATAGCCTCTAAGTTAATGGAATTTACTCCGGGGGGAACTTGTAGGCTAGAGTCTCCTTTGTTATCACTACTTCCTTTAAAATAACGGAATGCTAATGTACTAATTGCAGTTAATTGATCTTGAATTTTACCATACTTTGTAAAATATGATGTAATTCTTCGTCTAGCTGCAAAATAGTTACGTCCATTATTATTTCTAAAGATATATTGCATAAAACTGTTAGGAACTGATTCTAATGTTTTATCAATGATTAAGTCTTTTAGTCTATCATCTCCAAAGGCCAAACATTCCTGTATTAGTTTTTGTGTAATATATTCAGGTTTATAATCCAAGTCAAGTTTGATCATTAATTTCTTGGTTTGTCTTTCAGTTAACTTCAAGATCTCCTTTTTATCAGTTTCCAAGTATTTATCAATGTCTTCAAACTTTATATCAATTGGTTTATCTGCAATTCCAAGTTCCGGATTAATTCTTTTTATCTTCAGAATCTGTTTTTGAATATCGTAAACTCTATCATAGTCGAAATTAACTTTATAATCTCCTGTACCAGACATTTTAATACGACAGTCATAATCAGATCCCATTCGATTAGTTGAAATACGATAAGCGCCTTCTATAATAAATGCACCATCAATTTCTTTAGGAACTTCGAACTCTGCATACTTCATTTCAGGATCTTCTTTCCCATCCGTTATAGTTGTATATTCAATTCTTACTTTATGTGTAGCAGTTAATCCATTTTCAATATAGTAAGAAGCTGGTTGAGGAGGTTCTTCTATAAATGAATATCCAATTTTTCCAACTTTTACTTTAGGATTATATGCATCAACTTTATTAAAAAATCGATCTACTATAATTTTTGCTCCAGTGTTTCTGAAATATTGATTAAAATTACTCATTATACTAATGGTTTTATATTTAATTGCTTATATTCGCAATCTACTGAATTAAAAAATGTTTCTAATTCTGATTTAATACTATCTTTTAAGCTACGAGCCTCTACATATTCTCCCATAGGTTTACCATCAAGAGATCTAAAAAAAGCTTCATAAGTAACAAGATAATTGAAGTTATCTTTAAGTTGATGTAATGTAAGCTTTACCGAAAATCTTTCATACTTCGGAAAAATATCATCTCTAAGCTTTTCATATAATATTTCTCTCGCCTGTATAATATTCGGATCTTGACTGTCTAAAATGTTATATGGAATTTCATATGATAGTATAATTTTATAATAATTATCGTTCATAACAAAAAATTCTCTTCTCTGGTTTTAATCATCATATATCCAAGTTCATCAAATTTCCTCCCCTTCGAGATGTAGTTGATGCTTTCTTGGGTTTTTCTTCTTTTTGTTTATCTCCATCCACAGAGATACATTTTTCTTGCTCGGGTTTACTTCCAAGGCTCGATAAAAGATTAGTATTATTAGATTTATCCACAGAGGAAGATGAGGTAGTAGTATAAACCACCTCACCGTCTCTATGAATAGTTACATTAATACTCAACTCTTTTTCAAATTCTGGAAGATCTATTTCAAATTTAATAGTTCCCATAATTTGTTTTTACTTTTGTTTTTCGTCAAGTTTATTATTTAAAAGTAATCCTAATATAGTTTCTGTCATTACGTCTCCAGATAAATTTAATTCACCCTTGAGAGCTTTAGACACGACTCTAGAGCTATAACCATAAGACAGTACTGTATAGAATGATTTCTTATTTAAAACACCACTTTGAGTTCCTAGATACTGAATGTCTTCTATCTTCTCAGTCTCCGGATCTACAGTTACATCAGTCAAACCAGTAAACAAAAGCTCAATAAGTTCTTCCTGTGTAGCGTGAAGATCTGTTAAACCCGTAGATACAAAACCTCCATCTGTTAAAGTGTAAAATTGCTTTCTGAAGATTAAGTAAATATCATTAATATTAGAACCCAACTCTGCAATAACATGATTCATATTGCAAACTCCGCTGGAAATTCTTTGAAATTTCTTAATCTCTGTACCATCAGGAAAATAATACATACACTCTGGATTATAGTCATACTGAGTATCACTAATCCAAACTTCAGTATCACCTTCCTTGGTCTCTTTGTAATGAATAACCCCATCATTCAAAGCATAACAATCAGATACAATAACATTATCCTTCTCAAAATATCTTGTGCCATCACTCAATTTATCTATAATTTTCTTATTATAGTTTAGAATATAAATTCAACTTATAAAAAAGTTGGTAAGTCTTTATTCGTTATACCTTAAGATTCTAATTATTAATCCAAGGCTTGGTATTACTAGTTACTAGCTTCACCAAATTTACTTACTTATAATCTAGAGAATTACTTCCTTAGACGGCAATTTTATATTCACCTTTGGCACGCATTAGCTTAATGAGAGCGTTCAACTTGTAAATGGGCGAGGTAGTATTATAAGCTGACCCTATTAAGTCACCTTTCTCAAATTTTGTCTTACCTACTCCTACCCAATTATTAGGTCTCGGATATTTTAATTCTCCTCCTCTAACTTTTAGGTAAATCCATCTACCTTCCTCTCTAAACTCACATTGTTTTGGTGCTTTAAGATTTCCTTCTGTATTAAGCACACGTTCCAATTACTCTTATAATATAATTTATAAGTTAGACTATATCATCCAGAAATTCATCTAGTTTCATTTATAGTCGTTGAAGGGATTTTATTTTCCCCTGCTGATTTATTTTATTACAAATATTTCCAGCAATTATTGAAATTATACGCCACAAATATAATCTATGGCCACCATGTTTCAGACCTAATGCTGCAAGATTATTCATCCTTTTAGAATGAATTTAGACTATACCATTCTTAAATTAATAAGATCTTTTTTTATAGTCGTTGAACAAGTTATTAATATATTCCTTGATGCTGATTATTTTTTTTTAATTTCCAGCATTTTACAAAGATTTTCTATATAATACTATTTTATATAGCAACCAATTTTAATTGAGTAGTACCTTCAGTTAATGATGTAGCAAATGATACGATTAAACCTATACAAACTTTATATAGATTACTAGACTATATCTTAAGAGTGTTTTAATCTCTCCTTCACACATAGTCGTTAAGAAGATATATTTTCTATATCTTTTGCTGATTATCTCTCGCTATATAATTTTCGCCTTAAGTTTTTTATTTTACAAGGCGAAGAATAAATAGCGATAATACTCCCAGCAATTCTTGAAGTTTAATAAAAGTCTATAACAAACTTTTATGGACAATTCTAAACTTATCCTATTGCTGCTCCATCAGTAAAACTAAATTTCTTTCCAATCAGGTCTGGTGTAATTGTGCTTAAATCTCCAGTTCTTTTTGTAACAATCGAACGTACTGGAACAAGATCATCCTCAGAACCATTTACTATTGGTTTGTCTGGGTATACCTTTCCGTTCGGTGCTGTTCTTCCTAATGCTTTATATCGTGGAATGAGTAATCCTGTGTTTTCTGGATCTTCTCCTTCATGATATATAAAACTATTTAAAAGGAATGAAATTTGTCGTGTTAAATATCCTGAACTAGGCCATTCAAAGAGATTAGATATTATAATTTTTAAAAGACGTCTTCTAATCTCTTATCCTGCTTACGCTTATTCACGTAAGATTAGACTATATCATGATTAAAGAGTTTCCTTAATCTAACAATACATAGTCGTTGATCTTATCTTTGTTTTCTTCTACTATTATACCTTTTTGGTCTTGGTAGATATTTTACATTATTTTTCTTATTCTCTCGATAAGCTTTTGTTTCTTGAATTTTTCTATATTCTTCAATTCCAGAGAGTATAGTTCTTGCTATACTTCCAACAAGCCTTAGAGTTTCTAAGAATTTTTCAAATCTACACATTAAGTTTTAAAAAGTACTAATAATTCATCTTTTTCTCGTTGATAAGTTGCTGATTTTAAAAAACTTTGACTTCGTCTGTCTATTATTATTTCCAGCATTTCTTTGTTATTTATAGTGGGCTACCATAAAGTTCAGGTTTTATTTCTAACTCCACTAACTTTGATACTTTGCAGTGACCTATTCTCACTTTTATAATTAAATTTAACGAATTTAATAGTAGACTGTATCATTTTACCTCTAGTTACAGTCGTTGAACTTCGGAATTTAACCGAAGATGCTGATTCAATTTTTATTATTCCAGCATTTTTTAGAGTTTTAATGCGACCAAGATCAGGTCAAATCAAGAGATCGCATGAAGCTGATAATCTTTTTCTGTATATCCCGAGAGTAAAGTTCCTCGAGTTATAACAGGACGTTCATCTACCCCTGACGTAATAAATTGGGGCATACTCATAGCTACAATTGAGGCTAGTTTTACACGATTTGCGCGTGCTAGTTCATTCTTTAAGTCTGAACTAAAACTTTCAGAAACTTCTTTCTCATATTTTTTAAATTCCTCTGTCATTATAAGAAGTTTCTGTTTATCAGTAAGATCTTTTGAATCCGCAACATTACAAATTCTCTTATAAGTTTCAGTGTCACAATCTGCATATAACGTTTTATAATCAAAAGTTACGACACCTGCTAACGTAACGACTCTAAGCGCAAATTTTGTAAGAGCCTTTCTTTTCTCAACTCCGTCAGGGAATTGATTTAGGTACAGGCTTAATTTTGTTGCGCTCTTTGCTCCGATACGTTCAAACTCGTTAGAGAATATTCCAATCTTATCTATATCTGCATCAATAATCTTCGAAATTCTAAGGCGACCATAAGAAGTAACTTTTGATTGATACTCCACATTGCCTATTTTTCCAGTAAATACAATTGGTGTACCTACTTTTATTTTCTTATCTATTTCTGCATCTTTAAGTAATTGGACATAATCTGTATAAAAATACCTCGGACTCTTTAACTCTTCCTGATCATCAAATACATATTCCGTCGCTACCGCTACAATACTAATCATTATTTCTAATATTTTTAGTATTAGACTATATCTTCTTTAGTTGTTCACATAGTCGTTGAAGGAAAGAATATTATCAATCTTTCCCTGCTAATTTGGATATTGATCCTTTCTAGCAATTCTAACAATTCTTAAGTTATATCTCAAACTTCGGACTTTATTAGAAAATCCGTTAAGTGTCTCGTGATTAAATTTATAGATAGGTTCATTATTCTTCTTATAAATTGTCACATATCGCTTTTATCTAATATAATTATCTATACTAGAAAGACTATATAATTCTCTTTTCTTTTAGAGATTTCATTTATAGTCGTTGAAGGGATTTTATTTCCCCTGCTGATCTTTCTATTTCTTTTGAAAGTTCCAGCAATTATTGAAATTTTAGAGACCCCAAAATTCCAGAGGACTCATGCGTTCGTAGGTTTCGGCGGATGCTTCGGGTGGTACCAACTGACATCTTATAAAATATTTTATAAGACAGACTATATCATCTAAGTTATATTTCAAACCTAGTTCTATATTTAGTCGTTGAACATTTCGCTTACGCTTAATGATGCTGATTTGATTTGTTATCTTTCCAGCATTTTAATAGAATTTTCATGAAGTATTTTAACTTTAAGCTACTCTTTTACGAATAGAAACAGTATCACCATCGAAGTCAGCATTTAAAGGTTCACATACCTGTATAGGAAAGTGTCACTTTTGTGTAAAATATTTTCATTTACTAAGTAGACTATATCATTGGATTCGTTCCATATCATTTATAGTCGTTGAAGGGATTTTATTTCCCCTGCTAATTAGATTTTATATCTTTCTAGCAATTATTGATATTTTTCCTAGTTTAGTTTTATTCACTAGGCCACACTTTTACATATGGTATAGTCATCATGGATTTTCAATTTCATTGCAAAAATCGAATATTCATGAAGACTCGGTTGGCGATTAACTCTGTGATAATCAATACTTTAGCCAACATTATAATTGATTATCCAGGATATTTTCTACCCTGCAAAGACTATATTTTCCATGGTTAAAACTAGGTTATCACAACACTAGCCTGGTTTTGTCCATAGTCGTTGAATTGTGATTAATTTATTTATACGAATTTAAAACCTTTTTCAGGATGTTTTTTGATCCAATAACTAATAGTACTATCTGGAATATTTAATTTTCTAGAACAATCAGAGATACTATTATAAATTACACCATTATAATCCTGAACAGCTTTTGACATTTTATTATTTTTAGAAATTTTCTCTCTTACTTCCTCAGAGAGAGGTTTTCCTTTTCTTCCACGAAGAGCGTTTCCAATAGCTTTTTTATGACTTTCAGAAAGACTTTTACCTAAATGGGACAACTTTAACTTATCTTTCGTTTCTTTTGATAAATGTTTTCCTTTTTTAGATTCAGAAACTTTTCTATTATGATCCTCAGAATGTACTTTTCCTTTTAATGCAAAAGAAATTTTCTGCTTATGTTCTTCTGATAAAGGTTTTCCTTTCTGATAATTTGCCATAGTTTCCCTTAATTGACTAATAGTTTTTGTAGAGAATTGATTTAAAGCTAGATTTCGTTCAGCTCTTGTATTTTTATTTCCGACAATCATTATATTAGCTGCATATATTATTTTTCCTATATTTGGATATATTTTTACAAGTAATAAATGAGCCATTATATGATATCTAACAGGCATTCTTACTAAATTATCTTCCTTATTTGTTCCACCCATACATTTAGGTAATATATGGTGAACCTCTGTATACATATCTTCTGGATAACCATCAGACTCCAATTGTATACATTTATCTATAAGTTGATTATATGTTTTATAATACCATAGTTGATTATGGTATTTAATTTCTTCTTGTGTCATAAATTTCAAAGGTTTATTTTATTTTGTATAATAAATTTCAAATTACTATTATTTTTTACTTTATCATCCAAAAAGTTATATACGTCTTTTCTAATTTTATCATCTAAAAATTCAGTATACCTTGTTTCGTCTTTAGACAGTTTAGTATATTTTTGAAATTTAATAAAAGTATCAAACTCGAGATCAGCTAGTTCATTGGTAGGTCCTGATATAATTGCTACAACTTTTCCACCAAGTATTTGAAATTGATTCATCAATTGGGTATTAATTCTACGTTCCCAATTCTTTGAAAATCCAATTTTTATTGATTTCGGATATCTTACAAAATATAAATAACCAGTTTCTCCTTGAAATTTATTTCCAAGTAATATTCTATTATTTACTCTCATTGCATACTCAGATCCATAACCTTTAGAATTTTTATCTAAAGCATTTTTAGCTCCAAGTAATGCCATTCTTTGTCTCTTCTCTTCACTAGAATTCCATATACCAATTTTAGAAGTACCTTGATATCTTCCTTGAGCATGTAGTTGCTTCATATGTTCAGATCTATTAAAAATTGGTTGTGTAGATACTAGAGAAGAGAAGTGTTTAATTCTAAGTACCTTCATAATATTCTAGTATTTTAATTATTATAAATTCGTATAAATAAATTATCTTCAACTGCTGATTAGAAATAAAATTCTTCCCAGCAATACACAAAATTTAATACATAATTCACATTATATATTCTAGGATTCACACCTAACGTACCAATTAGGAAACCATTAGTACGATTTGTTTTTCCGCATACTCTTTAAACATTTTCAGAGTTTCCGGATTATTATATTCTTCTTTTGTTGCTTTGAGTGCTTCGTTTTTGGTAAAATTCAGCTCTTTCATTAAGTAATCTAAGAAACCTTCCCGACACATTTCATAAGCGATATGTATTGGAACAGAGATTTCATCGATAGCTAATGTAGTACTAGGTATAATTGGGCATCTAGCAGAATTTTTAGTACGGACAGAATACAAGTCACGTGCTAGATTTTCTTTAGATGTATTAAGTAGTGCTGTAGCTTCTTTTTTCCCAGCATTTAGGAGAGCACGTAAAAGGGCTGTATATCTAACTCTTTCTCCAGGGGTATTAAATTTAGATGTAACTTCCTCATAGTTCAAGTCATTAGATTTTTTATCTTCTACGCAACAAAGTCTGATAATAATAGAGTACCAAATACTAAGTTTATGAGATCCCATTACTTTTTTCCCGTTTTTAATTCCGAGAGTAAAAGGTCTCATCATAGCAGGTTGTACTAGGTAATACCGATTAATTAATTTTTTAAATTCTGTAAGACGAGCGGGAAAATGTTCTTCAATAATTTTAATTAATCCTTCGTAAGAACATAGAGCTTCATCAGTAATAAATTCTGATATTTTTAGTTCTTTTGTTGTTGGATTATATTCGAACTGGCAGGTATCAAAAACTTTAATACCTAATTTCTTTGCTCCTCTTGCACTATAACCATTTCTTCGAAGATCGTCTCCAAAGAAATCTAACACAATTTTACTATCTTTAAAAATATCTTCGAAAAGTTCTTTAAAGATATCAAAACGTAAATCATTCAAGTAATAGAAAGGAAGTTCAATTCTAGCAAATCTTCTCAATCCCTCTTCTCTTGTAAATACTCTTGCCCCGCAATGAGGACAAGGTTCAGCAGAGGGTTGTCGAATTTTTCCACAAATACATCTATCTTCCATGGGTGAGCCAAAAATATCGACATCATAGACTCCACCGGCGATAGGTTGTATTCCATTGTACTTCAGGTCCAAGTCTCTATGATTAAATAGGACTTGATCTTTTCCATCACTTTTAGTATAATCGATGATAGCTTCATCGGTTAGTAACTCAAGAGATACTGACATAAAATTTTAATATTTTTACTGTTTAACCATTCCTTCGACATCTTTCCAAATTATCTTAGTAGCTAGTTCAGAATCGTCAGGATTATTTTTTGACCAATCTTTATATACTTGTTTTACATCTGATATTGCATCTGATCTGGTCTTGTCTTTTAATCTTTCATAAACTCCTGCTTCTTTATCTATAACTACCTCAATCATATCTGAAATAATATCTTGAGTAATAGCTCTTGATGTATTAGTAAATCTGGATCTATATTCACGATAAACCAATACGTCGTCATAAGTAAGTTCGAGATCAGAGTATTCGGCTGATGATCTAATTTCGGCTGGTTCTTTATTAAACCATGATAACTGTAACTTTCTAACTCGATCTGCCACAGCCTGTCTACCCATTTCTTCGTACTTCTTTGCTAATTCTTCGACGATATCATACTTAGCTTTTAGGATTTTTCTCATTGCTTCTTTTATCTGAGTTGCATATTCTTCGGGCATAGTAGGACATTCAACAATTAAGTCATACATACCAGAAGAGAATAAGAAAATAATAAAAGCTGGAATTTGTCTTTGTTTTCTTCGCTTTGATATAATAGAGTCTTTGCTAATATCACGAGTAGCCAAAAATTCTATGAATCTTGCTATTTGGTTTCTCGCTTCTTCAGCATATCTCTTATTAAATCCAGAGTCATCCTCATCTTTAAAGTCTATATCAACATCTTCTCCGCGTAAAGGAGTATCAGGTGTATAGAGGCTATTAACCATACGAGAGTGACCTTGCTTATGAAACAAATCTTTAATAATATTTCCGACTGTATTAACTGAAGTATGTTTAGGATTAGCCCAAACTATAGTAGTAACAGCATCTTCAATTGCATTATCTTTATCCAATTTTCCTGCTGCTATTATGTCATCGTATGCTGTAGATAACCAAAGTTCGTCCTTAGTCATCTTACCTTCATACTGAGACTCATCTACTTTAATTTTCTTCTCATCCTCGTCATCTCCAATAATACTCTCATCAGAACCTTCAGAGTTATCGTCGTCAGAATCATCTCCTGTTTCGTCTGGACCTAGATATCCTTGATTTTCTAGGTCTTCTTCTTCTTCATCTAACAAATAATCGTCTTCCATTCTTTATTAGCATTATTATTTTTAATTAATTAGTATAAACCTTGAGAGGACCTGAAATTTCCTCTCAATTATTAGGGTAACACCTTCTGGGATACGTGTTTTAGAGGTTTAGAGGAAGAAAAATAAAGAGGGATTTGTTATTTCCCTCTTTTTTTATATTTATTTTCTTTTTAATAATTCATAACCCTTTGTTTGTTTCTTCTTTCCTGTAGTTTCATCTAAAATTGTAACATATATCAATTTAACTTCAAAATAATTTTCTAAATCTTTTGCCTTAGGAGTAGCTGTATAGGAAATTGATGGATAAAGATACTCTAGTCTAGATTTTATATTAGCTAATGTCAATTTATCTCCAACTTTAAATTCTGAATAAATAGTATTAACTAAAAGTTCTTGACTAAATGTAACTATTCCAAGCTCTTTCTCAATCTTATATTTATCATATCCTAAAGCTCTGAGTTTTTGAGGTCCGAGTGCTAAATAGTAAGACTTAATATTATCATGTTCTCCAATCTGATCTAATACTACTCCTATAATTTGATCATTAAAACTATATTCACAAAGAAGTTTAAGTTTGGCTTTAAAAGTACCTAATTCTTGATATTCCTTTAAAAAATCTGATATCTTTCTATTAACTATATCATCCGGAGATAAAGTATTATGAACTGTTGAGAATACAGTAAATCTATCTTTATAATCTATTTGCTGTATCTTAAAAGCTCTAATCTCGTTAACCAATACTAAATTATTAAGAGCAGGTACTAAAGTTCCACCCTGATGTTCGTTTACAGCTATATAATCATTCTTATAATTATTACTTTTTACATCACTTTGATACTTCTTAGCTAAATTATACTTAACATCATCTAAAGCTGTACTAAATGCAGATAATAAGTCACTAGTAGCTTTCTTTTTTCTTTCTATTTCCTTATTAAACTCCTCCTGACTAACCTTTCTATAATCACAGGTAGATCTATAATAAAAAGTAGCTTCGTTTTTCCATGGATTTTCAAACAATCTTTGCCTTCCCAGAATTTGAGGTAAATCTTCAGAAATATCAACAGCTAAAGAGTCTATATTACTATCACTAAAGATAAACGATCTAGCGCATAAACTATAAAAGTCTGCTCCAAGGTATACAGTTCTAGTACAGAATGTAAACATCTTAGGTTTAACCCCTTTCAATGGTACCTCTCCTATCACAAATTTCTTCCCTAATCTTTTTTGAATTTTTTTGAGATTATCTGGTGTATTACTACATAATATATTAACCTCCTCTGATTGAAGATCACATTTCTTTATAATACTGACTATATGATTAACAGAGTTTACATAAAATACAGCTTCATCGCTAATTATTTTAGTAGGATAACCGTTAATCATCCTTATAGCACTTTCAAAGTTACCAGATTTATAGGATTGAATAATTTCTGGTAATTTAGTTCCTACACTCATCATAGATAACACTTTTAAAGCAGGTTTAAGAATTCTAGATGGGTCCTCTTTCCCCCAATTCATATCTATATAAGGTAAACCATCAAATTCATCCAGCATGTTTAAATATTCCTCTAACATTGGAGTTGCACTAACAAATAGAGCTGAATGGGATTGATGTAAGTGATATAAGAAATCTAATTCAGTATCTGATTTAAATTTAGCATCATGTAAGATAGTTTGAAATTCATCTATTATAGTGTAAAAACTTTGAAATATACCTAAAGATGTTAATATATCTTTTACAATTCTATAAGAATCGTAAGTAACTAGAATTTTACATGGTTTATCTCCTAAGTATTTTCTCTCATTTAGGTAATCTTTAATTTCATTCATTAATCGGTTATAGACAGTATTTTTCCCATTAACCATCTCATCTAATTTCTCCATAAATTGATCTCCTCTATTAATAGATTTATCAATTTTAGAAAGATCTTTATCAATTGGTACTTCTTTTTCCAACTCGTTTATAACTAAATAAACGTCTCTACCATGTTGATCCTTTTTATTTTTAAGTAACATCTTTCTAGGAGAACAAAGTATTACATTTTCAGGTCCTCTTAAACAATATTCTGTAAATCCACATCCAGGTAATTGTTTATTAATTATACACTTTACAGGTAGTTTATAAAATCTAAATAAACTATCCATTTCTGAAATATATCTAATACCTCTAGGTACTATGATATCAGGTAATTTATTGATCATAAATATTTAATATTTTAATTGTTATTTTTTAATTCAATACAGAATCCAGTTACATAAAAATGAAGACATAGGAGTCTCCCTTTTTCATTAATTAGAGTTTAAAGTTATTAGAAGAGCAAAATAACAACTTAGATTGGAGTAAAAATACAAATAATGAAAGAATATGTTATCCTAAAAAAAAGTTGTAATATTTAGATTAGATTCGCCTCCTTGGAGAGGCGAAAATCAATAATATAAAATCTTTATAACATCTTCATTTTCTGGGTTTATTTTCTATATATCTATTCAAAGTTTCTTCCTTAGACACCCCTAGCGGTAGCGAAAAGGGGTGTAATATAAGGGAAGCTCCTTTGTCCTCATAAATAAGTTATATTTTGCTCTTTAGGATCCTTTAGATTCTAATATATGAAGATTAAGAAAAAATAAACCCCAAGATATTTTCTATCTCAGGGTTGTAGTGGGTTTAGAGTCAGTCGTCAAACATTCGTCTAAACCTCCGTCTTTCTCTGTCTACATTCATTTGTGCCAGAGAATCATTGAATATATCTATGAGGGTATCTTTTAATTCAGAATCCTCTAGAAATACTATCACTGCGATTATAATTATAGCAATGATAGCATATTGAATAATTTCATTTTTATTCATAATACTGGTCTAGTTTATTTTGGGTTATTTTTCTAATGCCAGTATTTTTCTATGAATTTTTCTTAATCTTAAAAATTAATGCTAGTTCCTTTTGTATATTTCGCACATATACTTTAGGAGCTAGCTCATTTATTTTTTTTTACATATATAAGGCTTTTAAGGAATAAAAAAAGAAAGGGAAAATTAATCCCTTTCTTATATTGAACTTACTTCGACGTCATGCCATTTCCCCTTACTTTCTCCGACGGGTTTTAAGATATCTATACAAAATTTATATCTTTCATTCATGGTATCTCTAACTTCATATATTCCATCGATACTTGGATCTGATTTACATCTAATTCTTACTTTTGATCCATATTTAAATTGTTTTCTAAGATCTCTAGATACAGCAATCCATTTAAGTTTTCCTTGATTTAGTTTTTCAAGGTCAATTTTTGAATTATCTGCTGTTACTAGAGGATCAGAATCACATTGACTTTCGACTGGATTATAGATAGTTGCAGTTACCTTTACTGTTTTCTTGTCTTTCAGTTTTTCTTCCTCTTTCATTATTGAGTCGAGGAGTTGTTCATATTCATACTCCTCTTCTGATTGCCAAATTATTTCTTTCGGCTTTGGTGCAGGTGATATTACTATTGAAATTACTAATATAATTCCTACGATAACTAATACAGTACCTAAACACCGATCAATTTTTTCTATTAATTTTTCTAGTTTCATATTATAAAAATTTAAAACTCCCTAAGCTTTTTTATTATTGCTTAAGGAGTGTATTATCATTTACTTATTTTTCTCATATATAAGGCCTTCAAGTTATATCATCCGGCCAAAATTAAAAGCCCTCTATTCATCACGAACCAAGAGCTTATAAGTCAAAGTACAATTTAAATATAACATATTATTTATTTCATCATATATAAGGTTTTTAGGCTTCTTTATCTACTGGCCGGAAATAAAAAAAGAAGGGAGTTTTGTATTTACTCCCTTTTAAAAATATTTAATTATATCTTCTCTTCTAAGTTCCGGATCTTGAAATAATTTTACCATTTTGTCATAGTATCCATTCTCTACATATTTTCCTTGATCTGATTTTCTAACTTGACTATTATTTATAAATGTAATAAATCTAACAATTCCAGTAGGTTCAACTCTTCCAAACACTACTCCATCTTTCATTCTACTTATTGTTCTGATATCTATTAACTTCTTTGGATCTTTCTTATCAAAAATGGGAAAATACTCTAAGTTGAAATATATTCGATTTCTTTTCAGAAAGGTTGAAACTAAGTCTTCAAATGTCACTTTCTCTGGTTGCACTGATTCTAAGTATCTCTCACGATATCTTTTTATAAGGTGCGGCTCCAGTAACATTACCAGTGTTTTTGATTCGTATCTCGCACATGACTCTATAAAGAACATTGCTACTTTATTTCCAGACCAAATATCATTAGTTATTATAAATGGATGATATTGTATTAATGATTTCTTTATTTCTTCTTTTGGAGAACTTATATCATTTACTGCGATATTATAATTTGTACCTCTAATTTTCAACTTTCGATCTATTATAGGTACAGGCTTTTTTGTTCTATCATAAATTTTCTTGATCTTATATTTGTTATTATTTAAGATCTCCATTAATTTTTCATCAATTATTTCTTCGTCTTTTTTGTGCTCTTTTATCATATCTGCACAGCTCATTCCAAGTACTATCATAATTTATTTTTTATTATTTAACATTAATAAGGTTCTCAAGAATAAAAAAAGAAGTAGGGATTTTATACCCTACTTTTAAGTTTACGAGATTTATAATAGAAAGTATCGATTTCTTGTTCTAGTTTTTTATTTAAGAAGAGACTACTATATGAACTCTTCACTAGTTTAGCACATAAAGAATCGTACTCTTTATTAACCTCATCTTTTTCTTTTTCTGTAAGCTTTCTCGAATCACCTTCATAATTTCTCATAGCGTTTTCGAGTCTTCTTTCTAGTTCATCTTTTTTAGTTCTTAATATCACATCATCTAACATTATTTTTGTTAGAAATAGTGTTCCTGCTGTAACTAAAGCAGTAATTAATGTTTCACTCTTCATTATTGTTTATATTTTTATTGTTTACATTAATAAGGCTTTTAGGTGAGTATTTTATTAATGCACATCCTTTTATACAATTCTTTCTTAGGGTACATCTTTCTGCACAGTATTTTATAAATAATTCTTCATCAATAGGGATGGGCCGAAGACTAGAAGTATTAATAGTCTTCTCCGAAAATCCTGAATCTTGAGCAGAATGAACAATTGAATAAATCGGCCCTAGAATATCGATGACGTAATATTCTTCAGGGTCTCTTTTTCCAAAATCTCTAATGATCTCTAGAAATTCAGCCCAACCTATAAATCCATTATTCTGTGGATTAATTTTTACAATATCACCTTCTTTCATTTTCTAACCAATTTAATATATCTTTCCATTCAGTCCATTCGAATCCAGCTTTATCATCTAAAAGAATATCATAGTAAGGTTTAGTTTCAAAACAAGAAATTCTTCCTGATCTTACTTCTGGATTTTGATTGAGGTATTTAAAATTTATTCCATCTTCCCTGAATTTCTCTTGGTACATTTCTAATTTTTCAGGATAACTGGATGACCATATTAATAATATAGTATCTTCTCTAGCTGATAATTCCTGAAGTGCTTCTTTTGAGGATCCTAAGTATGTAAAGTTCTCAGTTTTATTCCATGAAGGTTCAAGAATGGTACCATGAATATCTACTGCAATATAGATTTTTTCATATCCAAGTTCATGATTTTCTTTATATGTTTTCTTTAAGTATTCTAGCATAATTATTTATTTTTATTTATACACTTATAAGGAAATAAAGAAAGAAGGAATGAACTTTCTCACTCCTTCCTAATGGGTTTTATTCATCAAAAAATAACCATCCTAAAATTGCTCCTCCAATTAAAACAGATAGACCTGCCTGAAATCCACCCTTGCGGTATTCATTAATAGCTAGTAACCCTATTCCTGCTTTAAATATATTCTTAGGAGATACTTTAATTAAAACTTTTTCATTCTTTTTCATGATTATAATTCTTTTTTAATATGAATAAATCCGATAAATTGCTTTTCACTATTAAATACTCTTACGAATAGGTTATTTGTCATTTCGTAAGTATCTTTTATAGTTATTACTCTACTCATCAATTTATCTTTAATGAGTTTTTGTAATTTTATTTTTATTCTCTTTCCTAGACATACTTTATTTACTATGTCTTGAATTTTAACACTACTCCTGCCATTAAAAGCAAGACTGTATTCTCCTTCTCCCGGGAATTTAAATTTTACTGTCCCTAAGATATTTCCTTCTTCTGGAAATATTTGTTTTTCATAATTCTTTTCCATTTTTCTTTTCTTTTAAGTTTTAATTACATTAATAAGGCTTTTAAAGGATGAGAAGAAAAAAAGAAAGGAGATCAAACTCCTTCCTTCATCATTTCCTCGTCTTTTATGGCATCATGTTCTCTTTTCGGTGTAAGGATAAATTCTTGATATTGTTTCATTAAGTCTCCTGTAGGTTCTAAGTTTTTAACTAACCTGTGAAGACTACTAAGTTTATTCAATAATTTCCCTCTTACTGAAATTGATACCTTTAATTTCTTTTCGAGTTTTTTGTTTTCTTCTACAAGATCCTTAATAGTTTTAGTTTGGATCTCGTAAGTTTGTTTTAATTCTTCATTTTTTGCTGTGAGATCTCTGATAATCTCAGTTTGATCTTTATTAGCTTGTTTTAATCTATTAAGCTCCTCTTCTTTGATTTCTAAAGAGTGAAAAAGCTTAATAGATGTTTCTTTGTAATAATTCATTTTTTCCTTACAGGTTTTATTACCTATAAGTTTTCCTACTATACCAGATACTATTGCCGTTCCGGTTGTAATTGCTATAAATTGTTTTGAATTCATAATACTTTTGTTTATTGTTTTTCATTAATATTTTATTATCTCATCATTAATAAGGCTTTTAAGGAATAAAAAGAGGAAGTTGTCTCCTCCCTCTTTGATTATTTTATTTGAATAGATATATTAAAAATATATTTCCTATAAATAGACATATTAATTCTATCCAATCAAATTTTTCATATACTTCTTCATCTTTTCTTCCTGTTAAGAGAGCAAAGATAGAGTATAATACAGCTGCTCCAATTATAAATACAGAACTATCTTCTACTACTTTTCCTATTCCAAACTTCTCTACTATATAAAAATTCCAGTAAAGTTGCCCAGTTATTGCAATCATAACAGTTGCAAATATACCCTTAAAGAAGCAATTAATTAGTTTTTTCATAACGTCTTAATATATTTTGTGCGGTTCCAGAAGTCCATCTACCTTTCCGAATAAATGCGATATCTTCTGTTGATATAGTTGTCATTGCTGAATCTCTTTGAACATCGTCTTGATAACCTCCGGCCGTTTTAAATAACATAGAAGCTAAATATCTAGGTTTTTCAAGCATATGATAAACTGTAACTCTTGAATGATTCTTAAGATTATCTCTTAACCAATCTTGAGCTAATCTATCAACTCCGATACATTCAGCTACTACGAATTCTGAATCTTCGGCCGCTGCTTCTACAAGACGAGGAACATACCATTCTTTAAATTCTTTTTCAGTAATATCTCTATGTCCTGAAATAAAATAAATTTTCTTTTTCATTATTATTCTTTATTAAAATTTTATTACATAAATAAAGCTTTAAGTCCCTTATAAATGTAAAATAAAATAAAAAAATATGAAAAATTTGAATATTCCGTATGAAATAACATTAGTTTATTTTGACCATGGAACAGATTTGTTTCCAGAAGTTGTAAATAAAAAGGACTTAACAAAACCATTGCGTAATAAAGTATATAATAGTGTTAAGTCAGATAATTTCAATTTGAATGGTAACAAAACAGTGGAAGAGAAAGATATCTCTGAGGTTGTTGTACTTAACTCTGGATTTCATATATCTTTAGCAGAGAATTCACTCTTTTCTTCATATGGAAGATATAATGTTAAGTATGGAGAGGGTGGACCTAGAGTAGCTGTAAGGATTCAAAATGATGAATTAGATTCAAAACTCCCAGGGCGAAACGTTTATATTTATGTAGCTATTGAAGGATTTTTTAAGATTCTTCAAGATACTAGATATGTTTCTGATGGAAATCTACACGGAACTTTCTCTTTAGGTATTGGATGTTTTCCTAGTTTAAAATTAGTAAAGGAAGATTCAACAAATAAATCATTTATATATTCTACGGAGATTGGGAAATTGATTGCAACAAAACCTAAAACGACAAAATGGAAACCTGGATATGTATATGCATTATCTCCGATGGAATTAGTTCTTTATCTAGGAAGTTATATTGAACCTTTTTCGCTCAAACAGTTCAGTTATAGTGGAGGACGTGAAAAGGTATCAAGTATATTTTTAAATTTCTTTGATTCATATTGGTTAGATATTGAATCAGATCGAGAAATACATTTATGTATTCCGATAAATAAGAGAAATAATATTTTAGAAAAATTATCAGGAAAAAATAATAATATAAAGGATTTTATTCAAGGATATTTCTCTGAAAATCTTGAAAATGTAGATAATATAAGAGATGGTATAACTAGAGGAGTTTTAGATATTAAGAAAACTGCTATGAAAGGAACAGAAATCGAGCAACTTTTGGTAGGTGTAGATGATACTTATAACCCAAGAGATGTAATTGTGGATGTTATTGAATCTCTTTCTCATGTAGATTCTATAGATTTCTCTGCATTATCTAGTAAACCATTAGTGGATTTAAATGTAACAGATGGGTATTATCTTAGTATTCTTGAGATTGATCTTAAATTTTTCTTAGGAAATTATCCGAAATTAAAAAAATTTTATATAGAGAAATTACTTGAAAAGGATAATGTTGAATATAAATATAAACGAATCTTACAATATAAAAGTCTTTATAGTGATACCTCTCTAGATAGTATTCTTAATCTTACTCAGCATTATAAAGGAGTATTTATTCTTAAAAATCTTAGTAATTATTTTGGTTTAACTGAAGATGATATAAAACAATTAGTAATAGATAAAGTAATGAAAAATTAACTCTATGGAAACTATTAAAGAAGCTGTTACAGAATTAGGTGATATTAGAAAATCAATAAATAACTATAAGAGTATCAAAAACAGTATTAAGAAGACAATTACTGAAGGTTTGGATGAGATGATTAGATTTCTCATGGTTGGTCCAGGAGTAGTTAGTCCAGAGGCAACAAGAACTAGATGTAATAAAGTTATGGATTTGATTAAAATTTGGTATAAAAAGCCTGAAGATAGGGATTGCATTGAAAAAATTTTAGATATTAAGCGGAAGTTTATAACTCCCTCACTTACGGCTGGAGACTCTGAAGAAAAATCTATATCACAAAGGGAAGAAGAGATAGTAACTAGATCAAAGGAGTTAGAAGAGAAAATTCCAGCCGATCTTAGGGAGAAATATCTTCCGATGTATATAGAAAGACTTAGACCTGAAACTATTGAAAGAGGTGATGTAGCATTTCTTCCTATTGGACCTATACTTCACTATTGTATTGTTTTTAAAGTAGTTGGAGAGATATCATTTGTCTTATCAATTACTACATCAGGAGAGGCTAAAGGGTTCGTAGGATATCAACTTAAAAGATCTAGATTCTTTAAAGGAACTGCTCTGTATACTCTTCACCAGGTTCCGACTGCTTTAGTGAATAGGAAATTTGTTATGCCTTATGATAATAAAGCAGAATTAGGAAGAATTTTTACAGGTTGTGAAGAATATCTTAAAACAAATGTATTAAAAAGAACATATAATAAAAGAAAAAAGAAATGAGCACTAAGATTGGAGTAATTGTTGGTAGATTTCAAGTAGATAATCTAACAAGAGGACATAACTATTTATTAGATAAAGTTAGAGGAGATTTTGGAAATAATAATGTAGTTATTTTTATAGGAGAAACAAAAAACTCAGAAAGAACTGCACATGATCCTCTCCCTTTTGAAGCAAGGAAAGAAATGGTACTTGAGTCCTATCCAAAGATGAAAATATTTAAAATTAGTGATCTAGGTAATTATCCTAAATGGGTTGAAACGCTAGATCATAGAATTAATTATTTAAAAAGTCTTGAGGAAATACCACAGGATTCTGAAATTTATATCTGTGGTTCTAGAGATTCTGTAGCTGAGAGATATAAAGAAAATGGAGGATTCTATAATATAAAAATTTATCCTGATCAAAAAGATGATGTGCATGTAACTTATTCTGGAACAGAAATAAGAAGGAGAATTGTTAATTGTTTTACACCTAATTGGAAAGATGAAAAGTTAAGAAAATTTTTAATCTGGTGGTATGGAAGATCATGTGAATAGACTAAGAAGAATATGTAAAGAAACATATAAAGAATATCTGAGTTTATGTAGAGATATAGATACGTATTTTCACAGAAAACTTCTTCAGGAGGATGAATCTTTTGTAAATCTCATGGAACCTTTCAAAGTTTGCTTAGATCTCAGTGATAGCTCTAACTATTTAGTAGAATATTATACTGGTAATGGAAATTTTCTGAAGATAGATGAGCTTTCATTCTACTTCTTAGAAAAACTTTTTCGAGATTACTTAGAACCTTTGGATAAAATAATGAAATTTACTAGTAGAACGCAATGTAGATTTATGAGGTTTTTAGAAGATCTTATTAAAATTAATCCAGAAAGTAACTACATAAATTCAATTCTAGATAAATGTGAAATAAATTTTCAGTATATTCGAGATACAGTGATAAATAATATTGGATATTTTGGGTATTCTGAACAGATTTTAGTATCAACATCAACATATAATGATGAAAACTTTATAACTGAAACTGTAAATTTAATAGGAGAATTTATAAAAATAGGAAGATTATATGAAGAAGAATAGAGGAAAAGAGTTAGCATATATTCTAAGACATAATCCGGCCGAAGTAGAAGGAGCGCTTGATTCAGAAGGTTGGTTAGAAACAAAGAAGTTAATTGATCATGGCTGGACTATATCTGAACTAAAAGAAATAGTAGATACTGATAATAAAAAGCGCTATGAATTATCGGCCGATTTAAGAAAGATTCGTGCTCTTCAAGGTCATAGTGTTAAAGGTATTAATGCTAATTTTAAGAAGTATACAGGATGTAATATTGTCTATCATGGAACGCAAAGGAAGTTTTTAGAAAGTATATTTAGAGATGGGTTAGTCCCGGGGAGTAGAGAATACGTACACTTAAGTTCAGATCCTTTGACAGCAAGAAATGTAGCTCTTCGAAGAGGTCCTGAGATAGCAATACTTAAAGTAGATTTAGAAGGATTAGAAGATGAAGTATTTATATCTGGAAATGGGGTTATTCTAGTGAAAAAAGTTAGTCCAGAGCATATTATTGAAGTAGATTATGGTTCCTGAGAGAAATAATAACTATACGTTTATCATAGAAGTAGATTGTGATGAAGGTGAGGAGAATATATCAATTACTGAGATATCTTTAGATGAATTAAATCAAGTAAATCCTCTTCTTTTAGACATAAGAGAAAATCAAGGATATTATCCAACCGGAGATTTCTTGGTGTATCCTGATCCAAGTCCTGAAGAATTTTATGGAACTAGATTTAGGGAAAGTTTTGATATTCTAGAATCAAGACTTCCATGTCCGAAGAGTGGATTTAAAAGAATACTAGAAATTAAGGTATTTTCAGAATCCCCAATTTCCTTATATATGTAAAATAAAATTAAACAAAAATGAAAAACTTAAAAGACATGGAAAAGAATGAAAACTACTTTGTTAGAGAAGACATTGTAAGTGAACAACACGTACACCATAAAGATGAATATCGTGAAAAGAAGAGAGATAAAGTCATCTTTACGAGTACGATTTTGGAAGAAACTACACCACAGCCTAAAAGAAAAGAGGATTATGAAAAATCTGAATACTTTCTTGGGTAGTTTAATATAAAGAAAGTGGTTTTGTTGGGAGAACTTAGGAGAAGATCTTAAGTTCTCTTTTTTGTTCCCCACAAACTCTTATTAATGTATTATCATTAACATTAAACAATAAAACCATGAATTCTTTAAAATTTTACATTGACAAACTAAAAGATTGTGATGCACACGAAGTTATTAATTCTTTGAGAGTAAATCCAGTATTAAGTGTGGAAGAGAAAAATTTAATTTATTTATATCTTTTCCCTAGACCACTCTTAGACCGACAACTTCCAGAAAGAATTATAGCTTACAGAAAAAATAAGAACCCACAAGGATCTCTTCAACCAGATCTCGGAGAAATTGGATTACTTGTGGAGGCTTATCGTACGGAACAGTATAAAAGATTTATGAAACATTTATTCCACTCTTTTACAGATCCTGAACAACTCTTCCCTATTGCTGGTTTAGGACAATGTGAGTGTGCAATTTGTGGAAAGAATATGTATGAAGAAGGAGCATGGTTTGATCTATGTTCTAGGTTTGAATATAATCAGCTAGAAAAAGAGAAAAAAGAATATCTTGCTTTTGGAAGTAAGAATTCTGGTATAAATTTATGTCTAGATTGTATTATTCAATTAAAAGAAACTTCAATACTTTTAGAAGAGATTGAGCCTGGTTATCTTCTAGATTGGAGAAGTAGATGTAAACCAGCGTTATTTGTGTAAAGAAATAAAAATCCCAAGCCTTATTTTACATAGGGCCTGGGTTTATTTTTTATAATTTTTGGAGATCTAAAATTTTAAGATCTCCTATTTTTTCTTTTCCATAAGAGAATTCATAATATTCTGCTTTAGAATCAATCAAGAATGTATACGTTTTATCTTTATCTTCATTAGTTAAAGTAATCGCATAATTATCTTGTTTATTGTGTTTTAATTTTAGTTTATCAATTCTAAAGTATAGAATTTCTGGAGTCTCTTCGTCAGTTTTAATCACTGCTGCAATATTATAATTACGTCCAAGAAGTTCAGATTGTTCTTTAGAGTTTGATAGATTTTCAAGAGCTTCGATAGATAGTGTTTTAGCATTATCAAATTTCGCTAAGAGTCTATCATAAAAAGCTTTCTCTTCTTGAACCTTAAAGTGCATTGATAACGGAAGAAATCTCAATGATTTTCCCGTTTCCTCTGGACTTTCAAAACTAAAGCCTTCCGGAATAATTCTAGCTTCTTTGACTTCCTCTTCCCCAATTATTTTATACTTAATAATTGAAGTTGTAGTCATAGGATCATAATCAGTTATATCCTCAACTTTTACTTCTTTAAGAGAATAGTCCCATCTTCCAGTTTCATCTCTAGAATAATCAATTAGTGCTAAAGAAGATCCAATATGTTTTGTTAGATCTCCTCCTCTAGGAACGTAATTTAGATTTCCTTCATAGAAACCATATAACTTTTTGTACTTGTCTAATGTTGTTAATTCTTTTTCTGGTTTAAATTCTAACATGATTTTATTGTTTTAGTTAATAAAAAAATATTTTCTTTCACATATAAGATTCTCATCCTATTAAAGGAGCAAAATAAATAACTACACCAATCCATAATAGACTAGTGTAGTTAATATTATTAACTGTTACAAATTTTTATTTCTATGTCATTTAAACGTTCAAAGTAGCCAATCCATGGAGTACTATAAGTAAAGAAAGTTCCATCATTTTTCTTTAACTTCAGAGAATATCTACTGTATTGTCCTTCTACATACCACCAATTCTTAGCAGCTTCTTTTTTAAGTTTTTCTCTTGATTCAGAAGTACATATATATTCTAAATCCATTGCAAATTTATAATGCTGTCGAATTGCTTCTTCATTTTCTTTTGCGATAGATATATTATTCCAAGGATAATCAATAATATCTACATCATTATGCGTTTCAAAAGAACTTCCTGTTTGGTAATAAATGATCAAATGTATGATGTCTTTTTCTTGAATATCATTGATTATTTCTTTAAGTAGATTCTTGGCAGCTTCTTCATCTTTTACTCCAAGCGCTTTTAATTTTTCCAAGTATTTTTCCATATAATCTTTGTATAAATTCTATAGTCCAAATTCCAATTACAAATAGGATTGCTAACCCACAGAGTAATATTCTAATCATAAAATGGTACTATTTTCCAACTTGCTTGTCCTATCTTCCAATTCACTTCTATATAAAAAACATTACCTTCATTTGTAATATATTTCACATAAGATCTCCAATCGCGAGTTATAGTTAACCATGGTTTTTTATTATAATTTACAGCATCGATTGAATCTAATTGTCTGTATATATCATGTTCATTTAAATATGTACAAATTTTTTTGGCAGTATCATAATCAAAAAATTTAGCATCAAATCCTACATCAAACTTTATGAAACCAAGATCTTCATTAGTATTTGAATCTATTGTTTTAATTTTATAGTATGTAGGAAATATTGCTTTAATTGGTTCTGGTTCTCTTTTTTCTAGAATAACTTTTGTTAATCCGTCTATAAACATTTCAGCCTCTATTCTGGACATTCCTTTAGAAATTAGCGTTCTTATGTACTTCTCCATAACGTTTTTGTTTTACTTCAATTAATTCTATTTTTACTACACTAGGAATAGTATCACAAACTATAATAGTTGAATCCTCAGCAAATCGTATAGATAACTCAGAGGCTTTAACGTACTCTATGACTTTTTCGGTATTATCTTTGAGAGTAATCTTAAGTGTATAATACTGAAATACTCTATTATTTACCCATTCAGTATAAATAGTAGATACAATACACGCTGTGATAAGAATTAGTCCAATTCCTAGCCATTTTCTTATTCTTCTAGTCTCAATTAAGAGAAAATAAACTCCTATTAGACATATTATTATTGAGAATATAATTACTATAATCGTCATTTATCTTTAGAATTAAATTTTTCTAATAACTCCGCTGAATGTTTCTTTAAAGCTTCTTCTGGGGTTAATGAATAATATTTATCAATTTCAAAATCCCAAGTTGTATCTCTGTTTCCTGATGAATTATTAACTCTGAGTTGATATGTTATAAGCGGTTCATCTCGATTTAATGATAAGTTTATATTTACGCATTCAACATCATAATACTTAAGCTCTCCATAAGTAACTCGATATAATCTTGTTCCTGGTTTATATTTATAATTTATTTCTATAGTTTCCATAATCAATCCTCATCACTATTTACTATAAAATCCCAAACTAATTTAACAACTCCTCCTGTTATGAAGAATGTAGTTAGCATCTCTGTAAATTCTGATTTTTCTGGAATTATTGAAAGAATAACTCCAATAATTATCAGAACTAAATCTTGTATAAAATTTCTCCATTTCATGATGTAAGTAAAAATTTAATTGCATTATAAATCACGAAAGCCATAAAAATTATTCCAATGATATATGCTGTAAGAATAAATACTCCTACTGATAGCGCGAATACAATCTTAGTTATAAATCCTAGGAATAAACATCCTAAGAACATTATTACCAAGAACATAAAACATCCTAGACAACTTTTTCCCAACATTCTATTATCCTTTCTTTTAAGTAATTAAAGTATTCATTAATAGATTTTCTTTTCATTTCCGACCATTTTTCATCTACTGTTACAGAATATTGATTTCTTATCATGTAAATTAAGAGATCTTGTACTGTTGTTCCAGAAGGCATTGGAAGTTTGTAATCGCCTAGAATTTCTTCAGAATCTATCATCTCAAGGATATATAATTCTAGTGCTCTAACAATACTACAACACATAGCTTTTCCTCTAGTAGGATATTCTCCATTATCTCCATATAATCCAGTTCCATCCATAAGATCTGGATCATCAAAAGTTTCTGGATTATAAAATGAAATTTGCCAATTCCAATTTATACCTTGACTATAAAATTCTGGTTGGATATGTATTATTACGTTATGTTCGTCTAACCATCCTAAAAGACCAATTAAATTTTTTGGCTCATAATCTTCTCCAAGTTTCTTAGCAATATATCTATATAGATCATTTGCATAAACTAATAATAAATCTAATCTTTCTTTTTCCATCTTTTTCTTGTTCTAAATAATATGTATGGAGTTAGAATAAATATTATGAATGGAGTTTGTGATGCTACTACCCAATCCATATCTTTGGTAGTTAGGTATATAATAGGATCAAATATAAATTTCCAAAAAAGACATATTAAAATGAGTTCACAACCTCCACCTTTCTCATCTAACCATTCCTCAAATTTAAACTTTTTCATATTACTACTCCTTTCCACATTCTTTTTTCTAAAGTATTTGTTACTTCTTCCGGAAAATCAGCGACGTTCCAGTGTGCATCAAATAATTTATGTTTACAGATTTTACATAACCACCATGGAAATTTTTCATATAACCATGCAAAGCTATTAAAAGCCCAATCACGACTTGATGCCCATTCCGTCGCTAAAAATCCGGAAGTATAGATTGGAATACACCCTTCTTCTTTAAATAACTTCCTTCGTGAGACTCTAGGGTCAATCCATGATAATACTTTAAGAAAATTATATAATATTTTTACACTCCATTTATATCTCAATTTTTCTTGAATCGGATAAGTAACTTCATGAAACCACCAATCTCTAAAATATTCAAGACAAGGCATATCATGATCACTTTTATGTTCCCAAAAAGTTTTATAATATTCTTGAATAGGATTTTTATGAATTTCTTCTAACCCTTGAATTACATGATATATTTCTACAGGTTTATCGTTTAATGTAATTCTGTATTCTATATCTGAACTACTAGGTCTAAATTTATCATACGTCCATTTGTGAATTAGAAAGACTGATATATAGTCCTCAGAATTATCACAATTGTAAGTTTCAGACCATCTCCCACATCCCCAAATTCCGAGATACCAATATTTAAGTCCTCCATTAGAAAAACTGAAAGACATTGTCATACTATTTCCCCACTCTTCATTAGGGGAAGTGTCGTCCTCAGATAAGATGGGATTTATTCCTCTTTCTTTTAGTCCATTCAAAATTAATTCTGTAATCTTTTTAAATTTTTTAATTTTTTCTTCATTAATATTTTCCATGATTCTTATTGTTTATCAATTTTAAGGCTTTAAATCCTTATAAATGGAAAAGAGAAAATCCTTTGAATTGCATATTATAGTGTGAGCCCCTGCCTGTGATAGGTCGGGGTTTATTTTCCTTATATGTGTTATGAAGAAAATAAAAATAGAAAGTATTGAATTTTATAGATTACGATATAACAAAAATATTATAGTTGGTTATATCAGATTTAATCAGTTATTTAATAGAGAAGAATTTATAAAATTTATTTATGATAAAAATATATCTATTCTTCGAAATAAACTTTTGAATTATCATATTCTAAAGAACTATGAAGAATTAAATGCAGCTAGATCTCCAATAGGGAACTGGATTAGTCCTTCTGAAGTTAGAGATTTAGTAATGGTATTACCTGTTTATTTACATTCTGAGGATAATTATAAAAAATTAACAAAACGAAGTTTATTTAGAAAGCTTAGGAATAATCTTATAATCTCAGAAACAGTTCATAATAATCTTTACAAAGATATTATAATGAATATTTGTCCTTCTGATATAGAATTACGAGGTTTTATTGAGTATTCTCTTAGACTTCCAGATAAACCCGATGAAAGTTATCGTAATTTTATAATGAATATCTTGGATTTTTTAGAAGCTCTTGAAACTCTTACTAATGAATAATAAATAACAATAAACATAAGAATTATGGAAAAAGAAATTAAAATTAATGGTTCAAGATTAAAATTAGTAAAGTACTGTGATTATGAGTATGGGAAAAGTACTGAGATTATCCTGAGAAATAAGAAAAATCTAAAGTATCAATATGTACTTTTAGCAGATAAACTTAGTTCTTCTGGTAATCCTTGGTTAATAATGGATTCTTATGGAAAAAATAAAATAAGAGTTAGTCCTAGTGTTCATAATTACGCATCTGCATGGGGAATAGTAAGAGAAAAAAGAGTTGAAAGATACTCTGGGGAAACTTATTCAACCCAGGATCTTAGAATTATATTATCTTTTTTAGGAAGTACAATTAAACTTGAATACCTAGATACTGCTGAACTTTTAGCGCAAGCAACAAAAGATGAAATAGTTATCAAAGGTTTTTACGAGATGTACGGTCGTGTAGGGATGACTAATTATATTGAAGATCTTAATGATATTATTAAACGTTCCGAATATACACCCAAACCTATTGAAAGAAAAACTAAGTATCCAAAAATTTATTCAGATTATAATAAATATTCAATTAGTAGGTTAATAACTGATTTAATTGAGGATAATGCAAGTATTCTTATTAATCCAGAGTTGATCGGAGAATATAAAAGACTTTCTCCTAAAAAAGTGGATAGTAATACTGCTGTTACTTACCAAAAAGATAAATGGGCGAAAGTGACAGGAACGATTGGAAATAAAAGACGAGCTAACTTAGGAATCTGCTTTGATACTAATGTGGTAGTTAATATCCCAGAAAATACAGTCGGAATAGAACCCGGCGAAAAAACATATAAAACAAGACAATCTATATGTTTAGTAAAGGATGGTCTTCTTAATCAGTCTTTAATAGGAGTTATGATTTCCAATAAACTCGCCGGGAAATTTAAACGACTGGGGATAATAAAATCAGAATTAGTGTTTTCTGGAGAGTATCTAATAGATATCTCATCTCTTCCAGTAGTAACTAAGTGTGCAATTAGAGATATTAGTAGTTATTACCTTTCTCGATTAGAAGTTAAGTATAAACTTGCAGCAATAGCTAATGAATATATTCAAGAGTACTATCCTGAGAAGGTAACTTTAGATCCAAAAATAGAGTTTCTTAAATCTCTTGGAATAGTTGGAGATTATTACTTCCCTAAGAAGGAAACTGATAAAGAAGCTACAAGAAAATCAGAAATGATAATGGAATTGGTTAGTTTTATTTCTGGTATCCCTGGAGAAAAACAAAAAAGACAACTTATGTATAAAGAATATCAAAGAGGAGCATTACCAAAAAGTAGTGTAATCAAAGTATTCTTAGACTCTATTGGTTTTGGAAAAAGGCCAATCGAAGAGATTCGAAAAGAATGGAAAACTAATCTCACTAAATATAATGAAGAGCTTAGAAGAAGAAAGTTTCAGATCATTATGTCAAAAACAACGAGATTTAATGATAAACATTTTCCATTGATTGAGAGTACTAGTAAGACGGTTGATATCTTTTCTTCAGATCATACAGCAACAGTTTCTTGGAAATTTTTACTAAATACTATAAAATCATGAGAGTAATAAATAATTTAGAGACAGTAAAAAGTCTTCTAAAATTTAAGATATCTTCTAAAGGTAAACCGGAGATATATTATTTTGTGCAAGTTATACAAAGAAGAAAAGAGAATCCTGATTTACCTCTTCAAGAAATACAGAGATATGCTTGGTGGGTGACAGATTTAGGAGTTCTTGAAAAATCCTGGAATCGATTAACGGAGATGTGTGAACATTATAAAGCAAGAGCTTACATATCTATTACACCAAGATCTTTGGAAAAATTTGGAAAGCAATGTATGTTTGAATATTCTAAGAGAGTAGCAAACAATGATTATACAAATATACATAATCTTCCAAAGAAAGTAGCCTTAAGTAATGAAACGGTTCAATCAAAAGGAGTTGTAGATAAACCTAGGTGGATTTTAGATATTGATTCTGAAGATAAATCCTATCAACATGATATAGAAAAATTTATCTCAGGATATACTAATATTCTAGGAAAAATTAATACTCCAAATGGTTGTCATCTTGTAATAGAGTCATTTAATTATGGACTTATTAAAGATTATCTAGTTTCTAAAAAACGAGAGGACTATAAAATAATAAGTGATAATGAGGTTGAAAGACTATTTACTCTTAGAAGAGAAGGGAACACAATTCTTTATGCAGTAACTAACTAAACTAGAACATTTAAGAAGAAGGAATGAAATACTTCCTTCTTTTTTATTTTCTTCTCCCCTGAAATTCTTATATATGAAGCGGAAATTAATACAGAATCCGCTTCGAAAATAAATGCGTAAAGAATTAAATAACATTAATGAATTAAATTATGAAAAAGTTAAAAACAGTAAAAGTTCCCACATCTAACGGAGAAAAAGTGGTAGTCTTTAGACCCATTGAGGAAATTCCAACATCACATTTAATTTGTGATAAAGAATGTCCTTATGGAAAATGTTGTTCTTTTATCCCTGATCCTAGAGATCCCGGAAATGAAGAACTATCATTTATCGATTTTTGTAATGATCTTGGAGCTAATGAAGGAGAAGATTCAGATTTAACTTCAATGGTTCCAAAAGAAGGCACTCTTGAGGAAATTTTCAAAGATCAGCCTGATATATTACAAAAAATCGCCGGAAATAAAAAATTGGTTTATCTCGACGAAGTAATCGATAAATGTTGCCCTGATATCTGTGAATATTATAATAAGGAACATTCAGAGTGTACCTTAGAAAATAAGATGTGTATTCTTCGCGGATTGTTTGTAGGTCCAGTTAAAGAAGACAAACCTTCTAAAGAAGAAACGCAGGGACAGGAAGCTGTTGAAGAAAAGAAATAAGTTTTAGGGGAGTATGAGAAAATACTCCCTTTATTTTATAAGATAATTTTATGGAAATAACAGGAAAATATGGTAAAGCAATTGTCTTTACTGATAATATTGAACCAGAAGCAGTTTCTCAAGTCTACGAACTTTTAAATACTAAAATGACTGAGAATGAAACAGTTAGGATTATGGAGGATGTTCATTGTGGGAAAGGTTGCGTAGTAGGATATACTCAAACTTATTCTGGCGGTCCTCTTGATCCTGATGTAGTTGGCTGTGATATATCGTGTCTAGATTGTGATACAGAAGTGTTAACACCAACTGGATGGATTAAAATATCTAACTATGCTGATGAAGAGATTATGCAATTTGATCCGGAAACGGATGAGGGAAAATTTTTAAAACCTATAAAGTATATAAAATCTCCTTGTACTGAATTTCATCAATATTATAATAAGAAAAGTGGATTAGATCAATTGATTAGTTCAGAACATAATTTATTAGTATACTCTGGATATTGGAAGGGACATAAATTGAATCATAGAAAAATTACTCCAATAGAATTAGATAAACTCAATTTATCTAAAGGTTTTTATGGATTTAAAACTTGTTTTAATATATCTAATAACCCAGGTGTTAGTTTGTCCAATGAAATGATTAGAATAGATATTATGGTACAAGCGGATGGAAAGATAATACCTGCTAAAGATCATAATAGAATAGAATTACATTTTAGAAAAAAAAGAAAAATAGAAAGAGCAAAAAAATTATTAGAGGATGCTAATATTGAGTATAAAATTTCAATATTAAAAGATAAATCTACTTCTATACGATTTAATGTAGATTTTTCAATAAACAAAGATCTTAAAAAGTATTATCTAGCTACTAAAGAGCAACTTGAAATAGTAAAAGAAGAGTGTTTACTTTGGGATGGACATAATGGATATAGAAGTTCTTATTCAAATACTAATAAAGATAATATAGATGTAATTCAATTTGCATTTTCGGCTACAAATACTAGAGCAGGAATTTCAGAAATTTTAGGAAAAGAGAGATGGAATATAGTTTATTATGTGAGTCCTGCTAGGAATAAAATAGTTACTTATAATAAAAAATCTAGTATTGTTCCTTCTATTGATGGATTTAAATATTGTTTTACCACGGATACTGGATATTTTGTATGTAGAAGAAATGGAAGAATTTTTATTACTGGTAATTGTGGAATGTTAAGTGTAAAATATAAAATGCCTTCGGGAGATCCAGAATTAGCTCTTTGGGATGCTAGAATTCGTAGAGATATTCCAATGGGTATGGAGATTAATGAGAAAACTGTTATCCAAGAAAAAGAATTCAAGAAATTTTTTAAAACAAAACTTGAAAGAGCAAGAAGTTTATGGCCTGAATTTGTATGTTATGAGGGTCTTGGAGAGATAGAGAAATTTATATCAAAAACCCTTAAAAGAATTGGTATGTCTGAGGGAATTTTCTATAAATCTCTTGGAACTCTTGGTGGAGGTGAGAAAAATTGATTGCCTCCAGAATGATTAATAGTCATTCGTTGTAAAAGTCGTCCATATCGGGAGAAGCTGAGATGCTAATCACCGAGGGAAGGTTATAGTGTTAAAACTTATACCCCCGTAGAGAGCAGAGGGACTTGGCCTGGCATAAAAGTCAGAAGGTGTGCTCCGAACTAGTAGGAAAAAGAACTACTAGAGATAGGCAGAAATGATCTATCCGATACTTGAAAGTAGTATTAGTAACAAAATTGAATCATTTTATAGAACTTGGACAGGTAGAAGAAGATAAAGAGTCTGTTTGGGTTACTATTCATACAGGATCAAGAAATTTAGGAATAAAAATACTTGCTTATTGGAAAAAACAAATTGGGAAAACTAGGATAATTGAGGCGGATATGAAAGTGGCCGAGAGAGGAATTAAGGAAAAGTATAAAGGTCAAGGGAAGAAAATCAAAGAAGAAATAGAAAAACTTCATGCTTCCGGCCGATATACAATTCCGCCTAGTAGATTCTTAGTAACACATGAAGATATATCTGGTTATCTTGGGGATATGTTTTTTGCTCAAGCTTATGCAGAATATAATCGAATGGTAATATCAGAGAGAATTAAAAAAGCTCTTGGACTTGGAAAAGAGCTTGAGAGGATTGAGTCTATTCATAATTATATAGATCCAAGAGATAGAATAATTAGAAAAGGATCTATTCAAGCTTACGCCGGACAGAAAGTAATTATCCCTATGAACATGGCTTTTGGAACTTTAATTTGTGAAGGTCTTGGTAATCCTGATAGAAACTATAGTGCTCCTCATGGTGCTGGGCGCTTAATGTCTAGGCGAGAAGCAAGAGAACGATTAAGTCTCCAAGAATTTAAAGAAAGTATGGGCAATGTATACTCTAGTTCTGTATGTCTCGCCTGTATTGATGAAGCACCTGAGGTATATAAAGATCCTTCTGAAATAATAACTGGAATACAAGATACGGTGAAAATTTTGGAAATTATTAAACCTATCTTATCTATTAAAGCAGGAACTGGAGATGGTGAAGATTAAGTTTTACAGAAGACTTCAAAAAGAATTATCAACTGATATTGGAATTATTAGTGGAAATATTCTTGGAGAGAACTTTTTTTTAGAATATGGTTTAGATGGGTTAGCATTTAAAAGAGTATCTCCTAAACAAATTTATGTAAAAACTTGTCTTGGAAGATTTTGTATATTTCGGTTTTGGGATGACACTTCTTTATCAGAACATCTTCGATATAGGAATATAATTGATTACTTGATTATTCAAGAAGTTAATATTGACCCAGAAAAACTTAAAAAATCGTTTATCCAAGGATCTAAAAATTGTCCTTATGCGAATGATTTGAAACATTTAGTAAAAAACTTAGATAATATAAAATTTACATGACAGGGATAATAGTTGATACAAACGATATGATTGAATTAAGAGAAGTAATAATTCGAACTATGAAAAATTTAGATATTTACATATGTATTGATGATCAACACTATAATTATCTTAAAAGACCTAGACGAAAAGATATATATGAATCTATTGGTTTTGGTAGGTTTTATTTTGAGTTACCGGAAAAAATGTCAAATAGATCAATTGTTAAAGTTTTAGGGACAGTAGAAGGAATAGATTATAAAAAGATAATTCAGGGTATGAAGAAAGCTTTTAATGATAAATTTTGGGGTGGTGATGACACTCAATTGACTATATTAAAAGATATGATAAATAATTCAAAAGAATATTTCCTATGATAGCAGATATTGTTATATCGAATTATTATCTTAAATTACATTCTACTAGAGAAACATTTTTAATTCTTCAAACAAGTATAGATCTTTCTATTAATATAACTGTTCCTGTTATATTAAAACGACCATCTTATAAAATTATCTACGCTTTTATTAGAGAAGGGTGTTTTAATATAGAACCGAAATGTACAAATGATAGTAGATACGTTATTATCGGAAGTGTAAAATTAGATGCTCAAAAAGTTATAGAATGTTTTAGGGAAGCTCGTAAAACAGAATTATGGAGACTTTATATAGAGAAGTCTCAATTAGCCAAACTTGACAAACTTTTATTAAATCCGGAAATCCTTATATGTGATAAACATAAACTATAAAAAACTTATGGAAGAAGATAATAAATTTAAAGAATATCTAAAGCCTGACTACTCTTCAGAAGAACCTCCATATGATTCAGGAGATGATGACGATGATGATATCAATGAAATCGATGAAGCAGAGGAGGATGAGAGAATAGAAAAAGTAGTTAAAGGTCAAAAAGAATTGAATGAAAAAATTATGCAACAGACACCATTTGGACAAAGTGTAGGTGGAAGTAATTGGGGTCAACCATCAACTCCATCTTGGAATAATAACGGAGGATCTTCGTGGGGAGGAAGTAATAATCAACAGTATCCATGGCAAACAAAACCAGCTGGAGGAAATTCTTGGGGAAACTCAGGAGGATCTTGGAGTGGATCTCCTGGCTGGGGTAGTGGTGGTAATACTGGAGGATCCTGGGGAAGTAGTAATACAAATAATGGAAGAAAAGAGATTGATCGACAAAAACAAGTAATATTTTGTGATGTCTTAGATTGTTTAGTAGAAACTTTCCAAAGTAACGGAAAACCAGGTCTTCTTCCACGTGGAATTTATGATATTAGACTCCGTTTTGAAGTTTGGGATAAGATTTTATGTTTTAACCCAAATAAAGTTTATGCTATGGTTCCAAGAAATCTAATCTTAAGTAGTAATGGTTCAGATTCTTGGAAAATAATGTTAGAATATATTGTTTGTGCTTTATCAGAATATCTAAGAGTTCCGTATGATCATTGTCAAATCTTAGTACAGAATGATTTTGGACAATCTAAAGATAGAATGATGGATGCTGTAATTTCTAAGACTCGTGGATTTGATAAGAATTCAGCCATACAAATTGGACTTGAATCTGGTTTATATGGTCAAAGTAATAGAGATATATTAGCAGCAGAAAAAGTAGGAATTGATTATATAGATCTTGGACAACTTCTTAACATATATTTCTAATGATTAACCTAGAACAGAAAGGAGAATGGGGCGTATATTTCTTTGATATCGACCATGTTCTTATATATTCTGCTACAATAGAATTAACTCCGAAGAAATATACTAGGAATCCAAGTATAATTCCTGGAAAGAAAAATAAATTGGTTATAGAATTAGGAGTTGAGCCTGAATATTATTTTAAGAAAACAGGGTTAAAATGTCTTATGAAGCGTATGGAAAGTTTAGGAATTATTAACCTCGAAGATAAACATCGAGGGAATACTTCTTATGATCCTATTATTTGTGATAAAAATTGGAAAAAGATTAATTCATTAGAAATATCGTTAAAAACGATAGTCGATATAATTAAAAAGAAAGATACATATTTAATTGTAGGAGATTCAAAAACTGTAATAAATATTCTAAATTCTTCTGAAAGCTTGAAATTCTTATAAATGTATAAAATATAACAAATAGAAAAATGAAAAATTTAGTAGCACAAAAATGGATTGATGAATGTGGAACTTTATTTCCGATTGATGGAAATACAGTACTTTATCCAACTCCAGGTTCAGGAATTTTTGAATTATATCAAGGAAAAGGTCAAGATAAGAGAATCGGTTTAAAAAAACTCTCAGAAAAGTTTGAATTTAATCACAAAATATATGATGTAGGTTGTGATAATTTATTTGATATAATTCAAAAAACTTGGGAATCAGATAAATTTGTTGAAGGGAATAAGAATCTTGGTGTTATTTTCACAGGATATAAAGGAACAGGAAAAAGTGTTGGTGCTAAACTATTATGTAATAGATTAGACATTCCTGTCATAATCATTCCTGATAATGAAATAGAGGGAATGGTAAGTTTTATTCAACAACTCGACTTTGAATGTATTGTTTTGATTGATGAAGCAGAGAAAACATTTAAGCGAGGAGAGAGTGATGAAGTATTACTAAAATTAATTGATGGGGTATATAATAGATCAAGAAAATTATATATTCTAACAACAAATACACTTAACGTAAATGAGAATTTACTTGGACGTCCTGGAAGAATTAGATATATCAAACAATTCGGAAATTTGTCAGAAAAAGCAATAAACGAATATTTGGACGATAATTTAAAAATTCCAGAAGAGAGAGAGAATATTCTTCAAAAAATCGATCTTCTTGAGATATCTACTATTGATATTCTTGGTTCGATTGTTGATGAAGTAAATATTCATAGAAAACTTTCTGAAGATACTTGCCTTAATATTCCTTTGGCTAAATATGTTTTCGATATCATGAAATTCCCTGTTGAAACAGAGGAAGATGTAACAAGGATTAAGGAAATTCTTCGTCCAGGAAGAGCTAATTTCCCAGAATGGCTTGGAAAAGATTGTGAGATGGAAGATAAAGATTCAGATACTAAGACAAATGAGGATTATTGTAGTAATATCCTAGATGGTTGGAAAACTAGAATGACATCTCAATTCTCAAGTCTCTGGAAAAATCAAGAACTTAGTATTGGAACCATTCTTGAAGATCCTGATGAAGACGGATTTATTCTAGTTAAGGATATATATGGGGATGGCGAAACATTAGTTAAGATAATTAGACAGAAAGGTAATCCAAGTTTATATCGAGGTGGATTAATGTTCTGATAATAAAGATATAGAGTATTTGAAGACAGAGGGTGGCAAGTCGTGAGATTATGGTTGCCCTCATTTTCTTATTTATGTAAATTATGGGAAAAAAGAAAAGAATAATAACTAGTTTTTCAGATGTTATTACAAATTCAAGCACTGAAGTATTTTTAATTCAAGGACCAGATGCATTAAGACAGATGATTGGTACTGGAATATATAAAAAATATCAAAAAGATTTCCTTGTTCTAAAAACTGAGGAAGATGTTGAATATTTCTTTAGATTTCAAGGAAAGAAAGGATTTAATCATAATTATTCAATATGGGATTTAAAACCTCTACTAGGAAATCTATTTAACTTATACCTTGATATGAACAATGAATTCCCTGATAAAGAAGATGATATTTGGGAAATGTTTAAACCAAAGATTATGGAGAGATTAAAGGGAACTATTGTATATATTGATATTAAACATAATCAAAAAATTATGAATAGACTTTATGAACTGTATCCTGATGATAAAGACTATTCTTATGAGTTAGATAACTTAGAAACAAAAGGATTTAGATATGGATGGAGTCTTGACTGATACTTCGGGAATAACAACAAATAAATTCTATGTATATACAGATGAAAGAAACCCTCGATATTCTATTTGTTGTTTTAGACTTGGGAGTCAGGTAAAACTATCTCTCCCTAATGAACTTTTGAACCTATTTGGAGGTAACCCTGAAGAAAATATTTATGCTGTAGATCATATTATTTGTTTAAGATTCGAAATAAAACAACCTATCCTAAAACAACTAACATTATCTAAGGTATGCAAAAGTATAATTGATATAGTTGCACTTACTCCAGAAGAATTTAAGAGTAATGCTGGAACTATATCACGGCGCCTGAGATTACTAACGTTCAATCAGATAATTACAACGAAGGAATATATTAATAAAGCAACTTTCATTCGTAACTTAGGGACAAAAGTAACATTATCAGAAGAATTACTATATATTATAAAAAATTATGAGCAAAAGACGTTTAATCACTAGTTATTCAGATGTAATAACTAATTCAAGTACTCAAGTTTTCTTCTTAGATATTGAAGAAAAATTAATAAATCTTCTAAATGAAAATAATATAACTGATAAAGTGATTATTATAAATTCTAAAGAAGATGTAATTCGTGCTGTTGAATTTTATCAGAAAGAAGAGGATAGTAGGGGATACGGAAATAGTGAGATATTCAATCTTATTAATTTCGTTTATGAGTGGTATGATATGTATACTAAATATGGTAAAGGAGATAAATGGAAAGAACTTAACGATGCAGGTAAAACCGATAGAGAGATTATTGATTTTATTTGGCCATTAATAGACGGGGTTATCGGAAAAGTATATTATTCATTTGCAGATGATTATGGTATACCTAAAGAAGCTGATATTCTTTGGGAAAATGGATATAATAGTTACAGAGAATAATAAATAGAGTTATTATATAAAACTATACTTAAAATAATAGGTATAGTTTTTATTTTTCTTCCCTTAAAACTCTTAATGATGTAGTAGATAGTTGTGTTCTGCTACCGTAAAATAAAATATATGAATTATGGATAGAAAAGAAGAATTAATTAATCTCTTAGGTATTTTTCTAGGAGATTCAAAGAAACAATCAGAAGAAGTTAAACCTAAGATTGTTGAGATATGTAAGGAGAGATTTGATAAGATCTATGAAGTTTATAGAAAATATGGATTAACTAATTCATGGTATGATGAATATGATCCTACTCGAGGAAGTCTTTGGTTAGATGATAATTACAATGAGGATGCTATCAATGATGAAAGTATTTGTTTAGAATATACAGATAGTTGGGGTTATGGTGGTAGTTGTCATTGTTATATGGATTTAAAATTTTCTCAACTTGAAGATTCTTTTATAGAGACGCTAGATAAATCCCTTAAGAGTACAAGAATTGCTTCATTAAAGAGAGAAATAGAGTTACTTGAAACTCAATTAGAATCTAAGAAAACTTATTTAAGAGAACTGAAAAATGGCAATGAAAACGAGTAATACAAATATTGAATTAAGTAATGATATCAAAATTTCTGATTCTGTAGTAAAAGCTGTAGTTGAAAAAATTCTATCCTCTGCACAATCGGATGAGATTTTAGATATAGTTATTAATTATCTTCGAGGTTATCTAGAGAAAATAATGGATAATCCTGAGATAATAGTAAATAATGAAGAGAGATTAGTATCTACTATAGATAAAAGAATCTTTGGAGATTTTAATTTAATGCAAAGATTACATAATATAGAAACAGCTATAACTAATATTAATAGTGTTATTACAGGAAATAATATTTATTGGAATAGTAATCAAGAATTTTTCTGTAATTCTCCACTACGTGATATAGCAAGTGAAATAGCTGATATCAAATGTAGAATTGATATGTTAAAAAATGAATTTTATATGCTACAAAATCAAATTCCTTAGCATTCTGAAGAAAAAAATAAAAAGAGGATCAACTTGACTAATTAAAGTCAAGACCTCTTTTTTTTTCTTTGTAAATTTCCTTTTGTTTAGTTATAGTCTCTTGATATATAAAATCAAAAGGAAATCTTTAGTTTCCATTTCTGTTTCGATCTTGAGTTTAACCTCGTGATCTCATCAGGTTAGGAATTCACCTAACTACAAAAATGAAAATGGAGGGAAATTTTGTTATCCCTCCGGTTAGTCATCAATGAATTCTTCTTCATTGCTGTTAAATAGTTCCGGAATCATATATCTAAACCAATAATAAATTCCGGTAGTTCCCATAATTATTGCTGATATTGAATAAATTATATCAAATCCTAATATCCAAGCAATTCCTGCTAATATCATTGTCATAAAAATAATGACTTCTGTTATCTTTTTCATAATATATTAATTTTGTTAATTATTGTCTCTAAACCCAAGTTAATCCATAACTCGGGCTGGTTGTTTTAGCTTATTCAGCTTTTACTTCTTCAGCAGGTTTTTCTTTTTCTGCATCCGGTTTTAGGTTGACGGTTTCTTCTACCAATTTTTCCAAATCCTCATCTCTAAGACCTTTCGGTTTGAGTTTTTTATAGGCTTTTTGACATCCTAAGGTAGTTGCTACTCCTAATGCCATTCCTGCTCCAGCTGCTACTGCTACAACTTTTGTTGCACCAAATTTCGTTACTGCTGAGTTAATTAGTTTCATAATTTTTCCTCCTATTATTTAAGTTATTAATTTTGTTAATTATTGTCTCTAAACCCAAGTTAATCCATAACTCAGGTTGGTTGTTTTAGCTTATTCAGCTTTTTTTTTCGGTTATTTAAACATTTTTTAGTTTTCTTATAACCATAATCAAATACTACTTTTGCTGCTATTCCTGCTACAAAAATTCCAACGTTTTTTACAACTGCTTTCATAATTTTATAATTTTTTGTTGTTAATATTCTTTTGTCTCTATTTTCTAAGTAAATTACTTAGAAATGGTTGTTTTTACTTTAAGCTTCTCTCTTAAAGATTTCTAACTTAGAATTATATATAATCTTTATAATTTCCTCATCGGTATTTATCATAGGTTATATATAATAATTTAACTGTATATTAAATCCCTCTAAGTTCACATCCTATTACTAATAACTCTAGACTATACAGGTCCTTTATTATATTCATAGTTCACCACATATATTTGGCTACATGTCTTTGATATATTCCTCTTGATAATCCTTTATCAGGTTTATCTCAATATATCGTGGCCTTATAATATTATCTACTATAAGGAATTTATTTAATTTTTATTTATTTTGTTAAACTCGGCTAAATGCACGTTATAAAATTTGTTAGTGCTTGCCAAGTTATGTGTCCAACCTTTTTTACGCGCTGGCCTATGAATCATACTGAGGCTATAACAACTTTCCTCTTTTCCTGTTTCTAAATTCTAAATACAGTAAGTATGTTCCCAGAACTATTTTTACATCGCCAAGCCGATGTCAAGTTAGCAAATCTTGAATTTCAATATATTCCTTCCCTTCTGGCACCTTTAGTATAGGTAATATATCTAAGTTATATCTATGTATAACGCTAAAGTATAAAAGACATAATATATCCTTTAAATTAGATATACTATGTCTTTAGGTAATATCAGATATTTCTATCTTTTATTACATATATAAGGCTAATAGGGTTTCTTAGACGGTATTATTTTAACCTCTTAGGAACTCTATTTTCCTTTCATATATAAGGTTTTTAGTCTTTTCTAGACGGTAGAAAAATAAAGGGTGGAATTACCCACCCTTTTCTTACTTAACTGCAAGCAAAAACGTTTTATAATCAACAACAGACTTTCGATATATACTATCTATGTCAGCGCCAATCAAATAGAGGGATTGTTTATAATCTCTCAATGTTTCTGGCTCATTGATATAATATTCGACTAATCTGTTTACTATTGTTTTTATTAATCGCAGTTTTCTTATTACGTAATCTCTATTAATCGAAGGAACATCAAAATCCTTTCCTTCAATCGCATACTTGTTTAAGATAGCTGTATAGTTGTCATAACTATCTTTTAGTTTATCTACTATTCCATTGGATAAACTATTTTCAACTGAGACATCTATGTAATTTTTTACTCCGTCTCTTAATAATCCTAATGCACTTAATATTGTCATTAGTGTGTTAAGTTTTTCTATCATATTCCTTTTCTTTTAAGTTTGTTTTTTATTCTCACTTATAAGGCTTTCAAGGAATATCAGACTAGCAAAATACTTCAGCGTCGTAATAGCCTTTTTCTAGTGCATTTAAGAAAAATTCAACCTCTTCTGCAGACATAGGAGCAAAACCATGAGCATCAACACCTACATCTAATCCAAATCTCTTAATCATTTGTCTTCCATGAATATGTCCAAAAAGATTATACTTTTTTGTAGAATTCATAGGTTCATGTACAAGTGCTATCTCTTTTCCTAGGAGTTTTGTTTCTGCTTCAGTTAGGAATACTTTTGAAAAACCAGAATCTATAAGCTCTCCTATAAAATCAGGTATATCTAGATTTCTTTCAGATTTTTCTTTAATCTCATAATTTCCACAAACTAATCGAATATCTCCATTTAAATATTTCAAGTAACTTCTATCACCAAAATCTCCAAGATGCCATACGATAGCTTTAGGAGGAACTTTAGTATTCCATCTCTCTACCATAGTCCAATCCATATCTTCAACATTCATGAAAGGACGTTTAGATAATTCCAAAGTTCTTTCTGCGCCGAAATGTGTATCGGAAGTAAAAAACTCTCTTGAACTGGACTCTCTATTAGATATTTCTTTCTTTAACTCAGATATACATTCGTCTAAAGAGCTATATACATTTTTTATTCCATATGCTTTAGCTTTTTCGATCAAGTACCTTCTTCCGTGTATTTTCGGCGCAATTCCTAAGATTATATTTTTCTTTCTAACTAAATTTTCGGTAAGTTCGATTTTAGTAGTTTGTGCATAATCTCTTCCTGGTATATCTTCAACAGCTTCAGGGATCCAAAATAATATAAAATCTGATACTCTAAGTCCAATTGTTTCCCAATCTACCTGTTTTTTATATTCAGCATCAGATAAACCTCCAGAAATTTTCTCTTTTCTTCTAGGGTTTATCCAAGTTACTCCCTGAATATCTGGAACTGTTTCTTGCCACTCTGGAGCTCCTTGAATAGGTCCTCCCAAAAATACCCAAGTATCTTCTTTCTTGGGTAATTGTTCTATTGCATAAATCATTTTCATTTGAAATTTATTTTTGATTCTGTATCTGCTAATTTTATAAGGTATGGTATTCTAAAATTTCCATACATACTTTTAATAACTTCAGAATAATCTTTATCTTGATTAATTGAATCTACATATAAAGGATTTTTACTATTTCCTCGAAAACATTGAAAAGTATGTAGATTATTATCACGGTAATAACTTTTCGCAATTCCAATAATATTAAGATTCTTTCTTCCAAGTTTCTTATATAGATGTGCTCCTAGTCCTGGTTTAGGTTTTTCAAAAGATTCTTCATCATTCCACAACCAAACATGAGAATCTAATATGATTGTATCGAATTTATCAAGATCTATATTTTCTAATAATTTTACAATCCCAGGAAGTTCTCTTTTATAAAATTCTCCAGGAATATAAGAATCGAAATTGTTAATAATAATTGAAATTCTGTCTATAGGTTCATTATCTTCCCAGTTTTTAAAAATAATTCCTGAGATTTTTCCTAAACACTCTTTTTCTTTATAATATCCATCAATTATTATCTTATTCATTTTTTAATAATTTTCTTATTTAGATACTTCTTTTTCTTCTCATAATCAAATTCTAATCGATCTAATTGATTTTGAATAGTAGAGTTCCAACCTTCAATGGCTTCTTCTTCTGATTCATATAGTTTATAATTATCTAAGTTATATCTATTAGGAGTTAATTGAAAGTAGCCAACTATCATATTAGTGGTTTTGTTTCTTAAAGGATACCAGGTGGTGTTTCTTCTATATCCAGATCCTTCTTCTTTTCCTAAAACTACTTCTTGCGGAGAGTTTATATTTTCAAGTTTATAACTATACGGACCGATATAGAATCCAAAAGTCCAGAACGTTTGTCCTATAAGTTTATCAAGTTCTTCATATGTTTCTGGCTGTTTCATAATTTTTCTATTTTAGAATTTAAATATCTCAATCTTTCTTCATAATCATGTTGAAGTTTATCTTTTTGATCCTGAACAACTGCATTATAAGCTTCTACACACTCTTCTCTCGTTTCAAAAAGATATGGTAGAAAAAATCTTATGTGATAATTTTTGAAAACTAGATTTTTATTTTTACTTTTTAAAATAAGAGAATAATCACTTTTTTCATCCCAATTAGTTACTAAGACTTCGATGGGTTTTACTAACCTTGTACATTTATAAGATTTACTAGAAAATTCTAACATAAAATACCAAAGTGACTTGGAATTTTCTTTATATTCTAACAATAATTCTTTTGTTATCATATTAATTTGGATTTTATATATTTAAGCTTTTCTTCATAAAAATGTTGAAGTCGATCTACGGTATTATGAATTTGAGCGTTATAATATTCTTTACATTCTTTTTCAGTATCGAATAATTTCACAAAAAATTTACATTCTGAATCTTTTCTTTCTTTATAACCCTGAAAAGATCCAATTACAGAATTATCAGAAACTTTTCGAAGATATAATAAATTATCTATATCAATTTTTAAAATAATTTCTGCTGGTTTTATGATACTAGAGCATCTAAAAGTTTTCTCCCTAAAACTAATACAACTATACCAAAATGTTTTATCCTTAGGGAGATTCATTATTTCTTTCGCTGTTAATTGTGTTATCATTTTATTATCCGTTTTTTAAGATTTCTTTCGGTGGATTTCCATTGAGTTTCGAAGAGTTTCAATTTATCTTCGATATATTTATTCCTGTGTTCAATACATTCACTTGGAGTATTAAAGAATTGATAATGAAGTTGATAGTTTTTTATTATTTTCCCGCTATTCAGTATCTTTACTATCCTAGGAATACCACCAAATTCATCAACAACTTCAGCTTCAGATGGTGGAATATCTCTATAAACTCTTCCAGTATCTGATATTTGTAATGAATAAATCCAAACTGTTCTCATAATTCTTTACATTTAATTAGAGTCCACTCTTTATAATTCATTCCTCCTGTTTTAGTATCGAAATGCTTGATAATTTCCTCGAATGGTATTAAGAAGGTTCCAAGAGATTTTGCTAACTCAGAATTAAAACCTACATCAACTTTAAGATCATAAATACTATTAATATATTCAGTAAGGTGACCATGAACGTGACCAAATAAGTGAATAGATCCATGAGGTTTATGATTCCAAGATACAAAGGGATAATGACACATAGTTACCATATAATCTTTTCCTGAATGCTCTATATGAACATCAAGAATATCAGAGATTATTTTGAAATACCCTTTAAGCGGTGCCTGATCAAAATAAAGTCCATAGTTATCATGATTCCCAACAATTTTATAAATATTTTTACAAGGAATCTGATTTAAGACATCTTTTATATCGTCAACAGGCATTTTCCAAAACATATCACCTAAATCGAATATAATATCTTCTTCTTTAGTTTTTTTAAGTTCCTCTAAGATATAATTATTCATTTCAGTTACATCTTTAAAAGGTCGAGAATCATATTTTATTACATTTTCATGACCATAATGAAGATCTGATATAAAATAGATTTTTCCAGATCCAGCAGTTGTAAAGGGTTTTTTAATCTTCATAATCTTTTGCTATTTTTATTAATTTATTCTCTTTATAATATCCGATAATATTATTAAATACAATAATCTCTAAATCTGTAGTATCTAAATCCTCTATATCCAAATTATGTTTAGAGTACTCTCCATAATCCATATCAACTTTAATATAATTAAATGTTTTGTTTACATAATATAATTTTTGAATATTTCCTGATATAGATTTAGATTCTAAACTCTTATAATCAAACACAAGATCTTCAAGTGTATCTAATCCAGTAAATTCAAGGACTTTAAGTAATTTAGTTATTACTGAATCTACTAAACGTTTCCTATAAAGTTTATTTAACTCTATTAATTCTTTCCTATTATTCATAATCTTCGAGTTTCCACTTACGTGAATAATCTTTTTTACTTTTATGAGTGATACTAGGTCTTAAGGATACTAACTTTCCTGTTTCTTTAATTTCATTATCTCTCCTAACTTTTTCGGCTAGGGAGATTAATTTCTTTTTCTTCTTTTTCATATGATTATTTTATTACATTTATAAGGAAATCCAAGTTCCTTATATGTGAAAATAAATAAAAGAATTATGATTAGATGTTATGAAGCTAAGTTATCAAAAAATTTAAACCCTAGAGTTAGAAGTTTTATCATGAAAGAATGGATGGAGAAGAGAAATACTTATGGAATTGAATTGAAGAAATATATTATAGATTCTTCATCAGTAGATCAACATCCAGTATTAGGACTTTATATAAAAGATCAAAAAGTGTTTGGAGATAATATACTAGTAGATAATAATTTTTCAGAAAGATTATTAGGAAGACATGTTATTTACTTTCTTAACTCAATAAAAGAAAAACAATTAGGGTTTTATAAGAGAAGGATTCTTAATTTTTATCCTGTGAATTATGAAGAATCCATTTTCTCTGAAAATAAAATGCGTTCTAAACTTGTTAAAGTGATTGGAATGTTTGGTGAAAATAACTATAATGTACTAGGAATTATTTATGGAGATGTATATCAAGTTAGAGAAAATTATAGAGAATTATTTTATAATATATGGAATTCTAAAGTAAATGGAAATTATGAAAAACCTATTAATCTAGGGAAAATAGAAATATAAAAAAAAAGAGGACTGTAAAAAGTCCTCTAATTATTTTTCTTTATTTTGTAATCTCTAATAATGTCTTGGAGATTAGATTTATAGCACCTTCCACATCTCGATAATCACATACTTCAACTTGAGTATGCATATTTCGTTGAGGAATAGATACTAACATAGTTTCACAATCAAAAGCACCTTCTTGAATTGCTGAAGTATTTGTTCCTCCTGCATATGAAGCTGCAAGTTGATATGGAATTTCATTAATCTCAGCAACTCCGATCATTTTACAGCGAAGATTCCAAGATTTATCAGGTCCATTCATGATAACAGGTCCTTTCCCAAGTTCTATATCTCCATAGGACTCAGGTTTTATTCCTCTACCTTCATCCGTGGCGAAAGTAACATCTATATCAATCGAAATATCAGGATTTACTCTTTTACTTGTTACCATTGCACCTCTTAGACCTACTTCCTCCTGAGTATTCGCCACGCCATAAAAAGTATATTCATCAAAAAGTTCCCTAAAGTCTTCATAATTCACCACGTTCCTTAAGACTTCAGCAACAATAAATATTCCAATCTTATCATCTAGTCCTTTAGATGCAAATCGATTCTTCCCAAGATGTTCTATAAAATTTGCTTCAAAAACAACTCTACTACCTATCTCTACTAACTTCATAGCTTCTTCTTTAGATTCAGCGCCGATATCAACAAGAAGATCTTCAATAGGAATTAATTCATTTTTGCTATTATCATCATACTCTACATGAATTGGCTTTTTCCCAATAATACCTGTTACATATTCTCCTGGGTGACCAATTTTAGAAATTTTAACTATACTTCCTGGGAGAACTTTTTTATCTATTCCCCCAAGATTAATAATATTTAGCATTCCTTGGTCTGTAACATTTTGTATCATCATTCCAAGTTCATCAATATGTGCAGAAATCATTACTTTCTTACTCCCTGAACCTACCTTAAATGCTACATTTCCCATTTTATCAGTAAACTCTTCTATCGCAAACTTAGAACAATAATCTTTAAATACCCTAGTTGCTTCCTGTTCAAAACCGCTAGGACTATACGATCCCAACAGTTCTTTTAAAAATTCTACAGCTTTTAATTCTAACATCTTTCTTTAATTAAAAATAAATATCGTTTCATGTAAATTTCTTTCAGTTCTCACATTCCAATTATACTTAAGAGAGTTTGGAATTTCATCATCTAAGATCATTAATCTAGTATGAATAAATAAATCATAATAAATATCTAAGTAAAAACCAGAGCTAATTCTTGATAATTCTACTCTATCTATATGTTCTACATCTTCATAAGTAACTATAATTTTATTATCTATCTGAAATGCTGAGAAATATTTTAAGATTTCTATAGTTAAATTATAATAGTATACTTGATCTGCCGCTGATTTACATCCAATTATTCCACCAGAACCACTTCGAATTATACCTAACTCCTTAACCATTATAATCTAGGTGTAATAACTTGATAAAATCTAACTTCATCAATCCCACAATCAATTCTTCCTGCACAGTTCCAAGTTACATGAGGATTTGCTGTTTCCCAACATGATTTATGAATAATTGTGTAGCTTCCATGATTAGAGGTACATATTCCACAATCTGAAAAATCCTTCCAATCTTTAATATCACGTGCTCCATCAATTATTTTACTATCATAATAACCAACATCTTCTAGAAGTTCAATTATATCCTTACTAACTTTTCCGATATAAGCTGAATTAAGAAATTGAATACCTTCTCTAGGAAATTTATCTTGAAGTTCATTTATGGTTGCTTTATGATAACCTTTCTTTTGATTATCTTTTATCCAATCTTCTCCATTAGTAAACCATTGTCCGAAATCTGTATCTCCTCTAAGAGCAGCTATCCCAAGAGCTAGTTCTTTAGTTACTCCACATTGAATTCTTTTTACAAGAGATACTTTTCCAGATGAAGAAAATTTAATAGCTTCTCGAGTTATAGCTGCATATTCTCCAGTCTCTGCACAAGTAATAATACAATTTCCTTTATCTGGATTAAAGGCTAAACCAGTTCCAACCATCTCAGAATATCCTAGATCTTCAAACTCTTTCCTAAGTTCTGGTGTATTTTGATCTAAGATAATACTATATAAATGATCTTTCCTCTTCATTTAATATCTAGGTTGTTTAATTATATATTCTAAGTTATTGTCTTTATAGTAACCGTTTAATTCCTTTGAGCTACATAAAGGAGTAAATCCATTCTCCCCAAATGTATACTCACCTCGGAAAGAATCAAATACAATAAAATCATCATCTCCTCCATTAGCTGGATTAGGAATAAATTTAGCCCATGTTTTAATTAGACGCTCCCTTTCCTTTGGCCATATGAAAAATCTCTGCTCTGAAACTTCTTCCTCTATGGCTAGTTCGATATCAACCAAAGCATCTTCAACTACATCAGCAAGATAAACCTCATCTTTTGTTCCATCTGCTTTTCCGAGATCTATTTCTAGTTTTTGCATAAACAACTCTTCAAGAAGTTGATCTTTTTTATCTTTTTCCATTTTCTTATACGGTTTATAATTTGGTGTATATAATCTAGAAACCCATCCAGAAACAGATTCTTTATTTCTGGTGAGAGCTCCTATAATAACTATTATTTTAAAAATTACTGCAATTACTAATAATAATGCTATTAAAACTAGTAAAAAATTCATTTATTTTTCTCTATCTTTTTAATTGAAAATAATACTTTATCTCCTATTTTATATGTTGGATTATTACTACTAGGAATTCTTTCACTTAATCTAATATCTCCATTAGAACCAATTTCGTCCCCAGCGATGTAATAAACAGTACTAACGCCGTAAGAATTTAATCCTCTATCAATAGATTTTATAACTAATTCCTTACTATATTCTACTTTATATTGTGGTAAATCTTTTCCTTTACTATCACAACTCACTAATCCTATAACAAGACTGACGATTATTAATAACTTTTTCATAATTACTTTCTTAATAATTCATTACATACGCTCTTTATTCCTTCTAACCTAGCTTGTTCATAAGAAGGATAGTTTAGATTATTACTACTCAATGAACCATTCTCCATTGGGATAGCAAATATAAATCTTTTCTCTCCTTCCTTATTAGTAAATGGATATACGAGAATGATAATATCCTTATGTAATCTTATCCATTCTACTATTTCTACCTCAATTCTCTTTTCTTTTATTGGCTGTTTATATCCAAGTTTTACTAATTTTTCCAGGACTTCATCATCTACCATTATACTTCAGTTTTTATATAGATTTTCCCCTCTTCAAGTTGTTTTTCTATATCAACAATCCTCCATCCATATTCATCAATTAACACCCTCTTTAAAGTATCAATATAACTATCTGGAATTAGATTAGGATTTATATAGACCCAAAATTGAAGAAAAGGATCTTTATAAGTTTCTGAACTAGATTTATAAGATTCATAAGCTTTACTCATCCCTTCAGCTGCTAAATCAAAAAACTCTTCTGGTGTAATTCGAAGGTAACTAGCATAAATAAATTCTCTCATTTTTCTTTTAATTTAAAAAAATCATAATCGTAATCAGTTTCAGTTCCGTCTTCTAGAACATAATGTTTCCTGTATGTTATTATCTGAACAACATTATTTCCAGGAATATCATTTACTATAGTATCTTCTATAATTTCAGTATCTGATCCTAACCAGTTCTCTTTTAGATGATTTTCTGTAGTATAATAAACATTTTCTTGTATTCCTTGAGTTATTGTTTTTATTTTAGTTGGGTAAATTTCATTAGAGCTAAATTTATGTTTAACATAAATTTCATCACCCTCTTTCAATCCAACCCTTCCTGTCGAGTCAGAATAAATTTTAATAACTCTTTTACATGGAACTACTTTTTTATCTATCAAATCCCATAAAGCTTTTACAATATCAGTTTCTGCTATAAAATCACCAATATTCCTATCTTCTGGAACAATAAAACTATTTTCTAGATCATCCTTATCAAGATACTCACTATCTAATTTCCAATCTATTTTCCATAAAGGTATTAATTCACCTTTCTTATTTTTAATACAATCACAATTAATAAATCTGTTCATAATTCTATATTTATTTATATTTATCACATATAAGGAAAATAAACCCGAAGAATTATCTCCTCGGGTTTGATTACTAACTAGGATTTTTTCTGATTATTAATCTTTATTAAACATAAGAAGAGCTTATCCCTAGTTTTTTACTCTTCACAATATTTAGGTTTTCGACCTGTTTCTAAGTATTCTAAAATCTCTTTAAGTACCTGATCATGATTAAACGCCCAATCATAACTATCAATATCTTCTGCTGGGACAAACTTAATATCATCTACTTCATTAGGTTCTCCACCTCTTGATACGGTATCACAGTTAATTTCCTTATCAGCTAATTTTTTCCGAGTAGCTATGTAATCTACATGAATAAGATATCTAGAAACTATGTTTTCTCTAACATCTCGAGACGGATCATCTATAGTACAAAAATGATCAATTGCTTCATTGGGATAAATTTCAAGATTAAGTCCAAGTTCTTCATAAAGTTCTCGTTTTACCGCTTCTTTTCTTGTTTCACCCCAATCAAGATAACCACAAGTAACTGACCATTTTCCAACATGATCTGGACATCCTGAACCTCGTTTAGATACTAAAAACATTACTCGACCATTGCTATCTCTAGTATATACAATTCCTACTACTGCATTTGCTCTAGAGATCCAATACTCTTTTCCATTTTCTTTTGATGTTACTTTAAAATTTTTCATAAATAAAAATTATTAACAGTTGTCAATGTTTGTTTATCAATTATAAGGTTATTACCGATTGTCTTTTTCACCTTCTTTAGAATTTGTATGATGTTCTTTTTACATAAAACACTATCATCTTTAATTGATGACCAATCTTTTATAGTAGAAAAGTTAAATTCATATCTTTTTACAGTAGGTATAAGAGTATATGCTTTCTCATCTAATTCCTTCTTAGCTCCAAAAACTAGTTCTATGAAGGGTAGCAGAAAACATTTTTTATTATAAAATACTACTTTATAACTACTATTATATCCATTTCCAGGAGGTGTATCATTAATTTCTAAGATACTTCCATCTTCTATAGGATTAAGAATATCATTTATTACTATTTTACCAGTACTATCACTTATTTTTCCTGGAATACTATAACTCTTCTTATAAAATGGCCATAAGTTTATATTCTTAGTTTTTGGAGAAGTATATGAGAAATCTAGCATATTGTAATGAAAAGAATATGATACAACTACTAATCCACCAATCATTTCTTGATTAACTATATCAAAATTAAAAATATCCACTTCTTAATTAAACAAGATATAATTTGATATAAGTATTTAAATCTTCCACAGCTGGTAATCCATACTTTGCTGTAAATTTTCTAGTAGGTTTCTTTATATATCTCACATAGAAATCATCTACTAGTGGTTTTATAGTTTCTATAGAATTCTCTCCACTAAGTTTTTCTGTCCCATGAATATCTTTGATTATAAAGAATATAAGAGAAGCTACAAATGGAGTAAAAGACATTTCTTCTTCAATTATCTTTTTCACTATATGTTCATTTTCTTTAAGAACTCTAGTAACTTCCTTGTAACTCTTATTACCTTCCGTTTGTCCGGCGGTTTCTACTATTAATGTGAATAGTTTAATATATTCTCTAAATAATTCTTCAGTTGTTAACATAGCCTTTAAGTGTTTCTATTATTTTTATTTTTTCAGTTTCTTTGAGAAGACTCCACTCACCTCTTTCTAATTTTTCTATAATTTTTGAAATATTATTAACAGGTATTTCTGAAATCTCTAAAGTTCCTGGTATCAAAGTATACCCTAGATGTTCAAGAATAGACTCAATCTTCTCAAGTTCTTTAACAGTTGCTACTCTTCGACCATAATAATTATCAACTCTTGGATAATTAATAACAATCCTTGAATCTATTACATACCATCTCCAAAGATTATTTGGAAAATTAAATACTCCTCTTTCACATCCACTAAATAAACCGAACCAACCATCAGGTCCATCTTTATAATCTACATAAATCTTTCCTACTTCCATAATTCATCCAAAATATAAAAATGGATTATCTTCTGAATCTTCTTCAATTATCTCAAAATCAGATCCAGAACAATCTTTTAAATTTATCATATACTTTAAAAGTAAGTCTACACCATAATTATAAAAATAAGGTTTATCTTTATCATATGATGCAATAGATTCTCCTTTACCATTTACTACTTTTACATAATTCTCATTTTTAGAATCCAATGATGCTTTTATTCCCTCATCTGTAAAATTCTTTTTCGCATGTTCTTCTGCAAATCTTACAAGTGGATTTATTGTTTCTCCGGATATACGAATTTCTTTGTTAATGAGATTTTTAGAATAAAGAACAATCTTATCTATTACTGAGAAAGTATACCAATTATCAGAACCTATCAACTTAAACCAAGGACTACCAGAATCATCAAAATAAACTCCTGTAACTCTAGTATAATTTCCATCACTTGTTTTTATAATAGGTTTATATCTTAATCTTCTACAAATTTCTTTTAATAAATTAGATCTTTTCTCCAAACACATCTGCGAAAGGTTTTAAATTTCCATTTGGATTATGATCTCTTCCTGAATTTCCATCATCGAGAATAGCAAAACATATTTCTTCAAATGCTCCAATAAATTCTGGTTCTTCCAAAACTTCCTTAAATAATCTTGCTACATGAGAAGGTGGATTTTTAAATGCTCCACATCCAAGTGCCCCTAGAACAAGTTTAGTATGATTATTATCTAAAGCTATTCTAAGGATTGTTCTTATTTTTCCTTTTACAACAGGAACATATTTTTTCATCATTTCTCCAGTATTCTTATCAATATCAGGTCTTACTACTCCTGCCACTGAAATTACATTACATTTAAAATAATTACCTACAGTTTCATAAGTTCCTGGTTTTCTATAAACGCATACCCCTGGACTATATATTCCTCCATAAACTGGAATAGGGTAGGAGAAGTCATTAAGAACTTTTCCTGAATAATAATCTCCAAAGTATTCATCCCATTTTTCAGGAGAGTATAAATATAGGGATAATAGCAAATTACTTCTTCTACATAATTCTTCTTCCTGAGCTCTAGAACCTGTTTCAACTCCTCCACCTGGTCTTTTAGATGAAGCCATATTAAGAACTGCACACTCTGAACCCAATTCCTTTGCTTTTTCAAAGGTATCTATATTCTGTACATATATTTTAAGAGGAGTTTGAAATTTAGGTTTATTATTTCCTTTTTGAATAGACTTATACATTTTTGATTCATATATTAGTCTATCTGTTTCTGGAAATTCTATATAATTATCCTTATATTCATACTCTCTAGAAATAATATCTTCTATTACTTCTTCAAAAACTTTAATTAATTGTTCTTTTGTTTTCATATCATTAATGATTTTGAATTATCTAATAAATTATATTTCACAATTCCACACTCATTACAATTATCCTTTGAGAGAATACATTGACTACAGTAATTTAATTTACTTGAATCTATTGTATATCCTCTTCTTTGAAATAATCTAAGGTTTTTCGAAAAATGACTTATTTCCTTTGATGAATATTCCATAAAAACTCCATATTCAAGATTTTCAAGAGTTACAAGTTCTTTTATTCTATTTTTTATGAAATCCAAAGTAACAATACTTTTTTCATTTAATTCCTCTACAAAGTCTATAAGAACACTTTCATTTATTCTCACACGTTTAACTATTCCTTTACGATTATTTACTGGATAGGAAATAAGTAGAGTGCTATTTATTTTATCTCCAGGGAAAAAGAATTTATTAGGTCTGATAGAAGGTTTGAAATTACATAAATCACATTCTCCAGAAAATTTACATACTTCTTTACATACTATATCAGAAATCCCTGGGAAAGATCGAAAAATTAACCTACTATTTACTATATCAGTATTAGATACCAATATATTTGTTCTTTCTCCATAATATCTATGTTCTGAAGAACGTCCTAATTCTAAATCTACAGTTTCATATCTAAAATTTCCAAAAAAAAAACCTACTACACCAGTTACTAATCTAATAAGATTGATTTCATTGATATAGATATCATTATTGAACCAAGTAATTATATCTCCTGGAAGATATTTTTGATAGTATAGTCTCCTTTTAGTATTCTTTGTCATAACGTGCTAAATTATTATATGCATCTGTACTATAAAAATTAGTTAGATCGAAAAAAATCGAAAACTCTCCTTTGGGATTTAAAGGTGATTCCGGACGATATCTATCTAAGATAATATTAAATCTAAATTCATTACCCCAATCTTGTCTTATTTCTGTAATTATTAAAGGGTATTTTGGTCCAAATGCTGCATACTCACCACTACCCCATAAATATCCAGGAGACTGAAAATAAACAATATCACCTACTTTATAATAATCTGGATCTAACCTTCTTGCTACTGTTTGAGGAATTCTGGCTAATCTTTCTTCCTTAAGATATTCCATTATTTGAGGGATAATTGATGTATAATCATGTTCTATAATTTCACATTTTTTATCAAAATCATCTATACTCATTCTTTCTGGAAGTATAGATGATCCCCAACATACTTTATAATAATGTCCCTTTGAATCAAAACCACTACTGTAAATAACTCCTATATCTCCAGTATTTTTATTTTTGACTCTAGTCTGTGTCCAACTATCTATTCCCATTGATTATTTCATTTTTTGCCTTAGTCCAACCATCTTTAAATGATTTTCTTTCACTTCCTCCTGTATAAATAAGAAACCCGATAATCATAATAATTATTCCTAAAGGCTTATACCACTCAGTTATTTTAATTCTAAACGGTGAAAATGATATTTCTGTTTGTCCTAAATATAGGATAAATGCAACTAATAATACTAAATAAATTATAACCTTCATCATATCTCTATTTTATAAGTTTTATCTTTCATTACTACTAATTTTCCTGGAACTGCCATTAGACGATCTTTAACATTATCTAAGAAAGCATCTAAGAGTAGAACTTCACCAAAACTTGAAATACTAATATAACATGTATTGAGATTATCAGTCCACCCAAAAAATACTTCTTCAGGATCTGCATTATCCCATGGAGTAAGCACTAAACGAGGCAATTCATCTTCTAGTCTTATTACAGTAACAACTTGTAAATCTTCTTCTAGATCATACAAGAATACATATCCAGTTACTTTTACATATTCCTCCGTTTCCATATAAGTTCTTTTAAGATTGGTAAAGATTTCTCCATATATTCAACTAAAATATCTTCAAGGTAAAAATATTCTCGATTCATTACTCCAAAAGAATTTCTAGCTATATGATATAATTCATGAGACCAAGTATTTAAAAGTTCAGATTTTGTCATTCTTTTTCTTTTTGGAATCATCATTATAAATTTTCTTTCTCCAGCAGTTGAATAAACCATACCATCTACTGGAGGAGGAGCTATCTTAATAATATTTTTATTTATTTTATCATAATAAGTTCTAAAAGTTGACATTACATAACTTAAATCACCCTTAGATAGTTTTCCAGAAATTTCTTTTTTCTTCTCTATCCCTAAAAGAAGATCTTCTATGTGTATAAAATCTAAAAGTTGTTGAGAAACTAAATATCCAAAGATATAAGCTTCTGTTTCATCATCAACTATTCCTCGTGAGGAAGTGATTCTATTAACAAATCTACTAGTTTTTCTAAATATCCACTTTACCTTTTCTTTTGTAGTTAAACTTGACAAGATAGTGATTAAATAACTTCCACGATTATTAACAGCTAATTCATATCCCTCTGGCTTTGGTATAATCCCATATAAACCTCTAAAAGCCTCAAGAGAACAATGAATAGTAGTTAGTCTCGTACTAAATATAGGAATATCATAATATACACATTTAGAACCAACTTCCTTTCTTAAGTTTTCATAATAATTCTTTTTATTAAAAAATTCTGCTTCTTCTAATCGATTTAATAAATCTTTTAACATTTTCTTTTTTATTTTATTACATTATTAAGGATTTAAACTCTTATAATTGTTATGAATAAGAAAAGTATAAAAATTGAATATTATTATTGCACTGTTAAGACTAATAATAAATACACTTTTGTAATAATAGATAATAGAATTAGTCTCTTATTTCGAAATCGATTAAAGAGAATCTCATTTAATTATTTATTACACCATATAAAATATAAGGAGATTTGTTTTATTTATTATGGAAGATATGATACTGTAAAAATAAAAGAAGAAACTATATCTGGAATCAACTCAGAAGATATTCGAAAAGTTTTAATTAAAATAATAAAAACTACTACTGGACTTCTTAGTGTTAAAAAAGATATAGATAACCTCAATGAACTATATTATAATTATAAAAATTATCATGATAACTTTCACACCAAACTTTAGAGCTTATATAATAGAAACTCCTCTTAAACTAGTAGATATACATAATGCTCAAAATTATCTAACTTCTGAGGAATATAAAACAATATCAAATAGTTTTAGTGTATTTTCATTTATAGGAAATAGAAATAGAAATCGTCTTCTAGAAATCTCAAAGATTGTAAGTTTTTTAAAGGATAATAATCGCTTAGGTAAAAGTAAATACTATATTTCAATTACCTTAAGTAATTTTGAAAAACCATTTCGAAAAATCTGGACAGCAAAAAATATGACAAGATACATATATAGACTGGATTTAATAACAAAAGAAAGTTTTAGGTATTTTAAAAAACTTAATTTGGATATTATTACTATTGAAAAACCAAGTATTCCTGAAGAAGAATTTATTAGAATCATCCTATATAATTCTTTAGCAATAATAGAGAATTATGAAAAGGGATTAATAAACATAGATGATAATGCTGCTTATTATATGAGCAATTACAATTATTCTATTCTTAAACTATCTAGAGAAAAAGGTTTATTTTAGAAGAGAAAGAAAACTAACCAAGGATTTTATTTCCAAGGTTAGTTCTTTTTTTATTCGCTTTTTGCAGCGTCATGTTTACATATTTTGATCAAGTAAATATATTTATTAACAGTTTCGAAAAAGTCATCTGTTCTGTTAATAATACCTGACCACATTAAATCATCTCCAGCTTCTCTTTTTATTCCAGTTAGTAATCCTCTAATATCTACTAAGAGATTTTCAAATTCTAATGCTTCTGGAAGAATAGGGCTTAATGTTCCTGGTTGAATAAATCCCCAGAGAGCTTGAGCATTTTCCATAAGAGCATCATCAAAATCTTGAAATTCACCATCAAAATCATCAATTAATTTATGGATGCTCATAGTGGGTGCTGAGAAATGCAGTTCTTTCAATCTCGTGTGTATTCCATGAAATTGATTCTCCAAATTTAAAATAAACTTATTATTCATAACTTTTTTAATTTATAAATGTTTTATTTTCATAAACTCTGATAATGTTGTTTGACTAACTCCTAACCTTCTAGCTACTTCTGCTTTACTCAATCCTCTTTCAAGTAATTTCGTAATCTCACTATCTTTTCCATCTAATTTACGCTTCCTAGGAATTCCAACAGGTCTACCTAATCTCACTCCATTAGATTTCATCATAGCTAATGCACATTTTGTTCTTCGACTTATTAGCTCTCTTTCTTTCTGAGCACTAATTATATCAAAGAAGGTTTCATATACGGACATAGAATCTTCTTTTATTATCTCCCCTTTCCAGATAGGTAAGATAGCAGCTCCAGTTAACATACAATGATTTATAATTGACATCACCATATATACATTTCTTCCAAGTCTAGAAATTTCAGTAACTAATATTAAATCCCCTTTCTTTATTCGATCTAATATTAATTTTCCAAGAAGTCTAGCACTAGGTTTTATAGCCCCTGAGATGCTCTCTTCTATCCATGCATCTACTTCAATTCCATTTTCCCTACAATACCTGTTTATTTCGTACCTCTGTACTTCTACTGTTTGTTTTTCTGTAGATACTCGTATATAACCATAAATCATTAGATAGTTTATTTTTTAGTTATTAATCAACTCTTCAAACAGAGTTTCTTATCAATAATTAGGCTTTCACTTAAAAAATAAAGCAAAAAGAGCATAAACCTTGAAATTCTTATATATGGACGAAAAATAAGCGCTAAAGTTTCTGTCTATAAAACAAATAGAAAAATTAACAATTTAGTGATTAAAAAAACAAGTAAAATTGATGCTAAAAATTTAGTATGAATTCGGGTGAGTGTAAACGAGAAGCCACGAGTAAAGCTACTGAGAGGTAGTATAACATTTTAATAAAAAAAATTAGTAGCTTTATGAATTACGGTAAAATCTTAAGCGTTGGCTTCAAAGTATTAGTTGCAGCAGTTGCAGGCGTAGCTGTATTTATTGGTGTAGATAAAATCAATACTAATAATGGCAATCAAAATGGTGGTTTTAGACAAAAAAGTATTCCTGACGATCCAAGTTTCTCTTCAGGATCAGAGTTTCAATCAAATAACAATACTCAGATCCAACAAGTAAAGAGAGATAGGAATGATAGTAATATTGTCGAGAAAATGAAAAATGTTCAGGATACTTGTGGAAGATTATTTACTTTCGTTCAATCATTGACAACGGTAGTAGATAATTTTAGCAGAATATTTAGAAATGATGGAAATAGTTATCTAAGTCAACCTTACTATGGTGACCCTTGGGGATATCGACAGCCTATTGATATGGGAAATGGCGTTTATTGGAATAGAATATCTCCATACATCATTGAAGCTTCGTCAACACCAGATCCAAGATATTATGGTCGATTATAAAATCTTAAGGAAAGGAAGGACTAAAGATTAATTAATTGCTACACCACCCAATAAAGAAGAAATATATATGTACGTTGTATAAAAATGCCTTCCGAAAATAATAAATTTATTATACAACGTACTTATGAAAGAACTTGTTATGCCATAGGAAATTATCCTATGGTTTTTATTTTTCGCTTCAAAACCTTATTAGTGTACAAAATAAAAGAGAAGTATGGAAAAAGAATTTGTTGTATATGGGAAAAAGAAATTTAACCCAGAGAAATTCAGAAAAATTAAAAACAGAAAAGGATGGTGTAAACCTAAAGCTGGATTATGGGCTTCTCCGATAGACTCTAAATGGGGATGGAGAGATTTTATAATATCTGTAATGGAATCCTGGAAGAAAGATCTACAAACATATTTTAAATTCAAACTTTCTTCTACAGCTAAAATTTATATCATTGATACATTAGAAGATTTATATCAAGTACCGTTTAAAAGAATATTAAAACTTCAACCTGCTCTTTCAGATTATTTAATTGATTTTGAAAAGATGGTATCCGAAGGTTATGATGGAATATTACTTACAGAGAATGGTCAAAATGAAACTAGAATGCCTGAGTTTAGTGGATTATACTATAACGGAAAAAGTTTTAATCTTTATGGTTGGGATGTAGAATGCTTATTAGTACTTAATCCTAGGTGTATAGTTCCAGTAAATTCACTAAAAAGAATCAACTTAAAGAATGGAAGGAATGCATGGAAGAAGAATGTAGTGATAGCAAGAACACAAAAATCTATATCTCAAGATGATCCTGAAATTTTAGAATGGAAAGGAGAAACAGAAGATACAATGATACTAGAAAGAGGATCAACATACGGTTCTAAAAAAGCATTTATCAGATCTCTCAGAAAGTTACAATATAAGATCGGAGATGATCCAACTTCAAAATTTATCTTGAAGTAAAAAAAGAATAGAGAAGAAACTTTAATTGTTCTTCTCTTTTTCTTTCTTCTATCTATTATATAGTCTGATTATCATATTCTTCTTTAGTTAATAAACTTCCTGAAAGATAATCATAAGCACTGATTAATTTAACAGATTGTTTAAAAGAATGAATCTCTTGTATTCGAAGTTCTCGTCTTTCTATGTCAAATACCTCTAGGAATTTAACTTCAAACCATGCAAGTTCTATCACATCAAGATCTTTCCAGTATATAATATCTCCTGGTTGTAAAGAATCTATAAACTTCTGTACTTTCTTTTCTTCGGCTAGAATTTTTAATAAACTTTCTGCTTCTACTATATTTTTTTGACTTGATCCTATTCCTATAATTGGATTAAATCTTCTTTTAATTCCAATAGATAATAATCCTATATCACCTCTTTTCATTATAATCTTTAATTAAATCGTTATACTTTTCTGGTATTTTCCCAAAATCTATATCTTTATATACTTGACCTATTCCATCTTCCATATATCTCAAAGAAAACATTAATTTCATAATCTCAATGTAACTATCTTTTGTATATCTAGGATCAGAACTGAGAATATATTCAAATTTTAAATTATCCTTAAAATAATTCTCGATTAAATATTTTTCAAATTCTTCAGGAGATAAACTACATAAATCCTTGGACTTATCACCGAATAATTTACTCGGCGCATTACATTCAAGAGTTCCAGTTATAGGATTAGTTGTAAATATAAAATCTATATCAAAATCAGATCTAGTATTTACATGCCTATAATCAAATCTAGGCGCCGAGGAATGTCTTTCGGTGATATCCCAAAATGAATCATAACACTCATAAAAATCATACTTCATAAGAATTGGTTTAAAATTTTTCATAAAGTATTCTAAGTTTCTATAATGTGCTCTAATAGTTCCTAATTCATGTTCGGTTGGGTTCTCTGATATCCATAATACTTTCTCAAAATTATCTTCGAACTCTTTACCTTCTACTATTATTCCAGTTCCTTCATCACAAAAAGAATTAGTCTTTTCTGGATAAGTAATCAAAGTCTTAAACCATGCTCCTGTGACTTCTACTCTCGAAAAATCAATCTCAAATTCAGTCCCTTCAGGAAGAGATTCTAGTTCTTTGGTATATTCTTCTGTATATCTTGTAAATAATGTAACATGCCCTAAAGTATCTTTCTTTTCTAAATCGGTATACTCTAAGTAACCACATATAAATTGATTTCCTGCAGAACTATATCCTCGCTGTACTAAGAAATCTATATAATCTTTAGCAGTCTTCATCTTTAAAAAAGTCAGTTAAATAAATAAATGTAAATGTAAGTGTAGTCCAATTATCTATACCACTAATAGTACTATATCCAGATATAATAACAGGATACTTGATTGGTAAGAAATAAGGATTTGTATATCCCTTAATACAATCATTTTCTGGACCATAGTATTCAAGATGAAAATTGTATAGTTCATTTAGTTTTTTATAAAACTCAAGCCATTCTTTAGGAGACTCTATTAGTTTTTTCATGCTCAAATCCATTATTTAATATTCCCAACCATTCTTCTGTTTTTTGTACATCTCTCTTCATCTCGGAAACATTCATCCAAGAAAAATAGAGAACAATACAATCTGGATAATCCTCCCTAGTTCTAAATACTGAAAATTCTATCTTATCACCTATCGACATCTCTCCATAAAATAAAATTTTTCCAGAATCAGAAAACTTAGAATATGTAAATGAACAATCTGAATTATTAATCATGAAATTTCCATGTTCTGTCGGAAATAGCTCACATAGACCATATTTTATTTCATTATATACTTCACGCTTTTTTGTCATACATTAATAAGTTTTATAATTCTTTCACGTATAGATATAGGAATTCTATCAATCTCAACAATACAAGGATCAGATAATAATTTTTCTGCCTCTACATAACCTTGACAAACAGATATTATTCCGGCCGCGTCTTCTATAATTGTTAAAAAAGCATAATACCTCGAATATGTATAAGTTATATTTTGAACTTTTATATATGTATTTCTTTCAATAATATCACCGGCCGTATTTTGATCCTCCACAGTTCGATAATAAACAGATCCTATTGTAACGCCTCCTAAACTCGACTTCATCAATTCAAAATAAGTCCTAGTATAACCTAGAGAAGGAAGAATGGAATCTAGGGGCGTTTTCCATGTTTCTTCTAATTCTTCTTGTGTTGTATAAATTTTTGCATCCCTAAGATTAATTTTTGCTGGATCTAATATTATTAACATAAGTCATTGATATAAAAAGAGCCCAAGGAAATTATCCCCAGGCTCATTATTTTTATTCTATTCCTAACGTATCTTTGCATAACTGAATTTCGGCCGGATCACCAGTATGTTTTCCTAAGTCGTCTGAAAGTTTTATGCAAGGAATCCAAGGTTTATTTTCATTCATCCTACATCTTACTAATTTCATTACTATATTAGCAGGTTTAATTCCTGGAATATCACAAGTAAGATTAGTTCCTATTCCTGCGACAGCTTTTTTGATTCTTCCTGCACAATATTCAGAAATGTCTTTGAATTTTTCCATATCAAGTGCATTAGAGAATACCACTGTTTTATCTTTAGGATCAACTCCTAGCTCTTTCAAACGATTAATCATAAGATTCACAAACATATATTCATCTCCAGAATCTTGTCTAAAACTTGGAAATAAGAATGCATGTTTTCTAGAAAGCTGATCGAAAAATGCTTTAGAAGTTATCGTATCTGTAAGTACGCAACCAAGCTGAGAATCATATACATCTTCCCAATTTTCCATCATTACGTACGATCCTTGACGATATCCATACATACTATTCATAAAACTACAAAGCTGATGATTCATAGTTCCTTGAGGAATCATATTATACTTCATAGCAAAATAAACATTACTAGTTCCAGTACAATAAGTTGATTTCTCTTTCAACATTCTAATTACCTCTTCATGAACATTGAATGAATATCTTCGACGTAAGCCAAATTCACAGAACCAAAGCTTTTCTCTATTTGAAAGTTCTATTTTCTTTTCAAGTTTTCCTAAGACTTCAGACATATCAACCTTGTCTTCTTTATGCATCATCTCTGACAATGTTGCAAGAATTGGTATTTCATAAAGTGCCATTCTATACATTTTGTCGATAACACTGATTTTAAGATGATGTTTTTCGTCTAAAGAAATGTTAACTTTCTCTGGATCGAATCTCCACTGTCTTAACCATTCCCAATAAAATTCTGGAATGTATTTAATTCTATTCTTTACCCATTCAAACTCCTCTGGAAGAAGTTTAAGATTTTTAATTGTGTAAAGATTTCTTTTAAATTCTTCTACAAATTCCTCAGTGTACTCTGTGTTGTTTCGGTCAAAAAATACTAACTCTCCAATACTATCTGGAAATTTTCTAGAGAAGAAATGTGATACACTAAAACAATAAAGATCTTGTTCTAAAATACTTTTAATCATAACTGTTATTAATTTTGTTTATATAAGTTTTCATATCATATATAAGAATTTGCGGGCCTGAGGAATTCAAACCCTAATACATGACATAGAACAATTATAAAAGAAATTTTGTAGTTGTTCTTTTTGTTTTGATCTAGTAACATAATAAAAGGGTGAGTATTATAAATTAGCTACTTATAAGAAAACCCTTCTTTAATTGTTATTGTGTTACTCGATATATAATTTATATAACCTTAAAATTTATTAAAATTATGTTACAGAATCATTTAAAAACAGAACTTCCATCAGAATGGAGAAACCTATTTAAACATCACGAATCTTACCCCGAAGACTACTATGATGTCGCAGAAGTAGAATTAAACTCTGGAGAAAAGAAAATTTTAGTTTTAAATCGTGAAACGGATGATCTTATGGAGTACTATTATGATGATATTCCAGATAATCAATGGATAGATCTTGAAAAATTTTTTAAATTTGAATTAATTGATCGAAATGAAAATTTTAAGAAATTATTAGATTATGATTTATCTAATATATACTTTATTAATAAGTATGGCGCAATTCAATGTAATTATAAAGGAAAAGTAAGAAAATCTAATCTTAAAAATAAAATTTCAAATAGAAGAATATATCCCGAAAGAAGCTTTTCTTTATTTGATATTAGTATTCATGTTTATAATCACTCTTTAATCGCTTATCTATTTATTCCTAATTTATATCCAGAAGTAAATAATATAATAAACCATAAAGATTTAAATCCCTTAAATTTTTGCAAAGAAAATCTGGAGTGGATTACTTATAGCGAAAACAATAAGGCAGAGAATAGATTAAATAATTTTTGTCATAAATACAAGTATCTTCAAATCGATCCAAAAGATAAAAAAGTTATTAAAGAATGGTATAATGCTAGTGAACTAAAGAAATATTTTCCAGGCTATAGAAAAGTGTTATGTGGAATTAGAATTACTTACAAAGGTTATGAATGGAAAAGAATAGACTTAACACTCGAAGATTATAAATCTCGTCATCCAGTTATAGAAAATGGATGGTATCTTAACCCATTTATTACCTCTCATAAAGTTGAAGCCAATCTTTGTGGAATTCTAAAGATTAATGGAGTAGAAAATATAGGTACTTTAGAAGAAAAAGAACAAAGGTATAGAATAAAAATCGGAGGAAAATCAATTTTAGTTCATAGATTAGTTTATGAAACTATTTCTGGGAAAAAGATAGAAGAAAATAATGTAATAGATCATATTCAACCTGTTCGATCTGTAGAGACAATTAATAATGAATACTCTAATCTAAGAGAAGTAACTCAAAAAGAAAATATGAATAATCCGGAAACTCTTTCTTATAGAAAGAATAAATAAATTATTAAGGATAGATATAGTAAGACTATATCTATCTTTTTTTTCAACGTACAAAATAAAAAGAGGGAAATTAATCCCTCTTCTAAACAACTACTTTCTTAATTCCATTAATAAATGATTTACTAAACTTTACTAGTTCTCGATCTCTAGCTACTAAGGCTAATCCTAAAATAAATGGAACTTGTAAATTTTTTATTATCTCTTTATACCAAGGATCAATAATATTACTCTTAATGCAATATTTTCTCATTGACCCGTAAAGTTCCTTAATCGCCTTGCTTTGATATTTTAGACACTTAGTTTTTTCTAGTAATTTTTCAAACCTCGCTTTTAATGTAAAGACTACTCTTGATTTCTTAATAAATTCGTCTTCAGTAATTGTTCCTTTTTCAAATTCAAGTTTTACCTGTTTGAAATTAATCTTTTCAAACTTAACTTTTAACTCTCGAAATTCTCTTCTGATTTTTTCTCTATTTGTCTTTTTCATACTATAAAAATTTAAAACTCCCTAAGCTTTTTATTATTGCTTAAGGAGTATGTTTTTTCTCATATATAAGGCTTTGAAGGAAAATAAAAAGGAGAGGAATTTTTATCCCTCTCCATACATAATAATTTTAGATTTCAAACAAGTCGAGAATATCCTTCCAACATTTTATAGTTGTTATGTCAAATGATTTTGTAAACTTTTCTCTATACTCATCTATAGTCAGTTCTGTTCCAACGGTTTCGCCTCTATAGGTTTCCAACCAAGCGGTAAATTCGTTATTTCCCTGATCTTGAGAATGTTTTAACATAAAGAGTGTCCTACATACTCTTTTTGGTTTAATTTCTGTTTGCTCATCTAAACTTTTAATTACAATAATCGATCTTACGCGATTATTACAATCTTTCGGCATGAATAGTTCTCTTAAATTCTCGCCGAATTGATTTTCGATATCATCTTCTGATACATAAAATTTTGATCTACCATGAACTCCAATTTGAACTAGAGTTGCATAATAATTGTTCTTTTGCTCTTCTTGGCCTTCTAATACTGCTGACCAAAGTTCTTTTAAATTTTTCATAATTATTATTTTTATTTGCCTTCTATTTGCTTCAGGCATTGCGTTATTATTGTCTCAAAAAGTAAAAAAGACATAATATATCTTTTAAATTAGATATACTATGTCTTTAGATAATATCAGATATTTCTATCTTTTATTACATATATAAGGCTAATAGGGTTTCTTAGAAGGTATTATTTTTTCTTTCTGCACAGTGATATAGAATTCGATTAAAAACTAGTTCCGCCTAAAAATGTTTCAAAGCCTTATATATGAAGAGAAAATAAATGAGCTAGCTCCTAAAGTATATATTGCAGATATACAAAAGAAGCTAGCATTAATTTTTTAAAGTTAAAGAAAAATTCATAGAATAAATTTAATCCGTAGAAAAAGGTGTAATTAAAATGATTATTTCTATGAATAATAAAGAAATTATTCAACATATCATCATTGCAATTATCATGACACTAATGATGATATTTCTAGAGGATGATAACATTCTCATAGATATATTCAATCACGCTATTGCTTTGGCAAGAACAAAAATAGAGTGTGATAAATTAAAAAATAAAAGAGTAGATTAATTCTTTTACCCTAGGACTTAAACGGTTCTAGGGATTTTATTTTTTCTTTAACTTCATTATTAAGGAACTCAACCATCTGTAAGAGCAAAATACCTCTCTTAGGATAGTGGGTTATTTTGGCTCATTTTATAGGTTAAGATGGCTAAAAACATCAAAAACAACCCACATTTCGCTACCTTTTTCTAATGTATGCCTTATATATGAAATAATACGAAAATGTTGTTTAATTTTATAGTTATTGTGTTATGAAATATAGAATAAATACTTTTGCAAAAATTCATAGAGTGACTAGAAGAACTGTTGAGAATTGGATCTCTAAAGGAGTAGTCAAATCTGAAATAGATGAATTTAAACATAGATGGATTATTGTAGATTCTGAGGAAAAACTTGAAAAAGAATTAACTACAGTAATTTATTCTAGAGTAAGTTCTGAAGATAAAAGAAATGAATTAGAAGAACAAGAAAAACGATTATTGAATTATTGTAGTGCCAAAGGTTATAAAATCTCTAATTCAGTTTCAGAGATATCAGGACCTACAGAATCTTCGCCAAAATTAGAATCACTTATATTAGATTCTACCGTTGATATTATAGTTGTAGATACCGCCGATAGAGTTAGTATTTTTGATTTCGGCGTTATTTTAAAACTATTAGAACAAAACGGTAGAAAAATAGAAGTGATAAATATGGCGGCGAAAATTAATCCAGGAGATAAAAAAGATAGCTTATTTGATATCCTCTCTTGGTACTGTAAAGAGTTATATGGAAAAGCTAAAGGACGCAATATATTCTCTGGCCTTCTAGAAAAATTAGAAAAACTTAAACCTTAAATTTTTATTAATTATGGAGAATTTACCTTCAATTTTTGTACAACGTGAAAAATATCCTTTCTTACCCGATGATGTATTTATGCCTATTGAAGCTCCTATAGTTCCTAAAGAAATTTCTGGAAGATATGGAGTAAATAAGAGAGGGGAAATTATTTATTTCAATACAAGAAAAATAAGAAAACCTTATGTAGATTACCAAGGATATTTAATAATATCATTTGAACTAAGAGAAAATAATAAAGTAATTTCTTTGAAATATAGAGTTCATCGATTAGTAGCTTTAATATTTTTAGAAAATTTAAATAAAGAAATCTATAATGTAGTTAATCATATAAATTGCATTAGAACTGATAATAAATTATCTAACTTAGAATGGACTACTGTAAAAGAAAATTCTAGTCATGAAAAAAGATCTAAAATAAGAAAAGAAGTTTTATATCAATATATCGGAAGAGATGATAATGGAAATATTGTAGAATGTTTTGTATCTAGAGAAGTTCCTGAAATATATGATTTAAGAAAAATACAAAAATCAATATATAAAAATAAAAAGAATAAAACAACTGACAAATGTTATAATCTTTATTGGTCATGTGAAAAACCTAAAAGAGATATTTACGGTTTTTCTGGAAACTTAGATGATTATGAATGGTATGAGCATTGGAAGTATCCTGGAATTTATGTATGTAAGGAAGGATTTATTAAAAATTCTAATCAATTACTTTATGGTTTAAATCCAACTCCAGGAAGTTATGTTATGGTTAAAATAAATAGGAAAAATTTATTAGCACATAGAGTAATTATGGAATATATACTAAAAAGAGACCTTAGAAAAAATGAAATAGTAGATCATATTAATACGATTAGAATTGATAATAGTTTTTGTAATTTAAGATTAACTGATTCATTAGGAAATAGTAGAAATGAAAATACTTTAAGATCTTTAAGCAATACTATTATTTTATCTGATTTATATGGTGATTTTATTTTAAAAGGAATTACTAGAGATGTATATAATTTTGTATACGGAGCTAATACATATAATTCTGCAAACGATTCAAGTACCATTTTAAAAACCACTATTATTCGCAAAAATTATGTTTCATTTAAATTAAATGATTCAAATACTCTTTATAAAAAATTAAGTAAAGTATATTACTTAGTTAATGAAGATAAAACTGAAATACTAGGAGCATTTTTAAGTTATAAAGATATTTGTGATTTTTTAAATATTCCATACCGTAGAACATCGAAAAAACTTAACGAAAAAATATATAAAATCTTTAAATACATTATTTTAATAGGTAATGATGCAATAAGTATTTTAAAATCTACAGGACATCTTACAGCATTAAATCCAGAAAACAACCAACCATTAGACATGTAAACCTTATAGATGGGAAGGTATTATTGTGTTATCTTCCCACTATTTATAGATGAAAATATATTTAATATTAAAATTATTTAATAAACTAAATTTTATTTATGGAAGAAAATAGTAATGAAATTAGAGTTTTAGACATTATTGAAGCAATAAGACGTCGCCCTGGTCAAAATACAGGCCGTTTAGGATAGTAATATCTTAAATTACCAGTAGGTAAATTTGGTGAAAGACCTTAGAAATAAAATTCTAAGTAATCTAATACCAAGCTAATAGTCTTAGATTTATCTAAGTAATTTATTAGTATAACGAATAAAGACTTACTAACCATTAAAATAATAATATGGTTAAATTTATATTCTGTTCTATAATAAATCTTATTATAGTTAACAAAAAAGATGTATATTGGCGGCGTTACTAATGCAGATATATTAATGAAAGAAGTTTGGGATAATTCAGCAGATGAAAGTGTTAGCTGTAGTTATTGTAATAAAATATTTATCGATCAGAATTGGAATGGATATTCAGTCGTTGGAGATAATGGAAGAGGAATTCCAATTTCTATGTCAAAAGATAAAATTGGACAAACTTCATGTGATACTGCAGTTAGTTATGCACACTCTGGAAGCAAATTTCTAGATACTAACGTAGCTAGAAGTGGTCAAATTGGCCGTTTAGGATAGTGATATCTTAAATTATTAGTAAGTAAATTCGGTGAAGGATATAAAATCTAATACCGAACTAAGGATAAAAATTCTTAGCGTAACGTATAAAGACTTACCAAGATAATAAAAAATATCTTGAAATTATATACTGATCTGTATGAGAAATATTTTCATATAGTTAACATACATGCAAAACGGGATAGGGTTAACCGCAGTAAATTCAACCTCGGAAGAATTTATTATAATGTCTAAAGTAACTCAAGAAAATTATAATACTTCTTTACCTATTGTTGAGGAGGTTTGGAATTCTTATGGTCCAAGATCCAAGAAAGATATTTTTTATATTGTAGCTTATAGAAAAGGAAAAAAATTTTATGAAGGATGTGATAAATTAGATAATCTTGAGAAAATGATCTTTGGAGCTTCTGGACAACCATATGAACCTTTACCTAGGGGATTTAGTACTATTACAATGTTTAAGCCTGATTCAGAAATATTTGAATCAACTAGTGCAAATATCCCTATTAAAAACATTCAATACTTCCTACTTATTCAAGAAAAATTATATAAGAAAAAAGTAGAAGTAATGGCTAATAGACAATTAGTTAATGGAACTTTTAAACCTTATCAGTTTGAAATATTTAAAACAATAATTCCAGCAGATACAAGTAAAAATAGTTCTGTAACTGTATATACTACATTTGAAGTTGATCCAGAATTAGGACAAAAAGTAGAATCAGGATCAATCTCAGGTCTATCAGTTGAACAAGGAGTTCATATTTCTTATATAGAAAACTGTTATGAAGAAGCATTAAAAAATGAATTTAAACTTAAACATAGATATCTTCAAAATGGATTAAAAATTTGTGTCATAGTAATTGCTGGAGATGTTGTATTCAATTCACAAACAAAAGAACGTTTAAAATCAATATCTAAAGTAAAACAATCTGATTTTGGAGATATTACTAAAGAATTTCAAAAAATATTTAGAAATAATCCAGAATATTGGCAAGAACATGTGGCTAAATTGAATTATTTAGCTGAGTCTATGAAATCTCTTAGTGCTGCTGAAAAGGCACAAAAAATGATTGAAGATGCTCAAGGAAGAAATATGTTCAAGTCAAGAGTTGAATTAATAGATGGTTTTAGCGATGCAACAGGAAAAAATAGATGGGACTGTGAATTGTTCTTAGTAGAAGGAAATTCGGCGGGAGGATCATTGAAAAGTGGAAGACATAACACACTGTATCACAGCGTACTTCCGTTAAGAGGTAAGATACTCTCGGTGGCAGATAAGACGATAGATCAAGCACTAGATAATAAAGAAATACATACTATATTCAAAGTGATTGGGCTTGGTATGGATGTAAATAACGTAACAAAAGATGCAAAATCTTTCGAAGAAGCTTATGAATTGATAAAAAAATATAGTAGATTTGGAAAAATTATTTTGGCTGTCGATGCGGATAACCATAAGTGTCCGTTCAGAAGATAATATTCTGATAGAACTTTGTGAATTGCTGGAAAATGTAAAACATAAATCAGCAAAGAAGATTTAATCTAAAATCTTCTATCAACGACTATGTACAAAGAGGGAAATTCCCTAAGATATAGTCTATATTATTATAAATCATAATAATTATATGGCAGATGGTAGTCAAATTGCAAAACTTATACTATATTTATTTGGAAAATTCGGAAAATTTTTAATCGATTTTGGAATGGTTTATCAAGTAATATCTCCAATATTTGAACAAGGAAACAAGAAATTTTATCCTGGAGATCCACTTCAACCTGGAACAACATTCCCGATTGGATTAGATCCTACTAAACCTTTCTTTAGATACAAAGGTTTAGGAGCTTTGTCGAAAGAACAGATATATGATATCTTCTATAATCCAGCTACAAGAAAATTAGTTCAAGTAACTCCAGAAGGTTTTGATTATAGTATGAAATTAACAGAAGATATTGAAGAAAGAAAAAAACTATTATTTGATGCTGGAATTATAACTAATCCATATGGATTCACAGACTTATAAATATCCGAATATTCCAGAAGTTAAAATAGTAATATTACTTGGTGAACCACAAAATATATGTTGTGATAGAGCTAAGAAAATATTAACTAATAAAAACTCTGGAATTTATAGATTAATGAATAAGGAGAAAAAAGAATTCATAAACTTGTATCTGAATGAAGGAGATTTAGTAATGATTTCATATTCATTATTACTTCAAGGATATATCACAGTTACTAATTTAGAGAATAAAAAGAGTATGAAATTTAGCATTCCGGAATTAAATATCTTATATTATTATTATTATTTCGGAGAATTCAAAATAATTGATAATGGATTTACAGATTTATAAAATTAATGGTATTGAAAATAGTAGGGATGTATTACCAACAATGAAATATTTAATTAAAGTAATTTCTAAGATGGATAAGAATACCTACTATGTAAGTAATAAGAAAAGAGAAATATTTTTAGATGGAATTAACCTAGGAGATATGATTCTTCTAGAAATTCCTCCTATTCTTGAAAGTAGTGCACAATCAGGAATGAGATCTGTAAGAACTAAGATAACAAATCTTAGAAGTAATAAATCAATAATAGTTCCTGGAAGTGCAATTGATGAATTTTGGGATGCTATGAGAGAAATACAAGTGATAGATCATGGAAACATTTAAAATGGGAAGTTTCAATATACAAGAATTACCTACAGTAAAATATACAGTTCAGGTAATTTCAATGGACAAATGTATTGAAATGAGCTACAGTACGAGTAAAACTTTTGAAAAATTTATAAGAGATATTAAACAAGGAGACCTAATTCTTCTAGAATATCCACCAATAGTTATGTCTAAAAGTGGAATTGGAGGAGGAATTATGTCTTTCTCAATAAAAATAACAAATCTTAATTCAGAGAAATCGATTTCAATAAAAGCAGGAGTATCTGAAGATTTTTGGTATAATTTAGATGAATTTAGAATAATTGAATAATATGGCTAGAAAAAAGAAAGAAATAGAATTACCACAAATTACACAAGAAGAATTAATTCAACAGAGAGCTATTGGAGAAATAGCAAGGGATGCTTTTTTAGATTTTGGTAACTATATTAATAATCAAAGACATACAGCATTTATACAAGATGGTTGTAAACCTAGTTATAGAAGATTAATATATTCAGCTCTTCAATTTCCAAAAGGAAAGATGATACCAAGTACTACAGTAATCTCAAGTGTAGCAAATTATCATCCTCACAGTCTTTCTGGAATTGAAGAACTTAATGCTAATCTTGTACATACTGGAGTTTTTGAAGGTCACGGTTCATGGGGATATACAGAAATAAATGGAACTTATAATCAGTATGCAGCGCCGAGATATACAAAACAAATGGTATCTGATGTATATAATAGAATTCTTGGAGAGTTATGGAAAGAAGTTCCTATGGTAGAATCACCAGTAGGTCCTATGGAAATATCTTATCTTCCACTTCCTATACCTCTTTGTTTATATATGAAAACCTCTGTGACAGGTCTATGTATTGGGGTAAAAAATGATTATCCTAATTTTAATCCTAAATCACTATATCAAGCTTATATCAACAATAAACCGTCACTTTTAGAACCTAACGCAAATCTGATTATTGATAAAGAAAATTCAGAACTTGATAGATTATGGAAAACGGGTAAAGGTAGAGTAATATATTCTTATAAATTAACAAGAGTAACCGATGATTTTGGTAACCCAGGAATATTATTTGAAGGAGATACTTTCTTATTTACACCTAATTTTAAAAAGTTTAAGAAACTTGCAGAAGAAGGAAAAGTATATATGGAAGATCTTACTGATATTAATGGTCCTAAAATGGTAATATCTAAAGTTCCAGGAGCAAGAGGAATATCTATCGAAGAAATTGAAGATCTAGCAAGAAAATGCTGCTATAGTGCTACAAACTATACAACAAATGTAACTACTGGATCCACAATGTTTCGAATTGGTTTATATGATTGGTTAGATTATACTTATAAAAATTACATAGATCTAATTGTAAAAGTAAATCAGAAGAAGATAGAAAAAACTACTTTTGATATTGCGGTTTTAGAGGCTATTCCATTAATTTCGGATTATATATTAAACAAAAATCCAAAAGCAACTGACGAAGAGATTATGAAAGTATTTGGAATGCCTCAGGAAATAGTTAGTTCTGTTATGTCAAAGCCTATCAGTTACCTTAGAAAAAATAAAGATACTTCGGATCGTATAAAAGAGCTCAAGACAAGATTAAAAGAGCTCAAGAAATTCGATCCGATAGCATATACTGAACAAATTATTAATCAACTTTAAAAAATATAAGATATGAAACAAGAAAGATACCTAGTGTCAGAGATGTTTGATGATGAAGCTATGGCAATTGATTGGAAATATGTACCTGAATCATTTCTCTCTAAAATATCAAAAAATCTATATAATGTATCAGCAGTAAGAGAAGATGGGACAATAGTAGAAAGGACTGTTATATTCATTAAGCCAGTTGATGTATTTGTTAGGGATGTAGATCTTACTGAATTTGCTGGGATATTACTAGGGAAGGAGATAAAAAAATGAATTCCGTATATTATGGGAATGGATTAGATGCTTTTATCGAGGCTATTTACTTACAAGAAGAGATAGATCCTTCGGTAGGTAGTCTAATTCACGTTAACCCAAAGAATCCAACATATATAACCGGAAAGATAGTGATAATTAATACGGCCGACTACTCAATGGACAAAATAATGACTCTGGTAAGAAATAAATGTAAAGTTATTTCTAGAACATCAGAACCAGGAGAGTGTCAGGGAGTCGAAGTTTGTCCATATATTCTTCGGCCGTGTTTTGATGTGATATGGAATGGGAGAACAAAAAAAATAAATACTCACCCTGAACTAGATAAATTTTTAGAAGGAAATGAAGATGAATGGAGTATGATTTTCCCGGACTACAAATTATATTTCCCTAAACTAACAATATGGGATAAAAAGATTGTAGTAGATGAATATGGAAACTTGACCGGACTTGGATGGATTTTACAACAAACAGGAGTAAATCTTATCGAAGGTACTCCATTTAATGACTTAGATCTAGTAAAAACGAAAAAGCTAGATTTTATGTCCTAAGAAGAAAAATAAAAGAAGGAGAACTGTAAAAAGTCTCCTTCAATTTTTTTATTTTCTGGTTCTTAGGTTTTCTATTCTATCTACAGAAATGAATTTATTATCTCCTATAATTTTTCCAGATAATACAGTTCTGAGTTTTTCTCTCAATACATCTATATTATCATTCTCAAGAGATCGAAATGTTTTAGAGAATTCAATTAATACATTCTCATCAAAGTACATTAAATGCAAAATTCCATATTCAATAGTATAGACAGATTCAATAAAACCACCAAACCTTTCTTCATAACATCTTTTAATTATATGAATAGTTTTCGGAAATCTTAGTAATTTAATCCCCCTCCTTTTCTGTCTATTTAAAAATCTTTCACTAACATTTACATCATTACCAGGAGTTATCTCATTAGATAATGATGAATTATGTACTTTTCCTCCACTTCTTTCACCTATAAATCTTTGGTATAGATCTACTAGGTCTCTTCTTACGAATCCTCTATAAGATTCATCGATTAATTCTTGTTCAATTTTCATTTCTTTTAAGTTTGTTTTTCATGTAATAAACTACACATATAAGGCTCTTAAGGTCTAAACCTTATAAATAGAAATAAAATTAATATAACTTATGAATACAGACCTAATTAAGATATTTGCTATGGGATGCAAATATTATGCAGAAGAGATTGAACAAGGATATATCATTCCAACGTATCTTTTAAAAGAAGATAACACTCACATCTCTATTATTAAAAATAGAAGAGATGCTCTTATCGCTAATGAAAGTAGTTTTTCAAAAAAGTTTGAAGAAGATATAGAAAAAATAAAAAATGAATTAACGCAAGAAAAAGATTTTACAAAGTATATAAAAGAATTTCCCGTTCCAATAATGGATAGAGAGCTCTGGAAAGAAATATTAACTAAAGAGAAAGTTCCAAAAACTCGAACAGAACTTTGGGAGAAACATTATATACTTTCTGATTATTTCTTTTATAAAGCGAAATTCATTGTAGAAATTGATTCTAGTTTTCATGATGAAAAAGCTATTGATGATAGAGTTAGAGATACTTATATGTACTTCAAATATGGTCTTCCTACATATCGTTTTTATGAATATGGAAAAAGTACTATAGTAAGAGGTAAATTCTATAAATCTATCAAGAAAAATATTAAAAATAGTTATAGTAGTTTATCTGGATTAAATGTATATAATAACTATATGTTTGATTTTTCTGATATAATTGTTAATAACTTTATCATTAGTAATAAAGGAGCCTTAGAATTCATAGATAAACTTTATAGATATATCGGAGGTTATAATAATTTTAAGTTTAGAAAAGGAATAATACTAACTTTGAGAGATATTTATAATATAGATTCGAGAAATTTTGGAGTATTTACTAATAAAGATCAATTAAATATGTTCCTAGATAATATAATAGGAATAATGAGATCTGTTTTTAAAGTATCATTACATATTCACCAATCTATGTTATATACAATAGAAGAAGTATTATGGGCACTTTCTGAAAAAACAAACACATCTAGATGGGATAATATAAGAGGAACTAAAATCCCCTATTGGATAACTCGAATATTTGGTAATCCAGAACAAAATGATAGAGTTAATTGGAACAACATGGAAAAAGAAAAGATAGATGATAATATACAAGAATTAATAAATAATCTACAAAAATTTGGGTATTTCTAAACCCCTGAAATTCTTATATATGGTAGAAGATAGAAATTTTATATACCTCTAAGGTCACTGTAAAATTCTATAAAGGTATTTGTAATTATTATCTTTGGGAAATACTCATGATAGTTAAGAAATTAACTATTAGAACTTCAAAAAGATATACCCTTGTAGCGATAAAGGTTAGCTAAGATAAATTGAACTTAAAGTAAGTACGACTTTTTGGAATATTTATCAGGTCAGGTAGTGGATTGCGAAATAAGTTTGGTCCATTACCATTTTTTTTTCAGAAGAAATTTCTAAACCCCTGAAATTCTTATATATGAAAGAATTAGGTGTTCGGTCCGGGCGGAAGTCACGGGTAGCCTAACCTAAATTAACTATATGCTTATGATAGTTAACATTTTCTTATAAGCTACCTTGTTGTATATGGTTAACAGTGTAGGAGGATTAAGTAGTTAATTTCATGCTAAAGTCCTACAAGTAGATGGAAGAATAATAGATAAGTAATTTTACAAGAGTACATAATCAAGTAAAATGAAAAGGTCTTGAAATTCTTCTATTGTTTTTTTTTCAAAAAGAAAAATAAAGGCAAGAGAATTAAACTCTTGTCTTTTTTAATTTAAAAAGTTTTCCAGCAAATATCCAAGCTATCTCGGATATAAATTCCTCTTTTGATGAATATTCAGAGAGATTTTCAGAAACTCTTGATATCTCAGGGCTCATCTTCCTCCACTTTGAATATTTTTTCGGAAATGTTGATATAAGATGACCTATAATATTATCAACTTTTTGAAGTGAGTTCTTAGAAAATTTATGAGACTCATCAAAAAATATATAGGAGTTTATTAATTGTAGCCCTATCCCAATTAACATTCCTCGTTCGACTGGTTTTGTATCTTCTCCCCAAGAAAAGTATCGATTTAAACGTCCTGCTGAATTTACTTCTGGATCATCTAATATCTTAAGAAATTCTAAAAACGGTATAAGACTTCTTTTCATTTATTTTCTTAATTGTAAAAATCTTCCCAATAAAAAATTTAACTACTTCCTTTAAGATAACTTCATCACTTCCATAAAGTAGATTAAATGAGTCTAAGTCTATATATCCCCACTTACTATATTTTTCTGGATATAATTTTATTAATTCATCTATAATCCTATTAATGCTAGGAATACTTAATCTAATAAAACTTCCTCCAGCTCCTTGAATTTTTAAACTAAGAATATAAAGATGAATATCTGCCAAACGATATATTAAATTTTGAATCAACATAATTTCTGTTTTATCTCTATATTGAAGTGAACCCCTAGAATCAGAGTATTTATTTTTATACTCTTCTAGATTTTCTAAGAATTCAGGATACGAAATCATTATTCTTTCCATATCTCTTAAGTGTTATTATTTTTCCCACTAAATTATTTTTAAGCCATATTGCTAAATCTTCCTTAGTTTTTATACTACTCACACTATTAAGATCGACTTCATTAGACCATCCAATCAACTTTGTGTGATATATTATAAGGTCGTAGTAAACTGTATCTAAACTAGCTGCATACTTACACAAAGAATGAATTAAAATAAACTTATGGTAATATTCATCAGCATATTTAATTGTATGAAATCTTACTTCTAAGTACTTTACAATTTTTTCTCCGTTTTCTAAAATGTCTATTATTGATATCATAACATATATAAGGTTTTGTGTTTCTATTATTTTCCAAACCTTAAAAACCTTATATATGTAAAAAAAAATAACGACAGGAAAAATCGACTGTTATTTTTTTTAAATTTTCATGTATTAAACCTGGCTTGTGAAAGTCGGGTTTATTTTTCTTCTCCTTAAAAAGAAAAAGAGAAGATTAACTCTCCTCTTCTTTTGATAATAAATCGATAACTCTAACTTTATTTTTTCCATATCTCTTAACTGTTATCAATTTTCCGACTAAATTACATCTTAACCATTCTTTCAAATCCCCTATTGTTTTAATCTTCGCATAACTTCTAGTATTAACTTTCCCTCTCCATAAATCTACACCCTCTAGAGCAGTAGCAAATGTTAATTTCTTTAAAGTTATTATTGCTCCATTAGATACTGTCTCGGCAAGAAGAATTAGAGAAATTATAGCTTTTAATTCTGGATCTTTCGTACGATTAAATTTACTTACTAAATTAAACTCAGCTCGATTTTCTAATATTTCCTCGAAGTCTGCAAAACTTATCATTATTTTCATATCATAAGTAAGGATTTTGCTCTTCTCTGCACTAGTGAATCTTATATATGATAATAAAATAAAAGAATATGACTACAGAAGAAATTATACAAACAACAAGAAACTTAATATCTGAACATTTTTCCGATATAACATTTATAGAAGAAGGACATAAGTATTTTATAGGAACTGAAGAATATACACCAGTTTCTAATATAATCGAAAACTTTGTTAGACCCTTCGATAAACATACAATCTCAGAACGATATGCAAAAAAGAATGGAAGAACTCAAGAAGATGTCCTCAGAGAATGGAAATATAAAAATGTAAAATCAGTAACACAAGGAACGAAGTATCATGAATTTGGAGAAGCAATGACATGGATAAAATGTGGTTACCCTGAATTAATTCCGACCAATATCCGAAGGCAATATATTCCAGAGGAGGGTTGGTTAATTCCCTTCGCACCTAAAGAAGAAAGTATCCTCAAATTTTATTCTGAGTTACCGCCTTCGATAATTCCGGTCGGTGCAGAATTCAGGATGTCATCAAAGTATATCCCAGAAATTAATACTAAATTTTGTGGAACTACCGACCTTCTATTCTACTATGATTCCCCTGATAACCCTGGATTTATTATAGGAGACTGGAAAACAAATGAAGAACTTACGAAAGATTATCAGAGGTCGAAGGGAATCACAATGTATCCTCCTTTTGATAATTTAATAGATGAACCCCTAGGACATTATACCCTACAATTTAGCATGTATCAATTAATGTTAGAATCAATTGGCTTAAAGATCCTGGGGAGAAGATTAATTTGGCTTAAAGGAGATGGAACATACGAAACTATAAAGATCGATAATGTCTCAGATAAACTTCTTAAAATACTATAATTCTAATCAAACTACACTGGTCCGAGATGGATAGGTGTAGTTTCTTTTTTGTCGTACCTGAAAGAAAAAGAGGGAACTAAATCCCTCCTTATTCATTACAATTTAAATTCTAAATTACTATATGCATCTCTTTCCACTATATCCGCAATTAATTCATCTACCTCATCTAGTTCATGAACACTTAAGTCCTCATAGTTCCACAAAGCTCGAATTGTATGATCATATTTTGTGTTTTCTTTCTTTTTTCTTTTACCAGTAACCTCATGAGATCCAATAAATATAGATATACCACAGTCTCCTACTACTAAATCATTAATACTATCACTAACCTCCGAAAAAACTAAAGCATCATCTATTTTATAACGCTTCCCTGTTTCAGTATCTACATACTCAATTCCTTCAAGTGTATTAACAGTATCTCTTAAGTGATCTGCATACCTTTCCATAAATCCAGAGATTAAACATGTAATTTCGTCAATCTTCTCTAATGATTCTTTTACTTTCTTAATATAAAAGACTTGTTGTTTTTCTGTCATGTACATATTTTTTATTTTTATTGTTATACATCACCTATAAGAGTTTTGGGATTAAAAAATAAAAAGAGAGAAACCTTAAAAGTCTCTCCCTATATCTCCTAAAGTGATACAAATCCATCAAACCTATAATAAGCTATATAAACCGTCTCGCCGTTGTGTTCATGACGTTCTTTAAACTTAGACAACCTAAAAACCACATTCCTTTTTAACTCTGGATTATATTCCGTCATGAGAAATTTGGCGAGGTGTCTAATCTTTTCATACTTCACTTTTTTCTCGATCTCTGCTAGGACCTCAAACTTTCCATGAACCTGTACTAAATGCTCCGTACAATTCAAGTAATCCTCTAAGTTCTCAAGTTCAAAGCCAACTACTATTCCTTTCTCTGGTAAATCGATCTTTTCTTCCATAGTCTTATATTTTTTAATTATTACTACACTTATAAGGAAATCAAAGGAAGAATAGTATTAAAACTACCCTTCCTTTTAAAAACTCAATTAAAATGCAAACACCTGAGTTTTATTCATCAGTCATACTCATTACAGTGTTCATGACTTTTGAGAGAATCTTAGTGATATCTTCTCATAGCTTTAAATTATTAAAGACTTTGAAAGCAATTTCAATTTGGTTATGTAAATAATCAAATATGCCCTGGACAATTAAGTCTGGGGTTCTTTTTTCCCACATATAAGAAAATCAGAAGTTTAAAGTAGCAAAACTTCATTTTTCTCTCTTTACTGTGAAAATCTTATTCTTCCCTGTAAAATTGAGTACTTCCCAATCTATAATCTGTTGTTTAGTTACAGATGTATTATTTAAGAATTGTAGGTCAACTTTCTTTACCCAACTATATTTAATCGGATCTATTTCTAGGAGAATAGAAAACCAATTATTAAAACAATAAGACGCCCTTCGATGAAAATTAGAAGGAGTTAGAAGAAAAGCTAGATTACTTATCATATAATCAATAATCATATCTTCATTATTCTCATGTTTATGATATTTGTGTATCTCTGAAAAATAATCTATATTAGAGATAAACTGGTAAAATTTTATTGGTAACTTCATAGCACTTATAAGGTTTTTATTCTATTGTAATTTATTTTTGAGGACTAAGGAACCCTTTATCATACCTTCCGTTCACCACTAAAGGGTTCACTCCAGGGCCCTACGGGCTCTAGATTGAATAAACTATATAGGGGATAAATGGAGTATAAGAATTCGATCTCCCTTTGGGAGGAGATCGAATATATTAATTGATGATATTTTTTAATAAGAAAATATATACTTTATCTATTACCAAATACACCGATTTTAAATCATCAAAATGCGTCTCTACTAACTTTAAATCCTTACAATTGAATGAAGATTATAAAGGGTATCCCTAGTCTTCAATTTTATGTAACTGGATTCTGTATTAAAAAGAATCTATAATAAATTAAATTAATTAAAAACTTTATAAAACATGAACAGAGAAAAAATTATTGTACCTAGAGGAATTAGGTATATAGGAGAATGGAAAGATTTCTGTTTTTCTAATTTCCCAGTAAAGTGTATTATTAATAAACAGTTACCTGGCTGTGGATTTACTGAATACTGTTTAAGAGGACCAGAAAATGTTATTCTATGTTCTCCAAGGAAAATGTTACTTAAGAATAAAAAGGATCAACATAAAGATAGTGTTTATTTGGTTGTGAATGAAATGGAAATAGAAGCAGAAGTCGATAAAGATATTTCCAAGCCTATAAAGAATCCAAAAGAAGATGAACCAGAAAAGAAAGATAATTCTGAAATTTATGAAAGACTATATAGAGAGATCGATACTTATACCTATCAAAGATATCTAAATAATCAACCTGCTAAAATTCTTGTAACATATGATTCTTACAGGATTGTTAAAGATATTCTTGAGAAAATTAGAATATTTGATAGATTTGTGACAGTAGTGGATGAATTTCAAAGTATTCTACATGATGCTAGATTTAAGAGTAATACTGAACTTAGTTTTTTGACATATTTAGCACAATCTCCAACTGCATACTTCGTTAGTGCAACTCCAATGATGGATGAGTACTTAGAGATGTTAGATGAATTTAAAGATTTACCTTACTATGAATTAGATTGGTATAGTTCAGATTCATCTAGAATTATAAAACCTTCTCTTAAAATTCTTACGATGAAATCAGTAGGAACTAAAGCAGAAGAAGTAATTCAAAAATATCTCAATAACGATTTTGAAGAAATTACTGTTATGAAGAATGGTGTACCTACTAGAATAGTATCAGATGAGGCAGTATTCTATGTAAATAGTGTTAATCATATTATCAGTATGATTAAAAAGAATAATCTTACTCCTGAACAATGCAATATACTTTGTAGCAATACAGAAGATAATGCCAAAAGAATAAAAAGGAAATTAGGAAAATCTTTTACTATAGGAGAAGTACCATTAAAAGGAGTTAAACCTAAAATGTTTACTTTCTGTACCAGAACTGTATACTTAGGTGCTGATTTTTATAGTTTATGCGCTAGATCTTTCATTTTCAGTGATTCTAATTCAGACTGTTTAGCTGTTGATATAGCGGAGGATTTACCTCAGATTCTTGGACGTCAGCGTTTATTTGATAACCCTTGGAAAAACAGTGCTACTTTCTATTATCGAACTACAGCAGATTATAGAGAAATGAAGAAAGAAGATTTCCAAAATATAATAGATAGCAAAAATAAATCTACTGAAAGTTTATTATCTGCATATAACACTGTTTTAGATAAAGATAAATATGATTTAGCAAAAACTTATCAATATGTAGCCAAGTCAGCAAATTATAGAGATAATTATATAGCTGTAAATAAAGTTATTAATTCTCAGACTGGAGATGTTATTCTTAAACCGGTTATTAATCAATTAGTTCTTGTTAATGAGATTAGAGCTTTTCAGATACAGCAGGTGGATTATAAGGATAGATTTAGTGTATTTAGTTCAGTTCATTCCAAACTTACTCCTGATGATATAGTAAATAGAGATGTAACAAGATTTTTCTGTATCTATGATACATTAACTACTATGCATGATAAACTTAAAATGTTATGTGAATACAATTTTATATCTGATATTGAATTAAATATAGTTCTTGGACAAATAGCTGATTCTGATGAAGTTAAATCTTACTATCTCGCTCTAGGGCCTAAGAAACTTAAAGCTTTAACTTATAGTAAGACTTATATTAAAAAAGAACTTGGAATAGTAACGTTTAGTAAAGAGTTATTAATTAATACTATTACTTTAAATTTTAATCCTGGAGAGAAGTATAGTTTATCAGATCTCAAGGTAAAACTTGGAAATCTTTATAATTCTATTAATTATGATGCTACACCGAAAGCTAGTGATATTGAAAACTATTTTGACGTTAAATCAGTAGTTATGTATGAAAAGAAAGAGGATGGAACTAGAAAGCAGATTAGAGGTTATGAATTATTAAAAAGAAAATAACATTAAAAGCCTTATAGATGAATAAAAATAGAAAAAATTATGAGAAAAAAGAAACGAATGACATTTGGCGATCTTGAGAAATATGAAACAAAAGATTATTATAAAGATCGAAGGATACTAATTGAAATAGTAGAAAGAGAAATTTCTGAATTAGATAAATCTCCAACATTCTATATTAACATTATTTTCTTAAAAATTAAAAGAAAGACGGATGACATGTATGCTTATAGTGTTCGTGTATTAGATAGTGCTATTTTGGATTGTTCCGAGGATATTAATGTAATTCTTAAGTTATTATTAATATCTAAGAATAAAAGAGCTAAGAGATGGTTATTGAAGACATTATCAGATTATCCTTTTGGAGATACAGGGCATAAGGTGGGAGAATACATAAATCGGAAAACAGGATTTTTAGATATAGAAAAAGCTGAGAAAGATCAAGAAGAAATTTGGAGAAAGAGAGAGAGTAATTAAGTTTACTCTCTTCAATTTATTATTTTTTAATTTTATATATGTTAATAAAAAGAAAATTAATTCAAAAAGAATTTGCAGAAACTAGAGCAGATTCATTACATTATGTATCTAAGTACAATGATGAAATAGGATATGAGATAATCAAAATGATTGAATTCTATGATGATAAAAACAGTGACCTAGAACATTGGATGACACAAATAGATGGGTTCTTTGACAAGATTAAAACTCAAGGAAAACTAGCTGTTCCACCTGGCTCACCTCAATATGGATTTATAAAAATTGAGGATAGGAATATAATAGAAAATAAATTAGGGTCAGATTTTGTAGAAAAATATGTTGAAGATTCTGCAATAGATTATATAAATAGTCTAAAGAATGATATACTTAAAATGAAAAAGTCCGGAGAATTAAAATATGTAAATGCTATAAGATCAAATGGAGGATTTACTTATGATTCAGAGACTTATAGATCATTTTTTAAGTATATTGCTCTTTGTTTAACAGGACAATTAAATTACTTATCTATTAATTTCTGGGATGGTTTATATCTTATATCTAGAACCACAATAGACTTTTCGAAGAGGATAATAAATATGAACACTGATTATTTATTTAAAATAATCTCAAATTGTTTATATCAACTTAAAGGTTATTCAGATCCAGCAGGTAAGTTAGTTAAATATTTGGCTTAAAATAGTAAATCCTTGAAATTCTTATAAATGTAATTAAAAATAAAACAATAATGGAAACAATTGAAAGAGAAATTACATTAACAAAACAAAGATCAGTAAGTTTAAAGAAAGGTCTGAGTAAATTAAAAGTAGAAATTGTTTGGAAACCTAATTCTAGAGCTCTTAGAAGTAGTAATTATGATTTCGACGTAGATTTAATTACTGTTGAGCTCAATAAAATGGGTAAATGTCCTAGTCCAGATCATTTAGTATTTTATTCTAGTATCTTACAAACTTCGGAAGGAATGTTAACAGATCCATTCGAAGCTGTACAGTATGGAGGAGATAATACAGGATCTGAAGATGAATCTGGAGATGATGGTTATTGTAATGAGGAAGTTCTAATTTACCCAAAGAAAGTTGATCCAAATATAACTGATATTCTATTTTTGGTTAATATCTATGATTCTGGAACTAGAGAACAGACTTTTAAAATGATTGATGGTGCAGAAGTTAGAGCTTACGAAGATGGAAAAGATATTGCTAAACTTGTGTATAAATTAGATGATGACTATAAGAATGATACTACTCTAGTCTTCGGGAAACTTTCTAGGGTTGAAGGAAACAGATGGGAATTCCAAGCACTCGGAGAAGGATCTAACCAAACTTTATTTAAGAGTTTGGTAAAATATGGCCTTAAGTTCAAAGAGTCAGATATTTAATGAGGGCGATTCATTATACATGCTTTTTAGGGAATATTAGAGGTATATATCAATATCTAATCTTTCCGGAATTTAAGGTTGAGTGGAGTATGGATTATAATACTGATCACTCGGGAATTAAAGACTGTCGAGATTTGTTTGAAGCTAGATATAATGATTTTTTGAAAGATATCAACCTAGATAAGATTTCTTTACAATTTCCGATAGAATCTTTAAAACATCCTGGAATATATAGTGATAGTGTTGTGAATGTTTATAAAGCAGCAGGTCCATTACGCTGTAATAATGATTATTCAAGAATGCTCATGTTTGAATTTCACTCACACAAAGCTTTAGGAAATAATCTAGTTGTTTTATCTAGAAATTCTTATGCAAGATATATAACATCTGATTTTCTTAGGGATGATTTCTTTAAAGGTCTTATTTCAAAAGATGAAGTAGATTTTTTAAAAGAAACTCCGGAAACACTTCTAGAAATCTTAATAAACCCAGAAACAACTCCTAATTTCGGGATATACTTAGAAATGAAATTATTAAAACAGTTTAATTTAATATAAACAATTATGGAAGAAAGAGTAATTAGCTTAAGAAAAAATGGTACAAGAACAATTAGCCTAAGAAAAAATCAAGAAACAGAAGGTGAAAACTTTGATTATGTTTATGTAGGGCTTAGATGGGCTCCGGCAGTAATCAAAGGTGGAGTAACTGGAAGAAAGACTCATGTTGAAAGAAAGACAGTTAAGACAGGTAACTTCTTTCAAAAACTATTTGGTACAGGTCCATCAGAGATAATCGAAACTGAAGTAGTAGATAATCCTGGAACACTCCGACCTGATAAACAACTTGATATTGATCTTGATGCTAGCGTTGTAATGTTTGATAAGTCTAAGAAACAGTATGATATTGTTTATTACGGACATCAAATTTCTAAAGATGGTTCAGTTGCTAGTTTACTTGGTGATGACTTAACTGGAAAGAATAACTCAAAAGGTGATAATGAGTTAATTCGAATGGGGCTTGGAAAAGTTGCGCCGGAAGTAAAATATATGGCTGTGATTTTGAATATTTATCAGCACATGGGAAGAGATCCTAAAGCGCTTGTATTCGATCATATTCCTTCGGCGACTATGAAGATCTATAGTTCGGATATGAAAGTAACAGATAGTAATAAGATTAATCAACTTAAGACTTTCGCCGACTTCCAGATCGACAATAATCCAGACTTTATTGGTAAGAAAGCATTAGTTCTTGGTACTTTTGTTAGAACTGGAGAAGGAAACTCTTGGAAATTCTCGTTATCAGGAGCAATGACAACTGAAGAAGGAATTCAAGAGATGATTAAAGGTTCAATAAAAGCTGCTCTTAAGGAACTGTAATATAGAATAAAATTAAGAAGAAGATAAATCAAAATATCTTCTTCTTTTTTGTTTGTTCGGGGAGGAGAAAAAAGAAGACAGGATTTTTGAATGTCCTATCTTCTATATTTTATTAGAGTCCTCTTACTTCAAAACTTGTTTTAACGAACTCTGCTCCACATAATAATCTGGCAAGTGATACTACTTTTGTTGTTAGATTCACTTTTGTAGTTTTTCCAGATTCTACGTTAATTACATCACCTCCTTCAATTGTTGCATCTCCAAGAGGTTTTACATCTTTTATATAACCTAAAGAAAAACAGTCTCCGTTTGTATTCTCTAGGTTTGAAAGATTTAATGTTCCGACTCCTGTATCCATTGTAAGAGGAGCCAGTTTATATTTTCCTGATTGTCTGTAATAGTAATCTAGCGGTTTTCCTTCATTGATCAACTTCGTCTTTCCTTTCGAAGTCTTTAACCTATACACAATTCCTCCGATCACCAATACTGCAATTCCGCCAAAGATCAGTAATTTAACTGTTTTCTTACTTAATCCTTTCTTCTTTTTTTCGTCTTGTTCTTCTTTCATAATCTTTTAATTTTTATTTAATTATTTATACATTAATAAGGCTTTGAGGGGAGAATAAAAAGGAGGGAAATTTTAACCCTCCTCTTCTACTTTAATAATATAACCTCCAAATAAATCTTTATAAGTTTCTTCAAAATCCTTCGTTGCTTCTTCGAATTTTCCTTCTCTAAATTTATCTCTCAGTTTTGATTTCTTTGTGATTAACCATCTAGATTGTGTTATGCCATATCTTGCTAACATAACCCATTCTCCATAATTAAATTTGAGTAAACTTTTTCCAGCCGTACATTTAAAAGTAACAGCTATAAATCCAGTATTAAGTGCTACAGCTTCTAAGTGAGTATAAAATAACATTCTTCCGAGTTTTGATCCTTCTATAGTATTTAAATTTACCATAGGGATTACTTTCTTTATTGTTAATTTACCTTCAGATTCATTTATTAGCTTTATTGCCCAACATACTCTTACTAGGATATCTGTTATTAATGCAGCTGGATATGTTGAAAGGTGATATCTAAAATCATATCCTTCCAGGTACATTTTCTCAACTATTCCAAAAATTAATTGTCCATAGTCGCCGAAATTTTCCAGGTATCCAATCACGAAAGTAAACGGCGCTGGTAATCCTCTGGTTCCATTTACATCTGAAAGTTGATGTTTTATTACTAGATTAAATGCATCTACTAATTTTTCAGCAACTCTCTTATTTCCGTCTTTAAAAAATCCTTCCATATCTATTGTTCGAATTTCTCCAGAGTCCATAAAAGTCGCCGTATTTTTCATCGTGTCTTTTATTCCTGTTACTATACCGGCGGGACTAGGATCATGACCTACTCCAGTAATATGATGAAGACTAGGTGATAGTCCTTTAATCTTATGTCCAGCCCTCTCTACAAATTTCTGAGAGTTAACTGATTGATCAAATGTTATTTTAGCCTGTTTTTCAAGTTCTTTCACTGTCTCTTCTGAAAGTTTATTATCGAAGAGACTCTGAATCATTCCCGAAATTCCTGAAACTTTTTCCGGACCACCTCTAAATACCATATCTACCGCAAAACCTACCATTGCTGAACCTATACAAATTAAATGTTCAGTTTGGTCTAAGTCTACTGTATCCTTGAACCTCTGATCTAATGTTTTATAAGATTCTGCCCAGGGATATATACCACTAAAATTCGGTTCTGGGTTTATTTCTTGTTGTGCTGCTAATACTAAGTGCTCAAACTTAGGGAGAATTAGTAATTTTTCCTCTCGAACCATCATCTTATTGTTTAATTCTTCGAGAGCAAATTTTTCTCTTATCTCCATAACGTCTTCATGATAACCTTTAGAAATCAAAACATTTTCTAGAAATGCTACTCTTTGTTCTGCAGATTTCCTTAGATTTATTAGTTGTTGATTATTAAAGGACTGATCTCTTGTAAGTTTATTTATAACCTTACCAGAATTTTCTAAAAATTCTTTCATACCACTTTCCTCCTTTCTTTTCTTGTTCATTAATTTTTTCAATTATTTTCTCGGTTAACGCGTCTCCTTGTTTAACCAATTCTGAAATCTCCCAAATATCTTGTCGATTATCTGATATTGCCATTGATAATCTTATGATATTATCTTCGATTTTTTCACACTGTCTTTTTAGTTCGGCAGTTTCTTCTTTCTTTTTATTTCTTCCAAATAAATCCATAATATTTTAATTTTTTAAGTTATTGTTTCTAGGGTTGTAAAAAGAAAATCTATAAAACTCTACTATATATCAAGTTCTATAGATTATTCCATACATTAATAAGGCTTTGAAGGGACAAAAAATAAAAACCTACTCATCTTCACAGACTTTCGGTTTTCATCAATTATTAGTGGGATTATAATGTTTCTAATTTACATCCTAATTCCTCTTTCAGCATAAATTCATTAAGCAGATTTATTCTTGTCTTGATTCTCTTAACTAAATCTTGATCAAATATATAACTGCTTAAGTTTTCTGCTCCGATGGATATTGTCGCTAATTGGATCCACTTCGTTAATTCAGTGAGCGATCCATTATAATATACTCTATAAAATCCATCTCTTTCGGTTATCATAGACAATGTTTCAGTTTCTGGAAAGATATTTTTTATTTCTTCCAGAGTTAGTGATAGTCTACAATCTACCCATTTTATGTTATTCTTGGGATTGAATTTTTCTTTGATTTCATCCCAAGTTTTCCATCCTCCTTCATTTAATCCTACTGCTGCTCCATATCTTACTACAGAAAATTCAGCTCTTTTTCTTAGGATTCCTTGAAGTTCAGTTTTTGATACATCATATCCTAATTTTCTCAAATTAGTACACAATGAATCAATATCTACCGCTTTATAGCTATGTTCAACAATTATTCCTGCAGCGTAATAATATAAATCTTCATAGGAATCTTCTTTAATCATTTTCTTATCAATGACTGATTCCTTCATTACTATTGCAGAACTAGTCTTACTTACTAATACTTTCGGTTTTTCTTTACCACTTAAGAGTTTTAAATATTCTCTTTTTGGTTCTTTTCCTGTAATCTTTCTGTATAATTCACAACAGATAGATAAGTCTTTTTCCGCTTCTCTGAATACCAACTTATCATTTCTTCCGTCATAATATACATTTAGCGTTACTGAATGTTTTGATAAACCATTTACCCAAGTTTTTATTTGGATTTGATTTATTCTTTTCACACCTAATACCTTGGCAACATTATTTCCAGTTACTCCGTCACCTCTGTTATATGTAATAGAATAACTTAGCGCTTCCATGATATTGTCTAAGGTGTTTATTCTAATTCTTTCTTCTTTATTCCTTTTCTTCGAGGGAGTAGTTATTTCTTCCGGTTCTTCTTTTATTTCCGGCTCTTTTCTTACTCTTCCCGATTCTTTTACTAATACCTTTTCAAGTATTTTTTCAGTGAAGATTTCAAACTCCTCGTCATTCATAGCTTCTTCATTTTTCAGCTTAATAACAAGTGGAGTTCTTTTTCCTTTCATTTCTTTCTTCACTATATTTAATTCACTGTTCATCCATGTGAATAACAACTCATCAGCTTTTCTCTTGATTAAAGCTTTATCCAAGCTTCTTCCAATTTCACTATGAACTTCGCTAATTAAGTTTTTTACATGTACGTCTGAGATAGTTTTATTTTCTCTAAGTGAATTTAACAGACCTCTTACCAATTTTTCCTGGTAAGCATTTTTTTCTAGTCTTTCCATTTTTTTTATTTTTATTGTTTTACTTTAATTAACAGCATATTTCACAAACATATACTTCTATGATCGTATAGTCAGGAAATTCCGTTTGATCTTCTTTAACAGTTGTGTTACCAATAATAGTGTAAAGTACATCCTTACGACTAGGAGATAACACTACATCATCTGTTATTGTTTTGTACTTAACTCCAACTTTATCTAATGCGTTCTTATAAGGGACTCCATTCCCTAAAAATCTCATGTTAATTGGAGTATTTTCACTAATTTCTTTTAGTTCTTCAAGAGAGATAGTATAAAATATTACTTTCCCTCCTACTTTAAATACTTCTTCGAACATAGAACTGTGAAAAGTTCTATTAACCGCCCAATACTGACGTTGTTCTTTTTTAACACTTTCTTCCATATTCTTATTTTTAAGTTCTTTTTTGTGTCAATTTCCCATTCTGATAGGCTAAATTTTGAATTTGTCTCAGAAGGGATTTATTTGTTGTTTGGAGATTTTGACTTTCTCCACGGACAATGTCTAACTTTTTTTGGGTTCTATGTGAATTAATTATACTGACAACCGCACATGTTAGACCTATTCCTATAAATGCTAATTTCCAATAATTTTTCTCTTTCTTTTTGTTTTCTTTTTCCATATTCTTTTAAATTCTTTTTACATATATAAGGCTTTCAAGGAATGAAACAAAAACCCCGATCTTCACAGACCAGGGAATTTTTTGATTTAAACAAAACTATCATTAATAAGGCTTTGAGGAGAATAAAAAAGGAAGCTTATAAAAGCTCCCTAAGTTTTTCCATTTTCATTTCACTATCAATTTGATCAAGGCTGATTTCTTCTGCTACTTTTCTAAGTAATTCACAGGTTTTTAAGAAATTTTCAACATCCTTTATAACATTTTCATCAGGACATTTAAATCTTGCAGTGTGTAACAGATCTTTAATTTTCCAAATAAGCATCTCGTGATTTCTTTGAAAATTTATGCAATCTTCACTGTACTTTTTTCTTACTTCCTCTATCCTATCAAAATACTCCTTTTTGAAGTCATTCCTCGTTTTCTCTAATGAATTGAAAGTTCCATTTTTGTACTCTTTGTATTTCTCGAAGAAATATTCTCTTTTAATTTTCCCCGATTTTTCTTCATAATCTCCTTGCTTAGCTAAAAACAAGTTGTGATTTATTGTCTCTACCCTCATTAATTCCATGAGACGTAAACAAATTTCTTCTTTTTCCATATCTGTTTTCTTTTAAGTTTATAATACACTTATAAGGCTTTTAAGTTATATAAGACATAGTGAAGAGAATACTTAAATAAAACAGAATCATAATATTTATTCATATATTTGTAATCTTCCAAGAAAGTCTTTCGATCCATCTTATATGGTGAAATTTGTTTAGGATTAGGAATTAGGTACTTGATATACTTACCTTTCTTAATCTTTTTCTCATGAAGTCTAAGTTCCTCAAGTTTTAATATATATGGTCGAAAAGATATCCAGTACCTAAATTGTTTAATTCCAAATCTCTTATATTGTCCTCCTCGATTACTAACTTTTAAGACCATATCGAAGAGTATTCCCTTTTTAATTCTGTTATCTAGAATATTAAGTACTTTTTCTGGATCCTCCCAATGAGATCCTATAGTATCCATCATATGTTTTTTAGATCTGAATGGAAATTTTATGGGAATTATTATTTCTTGTTCGTTCCAAATCGAATATGGCGAGTTTATATAAATTTCTTTCATAACATATATAAGGAAAATAAAGGGAAGAACTTATAATCGTTCTTCCCCATTATATTATCTTTCGAAAAATCCTGGAGCGCTAACTTGTTGATTAAAGTTTCCAGATTCACCCAATCTCTGAGTTTTCTTTTCAAGCATCTGTAATCTTTCTTCGTAGTCAGTTCCATTATTTTCAAGAGTTGTAATCTTACCATTAATCTGTGTGATACTAGTATTAATCTTACCTATTTCAGTAGTTAGGTTAGTATTTACCTCTTCTATTTTTGTAGTTAGATTAGTTCCTAGTTCAGTTATTTTATCAGTAAGTGTTTTCTCTAATGTCTCTATCGTCTCCTTGAGTTTTTCATTTTCTGCTTCAAGTGCTGAAATATTATTCTCTAGGTCTTGAATGATAGTAGTTAGAGTTTTATTACTAGAATCAATTACTGCATTAGTTGTTGTTTGCAGAAATATATCTTCTCCGTTTTTTATTAATTTTGAAATCATACCTTTCTAAGTTTTGCAATTTCAGCCTCAAGTTCTTTTATCTTAGACTCAAGTTCATTAAGTTTTTCTTCTTTTGGATCGAGAGTTGCTACTTTAAATACTGCTGGAGTTCCATTAGCTTGGAAGAAACCGTTAGGAGCATTAACTTTACTAAATACAACAGCATCAGTAGTATCAATCTTAAGATGTCCTCGATTAGTTTCGTGAGGATTATCTCTTCTAGCAATGTGAGCGTTCATAGCTGCTTCTACTTCATCAATTCTCTTATTTAATTCAGCATCAGCGGCTTCACGTTCTTCTTTTTCATTTTTAAGTTCTTCCTGCCATTCATAAGATCCATCACTCGGGCCTACTCTAAGTGATGGATTATTACTGCTGGATATTTTTACACGAGGAGTTAATAGTTGTGCCGAGGATGTTTTTTCGCTAACGGCACTAATAACTTCTTCCTCGTGAGTTTCTTCTTCAGCAGGTAGATCACTCATCATTACTTCTTTCGAGGCCATTTTTCCAGCAGATCCGACAGACATAAAGAATCCATTAGCTGTAACTTTAGAGAACGTAACTTCATCACTTTCTCCAACACCAAGTTGTTCACGAGTTACATTATGAGGATTATTTTTGTCTTGAATATGAGCATTAAGTTTATCCCAAAGATCATCAATTCTAGCATTTATTGCAGCATCAGCCTCTTTTCTCTGATTTCTCTCATCGGATATATCTTCTCCCCAAGCAACTATTTTATCGATTTCAAGAAGAATCTGATAAGCTACTTTTGCAGATATTCCCCAGTTATTCCATTCTGTAGGTACTTCTAGAATCGTAGCTGGTCTCATTAATTCTTCTATAGTTCGAATTAAATCACGTCCAATACTTTTTTCTACAATAATACCATCATTTTTAACAATAAATGCAGTTCTTCTAAATTCATCTACATAAATAATATCATTCCAGATTGGATCTGATGCTGTCCAAGAAAAATCGTTAGGATCACTAGAAGTTACAACAGCTACTTTATTTCGATAAGCATTATCTACTATACTATTACTATTTCCACTGCTTTTGTAATATTCAGAGATATAATATTTTTGATCCTTTTCAGTTACTTCTGGATGATCCCAACCTAAAGCTTCAGATTGATCTGAATTTGGATAATCTGCTGGTTTTGGTCCTCCTGGTGCAACTTTTACAAGTACTCCTTTGTCATCAGTATCCCACCAAGAAGCTGGATCGAGAGGATCATAACAAAAATCATCAGGAAATATTGCTACAAGAGATTCTACATATTTTCCGGGATATTCCAGAAGATCATTTGGTATTTTCCCAGTATCATCTACTGTAACTAAACCATGAATTGGAATACTATTATCATTTCCATCTACTACGCCATCTTCATTAGTATCTACTTTAACTGTAGTAGATGAATTCTTATTTAAAAATGCTAATGCTAATTCTTGATAAATACCTCTAGCTCTACCTACTAGAATTTTTTCAATAGCATTCTTATCATCTGCATTATTTGGATCTAAATATACGTAATCTCCATTTTCTTCAGTATTATGAACTTCTGCAATAAAAGCCATATCGTTCTCAAGATCACTCAATTTTGTAGGAAGATATCCAGGAGCCCATTTTCTGAACTTATATGGATAAACTTCTCTCTCAATTGGATCAGTGATAGAACTAGGTATTGAAGCTCCATCTTTTATACTACTATCGTAATAAAATTCAACTGCAGATCCTGAAGAGCTACTTGATTCCACAACTCTTACTATACAGCCATCTTCAAGTCTTTCTTTTGGAATAGCTTTAAGATCTTCTATTGTTCTAACACTTTTCCAACCACCTTTTCCATAAATTGCTTCATGGGTAGGGTATGTATCTTGATCAGTATAAGGAACTATAGGAGCTGAAACATTTATACCTTTTTTATTTTTTTCCATATTATTTAAATTCTATATTTAAAACTCCTGTTTGAGGATAATCAAATACTATTACAGAATAATCTTCTTCACCAAATTTACAAGAGAAAGCATTATTTTCCATATTTCCTGTTAAAAGTCTTATAGGATCTTCACTTTCATTAACTTCTCCATAAATTTCAGTAGGAATCATGTAATATATGTATAATCCTGAAGTATAATCATTACCTTCATCATCTACGCTACAATCTACATTATTTAAAACAATTGAACGTTCTTTAGATAGACTTCTATTTCCGTAAGTTTTTCCGTCAATTACAATCTTACTAATATCGTTTGTTTTAGATTTACCCCAAATTCTAGAATTAATAAATTCATAGGTAATGTTTTTAGAGATACTAACAGATCCAATAGAGTCTGATGAACTACCATTACCGTATAAAACAGATAGAGTAATTACAGTATCTCTTGAAATATTTTGATTATAAATCCATACCCAAGTATACTCATCTTCATCTTCGCTAGGATTATTCATTCCTCCAGAATAAAAACTTCCGTTTATATATATACTTACACTAACATCTTTTCTTTTTAATTTCATTCCATTATACCAAACTTCCCAAGCAAAAGAGGGTTGTATTCTAGTTCCATTTTCATAAAGCCCTCCATCTACTGTTGGATTACCCGAAATTGTATAATCTGGAAGTAATCGTATCTCTAGAACTGTTCCAAGACTGTGTATAATATCTTGAATTCTCTCATTTAATCCGTTTAATGCATTAGTTACAGCATTCTGAGACATAACATCATCCTCAGATGAACCTGTGGTTTGAAGTACATTAATACCACCTCGAATTCTGAAAAAGCCTGTAATTGAATCTTTTTCTATATCCTTATAGTAAGTATACCATTTTCCATCTACAAATACTTCAAATCCATCAGGAATAGGGTATTTATCATAATCCCATGTTCCTAATTCTCCTATTCCACTAACTATACCTTGTCTTTTATCTAGGAATACTTTAGCGGGTAATAAAAAATTTGAACCTATTTTATTTGCCATAATTTATTTTATTTATTAATATTTTCCACCGCTTATATTCTTAGCAGCTATAGACATATTAGAATCAGTTACAATACTAGAATTATCAACATTGACTCTAATTTCTGTACTACCATCTTCAAGTTGTACTAAATTAATTCCAGGACCACCAATAAAGCCTTCACGTATTGATAATCCTTTAATAATTTGTTCAAGTTTTCCAAGAGTATTATAATTTATGCTAGCTCCACCTAAAATCTCCCGTCTCAGATTTTCTAAGTCAGTTGCATTTACACTAGAATTTTCTGTAGATATTCCTTCGAAGAATGTTGGTAATGAGAATGAAAAAATTTGTTGAAAATTATTATAATTTAATGCAACATCTTTTACATAAACATTGTAATCAATATCATTTACTTTACAAGACTCTATTGAATAATCAGTTATATGATTCATTCCAGAAGTTGTATCATAAATACTCATAAGATTTCCGTACAGTTTTGGATATGCAAAAGCTATTTTCTGTGAGTTAAGATCTCCTTGGAAAGTAACAATTGATTTCTCATTTCCAACTACAGTGTTTTCAAGAGAATTTAAAGCAGCTTCTGTTATATTCCACCCACTTTCAGGAATTTGTCCATAGTAGAAATTGTAACCAAACTTAACTGTATAATATGAAGTTGCAGTTCTTATAATTCCTGTATCTGGATCCGTATATTTAACAGATAATCTATATTCTGTTGTATTTGTAAGACCTAAGACTGTATATCTATTACTTTCAGGGAGAGTTATTTGTGTACCATTTAATTCTAAAATACAATCATTAGTAACTTCATATGTATTTGCTTCACCTGTTTTTATATCTATATCAGGGATTGTTACTCTGATTAAGAAGTTAACAGCGGTTCTAATTCCAGTTTGATATAGAGGAGTAGTGCCATCATCTTGTCTGTTAGAATCATAAAAACTAACTCTTAATGGGAATGTAGCTGAATGATTTTTATAAGTTAACTCCTTAATTTCTTCTAGACTTTTAAGAGCATCTTGAATACTAACATCCCAACCAGAAATCATTTCATTAATTTCGGACTTAGTATAAAAATCATCTTCACGTTTTAATACTCCATCACGATAAAACCATCTATACTTATCTTCTATATTACTAAAAATGAAAGGACCACCAGTTATAGGTTCTATTTGTCTAACCCCACCAGTTTCGTATACATAATTCCAAATTCCATCTTCATCCTTGTAAAGATATAATTCTCCATGTACAAGAAGAGATACATCTGGAAGTTCAGTTACTACATCTCGAACTAAATCTAATCCGCCAAGTGTAACAACTTGACAACAGTCTTCTCCTATTCCATTCTTAATACCTAGAGCGAATATAGTATCTGTTTCTGTTTGTTCAGGATTAGAATAATATCTAACCATAACAGGCTCTCCGATTAAGAATTCATGTTGATTTAATCTTAATCTTGCTATACTTCTATCTCGTTCTATGTATTTGCTTCTGGAAATTTGTATTTGAAAAGAATTTAAACTACTCATAATTATTTATTTATAATTGAATAAAATAATAAAAGAATAGACTTAGTTTTATAATTTTTCTAAGTCTATTCTCATAATTTAGGTTTTGAAGCTTTCAGAAGAGAATTTCTGTTATTTAATTTTGATAATTCGGAAAGATTCAACTAATTCTGCAGTAGACCAAATAATAGAAATTTTATGATCTTTATCCATATAGAATTCAACAGGATTATTAAGAATACCTAGATCATAGAATTTACCATCAATACTTACTAAAGCATCTGGATATTGTGATTTAAGTTTTTCGCTAGGAGTAATAGTAACTTTAACCACTTCTTTATCACCAGTCAAACCATATTTATTGACTTCGTAATTAGGATATACAGGTTCTAAAACTGTAGCACTTTTATCTTCACTATCGAATTCATACCAAGTACTTTCATCATCTCCTAACCAAGGACCTTCAATTTTATAGACCTGATAAAATCTACTAGGAATAATATCTTTTCCATACTTACCCCAAGCAGCATCTTCATAAATTTTAACTTCTTCGTTCATAAGTTTTTGTTTTATAAAAATTATTGTTATTTATTTTATTCATAATTATAACCACTTATTTCTATCGGGCGACTTTGATAGAATTAAGGCATTTATTCGTGGTATATAATTATAAGTAGCAGTTTTCTTAATTTCTTCTACATTCAACTCTATATTAGATTCATTTATCCATTCCAGAATAATTAATCCAATAGGTTGATTAATTCCAGGAATACTAATAAATATTTGTCTTTTAGAACCATCTCTACTATTTACTAATTCATATATTCCAGGATATTTTTCCATAAATACGCTATCTCTTGGACCATCACAATATACAATTTCTCCAAACTTAATATCTTCATAGATACTAGTAATTAATCCAGTATTTATACTTTTATACTGTTCTGGATCTATGGAAGGTACAGCAAAACCATTATCTTGTTGGAGAAGTTCTACGTATTTGAAGGGAATAGATACTAGATTTTCTTTAGAATTATGATATTCGAAGTATAATATTCTATCAGCTCTAGAATTACTTCTAAATTCTGTAAGGAGAGGTTTTAATTCTGCTAATAACTGATCCCTAAGTTCCATTTTTTCGGAGTGTATCTTATCAGAAATTTCAGAATATATTTCTATAGTATCCTTTATTATAGTTTTGTAATTAAATATAGCTAAGACTAAACAGAAGATAAAAATATACTTCACGAACTTCGAAAATCCTATGTTTTTATCTATCTCTGTTATAGCCTCAACGAATTCTTTTAAAGATAGTTTCATGATTTATTATATTGCAAATTGAGTTAACCTAATCTCTCCTGATTCTATAGTACTCGTCTTTTTTGTTATTGGATCTAGATTAGTAATTTTTAAGACTATCACTAAATTTAACTCTTTTCCAGTAGTATTAGCAGAGTATATTAATCTTTTATTCACCTGATCTACTTTAAACTCCAGTCCATTACTTTCTTTCACCAAGATTTCAATTACAGGCAGAGATGTTATATCTATTTTAACCTTTTCCTTTATTTTTGAAATATTATAATCATTTATCAATCTATACATATCACATTCTAATGTTCCTAATAGATTTATATACCCTCCAGATTTTTTAAGACTACTAGTATCTTCTAATGCTGAAAACGATAGAATAGATGTAATTTGTCTAATCACAGAGTTATTATATATTTTCTCACCAGATATATTATTGTATAAGAACGAACTACTATATCCACTTGTTTTCTTGTTTCTTATATACTTATAGTAAGATTTTTTTGTTACTATTTTTTCTTCCAGTGAGGTAAAGATATTAACTCCATAATCAATTCCTATACCTTCCAAAAATACAGTATCACTATCAGCTATTGTTTCAATGTTTGCTTCTGTATATTCTGGAAAAGATAATTCAAAAAGATTAGATGATATATTTAAATCTAATCTATTGAACTTAATTATTTTTCTTTCAGCAGCCTCTAGCTCAGTTATTATAAATGCTATTCTTTCCGATCGATCTGGATATATACCATAACAATAAATAAAACAATACTCTGAGCTAGGTTCAACTAAGGCAGCTTTTTCTTCTTCTGGGATATCAATATTAATCTTTAAGAGTTTTTTATTACTATCCCAGATTGAATTTAGAGGATATTCTGAGGTTTTTCTAACATCATTATACAGATAAGATCCTGAAAATAATTTCTCCATGAATTCTTCTCCAACTGTATATGAATTATAAATTGTTCCTATTACATATTTGGTTATTTTTAGTGTGTTATCTATCCTCCTTATACTCTCTAAGAATTCTTTTTCAAAAATAACTCTCATAATTTTATATATAATTTAAATACCCATCTTCATCGATATAATAAAGTAGTCCAGAGATAGATGCTATAATTTTCGGTACTTCTGTTTTAAGAGATGCTTTGAAATAGCTTCTTCTAAATCCCGTAAGAATAGTTCCAAATATACCTGTTGGATTATTTCGATGAATTACCAATATTTTTCCCTCATTATAATACCCCTTATACTTTTCAAACTCTTCATCCTTACTAACTAATATCCCGAGTTCTTCTGAATATTCTAATTCTGAATTTCTTGATGTTGCCCTAGCTTTTTCTGTATAATAACTAATCCCTGGTTCATAATAGATAGTATAATAATCTAACCCCAGATCTTCATCTACTGTATGAATCATTAAGAGACTGTTATTAATCAGTATTGGACTTTCATCTGTATTTACTGTATATACTAATCTATCAATACAACTATAAATATGAAAATCTTTTTGTGAGGATTGTTTATTTTTAAAAACATACCAATCTCCAACTTTTTTGATAATATTAATGTTCGTATATTTAGTATAATCAGTTAAATTTAGAAAAGTACTATTAATACTTGGAATGTAATTAGTAATACTTTTATTAGAGATATTTCCAGGAGTAGATATAATTCTACTTCTAGGATCAAGAGTATCTAAGAAAAAGTTTTGATAGTCTGTTGAAATCCACTGACTTTTCTCTATATCATATAATTCAAGAGTACTAGGATAATTAGTTCCAATAGTAATTATAAATCTTCCTGAAAAATAGAATATTTCTTGATTACTTCTCATATCCTCGAAAATAGAATAGTCTGCCCCCGATGAAGTTGTATATACCTCAGGATTACCAAATCTTGTTTTTTTCACTAAAGATTTGATAGAATACTTATTACCTGTCCAAGAATATAATACAATATCCTTTCCATAAAATCCAATTTGATGATTTTCATAATTATGTGAGTATGGATCTATATTAACATCATGATTCAAATTAATTTTATGAAAACCAGTACTATTCCCAATACCATAATCTAAGAGGAGATTCATTTGTTCATTATCTTGAATATGGTATACGTGAGAAGTATATCTTGGATAATTATCAGCTCCTAGGTCTTGCTTTATAGTTTGTGCTCCAGAGTAGTTATACAAATTTACATTATCTAAGAAGTTTTTCCCAGTTGTTGAGTTATTCTTTAGTTGATCTAAGGAATTACTAAGATTTATCTGGATTTGGCTAGATATACTAGAGTCTAAAGATATATAAATATTTATATTACTACCTTTTCCCTGAGAATTTAGAAACTCTGTATAACCAATAGGAGTGTTATCTATTACACTCATATAAATTATTACAGTAAATCCAGAAGGAAGATTATTTTCATATTTAAAGGGTTCCTCTGGGGTAGTTCGATTTAATCTGATATAATTACCGCCAGAGGAAGTAAGTAGTCCTGAGTAAACTTGTTCGATATTATAGAGAGATATTTTTGGTAACTTAGGATCCCAATTATCATTTTTATTATATAGTATTACTTCTAAGCTATTGGATATATTACTAGAATTTCCAATAACGTAAGTACTATATCCTGTATTATAATTTTCCATAAGTTATTGTACAATTACTAATAATACATTCATCTATGTCAGTTGATTTAGATACAACTCTAATAATATTATTAACACATTCAATTACAATATCTGATCCAATTTCTTCTATATAATCTTTGGAAATTAATTCTCCTTGTTTATTATATCTAGGTCCGGAGAATGTTGTTTCTTTAGAGTATAGTTTTTCGTTACCTACTAAGATTAATTTTTCTTTGTCTTCAGGATCTTCAACATATCTAGTTTCATACTTAGAATATTGAATACCAAGATCAATTTTAGTAGAAACTCCAGGACTAACAGAGTAATTCATTAGTTCTGTTAAATCTACTGTATTGGTATAGATATCAGAATTGAATGGTATAACATCGATAGTAATAGAATTGTTTAGAATATCAACCACATTTTTTGAAGTACTATACAAATAAATTTCGTTATTATTCATACTATTATATAAGTTATATATTTCTTTTAAGTAATTATTTTTATTATTCTTGAGGTAATCTAGATATGAATTAAATTGAGATTTTTCTTTTTCAGTTAATTCATATTTATCAATTTCAATACTTTTCGTATTTTCATCAACCTCATTTATTATTCCAGAACCTTTAGAATAATCATCAATACATACTCGTAAATTCCCTTCTGAGCCATCTTCACCTGGGATAACAAACCTCCGATTAGTTACATTCCAATCTCTGAGTTTTAATTTATTACTTAGCTCAGATATTCTAGTCATTCTGTAATTTGAATCATTACATACTAATGCTCGATTATTTCCAGTTAAGTAATATTCTTTCTCATCTTCTTGACCTGTTACTTGTGATATAGAAATATTATCGGAAGTAGTGGTTATTAATTCTATCTTTTTCATTTCTTGTACTTATCTCTATAAAATATATTCACTATGTTTCCACTAGTTACATAAAGCCTAACAATTTCTCCTTTATTTCCTTCTGTCTTTCCAGGAACTATAACAAGAGCACTACTATCTGTTAAATAATAACTAGAAATTGCATCATGACTCATATAAGCGTCAAGAAGATCTATGGAAATCGTTGTATTTATATTATTCTCCTGTGTAATTACTGTAAGAATAAATGACTCCTTATCAAATCCAGATACAGGAAGGTAATTATCTTTTGTATTATCAGTACATTGAAATTCTATTACATTAGCTGTTTCTGGAATTGGATATTCTTTAAAACGGAAATTATTTACTAATGATTTTTCTAAGTTATTTAATTCTTCGATTTTATCCAAGTAAAGTTTTTCAAGTTTTTTTATATTCTCCATCCATTCTTTATCAATACTACTAGGCAACCAAGAAGTAACACTATCAAAAGTATTCTGATCTCCGTTATTATAACCTTTTCCGTACCTATACCTAACAACTGAACCCATAGGATCTATTAATTCCTGAAGTCTGTAAATAGAATCTGAATTAGGTTCATTAGTATAAGTATATTGTCGTAGAATTACATAATTAGCATCTTCTGGATAAATACTAGAAGCATCATTAAATATAACTTCACTTATTTCCGGAAGATTTCTCGATATCTTAAATACAGCATTATTAATTTCCGGAGAGATTAAGATCATTGACAAGACGTTTTTAGAATCAATTCCAGTTCCATTTAAAAAATCAGATAACTCAGATGAAATGGATAATGAATCGTTCCCTGAATTAAGATAGACGTATTCAGAAATTATACCCTTTTCATCAAATCCTATCATATATGTAGATAAAATTTGAGATAAAAGATGTGCAGTAATTAATTTATCTTCCTTTCCTTGCTCTTCTTCAGAATGATTTATATAATTAAAATACTCTTCTATATTATTTAATTTATCTCCTAAATATGGTGAGTAATTATCTGAACTTTCTTCAGGAATAACACCAGAAACAGTATTATTTGTTTTATTAGTTGGATTTTTAGCTGTACAAATATAGATAGTATTTCCATAGACAACAAAATCCCCTTTCTCATATTCAGTTTCTTCTGAATACAAAAACATTCCTTGAACGTGCGTATTATTTAGTATCATATTATCTCTTTATAAGTTTTATAGTTGTATTATAATATATATTCATTAACTTCAAGGTATACTCTCCTTCTTCTGGAGTATTTATATTTGCAGCCCTAAGTGATACTTGAGACGTACCGAAACTTTGAATACTTCCGTTTGCTGTAAACTTATTAATAGTTAATGAATTTCCTTGAGAGTCTTCTATAATAACTTTTTCTAAGTTACTATTTGGATAATCTTCAGAAATAAACTTAAATACAGCGTTACCTCCAGAATTTATCTTTAATGAATTATTAGATACTTCAAACCCAGAGAACTCTATAATACTAATAGTTACTCGTTTACTGCTAAGTTCTAATGTAAGAGTAGCTGCCGAGAAATTAACTTCGGGAATTACAATACTGTTAGTAGTATTGATTTGTTCCGGATAATATATTTCTGGCGCATCTGGATCTCCATTTTCATATTTTGCTGAGACTCTTGAAATAATATACCCTGAAAGTTCTGGTATTCTAATTTCTGCTCTCTGATTAATTAGGACATCTATTTTACCATCCTCTTGTATAAAGGGATCATATTTAGTTTCATCACCTATAATTAATTCAGATACTATAAAATTATTTTCTCCAAATTTTCTTTTCCATTCACCATAATCGTATACATCACTTTCTCCTGATATTTTAGCTTTCAGAATTATATAAGAACCTGTATATTTTAGATTGAAAATTAGGTGATTTGTTTTTAGAACTTCTTCCCAATTAGTTACTGTTATTAGGTTATTTGGAATATTATAATTAAAGTTATTACTTGGTGGAAATGGAATTAAATCTTTCACATCAAGTAAACACGGTACATCTTCATTCAAAACATATCCAGGATTAGGGTATATCTTAAAATCAATAGGAGTTTTGACAGAAGGGATAGATATTATTCCGATAGGGTTACAAGTTCCTCCAATCTCTGGAGTTACTGATACAACCACTCTAATTGGTTTATTTATATTTAGAAACTCTGAAAGAATCCATTTAGATGAAAGCGCCGGATTATTATTAAAGTTGTTATCTGATACTGATTCCCAAACTTTTCCACCTAGAATTACCTTATCTCCAATCTTGTATGTAGTAAAAGGAAAATACTTGGGGTAATCTTCGGCGCCTTTATACATTTCAATTAATCCTCGTTTATTACCTAGAATTAATAATCTACTATCTTCTATTTTCTCATTTCCTAAGAGAGTACTAGAATTTGCATCAATTAAAACTTCTGGAACATCCTCAACAGTTTCTATTATCCCAACTGAATCTATCGTAGACCAATATTCATCGTTTCTAAGAAGATATTTATTCATATTTCTGTTAGGATTCGTACTATCTACCCATGATTTATAAGATAGATTTACACTTTCCACCTCGGAGTTATTAGAAATTAGCATCCAAATCATCTTCTCTCCAGTAACTTCATCGAGGAGTTCTTTCTCGCTTACTAAATCCTCGCCGCTTGTAGTTTCGTCTGGTTCTCCTAAAATCAATATAAAGTTAGGAGTAGAAGTAGGTTTAATTCCAGCGGCGGCCATTGAATCAGTATCTATAAAGTCACTACCTTTAGAATTGTTATTATTCTTGTCGATTATCCCCTCGTATAACTCCAGACGTTTAATTCCAGCGGCGGCCTTAAAAAGCGCGAATACCTGATTGGATATTATAGTAGTTCCGAAATATCTATCATTTTCCTCTGTTAAATTTTCTCTAGAGGATGTTGGGAATATTATTGATTCTATTTTTTCTAGGGAATTTGATGTCTCTCCGATTTCTTTCAAGGTTTTTTCTCCTAGATAATTTACTAAAAACTTATCATTAAATTTATCTTTAGTGATATTATACGAAAAGTCATACTCACTAAAGTCTCTATTGTAAAGTAAAGAACTGTTAGATCTGTACTGGACTTTACTGTATTCACGGTTATCTAGGTCATCTTGACTGTAAAACACTACTGTTCCGATATCCGTAAAATTGTTATTATTAATAATCAATTTCATAGGGCGTTACTGTCATTTTGTTATAGCTTCTTAAGTTTGCTCCAATATAATTCTGGAACTTACTTTGAATTGTTAGATCTATACTTCCAGAACCTATATTAGTATTTAGTCTGGTATAGTATATAAGTGCATCTAAAAATTTCTTAAGAAGTTCGTAAAATAAGCTTTCATTTTCTACACTTAAGTTCTCAAAGTTTACTGTTATTTCTCCTGAGTCATATATAATCTCTCCATCAAAATCTAAGGGAAGATATTGTATCATATAATTAAATACTTGAATAGTTCCCTTTACACTGTAAAATAATTTACTAAGATAGTTTATAACTTCTTCGTAATCTTGGTTATCTGGGAGACTTGATTTTGGAATACATAATCTCAAGAAATTCTTCACCGGATCACTTCCAGAATAAATATAGTAATCATCGAATGAACCTTGTTGAGTTGAAACTACCGAAGAATATTGTTCCTCGTAATCCTCAATCATTCTATAAAGCTGATCTATGATTTCTATATTTCTTAAGTGTTTAGGTATATATATTTTCATGATTCTATAACTGAATTAATAATGTAGTTAATTGAGAAGTATACAACATTCTCTTCTCCATATACAATCTCAGGAGAAACTACAGAACCATCTTCGTTAGTATAAGTTATTTCCATGTCAATTATTCTCTTTACATTAGATATTTTACTTATAAGAGATTTTATTTCTTCTGTTAACTCTGGAAATTTAATATTGAACTTATTACTATAATTATCCAAGATATCACCAACTTCTGAATCTATACTACTATTCTGATATATCTCTACATCTAAGTTAAAGATAGCTGTATATTGAGATCCTCTTTCTATAGTAATTTTATCAGTTATATAGTAAGCTCCTTTAGTTTCAATGAAATTAGTTTTTTCATCTTCTGTTAGGATTGTAGAATTAGAGTACGGAACATAGTAGATAGTGATAGAATTACTTTGTGCTGAACTACTAAATCTATAAGTTGTTCCACCTGAAATAATTTTATTTGGATAAGTTTCTTCAAGTACAGTACCGATATCAGAATTACTACGTAAAATTGAATTTACATATCTATCACGATTAGCTTTGTAATGAATAGTAATTAAGTTATCTCTATCAACTTCAGACATACTAGCAAGACCAGTTCCTAAGATCTCATAATTTCGTCCACTCAACCAAGAAGGATCAAATTCTACCATCTCAGCTCCACGAATATTAAGCTTCTTTAGTTCTGAAGTATTATATCCCGAGAGTGTTGAGAATTTATAATAAAGAGCTTCTATTGTTGTATTTGCTGGAGTCTGTGTTTCTTCTCTTTCCATTACTGTTCTAAAAATATCTGCTACATAAAGTCTAGAACCAAATCCAGGGAGAGTAAGATCAAAAATACTACCATCTAAAATATGTCCTGAGAATAATCTAGTTGTTGGGAAAAAATTATCATTAACTTTAACCCAAAAATCATCAGATAGGTCGTTTTCTAAGCAATTAACATAGTAAGTATTGTTTTGATTTAAGATCCACTTCCTAGAAATTGTTTCTTTTGCAATTAGACATATAATAGTATAAGTATCAGTATCATTTACGGCCGGAGACATTGTAATTGGAGAATATACAAAACCTTCATCTCCAGCTATGTCTTTATCATCTCCATAACCTTCCGGCCGTGTATAGTTTTTATCATAATACCCTAAATAGTAAGCCTTAAAACTATTAGAACTTATAATTTCATCATAAATATTAAAGCTTAAATACTTAGTAGGTTTTATATTAAGAATTACGCGAGGACAACTACCACGAAATACCGAATACATATCATCCACACAGTGTTGAATCTTTGAATTGATAAGTGTAGATTTCTCAAGAGATGCTTCTTGTGTATAGGCTATGTTTTCTACTTCACTAATAAAAGATGCATTAGCTAACATCTGAGACAAAATCTCTACAGAATCTCCGGTAATATTAAGTTTATTAGCTATTCCTCTATAAATATCTATATAATCTTGTAATGATTTCATAATAATTATCCTGTTGTTTCATTTATATCAACTAGTATATCGTCAGATTCTACCTGATTAACACTTATTACTAGTTTTACTTTTGTTTCATCTATTAGGTCGAGTGAAACAATTTTTATATCGAGTGTTTTTGTAAATTTCTCTTTTATTTTTGTTATTAACTGTTCTACTCTACCAGTAATTTCAGATGCTAAATCCTTTTTCTTGGTATTAGTAAAAATAAAGTTAAATCCAATCTTAGATGCTCCTGGAATATCCTTTGGCCAGATATTTAAGTAGAGTTTGAAAAGATCTATAATATAGTATTCTACTTGATTTGTTATTTGACCTGTTGAAAGTAGGTAATTCATAGTTTATCGTTTATTAAAATATTTACAATTATCACAACTAACTTTCGTATCTTGATCTGTCATTGGAGTGAATCTAGAACAGTTAGAAGCTGAAATATCTCCTTCCAGTTCAGGGCTGCTTGGTGGTACTATATAAGAGAAATTAGTACAATCTTTTGGATTATAGGAGATAGAGATAGGTGGTTTTATATCAGGAATACTACCTGCTGCTCCAGCTACACTAGATCCTACCATAGTAATTAAAGGAACTGCAACTCCAAATATAGTATCAGCAACAGAAAGAACTGATCCAGCTATAGGAACCATAGATGCTAATGCTCTAAGACCAAGTTTATTTATTTTAGAATTACAATCATCATAAACCTTGCTTAGATTATCACCTTCTGCTTTAAGTTGTTGAAGAAGAGGTGGAACTAGTTGAGCAGAAACACCAGGACCCATAGGAGTTGCTGAAATTATCGCTGGCGGAACCATAGCAATTCTAGCAGCAAACATAGCAGTTCCTATAGAAAGATGTCCTAAAGAAGTTCCAAGATCATTAAAGTCTGATTTTAATTGTCGAATATATGCACCAGCTGCTTCATTAGCATCATTTAACATATCTTCCCCTCTCTTCTTCATATCTTCTTTAGCCTTATCAAATGCCTCTTTATATTCTTTCTTTGCTTCAGGATCTTTTATTTTATCAGATTCATCTTCAAATTCAGGGAGTGAATCTTCATACTGTTTCTTTACTATTGCTTCTGTTGCCTTATCTGTTAATGAACTCAATAAATTTTCCATAATATATCAACTTTCTAATAATAATGTATCTGATGTAGGTATAGGAGATCCTGGAGTTAAGAAAGTAGGAGATAATACAAAAGGTCCAAGAGCTGTATGTCCACCTGCTACTACTTTTCCTTTTACTGTTAATTTACCAGGACCTTTAAGTGTTATATTAGATCCTTTAACAGTAGCTTTTCCTGTTAATTCTACATTTGTTGTTCCCTCTATTAATGTATCAGAATTTCCATTAATCGTTACCTTCCTATCTTTTCTTAAATAAATTTCTAGATTTCCATCTTTATCAAGCTTTATCCAGTCAGTAGGTTCAGGTCTAGGATTATTATCTGGATCATTATACTCAGTTCCTGGATCAAAAATAGCAACCTTTATATAATCAGGTGTAATATCTACCATTTTTCCATTACTTCTAAAACCTATATAATCATTTTCTTTTATTTTTTGATATAAGTAATAACTCTGAAATACTGGATCAAGACACTTAAGAAATACAAAATCACCTACTCTTGGCTCATCTACTTCTCCTCTAAATGGAAATGCCTTAACTCCCGATTTTATTCCTGGGATATCCACCTTTATTTCATACAATACTTTATCTAAAACTTCTACAATTGTTCCAGTATAGTATAAATCTGCTTCTTTCATATTTTTCTATTTAATTTGTTGGATCTACAATTGGTAATATTTCTTCTTTCTCTTCTACACCTGATAACAATGAAGTCCAAGAAAAACTCTCTCCATCAGGGCCTACAGAACTAGAATCTTCAATAGCCATAAATAATTCATTAGATCGAACTAGGAATAACTTAAATGGTAATTCTGTTTTTTGCTCACCACGTTTATACTTCAAGATATCACCAAGTTTATATTTAGGCATATCAAAATCTTTTATTCTAAATGCAGTAAAGAAATCAGAATTCATATATCCTAAGTTTCTCCAGTAATTATGCATAAGTTGTTCAAAATCTTTTCCAACTATTGTATAATCTTCATAAAACTGAAGAGTTCTAGAATTTTTAGGTTGAAGATCTGTATAATCATCTGTACTGTTATTTGCTTGCTCTCCATTATTCTCATCTCCTTTAACTGGTTCCCATGGATTAGTTGGAGTATAATAAATTAAAGGATTATAGTTTAGATTATAAGAATCTAATTGTAAGAATTCAGAAGAACCCTCTATGCTATAATATGGTTCTTGATTTCCTCCATGATCAATACCTATAATCTCTTTCATTAAATACCCTTCCCATCCATAAGCAAATATAGATTTTTTCTTAAATCCATATGATAACTTAGAGCATAATGATTGATTTGTTTCCGAGTTTTGGAAAATTGTAAGTTTATTATTAATATCACATTTACATCTTATATCCTTTTTCCCTGGATATAAAGATTCAATAGCTGAAGTAATATCATCCCACTCAGCTTGTATAAGTTCTGTATAAAATTTCTTATCTTTTATACAGATAAAGTTTAGAGTTAAAAAGTTTTTAAAATATTTTTTATTAATTATGAAAACATCAATAGTATAAATATTTCCACCTTCCTTCTCCAAAGTTATCTGTCCAGTATATTGATCTGTAATTAATTTAAGAGCTTCCCCAGAACCATCATGTGACATACTAATTTCCCCACTAGCTATCTTTCCACCAAGTTCTTCGTACATATGGATATTATCAAATTTATATCCGGAGTCAAACCATGGAGTGAAATTAATAGAAACCTTATAAGAATTAATATATTTCATAAACTTCCTAATATGTTATCTAATACTCTTTTTGGAATTAATTTTAAAATTGCGCCTCTTTTATAAGTTTCAAGCCCTCTAGCAGCCTGTAACATTAGGAGGCCAGCATATGAAGTAGAACCATAATAATCCTCTGCAATAAGATCTGGTCTATATTCATATGCTGTTATTTCATAAGATTCTCTTTCTATAATTGGATTATTTAAGTATACTAATATACTAGAATTGTATACATCAATCCCATCTATATAATTTGAAAGATTCTCCTTATTGCTAATTATTTCATCTTTTTTAGTATACATTTTATCCTCCTAATAATTTTTTATTTTCTTCTATTTTTTTATTTATATTATCTTGTAATATTAACTCCATCGCTTGTCTTTCTTTTTGTGTAGCATCTCCTCCTATTAATTTTTTAAGTCTAACATCAGTAAATTTAGATGCTGGTTTGAAAGTCATTGTAATATCACAAGATAAAGGACATAGATCATTTTCTTTAGATCCAGTATCCCACCTCTTCATCATTTGTTTGGACATTTGAAAAGTAGCACTCTCACAAACAAGATTATCAATAGCATAAAGTGAGCCGAATTTAAGTTTAAGAGTTCCAAATTGTATTTTATCTATATTATCCAACTCAGCTTTAAATCCACCAGGAGGGATCTGCCAACCAAAATATCTATCAACTAATTCTTTTATCAACGCTACTTCAGTATCATCTTTACTTGCTGGCTCTCCACTATCATTTAAAAACTTAACTAATTTTCCAAAACAATATGGATATAATTCCATAATCTGATCATATACAGATTTGAATTTCCCATCTACATAATCAGAAAATATAGTAAATTTTATTGTTAGATTACCAAATCCAACTCCAGTTCCAGAATAGTAAGAGAATCTTCCAGTCTTAGTTACTAAAGCTCTATTTAAATAATCAGTTCCTGCTTTTGATAACTTCTCTAGAACATCAGTTGTTTTATCAAATATTTGTCCGATAGTACTAAATATAGCCATCCTATCCTCTTCTGATCCAGTCTTCATTTCCTCCTCTGCACTATTCATTTTTTCAAGTTCTTTGGAGAAAAATGATAGATACGGTGCATAAGGTTTAAATTGATTAAATATATCATTAATCTTCTCATCTCCAAATTCAGACCAAGAATTAGAAATAGCAGCTTGATAATCCTCTGTCATAATAGCTCTACATAATGGTTCATAAGAATACCCATCATCGTCTTTAGCACCGTGATATTCACCCCAAGATCCATCATCATAAAGAACAGAGTTATAATGAAGAGAAACTGACATTAAATCATTACCACGATTAGTATCATAGTAAAATCCACTAACTTTGGTTCCACTACTCATTCCTTCTCCATAATGTTTTTGTTGTGGAACTTCAATTCTTGGGGCAGAAGGAGATGATTTAACCATACTTCCTAATGATGGAGGATTAGGAGTTTTTATTTTTCCCGGTTTTTCTGCTGTATTTAATGGCATATTATTATTTTAATAAGTTATCTATTTTATCTTTTTCTCTTTTCAGACCATCTCTCATATTATTTTTCGCAGCAGTAATAAAATCTTTTGTAGACTGTCCACTAATAAATTTCTGAAGTGATATATCAGAGTATTTAGTAGATGGTTGGAAATTAAGAATAACATCACAGTATAATGGACTTAAAGTATTCATTTTCTTTGATGCATCCCAATATTTTACTACTTGCTTTGAAAAACTAAATTGAGCATTAGTACATACAAGAGAATTTAGTGCATAAAAAGCCCCAAATTTTAGCTTGAGTGTACCAGTTAAGATAGTATCCATATTTAAAAGATCCGGCTCATATCCAGCAGGAGGCATTTGCCAACTAAAAAATGTATTAAGCAATTTTCCATCTTCTCCAGTAATTCCAGTATTAACGCCTTCTTTATTAGATTCAATTTTTGATCCTAGTACTGTTCCATTTTCATCAACAACTCCTTGAGTATATTTACCCATTATATATGGATATAACTCTTGAAGCTGTTCTGAAACCGTTTTAAATACTCCACCAGAATAATCAGGAAGTACTGTAAATTTCATAGCTAAATTTCCAAAACTAGTACTAGTTCCAGAATAGTAAGAAAATCTACACCCCTGAGTTACAAGAGATCTATTAAGAAGTTTAGATGCTGTACCAGTTGCAGTAGCTATACCAGATAATACTTTTTTTGCTAGTTTTTCAACAGTACTGTCTCCAGTTGTATCTCTCAACATTGATTCAGCTGTTTTCGTAAGTTCTTTCGCATATGGAGCATAAGGTTTTAGATTATTCCACATACCACCTATAGGATCATCTCCAAAATCAGTCCAGGAATTACCAGCTTGAACAATAAAATCTTCATTTAGAATTCCTTTATAAAGAGGTACTGTATTATAACCTTCTTCATCTAAAGAATAGGATGAACCCATTTTTTGCCATTCCCCTTTTCCATCTAAATAAGAATTAGCATGAAGAGTTATATGAGTAAGAACTTTATCTATTTGTCTATCATAATAAAATGCATGATGTCTAGAAACAACTGCCCCACTATTATCATCCTTAAGGTTAAATCCACATCTTGCTAGTTCCCTATCTAGTTCTTCATCAGTAATACCAGCCATAATTATGATTGTTTAAATAATTTATCCTCTATAAGGGGGAGTAGTAATACTCTGTACTTTAGTTCTTCCATCTCCACCACCCATATTTATATTTCCTCCAAACTTAAGAGATGCTATGGCTGTAGAAACATTATTAATTGCTTCTGCTTGTGCTATAGATGTTTTTGAAAGAAGTTTTATATTTTCATTAATATCAGAAACTTTTGTATAAAGATCTTCCGTCTTATCTTTTTCTGCATCAGCTATTAATTCTCGTCCAGCAGATTCTGAAGTATTACCTGGAATAGATTTTTCTGAAGTTGGTGTAGTTGGTGTAACTTTTTCTGGAGCTAAAATACTACTCTGAGCCATTATCAATCCAGAATCACTTCCAAAAGAATTAACACCTGCAGTACTCCAATCATAAGTAGATATACTAGATCCTTTATCTGTTCTCTGTTCTACATAATTATCTGGAGTTGTAGATGAAGCATCAGCCATATAAATAGACTCTTCAGAATTTGTGGAATTAGTATTGGTATTTTCTAGAGTATCACCTTTAAAAGAGTTGTAAGTTAATAAAGCATCTCCTGCAAAATTTTCTCCTTTTTTCAAGGATCCCCAACCATCTTGCCCTTTATCTTCCATATGTTGAGCTGATTTTTCTGGACCTGCTGAAAATTCATAATATCCAAAAACATTTCGAGCTGCTTCAAGATGATCTTTTGAAGCTTTTATTTTCTTCAAACCTTCTCTATAAGCCGGAATATTTTCCATTTCCCACTTAACAAATTGAAGTTGTTCTTCAAAGGATGCATCTCCCAAAGATTTACCTGAACCTGGTCCATCATAATGTTTCCATCCAGCTTTTTTTTCTTTCTCACTAAGTTTACCATGTTCAAAAGCTCTTCTTCTAACTCCTAACCACTGAGCTATTCCAGTTGCTGGAGAGTCTGGATTCTTAGCAGTAGTAACTAATTGAGACTCTCTTAAAAAATTACCGACTAACCCGGCAGCTTGTTCTTTAGTCATCCCAAGTTCCTTCATAGCAAAATCCATGGCTTTTAGTATTCTAGCCTTTCTCACCTCATCAGTTATCTTTTCAGGTGGTCTATTTCCTGTAATATACCCTTTCACACCATCTACTGCATCACCTATATATTCGCCACTTTTTTTCATAGGAGAACTTTCATATTTTTTTTCAAATTCTTTATCTCTTCTTTCTGATTCACTAATAGCGTTATGATAACCTTCAAACTGCTTATTAATATCTATATCACTATGAATATTTTTAATAACTGGATCAAAAGAAATATGATTTGCTTCAAAATATTTTCTGTTATCCTCTAATTGTTTCTTTTTTAACTGAGTCATAAGACCTTCCATCTGTTTCAAAGATGCTTCATCAGATGTATTGAAACTAAAATTCTCATTATTTAATTTCTCTCCTAATCTAGCTCTTACTTTCTCAAAGAAACTAGGAGTAGCTTCATAAAATTCAAAAACAGATTTATTAACTTTCTTCGTCTTTCTAGCTCCAGTATGAGAATTTACATTATATTCAGGACCATCATACTCTTCTACTTCTAATACTTCCCCTCGTCTAGGATCATCTAAGGGAACCATATCTAAAGTATACTTATCAGCCCAAGCCTTATTCCATAATCCTTTAACTCCTTCAGATACAGCTTTCCATGCAGGATCTTGAATAATATCTCCAGTAGCAATTGCATCACCTATATCAGTTAAGTATCCATCTGCACCAACAACATTTCTCCCAGCATTTATAGCAGATCTCTTTGCAAATCCTTCAACACCTCGTTTCTTCCAATCAGCTCCTTCTCTATAGTAGTCATCATCGGTTTTTTCTCTTTTAACAAACTTAAATCTCTTAATGCTTAAATCTTCGTTGTTAAATAATCCTTTAGTATCTATTAAATTTCGAAGTCCTGATATAAAATCTTCACTAATTAATACTCCTCCTTTAGTATCTGCAGTATTTTTTAACCTCTCCATTCCTGACATTACACTAGCAACATTTACAGTATTACTAGTTTTGTCATTAAGCATTCTAGAAATAGTTCCTGCTTGTCTTACCTCTCCGGCAGTATTCGTTATCTTATTATCACTAGATATATCCCAAGAATTTAAATATCCATTTGATCCAGGTTTAGAAACAGTGGTAGCATCTCCCCATGAAGTATTTTTAACATTAACTCCTTTAGCAGATTTAAAAGCTCTTCCTTCCATAGCTTCACTAGCCATAGAACTTTCTTTTCCAACTTGTTTAATATTAGAACTAACTATATCTTTTATAGCATCAGCACCTCCAAAACCAGCCTTAAGAATATTTCCTAGATATTCTATTAGTTTTGTTACAGTATCTGGAAGATTACCTAAATCTAACTCAGGAACTTTAATTGCTTTTATTGCATCACCTCGTTCTTTAAAGAAATTACTAATCTTATCCCCTAAAAGTTGAAGAATACCATTTTTTTCTTTATTCCAAAAAAGTTTGCTTAAAGAATCAACAATTCCATCTTTTCCTTCAGGATCTCCGCCAAATAAACTAATTAACATTTTAGAAAATCCAGATCTGCCTCTTGGAGCTTTGGGATCATTTGGATTAACCTCTCCAAAAAGAAATGATTCTACATTAGCAGCAAATTTAACTATTCTTTTCCAATGTTTAGCTAAGAACATAGTACCAAAGAGGAAGAGAATAGTTTTAAATTGTCCACCTACTGAAGATGCTAATTTTCTGGGATCTAATCTCTCCGAAACACTCTTCCCTAAGTCAGATAAATGTTTCATTAATTTATTAGTACTTCTTGTTAAGGACCACTCACGACGTTGATATTCTTTTTCCCTGGCCGCTGCTTGTTGATTCTGTTTAGCAAAGGCATTAGATATCCAAGTTTTAAATCGAGCCTGTCCTTCATCTGGATTTTGTTTTACTGCTAATGTTCTCCCTTGGACAGGACCACCAATATTAGCAGCGGGAACAGCAACGTTATTAGTCGTCGTGTTCGTAGTGTTATTATTTATTGTTATCTTCTGTGGAGTAACTTGTACACTCCTTGAAGATGTTCGCTGTACTTTAGGTTGTCCAAGACCATATTTTCCTAAGACAGCTTGAGTTTGTGGATTCATTGATTGTACCTGTTGTTGTACACTTGCCCCTCCACCTAAACCTCCAAGAGCAGCCATTTCAACAGCCTGACTCATTGTTTCATTATTAGCCGCATCAGCATTATTTTCGAGTCTAGCTGTTTGTAAGTTTCCCTGACGTTCTGCATTTATCTGAACAATCTGGTTTTGCGCTTCTTGGAGTTGTTGTAAGTCTTTCCCATCCTCTGGTTTCTGGGAAGACATTTTTCTTACTTTATTTTCTATATCTTCTGCAGCCATTGTTTATTTTTTTTTATATAGCTTCAAAGCCTTATATATGAAATAAAATATATAAAGATTATGAAGAAAAATATAATAAAAGCTTATAAATTTATTAACTACAGCGATCATGATAATTGCGCTTGTGATTTAGCATTATCACCTGTAGAATGTTATCTTTTTTTAGAGAAAGAGAAGTATGAACGATTTTATAGAGGTAATATTCAAAAACTTAATGAAGAATTAAAGGATATTACTTATGGATTATTACAAATTAATATATTACAAGATTACAAATTAGATGACTTTGAACTAATTGATAAAAATTACATACCGAATAATAAAGATTATGTATTAATATCTTTACCCACAGTATGTGAATTTAATATAATAAATAGTCAGCTAAATCTATCAGATGAAGCGATAAAATATATTAATTTTATTCAAAAAGAGGATTAATTTCCTCTTTTATTTTTCTTCCACATTCTCTTTCTTGTTTTACTATCAGGAAAAACACTATTTTTATTATATGCTCTAGATGGAATTTGAATAGCTTTATAAATAGATTCTTTCATTTTCGCATCTCCCGTAGATTTATACGTTTCAACTGCTAAATCTTCTGCTACTTTAGCTACAGATCTTTTTTCAGGAATTATACCTAATTTATCCGCTATTTTTGATCCTTCTTTCCAAGCATTCTGTTCATTCTTAACTATCAGCTTCTTTCCTACATAATCTTTACTAAAAGAGATTGGTCCTCCTTTTACCTTATTTTTGAAAAGAGGTCTCTTAAATCTCTTCTTAAAAAATTTACTAGTAAATGCCACAATTCCAGATATCGGCTTTTTCCTTGCTTCATCATGTCCAACTTCGTGTAAAGCAATATGTGAATTTTCTCCTCTTCTAGTATTAAGATTTATCATCTTATCGTTTGTTTGTACCTGCTGAATAGTCTCTTGTAGAGTATTCTTTGGATCCTTAACAGGCTTGAATTTTCTTAACATCCGTTTTGCAGGTTTTAAATTATGTTCTATGAAATTACCACCTTTATGACCAGTTAATTTGGCAAAAGTATCTTCATGAGAAACTCCAATCCTTCTTTTATTAGCTTCTTGAATTACTTTATTATGAAATTCCTGATCAGTTACGATCGGCATTCTACTTAGAGATCTATTTGCTTTAATATTCCTAGCAACATCATTTCTCATGGATCTTGCCACCTTATCAGCTATAGATTTTCTTTTCTCACCTACAAGTTTTTTATAAGTTCTTTTAACTCCGTGACGTTTTATTAATTCCCTAATATTTGAAAATTTTCCGAATTCACGCTGTTCTATAGTCCAACCATCAGAATACAGTCTTTCCACTAAATCTCTACCAGTAAAAGATTTAGTTTTTAGTTTTCTTGCTATGATCATAATTACTTCGTTTTTATTTTCTCTATGAACTGGTCTATTTCTTTATTTCCGAGACCTAAAATAACTCCAAGACGTTTACTATACCAAAACTTTCCTGGGACTTTAAGAATACTATATAACTCATCTTGACACTCCAAGAAAGTTATCAGGCGACTTCCAGAAATTGACTTTTTCGTTACTATTTCGATATCCCCTGGAATAGTATACTTATCTAATTTATCTTTCCGTATCATAACAACCGGAGTACATTTCTTGAGATTAGGAGTAGACATATATTCTTCGGTATCAATTAAAACTCCTCTTACTAACCTTGGAGATCTTACCGACTTTTCTTCTTTCTTAGGTTCCTCGGATTCTTCTTTATCTCCTAGTAAACGTGTAATGAGATCTATAACACTCAAGATCGCCAACACAGCCAAGAAAAATATTAATCCAGGGAGAAGTAAGACAAGAACAATAATCCCAGGCACAATAAACAGTAGAGACCAGGAAAACCAATTATCTATATCAACTAACCACTCTACCAATTCAGTTTTCTTTATCTTCATTTTCTTTCCTCCAATTATTTCTTATATATTCTTTCGTATCTTCTATAAATCTCAATAATTCAGCCGAGATCAAATCATATTCATCCAAGATCTCGAAAACACAATAATTATCTAGAATACTGAAATTTTCCTTATAAAATACTCCTTCAGAATAATAATTATCGGAAACTAATCTCCTAAAATCATAACTCTGTATAAATAGTGTGTCTCCGGGAATATTATTAAACTTTCCGATCTTGAGTAATATGAATACGTCTATAGTCTCAGATTTAACTCCTATAATCGAAACTATATCATCTTCGGTGGTTTTATCTCTAGAGGAAAATAGTCTAGAATAACCGCTAAACTTAAGAATATTACCTATATTGTTATTATCTTCTATCCATCGTACCATACGCATTTTTATTAATTAGTTCCTATAGATCTATATCCCAAGACTCTATAGGATTATACTTTTATTCTTTCTCTTTTTTCTTATCGTAAAATTTCTTAGCCCCATATAATGCTCCTGCCGCTAAAGCAGTTCCAGCCATTATTTTTCCAGTTCTTCCCAGTTTAAATGGAGACTTAGTAACCCTAGACGTACCCTTATCTAACGGAGAATTAGTCTTAGGTGCAGTTGGGCCAAAGTTAAGTGGATTTTTAGGAATAGAATTAGTAGGTATTGTAGTATTTGTTATTGGACTAGGATTTTCTACAACTCTATTCTTTCTTTCTAATACACTTTGACGAAACTTCTTTTGATTTTCAGGAGATAGAGCTTGAATTCTTTCCTGTTTAGTTTTAATTTTTTCCTGTACCTTCGTTCCTCTTATTTTTTTAACACCTCTATCTTGAGTATTTTGTCCATATCCTCTTGCCTGTTGTAATAAAGTTTGCTGAGCATTTCCTAATCTTTTGTCAACTTTACTAATACTAGGATTATCATACTCAGAAGAAGGCAATACTTTATTAATTTCTATGGCTTTTTTATACCTTTCTGAATTCTTTAGTATCTGCTCTTGAGGGATTCCACCCATAGACTGATGTTGAATAACCGGATTTACAGCTTGAGTCATTTGCCACTGCCTTGTTTTAATCTTATTTGCTTTATTACCAAACTCTTTCTGTCTCAGTATTATCATATATTTCTTAAACTGTCAAGGGAAGAATATTGTTAAATCCTATACCCCCCCCTTGACATATAAAATTTTAAGGGAGGGTATAGTTTTATAAGTCCATTAAGTCGACATTCTTAGTTCCCATTATTTCTTTTCTCTCAGCTTCCTCTTCATAATAAGCTTGACGTTGTGCCGCTGATATTCCTTTAAGTCTCTGTCCCTTCTTTCCACCAAAATTAAGTAACGGAAAATCAGGGTCAGTTCCTTCGGTAGTATCAAGGAAGTTTTCATAGCATTCACGAAGAGACTTAAGAGAAGAAAGTGTATAGTACTCTACTCCATCGACCTTAAGAAATTTATTTAAATAAAATTTTAGATCCATCAATTGGGGAATTGTTACAGATGTCTCGAAAGAAGTCGACAGTAAGAGATTCTACACTTACTGCCACACTCCTCCTTTCTTTCGCTTTCTTTCCTTTATTACATTCAGGACAATATAGTTGAATAGGTTCAAGTCTATCGTAATATAAGTCACGAAGAGCAAGCAAGAGAGTAACATCACCATGAGTAGCCCCTAAGACATCTTTCTCGATCTGTGTTCCCTGATAATCAAAATCTTTAATCAAGGCTATAGTTTTAATCATCTTCAAGTCAGTTACAGTTCGATATCTAAGGTAAGTCTGAAATACCTTCATAAACTCTCTAACTGTCGGAACTATAGTCTCGTATCTATGCCCTCCAAGTTCAATAAAAGCACCATTCATAATCTTTTGATCGATCTGTTTAAAGTGAATATCTTTTTCGAAGGATATAGTTTTCTTCATCTTCTTACCACATTCAGGACATGTTACTTCTATTTCATAAGATAATTCCCCAGAAACCGTACAAAGCTTCTTATAAAATATCAAGAAATCTACATCCATTAAATAACAATCTAGGATAGTTTCATCTTCTTGAACTAAAAGATTGATATCATATAAGTATTTTTCTAGTGGATCATCAGAAGGAAGATTCTCAAGATATCTTGTTATTTCTAAGAATGTCATAGGACTAACCTTAACACTTGGGAATTTATATCCATATCCCCCTGATGGTAATTGTGATGTTAAAATATTCATAATCGTTAAACTCTCATTTTTTTTATTAATTAATCTTCTTTTTCTCTACGCTCTAATTCTTTACGAGCCTTTCTTGCTTCTGATTTATGATGAAGATGTCCAGCTGCAGCAATTCCGGCACCTGTAGCAGCACCGATTCCAGCTCCTATTAAACCTCTTTTTAAAGATAATTTCTTAGCTAATCCAATTGAAGCTCCGGAGACACTAGTAGCAGCTATAAGTCTTTTATTATTTTTCTTAATATTTTCTTTTTCCTTATCAGTCAAACCTTCATCATATCTAGCTCTTTCTTTAAGCCATTTATCTGACTTTCGAGAGAATTTAGAATCATCAAACTCTTCTGACATTCCAAGATATGTTTCTTCATCTAAATCATCATCAGCCTTAGAAAATTTATTCTCTCTAAGTTTTTCTGCACGTTTCTTCATTAAATGGTTTGAAGCTAATCCCGCCGCTGTTCCTAATAAAGCTGTTCCTGCCAAGATCTTCTTATTTCTCTTTGAAGCTTTCTTTGAAACTTTATCTTCTAATTTCTTTGTTGCTTTTTTTAGTATATCTTCTTCGCCTTTTAATTTTTTATCAGCCATGTTTAGATAATGTTTTTCAACTTTCTGAACTTTTAGAAGATTATCAAGTTCGTTAAATGAATCTATTACTGGTTCTCCTGTTCTCGTCTTTTCATTAGCTCGCTTAAATACCTCTTTACCAGTTTTTCTAATTTTATCAAGTTCATTCCGATATTTTTCATATAATTTACCAGAATGTTTGAGATACTGATCATTTATTTTGGCTTCATCAACTGACTTAGCAACGTCAGAACCAATTAAACCTACCCCAGCTACAGTACCACCAGCTAAAATTCCATGTGCAGTAGCTACTCCTTTACGATTTTTATCAATCTGATCTGCAGCTCTCTGTTTTTTCTCTTCAGCTGTTAATTTCTTAGAGAATAATTTTCTTTTGATTATCATACTATTTATATAGGGGATTATTAAACTTCATACCCCCCCCTTTAGAGAGTATGATTTTTCTTATTATAAATAAAGAACGAAATATAAACTAAAAGCCTTATATATGTAATAAAATATTTTAAATTATGAAAATAGGAATAAGTACAACTAACATAATTAATGAATTTGTTAGATTTATAGGTCCTGTAGTTGACCTAAGAATAAAAGAATGTAAAGTGTATGTAATAATAGATCACAATAAATTTACTAATCTAGAAGAAATACTAAATCAATTAAATCAACAATCTATTTTTTCACTTAGTCCAGCAGAAATTGTATCATCTTTTGAAGTAGAATCTATACTACTTGATACAGATAATTCAAGAACAGATACAGTTATAAAACTTCCTGGGACTTGGAGAATAAATACAGAAACTAATGAAATAATTGAACAAGAAAATCTAGATAAAATTTTAAAGCTATTTACTACACAAGAAGGATGAGAGAAAAAAACTCATCCTTTTATTTTCTTTTCTTAGAATTTCCAAAGATCTGACCTATAATACTCTTATCCTTTCTTCTATTTTGCCTTATTTCTCTCTTATCTAGTTTATTTTTAAGGTCTAAATCATTTTTATCCAAATTTTCCGGATAAGTATTTTTAATTCTATGTAACTTACCTGGACTAACTTCTTTCTTTAAAGCACTATTTGAATCTAAATATTTAGCCGCTGCATTTAAAGTTCTTGCATTTCTGGCAGCTTTATAAGTTTTTAGAGATAATTTTTTATCCTTTTCTGCAAGTTTTATCTCTTCTTTAGATGCCCCATGCTCTTTCATTAAATTTATTCCATTCTTCCAAGCATTTTTCTCCTCTTTAAGTTCAGCACTATTTCTTTTGAACTCTTCTTTCACTCGTTCTATAGTTCCAATTTCAGATTTTTTCTTACTCTTATTCATTAAATTTAATCTACTAATAGCTTTATTCCTCTCACCAGCAGCTCCAGTACTATTCATTGCATGACCTACTTCATGGGCTAGAGCTGGAATATTTTCATCATATTTTCCTTTAATATTTATAAGACCTGATCTTGGAGATAATCCAGAAACTTCATTAGGAGATAACGTTAATGCAATTTTCTTACTTAATCGTTTTCCATCAACATTTCCTTCGTATTTTGAATTATTCAGAAACCGTTTACTAACTTCTTTTGCTTCTTCTGGCTTAAATGGAGCATAATAATTTATAGATTCTTTTTCACCTATTGAAGTTTGAATTTTATTATTATCAAATACTCTAGAATTTCCCTTCTTAATAGCATCCTTTACTAAATCTTTTCCAAGTTTCTTATTAGAAATAGATTCTTTTTCTAAATCTTTTGCTAATTTAAGTACTTCACTATTATTAGATACTTGTTTAACTGATAAATCTTCTAACTTCTTTCCGATTTTTCTTTGAAGTCTACCTGCATATTTCTTCATAACTCTAGAACCACCTGAATGGTAAAATTCTTGAGCTATATTAAATTGTTTTTGTCGTAGGATTATCATACTATTAATTTTTATTCAAAACAAAATTCCCACTCACCTTTACTGGCGAATGAGAATTATTATGTCCCAGGCAAGATCGAACACTTACCTCATAAAATATTGTTTATTGTTTTCAGGTTATTATATATTTCTTGATACTCTGGCTTAACTCCTATAATGTCAGTAGCTTTCACTCTCTTCTTAGAACCATCAGAAAGTATTTCATTTACTTTAGCCTCCTTAGTTTCAAAAAAGTTTTCTAAGTCAGTTGCTTTAGGAGTAGCTGTATAATTAATTGAAGAATATAGTCCTCCAAGAATTTCTTTTATTTTTGCTTGGCTTATTCTATCTCCAACAGAAAACTTAGAGAGAATAGTATTTACCAAAAGTTCTTTACTAAATGTTACAATACCTAACTCTTTTTCAATTTTATACCTATCATACCCCAAAGCTTTTAGTTTTTGTGGTTTAAGAATAGTATAATAAGATTTAATATTATCATGTTCCCCAATCTGATCTAATACTATTTGTATAGCTTGATTAGATAATCCATATTCACATAATAATTTAAGCTTTTGTTTGAACAAAGTTAGATTTTCATACTCATTCATAAAATTAGATACTTCTCTATTTACTAAGTTGTCTTCACAATACACTCCTGTTTCCCTACACTCTAATAAATACTTACACCTCTCTATAGATTCCTTATTAATACTAATCTCTAAAAATTCATATACTAAATCAATAGATCTAATCTTTCTGTCGAATATCTCCTTATATAGGAATTTTATATCGATATCATTATTAATTCCTTTAAGAACCCATAAGATAATTTTTACTTCCTGTTTTAATTTAGATAATTCTCTTTGTTCTAGGATAGGACACTTAGGAAGGGATTTTATATTTTCTACTATGTTAGGATTTTTGAAAAATTCTATTATTTCTTCACTATATTCAAACCATTCCATCCCATAATCCGGATATAAATATTTTCTAAACCTATATTGAACATTTTTCTCATCTTCCTCTGTTAACCCTGGAATTTCATATAGTACCTTACAAGTAGGATTATGCATTTTATAAGCTGAAAATCTAGAATTTTTATTAGAATCTTCTGTATAACCTATTTTTAATAAAAAGAAACTTTCTACACTTTCATCAGAAAGTTCTTTATAACCTGCTGATTTAATTAAGTATATCATTTTCTTTATTTATTATTTTTAAGTTATTATATGTAGGTTGATATTCTGATTTAATATTAATTATCTCTAATGCATCTATTCTTTTTTTAGAGCCATCAGAAAGTATTTCATTAACCTTTGCTCTCTTTATATCAAAAAACTCCTCTAAATCTGTAGCTTTTGGAATAGCAGAGTATTCGATAGAACTATACAAACTCTTAAGAATTTCTTTTATCTTTGCTTGACTTATTCTATCTCCTATGCTAAAATTAGAGAGAATCGTATTAACCAAAAGCTCTTTACTGAACGTTACTATTCCTAATTCTTTTTCTATATATGTTTTATTATACCCAAGAGCTTTTAGTCTATCTGGACCGAGAGATATATAATAAGATTTAATACTATCATGTTCTCCTATCTGATCTAATACTATTTGTATAGCTTGATCAGATAATCCATACTCACATAATAATCTAAGTTTTTGTTTAAATAATGTTAACTTTTCATACTCATTCATAAAATTAGATACTTCTCCATTAATTGAGTCATTTGTATCTAATGTATTATGAACTGAACTAAATACAGTAAACCTATCCTTATAATCTATTTGTTGTATCTTAAAAGCTCTAATCTCATTTACTAGAACAAGATTATTAAGAACTGGTATAAGAGTTCCTCCTTGATGCTCATTAACTGCCACATAATCATCTTTATAATTAGATGCTTTAGCATCTTTTCTATATTTCTCAGCTAATGTTAATTTAGCATTATCAGGAGTAGAATTGAAAGCTAATAATAAATCATTAGTTGCTTTCTTTTTTCTTTCTATCTCTTTACTAAATTCTTCTTGACTAATCTTTCTATAATCACAAATAGACCTGTAATAAAAAATAGCCTCATTTTTCCAAGGATTTTCTTTTAATCTCTGTCTTCCCAATATCTGAGGTAAATCTTCTGATATATCTACTGCTAAACTATCTATATTAGAATCTGAGAATATAAAGGATCTAGCACATAAACTATAAAAATCTGCTCCGAGATATACAGTTCTAGTACAGAAAGTAAACATTTTTGGTTTTACTCCTTCTAATGGTACCTCTCCTATTACAAATTTCTTACCTAATTTCTTTTGAATTTTTTTAAGATTCTCTGGCGTATCACTACATAATATATTAACTTCTTCTGGTTGGAGATTACACTTTTTAATAATAGATGTGATATGATTAACACTGTTTACATAAAATACTGCTTCATCTGATGTTATTTCCCTAGGATATCCATTAATCATTCGAATTGCTTTTTCATAATTACCATCCTTATAAGATTGAATAATTTCAGGAAGTTTCTCACCCACTGATTTCATTGTTAATACTTTAAGAGAAGGTTTAAGCACTCTAATAGGATCTTCAGAATTCCAATCCATATTAATATATGGTAGACCATTGAATTCATCTAACATATTCAAGTACTCTTCTAGCATTGGAGTTGCACTGACAAATAAAGCTGAATGAGATTGATGTAAGTGATAAAGGAAGTCTAATTCAGTATTACTTTTAAATTTAGAATCATGTAGAATAGTTTGAAATTCATCTATTACAGTATAAAAACTTTGAAATATACCAAGACTTTCTAGGATATTTTTTACAATCCTATATGAATCGTAAGTTACAAGAATTTTACAGGGCTTATCTCCTAAGTATTTCCTCTCACCTATATAGTCTTTAATTTCATTCATTAATCGATTATAGACAGTATCCTTTCCATGTACTACTTCCTTAATGGTATCTATAAATGCTTGAGATTTATCTGTTTTACTGAGATCTTTATCTACATTCACTTCCTTTTCTAATTCATTTATAACTAAATAAACATCTCTACCATGTTGATCCTTTTTATTCTTAAGCAACATCTTCCTTGGACTACATAGAATAACATTCTCTGGTCCTCTAAGGCAATATTCTGTAAAACCGCATCCAGGTAATTGTTTATTTATGATACACTTTCCTGGTAACTTATAAAATCTAAAGTTTGTTCCTAGTTCTGATATAAATCTAATTCCCTTTGGAACTACGTAATCATTTAATTTAATTATTGACATATACGTATAATTTTAATTAAGTTTATTATAATCTAATAGAGAATCCAGTTAAAAATAATTTCTATGTCTTTTAAAATTGAAGACATAGGAGGATTCCCTTTTCGAAAATAAGGAATTGAAAGGATATTATACGCATTTTGTCGATTTAAGACAGATCATTTTGGGAATATACTATATATATATTATTTGAGAAAAAAGCGACACTTTGCTCATATAGACTAAAGAACATAAGATCATGCCAGAGGCATGGAATATTCATGTTCATAATTTCCTATGAGCTTTTAATCTAGAAATACCACCCCTGGCCCTTTAGAGGCCAAAGGGGTGTCTAATTAAAAGGATATTATACTATATGTCAATAATTAAATGATCTAGGGGTTTTTTGCAATAAGACGAAAAGAGAGGGAAACTCCTTTGTCCTCATAAATAAGGGACAAACCTGAGTATAACCTCCTTTTTATTAGTTTCAGAATCTTATTTTATTTCTCTTCAAAGCCTTATATATGAATAGAAACTTTAAATATATAAGATTATGAAAAAATCAGGATTATTTATTAGTTTTCGTAACTATTTTAAATACTTTCGTAATTTTGGAAAGGTATATTAGTTACGGTTTGAGAAAGATGATATTAATTATTTATCATCTTTCTTTTTATTTTTCTCTTTCTCTAATTCTTTCTTTCTCTTTTTGTATGCTCTTCCTCTAGCTAATTCTCCTAGTCCAGCATTTGCAGCAGCTATAGTAGCATAAGTTCCAAATGCAGTAGCTAAATTTTTCTTAGATCCTTTTAGATATTTTTTAGAGGCTCCTGCTTTTTTCAATACATTATATCCATATTTACTAGCCGCAGCCTCTGATACTAATCCAGGTGTTTGAATTGCCAAAGAAGTTCCCCATGCACTGTGTCTGGAAAGTTTAGATTCTTTTTCTCCGGCAGCTTCTTTTTCAGCTGCTTTCTTTCCTGATCTAGTGCCTGCAATAATTCCACCCACTGGGGCAAGTACTGTATGTTGAAGTGCTCCACCTTTAAGATAAACTTTATGAGCTGCTTTTCCAATTTTTTCTCCGATTCCTTTTGCTTTACCTTTATCAAAATGAGCATGACCAAATTCATGAGAAATTAAATCACCATGTCTCCCATATCCTGTTTTAATATTTGCTTTCATCTTTGTTCCATCTGAGTAGATAGTGTTATTACTATAAGCAGGTCCTAAGCCAGTTTTCGAGACTTCATCTACTTTGATGCCTTTCTTTGTTGCAAGTCTTTTAACTTTATCGAAAAGTTCCTCACCTTCTTTGGTATTTTCACCTTCCATATGTTTTTTGCTTTTTATTCCTAGTATAGTATTACCTACAGTTCCTGCTATTGCTACTCCAGCTCCTTTTGCTTTGGAGTTAGTATCATTAGAAGATTTCTTTTCTTTTTCACTAAATAATTTACGTTTTATAATCATAAATTCAAATTCATGATCAGGGAGATATATTTATTAACTTTTACCCCCCCCCTGATACTAGATTTTCAAGAAAGAGTAAAAGCCTTATATGTGTATATTAATTTAAAAATATTAAAAATATGAAAACATTATTAAAAATTGGTTTAGCTACTGTATCAGTTATAGTAGCTTATAAATTAGGAAAAGGTATAGGATATCATTCAGGTATGGAGAATATGTATAAATATAAAAAAGATCCAAACCTTCTTTCTGAAAAAGAAAGACGTAACTGTAAGATTATGTCTAATGTATTATCTAATACAGAGACTTTATGTAGTACTGAAGGTTTTGCTGAAATATTCATACAATGTGGAAAAGATTTGGAAGAAGAACTCAGAAAATCACCTGAATAAACTTTTCCTGCCTATAAGAAGATTGACAGAAAGTTGATCTTCTTTTTTATTGTCCTAATGTTAAAGGTTAAAAGCCTTATATATGAGTAAAATATATAGATAGATTAATTATGGAAACAATAATTTTAGGATTAATAGGAGGTTACGTAATTAGAGAAATACTAGAGAAACGATTAAATAAAGAAATTTTAGATATGATTTTAAAAAAAGAATTAGAATATTATAATTTGAGATCTAAAATAGAGATTAACAAAGAAAATTATGAGAAAATCTTGAATTATGATAGACAAATGAATTCTTTGAGATTGAATATAAAAACATATTTTTCATTATTCTCTAGAAATAAGAATACTAAAAATTTTTATAACTCTATGTGTGATAATTACATAAATAGTTTAAAAAACCTCTTAAAAGAAGCTGATTAAGGCTTCTTTTATTTTTTCTTTCTACTTGGACTAATTTTAACTAGTATTTCTTTTAGTGGTTCTTTTCTATAAGCTTTCCCTTTTTCTTTATAAGCTTCTTTTGCAGTTTTATATTTCTTTTCTGCGGTTTTTATATCTTGTTCTGTTACTCCTTTTAACTTTTTTAAAGACTTCATTGCACGTTTACTAGCTTTTGTTTCATCAGCTGTAATTGCTTTAGTTTTTATTGGTCTAGTAAAAAATTCCCCAATATTTTTTAATATTCCTCCTGTAACTAAAGAAGAATAAGGTGAAGTATTTTCAAAACTGTTTCTTGATCTATTTGCTATACTGCTTATTATATTAGATGGAAATTCATATCTGTTATCAATATGTCCTCCTTCATGAAGTATATCCTCTATTCCTGTTTCTTTCGTTTTACCAGGAACCATTATTTGTCCTTTACTACCTGCATAATCAACCTCATCTATAAATTTAGCAGTTTCTTTATTGTTAAGATCCATTCTTAGATATCTTCCATCTCTTATTCCATCTTTTGTTGCTAAAGCTTGAGAACCTTTTTCACTAAATGGATTATAATCAAGAACTCTGTAGTTTTTATTTTCCATTAAATTAGTAGCTTCTTGTTTTAATTTCTCACTATGAATTTCTAAGTTTGATGCTTTTTTACCAAGTTCTTCTGATTTTCTTAGGTGTTTTCGCATAGATTTTATAACTTTTGCTGCTAAATTTCTTCTACCAGAGAATTCTTTCTGTTCTTCCTCTGGATATTTTCTTAGTATAATCATATTAAATTTTTTAATAATTATTTAGTAGAAGAGCAGCCGATCAAAGCCACTCTTCTTTAGTGTTTTTATTTTTTAAATATTATCAAAAGTTCTTTCATACGTTAATCAATGAGTTTTATCTCATGACAGACTATATCACCTAAGGAATTTCCTTAGTCTACATACATAGTCGTTGAACCTAGGTTTATATTACTATCTAGGATGCTGATTATTTGTAGAAGATACAAATTTTCCAGCAATTCTTGTAGAAAACACCATGAAATTTTCCAAAATGTTCAAATTGCTTTAAAATCATTAATTATTTTATCAATGAATAGACTATATCATCCATATTATACGTATGGTTCTATATTTAGTCGTTGAGAAATTAGATATTTTTCTAATTTTTGCTGATTATCTATTTGATATTCCAGCATTTTAATAGAATTTTCATAAAGTTTTGTATTACTTTATGCTTCTTCATTTGAAAAAGCTTACTTGGATATCTGCTCGCATTTGTTAATATATATTAATATATTATAGACTATATCATCTTAAGAATTAATATTTCTTAAGTTATACATTTAGTCGTTGAGAAGCTATTTTTAATAGTTTTTGCTGATTTATGTTTTACATTTTCCAGCATTTTAGTATAATTTTCCTATTATATAATAGGCGACTAAGCAATTAATCGGTTCCGTCTTCTGTTTGCAATAGGTTACTATAATATTTTATTATATGTTCAGAATATAAATTTAACTTATATTTCATTATAAGTTAGTAAGTCTTTATTCGTTACGCTAAGAATTTTTATGTTCTCAGTTCGGTATTGGGATTATCCTTTCACCGAATTTACTTACTACATTCTAGAATATTACTATTTCTAGTGGGCCTTAAAATTTTTTAACCATTTTCGTCGATCGGAGCATCCTGAAGAATACAGTTATAGAAATTAAGAGTACGAACTTTGATACGGCTTGAGTTAGTTAAGATTAATCTAAGGTCGCATACTAAGTCATCCTTTCTGAAAGAATATTTAGTATCACGATCTGCAATTTTCTGGCGATAGTCCTTATGGTTTTTGTTTTAAATCATACTAGACTATATCATAAAGAGGAACTATGGCTTAACCCTCTTTCTCTGTACTTAGTCGTTGAAAAATAGAATCATATCTATTTCTGCTGATTATTTTTTCGTTATATTAGGTTCATCGCTCTTAATCCTAAATCTTAAGCGATGGAGATAACTATAACGAGATATTTCCAGCAGTTCACAAAGATTCATTAAGGAACTTTTAATCTCTTAATGGACAACTTTTAAATTATCAAACCAGTAAGTAATTGCCTGATCTTCCTTATCTACAAAAGCCAACGACAGGGTTCCAGCTGTGTTTTGACCTGTCTTCTGAATGATAGTATAATTACCACGCATTCTCTTTTCAAAACCTGATACACTATAATCAATACCTACCTGAACGGCATTTAATCTAGCATTGAAAATATCAGTACCAGGGAAATAAACTCAAACATTTGTTCTATGTTTAGACTATATCATAAAAGAAATCTATGGCTATTTCTTTTCTTTGCTAATAGTCGTTGAGAAATAGATTTTTTATCTATTTTTGCTGATTTATCTTTACTTGATCTTCCAGCAGTTTACAAAGTTTTACTAAGACAATTATTTATCTTAGGTACATTAATGAATTGAAGTTCCCACATGTCACCACGAAGGAATTCTTTATTATTATCTTTATATGTACTTTGATAGTCAATAAATTTCATGTATCCGTCACTTCCGCGGACTAAACTTGCTACGCTTGCCATAGTTTTTATTATTTTTTATCGTAATTTAAAGTTATATCGATCGTCATATCATTATCTACTAAGTCGCTCATTCTAGATTCCACTTCAAGTCCTAGTCTGTTATTTGGTAAGTCTAGGTAAAATCCAGTAATAACTAATGAATCTATATATGAGTACCCAGCTGATATTCTATTTAAGATCTGTTCTATTCTAGCTCTTATATCTCCGGCTGATTTAGTACTAAGAATTTTCCATTTATTCTTTTCCAATTCTCTAGCCACTTTTCCTATACAGAATCTCATCCACCCTGAAGTATTGAAGTCTTGTCCATTTTGATATTTTTTATAATAATATATCTGGTTATTAAATACTAGATAATTACTTTTGTATTCTTCAAGTTTTTCTTCTGGTGATTCAAAGGTGTAAGGATCTGTTGTAGGTGTTTGATATAAGATCTGATCGCTAGTTATTGAGTAAATATCTTGTAAGAGCCCTCTAATATGTAAATAATATCCAGGTCTATCTTGTCCGAAAATTGTTTGCCCTCGATAAAAATATAAGAGTCGATTATCAGTGTCAGAGGTATAATTAAAGACGTAGTTATTTCCGGCCGTATTAGTTTCCTCAGGATCAGTTGTTTCTATTAAGTTTCCGTTTTCCACTTTATAGAATTTTACTCCTCCAGTGGGTTGTGATACTATATAAATTGTTCCTGAGGTTATATTTTCGGCCGATGGGAGTTCTTGAGTTTCTACGTAGGTCCATCCATTATCAGAATTTTGGAATAATACTTGAAAACCTAAACTCCTTGCATACCCTAAAAATCTCTCGTATTCTGGATAATAACTAGTCTCTGAGCCTGTCTTCATTCCGGCCGAGTATTTATAGATATCAGGGACTAAGAAATAATCAATAATTCCAGCGTTGTCAGATCCAAAAATAGCCTCTGCCGCTTTCCAATATTCCCCATTTATATCTTCGGCCGTTTCTTTCCAGGCTCGTTTAAGATACCATGTTCCAGAAGGTAATTCAGATTCTTTAGTACCTTTTTTATATTCTACCTCTTCACCTGTTTCTCGATTTATGTAAGATGTTGAGAGAATACATCTAACTAACTTAGACTCTGAAGTAATTATAGTATCAAGTCTTTCCTGTCCAATAGTAAATAAACCACCTTCATAAATTTCTTGATATTTATACCTCTCGATTGTTACTCTATACTTATCATCTCCTTTCAGTTTCTCAATATTTACACTAATATCACTATCTAAGTATTCGGGATCTCCACCTTCAGTACCAGTTGTTTTAGATATAAATCTCACTCTAGTACTTCCGCTCGAGATTTTTGATAGTATATTGTGTGTAGTGTTAAAATCTGGTTCGAATAATAGATCAGTAATATTAGTAAAATAAGTAACCTGAACAGAATATGATGTGTATATTTTGTAACCCTCCGAGATATTTCCTTCGACTGTATAACCTAATTGACTTGGAATTATAACTTCTACTAACCTCTTGAAAATTTCCTTATTACTTTCTTTGGCTTTGATTTCGACCTCGACTGCTTCATCATAATACTGACTTGGAATATTAGGGATACTATTAATTTCCTCTTTAAACCAAATCATTATATTTTCATAAGAGTCATTTTTAAGTTTTTTCAGGATTATATATTTAGAAGTTAATCCCTCGTCTATCGGGTGAAAATCTATCTCAGGGTTATATACTAAAGAATAAGCTAAAGTTTCATACCCTTTTGATACTCTTAGCAAGTCAGGAAGATGAGATAATAATATTTCTTCATTAATTTTTTCAGTATAATCAACATCTCCTTCCTCTATATATTTCGGATAACAATATTCAGGTCCAATAAAACCTGGATAATTTATGTTTAATACATCCCTATTTTCTAGAGAACTCGTATTATTAGTGTCAAGATTTTGTGGTAATTCTAGGATTTTCATATATTCTCCTAGATAATATATATAAAGAGTATACCACAAATTTCCCTCTTTATATTCGCCTTCTCCTGTTACTACCTTATACAAAACTTTATCTTCTCCGATTTCTGGAAGTTCTGTTAAGTTATAGTATAATTTTTGATCTATAGAATACTCTTTTAGGTCAACATAGTCAGGAGCATTAGTATTTTGTTCAACCTTAATTGGTCTATATAAGAATAAAGTAACTCCAGATTCTAAAAGTTCATCATAATAATCTTTCCCTGGAAAATCTGATCCAAACCAAATATCAAGTTCATCAGGAGTTCTCACAAGTATTGGTTTCTCATATGACATCTTAGAATCTACAACTTCAGAAAATACTGTAAAATCATCTTGTTCAGTGGAGTACTTTATATTAGTTGTTCCTAATCTTAAATACATAGCTTTATATTATTTAATTAGTTTCATTACTGAATTTACTCCACTTTCTACTATAGAACCGTAATCTGTTTTTGAAGAATTATCGGGAGCTTTATGTTGTATTACCTTAACTTCTGGAATTTTTCCTTCATTTGGATTCTCTCCTACGATGCTAAATGATACCGTAAGATCTCCTGCACCGTCTCCAATATCCCCTGTATACTCTTCAGAGAAATCTTTCATTACTAAAAGCAAATCAAATTTTTGAATTGTACTATATTGTGGTGTCATAACATATATTCTACATCTGAAGCATATATTTTTATACATAGCAATACACACATTATTAGTATCTATTGCTGTAAGTGAATATTCATCCGGGGGCAGTATATAATAGTCAGATGTATGTCCTTCGCTATTATAAATTGCAGCTTTAGCACATTCTTCAAAGTATCGTCTCCAAGATTTATATTGATCGTCGGCGATAGTTATTCGAAGTTCATTAGTAAATTCCATTGAAACAGGATAACTAATTTCACCATCATACAAGCTCAGTGTTTTTGATGTCATTTTAGATTTTTGAAGATCAAAACTAGTAAATGGAATCCATTTATTATAAGCTGTATTTACTCCATGCATTACGATATTTCTTATATTTATTTCGTGGATTCCAGGAAGATAATTAAGATCTCCATTTTCAGGCCCTGCATAAGGTTCAAGAGCAATTTCCCAGAAAGCATTAGTATCTAATGTTTGAATATTATAATTTGAATACCCTGTTGAGGTAAATTTATCTGGAGTTGTAATAAATGGGCTAGATTTTAATACATTATATAAACCTTCTACAGTATTAGTATCGTCAGTATCGCTAGATATCCCACATAATTCCTCTAGAGTAATTAATATACCTTTACCTGAAATATAATTATTCTTAAAACTGTATGTTCTTTCTCCTCCAGAAGATCCTAAAGCCATATCTTTTAAAGCACTACCTGCTTTTTTCCAAAAGGATGATGATGAATTTTTCTTTGCTCCTTCATTAGTTATTTTACTTAAGAGTTCGATTTCATCATAAGAAAATACAGATTGACTTTTTATAGGATTAGAAGCATTACTACTAGTTGATCGTGTATTCGCTTCTTCAAATCCATTATATTTAAATTTATTTTCATCTGGTCTATTCAAAGGATTAGATATATCTACTGATTTGCTTCCAACGATACTATTAACAGCATCTCCGAGCTTGTCTCCTAGGTTGTCAAGTGCACCAGAAACTCCTCCAGATACTAAATCACCCAATAAACCGCCATCATTTCCAGGGAGTCTATATCGATTTGATTTAGTTACTTTTTCAAGCTCGTCTCTAGCTACTACCAAACCAGCTAGTGTTTCATTAACAAGAAGTTGTCTTGCCTCTCCATGTACTCCAGTCCAGCCCACGGCTTTTTCAGCAGTCCATCTAAGATAATTACTTAAATTAAGAGATTCTAATCCAAATTTAGGTAATTTCATAGGAGGACCTTCTACTTGTTCAGAAGATAGTTCAGGATTTTCTGAATATTTATAAATTTCTTGTCCATCAGGAGCTTGTGCATCTGGAATTTCTTTTTGTTGGTTATAGAAATAAGTAGGATTTTCTATGATTTTTTCTACTTCTTCTGGAGAAAGATAATTTTCATTATCTGTTTCTGGAATTTCTTTTTGTTGGTTATAGAAATAAGTAGGATTTTCTATGATTTTTTCTACTTCTTCTGGAGAAAGATAATTATATGATCCTTCTGTTTCTACTCTAGGAGCTGAATTTCCTTTAGCTACTTCAGGTAACTTATCTTTATAATTATATTGTTGTTCTGGATTTTCTATGATTTTTTCTACTTCTTCTGGAGAAAGATAATTTTCATTATCTGTTTCTGGAACTTCTAGAATAGAATCGTAAAAATTTCCAAGATCTCCACCAAGACTATCTAACTCTTCTGGGCCAAGAGGAGTATAATCTCCAGATTGTCTAGGAGCATCAGCTATTTCTGGAACTTCAAGGAGAGAATCATAGAAATTATTGATATTTCCACCAAGACTATCTAATTCTTCCGGACCTAATGGAGTATAACCTTCATATCCATCTCCAGAAGTTTCAGGGAGTTCGAGTTTTTCATCTTCTAACTCAAAATCTCTAGTATCTTCAAGTTTATCTATAAAATCTTCAAGACTTTCAGGTTCAGCTTCCTCTGTACCTTTTAAATCTATCCTTTCATCTTCTAAAGAACTTGATTCATATTCTTTAGTACCCTCTAAGTTTATTCTCTCGTCTTCTAAAGATTTAGGTTCGAATTCTTTAGTTCCGGTTAAATCTATTCTAGTGTCCTCTAACTCAGAAGCCTCATAATCCTTCGTATTTTCTAGATCATCAAGATAATCCTCAAGTTCAGACATCTCAGCTTCTTTAGTTCCAGTTAAGTCTATTCTAGTATCTTCAAGAGAATTATTATCTTCTACACTTAAGTTTTCTCTATAATCCTCTAAAGTAGATATCTCAGACTCTTCAGTATTTTCTAGATCAATTCTTTCATTCTCTAGAGCTTTAGGTTCAGACTCCTTTGTATCTTCTAGGTCTATCCTTTTATCTTCGAGACTTTTAGGTTCGGATTCTTCTGTTCCGGTTAAGTTGATTCTGGCATCTTCTAACTCAGAAGCTTCGTATTCTACAGTACCTTTCAGATCTACCCTAGTATCTTCAAGAGAATTATTATCTTCTACACTTAAGTTTTCTCTATAATCCTCTAAAGTAGATATCTCAGATTCTTCAGTACCTTCCAAATCTATTTTAGTGTTTCCAAGTTCTTCTAATACCTTTACAGTACCTCCAAGAGTTATTTTATCTTCAGGTAAACTCTTTAATTCTTCCCCACTTCTAAGAGACTCTTTATGATTCTCTAATTCATCTAACTCCTCCGGCGTTTTCCTAAGATTTTCCCTATAAGTTTCTAACTCTTTATCTTCTATGGTTCTCTCTAAAGATACTTTGGTTTTAGAAAGTTCAGCATCATCTACTGGATTTCTGAGTTTAACTTTAGTATCTTCAAGTTCTTTTAGATTATCTTTTCCACTATTTAATTTTTCTCTGTGATCTTCTAACTTATCTAATTCCTCCGGCGTTTCTTTAAGATCTTCTCTATAACTAGATAATTCAGAAGTTTCAATTGTTTTTTCTAAAGATATTCGAGTAGTATCTAATTCATTTTTAGAATCTACTTCGAGCTGTTCTTTGTATGATAAATCTTTAAATCCTTCAAGGTCTATTCTTGTTAGATCTAATTCTAGGTTGTGATTATCAATAAGAGATTCTCTTTCTTTTCCTAACTCTAGATCTTTTTCTGGAACCTTAAGATTTTCTTTTGTATTTATATAAAGATTTCTTACATCTCTAACTCCTTCTAGATTTAACTTTTCTGTACCTAGAGATTTTAATTCTTTTGGTTCCTCAGTTAATTCTTCTCGGCGGTCTTCTAGGGTTGGTTCAAGGATATTTTTTTTATTTACTATATCCTCACGATGTTTCTCTAGTTCTGTTTTCCTAGGATCATACAGATTTTCACGTGTCTTTTCTGTATACAACCCATGATTTTCCGCCGAGTCAGAGTTTCTATTATCAGAAAGTGGTTCTCGTGATGATTCTTTATATAGACTTTTAATACCACGAACCCCATCTAATCCCTCTATATGATCTTCGAGAGAATTAATTTCTGGAATCCTCCCTGTTGTTCTTCCAGGGAGTTCTAGATTATCTTTCTCTAGGGAAGTATGATTTTCTTGAGTTGTTCTAATACTTTTAAGATATTTACTAAGAGCTTTTACTTCCTCAGGTCTAGTAAGTTGATCACATCCAGGAATTTTATTTTGCTTCAGAATCTCATTTTCTATATTTCTTTCTCTCATAATTACATATCTAAAGTTTCAATAATACTATTCAATGTATAAACATAGAATACTTCAGCTACTTCAGAGTAACCCATTTTAAGAGATATTTTAAATCTGAATGTATATTTTCCACGAGTATATTGTAATTCATCCCCTACTTCAAGAGATCCATCATCTGTATATACTTCTAGATTATCTCTGTTTCGATTCCATACATCTCTTAGTTCATTCTGATTTAATATCAATATTGTAGTAAATTGATCATAATCGTTCTCTAATGTACTACTTGATGAATATGTACCTCCAAAAACATTTTTCCATTTTGAATTACTCTTTGGTCTGAGTACTACAAATTCAGTCCCAAGAAGTTTTAATTGTAATTTTATATTTTTCATTCCAATAGAATAAAGCCTATTTGCCTTATCTAAGTTTTTTGAAATCATATCCGCCATAATAGTATATATTTAGTTTAAAGATTAATCACAGTCAATAATAGTACAAAATTCTTCTGTATCAATTATTTCACGTATTAATTTATATATCTGTTCAAAAGTAAGAGATCCTGATAGTTTCATTACATATATATCTCTCTCTAGGATCGTAGTTGTTCTAATATGAGCTGCCATAGATCTAATGAAATCATCAATTTCGTACTGACTATATTCAAGATCTTTTGGAATATATATTTTAATTGAAGATGGATCAGGATATATACTAATTACATCTTTGGGAATTTTACTAGAAACTTCATAATCCCCGATACGATCTTTATCCAATTTCTCTGTTAATTTCGTTATCATCTTTCTAGCTTGTAAATCTGAAAAATATCGAATTCTAGGTACTATCATTTTTCAAATATATTAGGTTTTACATCAGTTGACATGAATTTTTTTAAGATAAAATCAAATTCATTTCTTGTTTTAATTGTGTAGTTATATACAACTACTTTTCCAGTATCTACCCTATTTACTATCGTTTTTAAATGATTCCAGAAAATAGAATCAATCTTCTTAAGTTCGTCGGTATCCTCTTTATTTACTGTTATTACGAATATTCCAGAGATCATTGACATATTAATACCTATATCTCCACCAAATTCCCCAACAGTATAATCTAAACCTTCAACATAACGAAGTCTTTTAAGGCTATTTTCTAAGTACTTATTTCCAAAATCTCCTCGATATATAGGAATTATATCAGGATCATTAGAAAAAGTTACTGCAGCACTATAAATTAAACCGATAAGATCTTCAGATTTACCGGAAAATAGAAATTTTCCTGTCTTTCCAATGAATTTCTTTAAATCATATTTATTTAAAGACTTAACTGAAAAATCCTTCTGTTCAACTTCCTTAATTCTATTTTCAACTAAAGCTTTGTTATCAAGAAGATTTATTTTTACTCCAAGAGTATTACTGAGTTCCATTATAAAGTTGGCTATAACTTGATAATTTGTAAATACAATAGCCACTGAATAAGAATTATTTCTAGAATTGATTGCATAACTACTATATTCCATCCCTGTATACTTCTTACAGTAATAGTCTAAACTATCTGAAGTCTTTTCCAATTCCTTAGAGGTCATTCCAAAAGTATACATGGTAATGGAATTATCTTGTATTGAAAAATTTAATTTATAAGCTGTTACATTTCGATCATTAAAACTAAACTTCTCATCTATTTTTGCTCTTTTATCTAATGAATCTCCTATAGTTACTCCAGAAGCTCTATAAATACCAAACTCACGACGAATTAATTTATCTACTTCTTGAAATTTAATAGATGACATTGGATTGTGTAAATAGTTTAAGAAGAATTTTAATACTACACCTGCTATAGTTCCATATTTACCTCCAGTTATAGCACCACTGGTAATACTAGCATCTTTTAGGAGACTACCTGTAACTCCTCCAATACCAGCACCAGCTAAGGCAGATTTTCCGATTACTTCTATAGCTCCTGGAACCTTATCCATATCCTTTGGACCTGTATAGTGACCCTCCGGAATTGTATATTGTTTTTGTCTAAATTTTGTCATACCATAAGATTTTTTAAATAATTAGTTGAGCTATTTACTACATCTTCTACAACTCTGCCTCCTTTACTATCTACATACTTAGATGCAGCCTTAGACATTTTATCACCAACTCCAATCTTTTTCCACATAGTTTTCTCTGGTTTTCCTACTACACTAACTAAAGCAGATGTTCCAGGAATAGGTACTGTTTTCATAGCTACAGAAGTTATAGGTGCTTCTATAGATGGTTGAATTACTTTAGTATTTATAACTCTTCCTGGATTAATGGCTGCTTGATTTGCCGCCATTTTTACTCCTTCTACCTTATTTAAACCTCTTGCTACTCCAGAAAGAACTTTATTTTGTGTTTTTATGGCAGATCTTTTTGCAGCCATTGGAGCCTTTCTAAGAACTTTTTTATTAAATCCAGCTAATATTCTAGTTCCTGCAAGAGAATACAACTTTCTTTTTATTATCATAAATTTATATATTAAACAAGTAAATCTCCATACCATCCAGATTGGAGTATATAATTATCACACCTAGATCTAAGCTCTTGATATGCAGCATCGATATTATTAAGAACTTCCAAACCAACATTAGGTAACATTAATGAAGCCTTTAGGTTCCTAATATAGTCTAGTAAATGAGTCATACAGAGATCCATAAAAAATGTACCTCTCGACCCTTCTTCTACATTCAGCCAATAAATAGCTGCTTTAGATGATCCTGGATTAAACGTTTTATCAGGAAGAAAGTCAGGAATTATTGGTCGACTACATATTCCCCTAACATAAAATTGATCATAGCTAGGCATATCCATCATAAAAACATATGGACGTCTATAATCCGTAAAATAAGTATAGTTTCCTGGAGCAGGATACGAAATAGATCCAATTCTGTACATAGGAATAGAGTTTGGAATTAATATAATCTGATCTTCCGATATTTTACAATCAAGAAATAATGTAAAATTACTCTTAATCTCACAATACCCTTCAAGTCCCATGTTCTCACAACTACACATCTGAGAACGGTTCATTTTCATCTCCAGAATCAATGGCAAGGTATGTTCAAATTCTCTTAACGACTCCTTAATTATCTCCAGTAATATCTCATCTGGACTCAAAAAATCGTTCAAGGCTAAAATTTCATCAAGAGACGTCAAACTTATAAGAGCACTCCTGATAAATAACTTCTTTTTAAGATCTATTAATAATGTTTTATCCATGATATAATACTGGTAATAATTTAGGTTCTACTTTTGTTGTTATATCTTTTCCTTCTTCGAAAAATATCTTTATGATTTCAGGGATTTTATTATTATCTTTATAGGGAATTCGAAGAAGACATATATTATTTTCTTTGCAATATTGTTCTAAACATCTATCTCGATTGACTTGATTTACGAAGTCTTGATATGTAGGTTGAAAATATTTTATCCAATGAGTATGTTGTTCTCCATCATATTCTATAATAGTATTTAATTCAGGAATGTAAAAATCTAAATGAAATATTCTATTATTTATTATTAATTTATATTGACGAATTATGTTTAAATAATAACTATTTAAAATAGAGTATAAAGAATTTTCCATAAACGAGATACTACTAGTTTTTGAACAATATATACAATATTTTCCTTCATGTTTTAAAAATATACCTAGTCTAGTAGTATCCCAAATATGATTATGAATATTACATTTCAGTATTAAATATGTATTTTGATAATTGAATTCTTCTTTAAATCCTAAAAATTCTAAAGATATATTATATTTTTTATTTAAATAATTTACTCTATTTATTATTAAATTATAATATCTTTTCTTTTCCTGTTCACGTTCAAATAACTCTCTACATTTAGGACATAGTATAATATTTCTACTTTTATCAGTCATTAAATAACTATAATAACATGAAAATTTTCCATGTTTACAACAAACTAATTCAACTGGAGAATTATAACCTGTATAGCTATTATGAATATTATAGAATATTGACAATTCATTTATGGAAGATGATTTATGAAATTCAATTATATTATTTTCTGCTTCTAAATTAGTTAATTTTCTTTTTTTTCTTTCTTTTGAACATTCAGGACAACCAATTAAATTATTCGAAATAAATCCATTATAGGTTGTTGTTTTCCAAATAATATTGTGAATATTACATTTTAAAATCAATTTCGTTGATGAGCCTTTCCAAAAATTTACAAATCCTAAAAAAGATATATTATTCCCTTCATTATTCTTCTTTAATATGGATTTTTGTATTCTTTCTATTGCTATATTTTCTGGAAGTGTTCTTTTTATTTTTGAACATTCAGGACAATGCCATCCATTTAATATAAAACTAGAATATTTTATAATTTTACTTATATTATGTAATTTACATCTTAAAATAATTTTTAGTTTTTTTGTAGATATATCTTTTGAATAGTTTTCTAATCCTAGGAATTCGATATCTTTAGTTAATTTCGAAATAATATTATTTATTATATCATCTTTTGTAAATTTTTGCATATTCTATTATTTATAAAGGATAGTATGCCAGATTTCTCCAGCATACTATCATAGTTTTTATTATTCAAGGGCTGCTCCTCTAGTATCTTCGTACTCTGAGACTGCAAGATCCATACCAACGTCGAAAATGTCGTGATATCAATATGTTTGCTAAGTATTATCTACTCATGTTCAGACTATATCTTTTAAAATCAGTTTAAAGATTTTAATTATACATCTAGTCGTTGAGAAATAGAATTATATCTATTTTTGCTGATTCTTTGGATTTATTAAGTTCCAGCAATTGGTATAATAATCGCATATACTCTACGATGACATATTTCGCTTATTCTATTATTATTTATAATAGGCAGACTATATTATCTTAGTATCTACTATAGTCGTTGAGAAACTATTAAAAAAATAGTTTTTGCTGATTTATGTTTCACATTTTCCAGCAGTTTAAGATATTTTCTAATGTTAAAATTCACATTAGCCTCTCTTATATAAATTTTCGAAAGGGCACGTTGATATCTAACCAAAACATTAACCACCATTTTATTCTGCATTATTGTTAAACTTAAATATAAGATTAATATTTAAGATCAGACTATATCATTTTAATAAGTACATAGTCGTTGAGAGAAAATTTTTGTAAACTTTCTTTGCTGATTTATTTTATTATCTTCCAGCAATTCTCTTATTTTTCTCGGTAATATAAAAATCCAAGGCGCAATTATTTACGCTGAATTTGAACAGGGTTATTTGTCTCATCGATGATAATACGGTAATCATCGATATTATAAGACATTGGGAGAATAGTTGATTTGAACCAATAGTCAATAGTTCCAATCGCACTTTCCCATAGTTTTGGTGCAATTCTCCAGCCTATATACTGTTTAAGTAATACAGGCATAGCTTTTGAGATACGAATAGCTAAACGAGAGTTACCTTCATCTGAAACAATATTATCCACACTTTGCTTAGTATAATTCGTTTTAGAAAATTATTTGGTAATTTCGCTAGACTATATCTTGAAAAATAATAAAATTTATTTATCTTTTATACTTAGTCGTTGAGAAAGGATTTATATTAGTAATCCTTTTTGCTGATTTTTATTTTTAATATAAATTCCAGCAGTTCATAAAAATTCAATTTCAATAAATTGGACAATTTTGTTTATCATTCATATTCCAAGCGTTAGTTTGATAATTCCAGAGTACAGTATTTACTCGTTTTGATAGCAGAAGTTGACGAGTTTTCTTATTAAACTCTGTCATAGGTCTTTGATACTGAACAATACCATTAGTTTGTCCAAGCACAGGAGCAAATTCTGCATTATTTCTACGGTTTCTAGCTACAGCTTCCCAGTAAACAACAGCAGGTGAGCAATAATATTTCCATCCAAATGTACCGGAGTCGATATCCCAAGGTGCAGACAGATAGAGTTTATATGAATCTTGTGCTATTTTAGTTGCATTATTAGCGATAGTCATATAATTTGTGCTCTGAACTGTTGATACTGGATAGAAATAGTTAGAATTGATAGCCATATTAGCCAAGTAATTCTGGAAACTTAGTGATGTATTTCCAAGGTCACATAATCCTTCAACCACATAGATTTCCTGAATGTTGATTTCGTCAAGTGCTTTCTTAAGATCCGATTCAGATACATCAAGAATATCTGTTTCAGTTGGATCTACGCCTAATTTTGCATAAACTTGATCTCCACCATTTTCTTGATATTCATAGTACTTATATGAACTTCCAGATCCAACTCGGTAAACATCTCCAACTGACATACCTTTTGAGTTGTAAAGATCAGTCATTGAAGAAACTGTTTGTTTATAAGAACCTGCATTTGGGTCATTAGGATCAAGTTCTACCCATACTTTATCATCAGCTCCGTATCCATAGTAGTTCAATCCAAGCTCTCTCATATCGTCAGGGAGTTGAAGTTGAATCATACTTAGGAGTTCATTGAGTTCTGATACTTCCATATCTCCACGGCCGGTTACTTTACCTATATTAAAGAACTGTACTTCGTCAGAAATATTAGGATCAAGAACAGCGACTTCATAAAAATCTCGCTGTAGGATACTTTCTGACGGTTCTACTGTTCCTTTCTTAGTATAGGTATCTAGAACGGCCGATAGTACCATATAAGGAGAATCAGAGTTTTCGTTCAAAGCGGGGTTAGTTAATTCTTTGGTAACTACTGCATCATGATTAAAACGTCTAATTCTAACTCTCAGATCAGTATTAGAGTTATATTGATTAACTGCATAATATTTCTGTTCTTCGAAACCAGACCAAGCGGAAGCATTAATATCTATAAGTTTTTGATTAGGATTATCACTAGTCCAATCAGGTTCACAAATCACGATATACTGCTTTCCTAGTGGACATCTAGAGTCTGAAGTATCTAGCATATCCTGTCCTAGATAAAGTTCATAGAATACAACTGCCTTTGCTTTATCGGGATCAGTTGTTTCATTTTCAGAGATGATATTATTAGGATCTGTGAAGAATTTATAAGATGGAGAGAAGAATTTATTAGTTTCATTCATTTGATTTACTAAGTCGGGGAGAGTTCTTACATAGTAATCATATTGAGGACCATCATCGGTGGTACGATTACCAAGAATACCTACTCCATTCAAATTAATTGACCATCCATCTTGATCATGTTCTGCATCATCACCATCAATATCAAGAACAAACTTAACGACACCTTTATCAGCATCTCTAAATCCCTTCATTAAAGCACCATCTCTAAGGATATATGTACTATAATCAGTTTTAGTCATGGGTTTAGCGTAGTAGATATCGTTAGCTTTAGATGCTCTACAAACCAGCATAACATTAGAGCCAGCCAATCTATAAGCATTCATCCACATTGTTGCAGCTACATTTTTATCTCCTGTATTATTAGCATCATGATAAAGATTATTCAAGGATGCCATATAATCTTCTGTTAAGTCCCCTGAAGCATAAGTTTTTAAGAATTCAGATTGACTAGAGATCAGTGTAGGAACTGCTGGGCCTGCATCAGAAATTAAAGTCACTCCGATAATTAAACTTTCACCTGCAGTAGGATTAAGAGCTGCGGTATGTACTCTCTCTATAACTTTTACATACGGTTCGAGAGTTTCAGTCCATTGTGCCATAATTTAAATATAATAATTAATTGTTTTATTTAACCAACTTCTACGAGATATACTGGATATTTATTTCTTATAAATTTTTCACATATTCCAGCTATTAAACCAACATCAGCGGTTCCATCAGATATAGTAGTTATAGAAATCTCATTATATCTACTTTTACTTTCTTCTGTTACTGCACTTGAGTTTGGTAGATTTCGTATTATGTTTTTTGTTATATCTTTTAGTTTATTATCTGCTATTGTATTTACTAGAAGTCTAAGTTCACCAGAATTTCTTGTTATAGCTACACTTATTGCTGATTTAAGAGAATCCGCCGTTTTAGGATCTCTTGTAAAATCGGAGCCTTCTTTAAAACCTGTTTTCTTAAGATCCTCTACTACTCTATCCATTAATCTATTGTCAACTGTTAACTTTCTGGAAATAGCCTCATCACCTTTTTTTATAGTACCAACTAAGGCTCCAAGAGCTGCTCCGACTAATGTTCCGGCGGCTACTACTCCAAGTCGTTTAGCAAATGGACTTAGAGCATTTAATTTTCGGAAAGTAGGGTTACTTCCTTCATATTTAATATTTTTAGCATCTTTTCCGGATAATGGTAAACTTAGAGTAGCTACGTTTCCACCAATTATAGCTCCTTTAACAGTATCAGATAATATACTAAAGTCTTTTCTTCTAAATGTAATCATATTATTATCATTTTTCTCGGAAAAGATTTTTTTAAATTTATAAGAGGTTGTCTTTTTAGGTTCTTTTACTTCTACCTCTTTTAAAGTTTTATTAACTCCTCCAAGTGCTTTAGTTAATCTATCCATTGCTTCTAGCTGTTCATCTTGATATTTTTTATCAGAATTTTTTCTAGTAGCATTAATAGCAAGATTAGTTCCAGAAAATCCAGCAGTGGCAGTAGTAATTTTTGCCGTAGGGTTATTTTTATAAAACTCCTTTACATCTCTGATTATTTTCTTTGGTTTAAATTTTGCCATAATTTTTTATTAATTTTAATAGGAATAACCATCTCTTTGAGTCATATTTGTCTTCCAATCCTGTTTTTCTCTTCGTCTAGCCTGTCTCTGAGCATAATTAAGTCTTTTATTATACCATTCATTATTTTCAGCTTGTTTATTTCTATTTCGAAGAGCCATTCCACCTGCTAGAAGACCACCAACAACTAATCCAGTTTTTCCACCTTTACCCATTCTTCCGAGTAAACTACGACCTGCCTTATTCTTTCCAAAAGCTCCAGCTACAGAACCAACTGTTCCACCAAGAGCAGCCCCACCAAGAGCAGCCCCAGCTACAGAACCATATCCAGGAGCCTGTTTTGGTTTTTCAGCAAGAATATCTGAATCCTTCATTCTTTTAAGATTATCAGTATCGTCGTATTTAGTGAATAATTTTCTTTTTATAATCATTGTATTTCTTGATTTTTAGAATCTTGATATTTGAAAGCATCTTTATCTAGAGCCCGAGCTGTTTTATTTACTATTTTCTCTCCAGTTCCCCATGTTGCTCCTAAAACTGCAGCACCGACTGGAATACTACCTGCTAAGGCTGTTTTGGGGTTATCCATAATGAATTTACCTGCTTTTTGAGACCATACTGAACCTGAGTGTTTTCCATATCTATTTAACTGATGACCGAATTTGTATACACCTTTTCGACCACCTCCGCCAGATAAATTAGAAAGTCCACCTAAAATTGTTTGTCCAGGAGTTTTAAATATCTGTGAATTTCTTACAGATTTAGAAGCGCCAGTAAGTAATCTTTTAACTGCCATTACTCCAGGGACTGCATAGTTTCTCTGAGTTAATGCCATCTGATCTTTATATTGAGCTTTTTCAGCAGAGTATCCGAGAGCCATGGGAGCAGAACCTAGAGCAGCCATCGTTATTAACGTTCCTTTATTTTTTTTTGCAGCTTCTCCTAAAACTTTTCCAGTACCTTTTACTGCTTTCATTATAGATCCAGCAGAATAGGTTTTTTCAAGAGGCATTCCATTTTTCTTCATATCTTTTTGAATTGCTTTATCAGTAAGATATGAAGCTCCTGCCATTGTAGCTCCCATCATAGTTCCACCAATCAGCTTATTTTTTCCTTTCCACACAATTTTACCAACATCTTTAGCGAGACCTTTAGCATTTCCTAAAGTTTTATTATTCTTAAGAGTTGCTGTAAGTTTTGCAAAATTTATTTGAGCAAACTGTTTTTGTCCCATTACATCTGCTGCTTGTTGTGCTGCTTGTGGATTATTTTTTGCGTTTTCTGCAATTTTATTTAAAGCTTTGGTCATCTTTCTATTTTGCTCCTCTGCCTGTGCTGCTTGTTCCTCAGCTTGTTTCATTTGATCAGAGCCTTGTTTTAGAGAAAGACCTGTACCAATAGCCCCTGCAGCATTTAAAGCCATTCCCCAAAAAAATTCTTTTTGTCTAAACTTAATCATAATCTAAATCCTCCTATAATTAAGTCTGCATATCTTGACCGGCAGTTTTAAGACCTTTTCCAAGACCTCTAGTAGCTGCAGAACCTAAGAGATAACCAGCTCCCATACCTAAAATACTTCCAAATGGTCCCCCTATCATTGTTCCAATAGTTCCTCCTAATTTAGTAGCTCCTAAAACACCACCAGCGATTCCGGCTACTTTATTATCAAGAGCTTTACCAACTCCTTCTGTAACTCCTCCAAGTGTATTTCCGGCAGCTTCAGTTAGTGCATTGTAACATTTTCTTTTTAATCTGTATCTTGCCATTTACCTCTTCCTCCACGATTTAATTCTTGATTTAATTTTCTCATTTCTTTTCCTAAATTACCGATTCCAGCTAATTCACGTTGAGAAGTATTCATTCTACCCAGTCTATCCATATCTGTATCATATTTTCTCCCTTTAGTGAAACCAAGAGCTGGGTTATTAGTATTTAATATCTTGGTTTGAGAAAATCTTTTTACAATCATCATGCATTAAGTAAATATATTTTATAACCTAATCCGAAGGGTAATATATTCAATGCATTAATAGCATCTTCGATAGATTTGAATTCTAAGACCAATGATCTTGATTTTTTATCATATTTGATAGCCTCTCCAAGCAATTCAGAAACTTCATAAGATAGATCAAAGGAAGGAGAGAATGAACCAGATAGATAGGGATATTGTTTATCACCGCCTTTACTCTTAAATTCTCTTTGCTCTAAAATTGATCCTGGAAATTCTGAATACTTCTTTTCTTTCTTTTTTCCACCTCTTCTTTCTTCAGGATTATCATTCCTAGGTCCAGAAGTGTCTCCTAAAGAAGTATTATTATTTCCTCCATTATTGTTATTATTCCAATTTGGATCACTATCTTTTGGCGCAAATATAGAATGACTTACGTTTAATTGCATATTTCCAAGACGTTTATCATATGTTTTACCTGGAAGTCTAACCTCATCTGGTAACTTTGCTTTGGCACCAATTTTTAGATACATTCTATATTTATCTTTTCCAAACATAGAAGTACTAATTACAAATCTTTCGATTACTACATTATTTCCTCTAAGAACAGGAATTAATGCACTAGTATCTATTACTCCGAATTTATTTCTATCAGAATATCGCATAAGTTTTACATAAAGACTTCTCATTGCATCATATTCTGTAAATTCTTTCTGTCTAAATTTAATCATGCCACAACTGATAAATTATATTTTGTAGCGAGAATTTCTATAATATCAAAAGCTATTCCTAAGTGATCAGTTTCTGCTGTGATTATTCTGGTTTCTTTATTAATATCAGTTATTCTCATTCTAAAAATATCTTTGATTAATTTTTGAGTATAATTGTATAATTCCTTATCCTGTACTTGAATTTGATAATATCCAGACTCATTTTTTATAAATGAAACTAAAACCATAGCCTTAGAATTAACTCTACTAACGCTATCTGCTTGCTCTGGAGTTATAATATTAGGCCGTAATCCTTGTTTCTTTAAATATTCAATAGCGTCCGGCATTAAATTTTGGATAAGGTATTTCTTCTTTCTAAAATTTATCATAACCCTTTGTTTATAATTGTTGTTTCAGTATCAACCGGAACTTCATAATGATAATCTGGATTATTTCGTTCAAACTCTATATTCTGAACTATTTCTTCTAGGAATTTATATCTATCATCAATTACTTCATAGAAAAATAGTTCACATCTGAATTGACATTGATAAGAGAAATTTGAATTATCATCTTGTTGATATGTCTGGTTAAAATCTTCAGTTATTCCTCCCCATTTTATTGCAGCTGTCCATCTTTGTCCATATCTATCTGATGTTTTGAATTCACAGAAATTAGTAAGTAATGTGACATTCATATATCTATTTTTAAAGTCAAAGAATAATGGCATATCAGTACTTCTTAGATAAAATTCAACTGGTATTTTATGCTGCATTACTTTATCATCAGAATACTTAGGATGATTATCTTTCACTGGAGTCTGAAGAAATTGATAAACAACATGTGATGTTTTAGTTAATGTAGTTTCTTTATTAATTCTAACTAACTCTAAACCATAATCATCTAAAATTTTACGTAATTCTAGAATAAATTGATCTTGATAATCTACAGCTCTTATAACATAATCATTATATTTCCTTCTTAATGTAAATATTGTTTCAGATTCAGATTCAAGTGTAACATCATCTGAACTAATTATAATTTTAGGAAAATTTCTTATCTCATAACAGCTTGGTCTAGGTCCAATAGGTTGAAGATATATAAGATTTCCAGAGTAAAACAAGAAATTTATAAACTCAGGATTTTTATAATCTCCTTCCGAAACTACTATTGTTGTATAATTATAGTTTTGGATAACTCTAGATTCTGAGTCATTTACAATAACTATATTAATAGTATGTGGATCATAAGTTAATTTTCTTAACTTAAGTCCATTTAATGTAACATAAGTATTTTTAAATAATTTAGGAAGTCCTGTAGGGAGCATGTCAATTCTTTTTTCAGTACACGGTATTCCTAAAAGATCTGATAAACTTCCAGAAGTACTTCCTGGAGAATAAGTTAGAGTGAGAGTAGATCTTGAAGTATCCTCTACTATAGAGCTTATTTGTCCTTCTTTTACTTGAAAATACCTACATTTATTAGAAGAGAGTTTAAGACCTCTGTAAATTACATCACTCATAAAACTTATTTTAATATTTTAAAATTAATTTTCAGGGATTAACTTCTTCCTTAACTATTAGCTTTATTTTCTGCTGCTAAAAATGTACCAGCACCTAATGCAGCAGTTCCGGCGGCAGCAACACCTAATCCTTTACCTATTCCAATAGTGCCTCTTCCCACAGTAGAAGCTAAATTCTTAAAACCTTTGGCATTTTCTCCTGCTTTAAAAGCTCCTTTTGCTGCAGTCCAATTTGCCGCTGTTTTGGCGAATGGAGAAAATAATCCAAAATTTTTTCTTTTAAGCTTATAAGTTGCCATAATTATTTCATAATTTTTCCAAGTGCCTGCATACCTTTTTGATCAGCTTTTGCATTAAAAGCTTGTTTTGTCATCTGAGATCCTGTTTTCTTTAAAAGTGCATTATCAATTTGTTTAGCTCGTGCAACTCCAAAATCCTTAGCTCCAGACATCATCATTCTATCTCCAACTTTTCCTCCAACAGCTTTACCAGCTTTCATTAGTCCAGTATTAGTTTTAGCCATTATGTTAGCACCAAATGCACCTTTTTTAGCCCCAAGAATGGCTGCACCTGCTGCGAGGCCACCTAAAGCTAATTTTTTCCCAGTACTCATTCCGCCTTTATCATCAGAATATAATTTTCTCTTTAATCTAAATGTACTTGCCATAATTGTAAAAATTAAAAAGAGAAGGAACCTTAAGTCTATAAGACCTAGGGAATCCCTCTCTTTGTTTAAAATCATTTTATTCTTTAGGGATCTGAGAGTTTAACGATCCAAATGATTTTTATGGTTTAATTAGATACCGAATTTGAAAGTAACCTTCTGTACCAATTCAGGAGCCATATACTTAGTACCTTCCTGATAGTAGATACCAGAAGCCATCTGAGTTGGGTTATTGTAGTTACCAATAGTCGGAGTATCAGTCAAAGGCATATAGATACCACGTGCAAGCGGAGCCATCTGACCATCTTTTGTTTTGTGAATTGCATAGAAAGTACCTTCACCCGGAGCTTCAGCAATATCAGTAGAACGAAGTACAGGAATACCATTATACCAACCCAACAGGTCATTGATATAAGTCATCTTAGTATTACGTTCCCATTTACCAATCATTCCACCCTTCTGGAATTGATTAGATGCCATATTACCAGCTACATAGGCAGTAACATCAACACCCTTAACAGCTTTAGTTGCCAATGCACTTTCGACATTAATCAAGTAAGCGTCGAACAAATCAACTCTAGAACGATAATCCATGAACTGACCAGTCATAGCACCCTGAGTCAAATCCAAGTCAGCCATAACGTTACCATTATAACCTTCTTCCAAAGTAGAAACCAATTTATAGTTAATTACCTTAGTATACAATTCACGAAGCTTAGTGAACAAGAAAGTAGCCATATCAGAACCAGTTGCTTTCTTCATAGCACCTAAAGCAGCAATGTTATATTCAGCTACCAACATATCAGGTACAGTAGCCAAACCAAGCTGTTGCATCTTAGCGATAAATCTCTTATCATTAGCATGTGCATTAGAAGCACCAATAGTATTACAAGGAGTACCAGTAACATCTTCCTTACCTACAATAGTGATAGTTTCTGTAGCAGCATCACCAGCCAAAGCAGTAGCCAAAGTAAATTCTACACGACCATTCAAATAGTTGATAGTACCGTTAGAAATCTTACCAGCAACAGCCATGAAAGCACCCTGACCATTATCGATCAATTCGAATTTTTCAGTTGCAGTAGCAATCTTAACACGTACTGTACCAGGGATAATCTTACGACCAATCAAAGAAGAGTAGTCAGCATTAGTAGTCGGAGTAATATTCAAAGTAAAGTTACCCATAGCTTGAATATCCTGATAGTTATCCGGACCTAAGTTAGGAATAACAGAACGCATATCAGTTACACCCAAAACGTCGAACCAATAGAACAAACCATTAGGCTGATCAAAGTCACGTTCGATAGACATATAACCTGCGAATGAGCTTACATAAGAAGCTACAGAAGCATTGAAATACTGAGTAGACAGCAACGGAGTTTCTGCATAACCAGAGAAAGTCTTCTGCAGCAAATTACCTGCATTACCTAGACCAAACAAATCTTTCATTTCATCGTTACGAGAGAACATCTTAGCATATTCACGAGAACGAAGGTTAGCATCTTCTGCTGATACTGAGCTATTAATAAGAGCCTCCATCATTGAAGGAGTCTGCATCATTTGCAAATACTGTGTATTCATAATGTATATAATGTTTTTATTATTTTTAGTTTATGTAAAATGGTTTTTGAGGATAACCATAAACCTATCTATTTATATTTAATTACTTACGAAAACTATTTCCAGTCAACCATGATACTAGAGTATCATTTGTATCACTGAATTTCTTTTCTGAGAACTGAGCTTCCTGAAGATCTTGTTCTTGAGCCTGTGCAGGAGCTTGTTTTGCTTCCATAATTTGCTGAGCTGCTTCTTCTGCTACTGCTTGGATACTTTGAACTGCCTGAAGTGCTTTATCTTCAATAGCTTCAACACTAGTAGCACCACCTTGTGCAGGAGCAACACCTGCCGGAACTGCTACTTCCTGAGGAGCTACAGCATTAGGATCAGCTAAAGGAATTACAGGAGTATTAGGATCTACTTCTCCAGCAGGAACAGGAACTGCACCTACAACATCTGAGAAGAATTTATTAAGAATAGGATCTTCATAATCTCCTGAGAATTTCTTTTCTTCTTTATCAATAGAATGTTCTTCAAGTTTGTCAGCTTCTTCTTCTGATAATGGATGACATTCAATATCATCTTCACTCATAGTAGCCTTAGTAAATTCACCATTTTCCTTATCTTCTATAATTGCTTCTGTAGCTGAAATTGGAGTAATGATTTCTTTATCTGTTTCTACTTTCTTACCAGTTTCAATAGCTTTTTCTACTGGACAATGACCATCTTCTTCAGAGAATAGACGAACCATATATTCAGTAAATTCCTCACCTTCAGAGAAGAATTTAGTTTCTGCCTCATTACAGTAGATATCTTCAGAAAATTCTTTTTCTTCATGATTTTCAACTTTATCTTCTACTGCAATACTGTTTGTTAGATTATCGGCTTCTGCTTCTGAGATAGGATTAACATCAAGAACTTCTTCATCCATCTCAGCTTTAGTAAATTCGCCATTTTCTTTATCCTGTATAACTGCAGTCTTAGAATCGATAGGCGTAATAATTTCTTTATCTGTTTCTACTTGTTCGCCAGTTTGGATTGCGCTTTCAATTTCAGCAGAATCAGCCTCTTCAGAGAACAAACGAATCATATACTGAGTAAGTTCTTCATTTTCTGAGAAAAATTTAGTTTCTGCTTCGTCACACCAAACATCAGAGAATTCTTTTTCTTCTTCCTCATCTTCGTCTTCCTCTTCTTCAGAAACAACGATATGATCTGTCAACTCTTCTGCTTGATCTTCGCTTATCTTTTCAAGCTCCATTTCTTCACCTTCTAAACTAACTTTAGTAAATTCATCTTTATTTTTATCCTGTATAACTGCAGTCTTAGAATCGATAGGTGTAATAACTTCAGAATCTGTTTCAATCTCATCACCATTTTCAATAGCATCTTCAATAGCATCCTGAGTTGCACTAATACTATCTACAGATTCAGAGAAGAAACGACACATAAAGTCTGTATTATCAGCTTGGAATTCAGTTAAGTAAATAGTATGATCTGAAAATTCTGCTTGTTCAGGTTCTCCAAGTTGTTCATCTTCAACTACACCAAGACCATTCAAGAGATCGATAGCATATTCACGAGCGTCTTCGGGGTTATCAAAAATTCTAACTCCTGCTACTCCTTTTTCTGTTAAACTCTGAACTAATTCTTGAGCTGATGCTTCGTCATACTCTGGAGCATCTACAATAACATGATTTACTGGATCTACTCCTACTACAAACAACGGATCAAACTGTTCTGCTTCACTAAAATTCTTAGATTCTAGCTCAGTAACATCCATATCTTCACCATTAAACTCTACCTTTGCTTGATCACCTGTAGATTCTGACGTAACAACTACTTCATTTTCACCAGTTTTTTCTACTTTAAGATCACCTACTTTAGCTGTTTCTTCTGATTCAATAACTTCTGAGAATAATCTTTCACAAAATTCTTGATCTGAGAAAATTCTAAGAACTACGCTATTATCAGTACTTACAGAGAATTCTTTTTCTTCGCATTCTTCTACAGCTTCAGGACCTTCTTGTGCAGTAATTTCTACACTTTCTTCATGACCAGCTGCTGGATTTAAACCACCATCAGGAAGATTTGGTGCAATAACAGCACTACCATCCATATGATTTTCAACTTCCTCGTCAGCTGCACCTACCTGATTACCCGGAGTTACTCCATCCCCTTCCGGATGAAGATATCCCTCGATTTGTTCAGATTGTTCAGCTGGATACATATCATAAGTATCATCCTCATCAGAAGCCTTTTCAACGATAGTAACTTCGCCATTTTCCTTGTCTGTTACTGAAACTTTACCGTCACCGATATTTTCATATTTTACTTCTTCAGTATCAACAGAGCCATTAGCCTTAGCATCTTCAATATCTTTGGCTACTTGCTTTGCTAATTCTTCATCCTTATCCTCTACAGCTGAGAATAGGACTTCCATAAATCTTGTATTTTTCATACTGAGTTTTATAAATATTTTATTTCATTATATCAACTTGATTTCCTTGAATTTTGATTACTCCACGATCAATTAATATATCTATTATATTATCTGGAGCATCATCATATCTCTCTTCTAGGATCTTTGTAAATTCTTTAATTCCCATTGCAGAATTACCAAACTCTATCTTTAAGTCTCCAATAATTCCAGAATCTTTAATCCAATCCTCTACTTCTTCAGTGCTAGAGAACTCAACTTCTTTCATTTCTTCAAGTGGAAGAGAATGAGCTTTTTTAATTAGCATTATACCTTTCGGTCCTAAAGATCCTTTAGATTCTAACATATTAATTATGTCTTCCTTAGGTCCTTCTATTGGGTCTAAATCCAAAATCTTAGTCACTGATACGATTAACTTAGAGAATAATTTAGATTGTAAGAATGCAGTTTCAGGAATAGTAACTTTATTATCTTCATCAATACTAGCAAAACCTTTTTCAACTAAATCTTCGGCGGAAATACCAAATGCCTTAACAACTTCTGATTCATTTAAAGTTTTGCCAGAAAATTCTTTTAATTTTACCTCAAATTCGTTCGACGGTTCTGAAAATTCTTTTTGTACAGCGGCATTATTATCTCCGCCGAATAACGAACGTCTTGAGAATCCTTTTTCTACTTCTTCAATTTTTGATACTTCGACTTGTACAGCTTCAGGAGTATTTTCAGGACTTGGTGTAACTTCTAAAACATTAAATCTATTTACAGCTCCACATTTAGGACATAAGAAGTTAGTTGTAGTGGCTAAAGTATCCATAATATAACCACAATCTCTACACTGAATTTTCTTATATTCTGCCTGAGTTACTCCACCTGAAAATAACTTGCGCCGTGGAGAAATCGAAGAAGAGAATAATTTACGTCTTTCTACTTTCATAATCTTTTAACTGTTTTCTTCAGGGTTTTCTTCTTCTACTGGCTCTTCTTTCTTCGTACCATTCTTCGGCGCGAATATTTCCTCTAACATTGCATTAACAAAGTCAGAATAAGCAGCTTGAATTTTTTGATATCTTGCCTTAGATATTGCATTAGTTTTAGATACCTCAGACATAGCCATCTTATATGGTAAGAACAATTTTTGTACACTTATCAATGTATTTATAAAATTTATTTATAATTTAGACTATATCTTCTGTCTATTTTGACAGTTTATATACATAGTCGTTGAACAAATCACTTCTTTAGATTTATCTAAGTATGATTTGATGCTGATTTATCTCATTTAGATATTTCCAGCAATTCATATAAAAAACGCATATTATTTACGTACATTCTTACCTAAACTAGAAGCACCAAGTAATGTTCCTGGATTTTTTCCATTCATGATTTCTGGTGTAATCGACTTCATAATATCCAAAAGATCTGTAGTAAACAAAGACTTCATGATTTTAAGTGTTTCTGGATCTATTTTCTCTGGGCCGCCTTGCTGTTTTAGAAGTTGTTTGTAAGATAGAATCAATACACGAAATCTTTGACGAGTTGAATACTTTGATTCACGAATTCTATCTCTTAATGCAATTACTGAGAAATCTTTTTGAACAGGTTCTTTTGGCATCTTACTAATGGATTCTAAAACTTCTTCTACCATTCCATCTGCGGAGAAAACTTTTGCTTTTAACTTTGTAAATTTTCCATCAATCTTGGATGATTTTAACATATCTCCACATCCAAGAGAATTTAAATCAGAGAAAGCTTTTACTTTAAGTCCTTTAAATTCAAAATCCTTTGGAGTATATTCTATATCCGAAAAGTTTTTTTCTTCCCCATCAGATATTAGATTTCCTTCATCATCCCAAGTCTGTACTACTTGAGCTTGTTTCCAAGAAGGGTTCAAAGTAACATCTAATCCCTTGATACTTACTAATTTACGTAATGTATCTACTCCAGAAGTAGATGAATCCCAATATCCCAATTATTTAACTAATTTATAATTAATTGTAGACTATATTATCTAAGAAAATTTCTTAGTGTTTACTCTAGTCGTTGAGAAACTATTTTTATTAATAGTTTTTGCTGATTTAATTTATTATTTTTCCAGCAATTAAAAACATTTTCATGAATTAACTTTGAATTCATGCCTCAGATATTGTTTAAGGATAACTGCACTTACTCCAGGACGAACTCCGGCCTTTAATAAGTACTTTAATCTTTTTATGTTTTGTGCAGCCTCATCATCTGCTAAGGCTTCATCAAATAACTCTATTTCAGCATAACACCAAGAATCAGGCATAAGCTCTAATTTTGTTACATAAAATACAGGAGCAGCAGCCTCTGTACAAAGTAACATCATATCATCTTTACCCACAGTCTTAGATAATGCTGTTCCTGAGTTTTTTGCATTAGCCAAATTTCTTGCTCTGTGAGTTAAACCTCCCAACATATTCTTCGATTCAATAGAGCTTTTATAAGCATCACTATTGAGATAATCTTGAAGAACTTGTGCTGGAATATGACTCCCATCACTTGCTAAAATTTGGCTGCTTGTTGAAAATAATTTAACTCTACAGCGCATAATTAATTTTTTTTATTTATATTTTATATAAACTTTTATAATCTATTAATGTATTTGGATCTATTCCATATTTTATTGTTTTATTTAAAAAATCAGATACTTTTTCATATGTATTTAATATATACGGAACTTCTAAAAGAATAATATCTCCATTACTATTTTTACAATAATCTCTAACGTCTGTATCTCGTTGAAACTGTTTGATAAAATCATCTTCTACCCAATTATAAAAATTTTTAAATTTATTGTAGTGTTGTTCTCCGTGATATTCAATCCAGTAAGTTTGATTATTTACTACTATAGAGAAATCTATTCGAACAGATTTAGTTTTATCTTTTCTAATATTATTTACAACTACTTCATCTAAATAACTTATTTGAAAATTTTTTAACCAGGTTATAATTAATAATTCTCCAGTAGATTTATTGATTATAGGATTTCCCATTTTTCTATGTATATGATCTACTGGGGACATTTTAAATACATCTCCAGTACAATTATCTAAAATAGTTATTGGAGTTACGTAATTGATATAATCATCTAAATATGTATATCTATCTCCATGTACTTTTCTTGCTTCTACCAAAAATTGACTATCTGTCTTTTTATGTTTAATAGCTCTTTTATAAGCTCCTAATATAAAATTATCTTTCTTTTCTACAATAAAATGTAAAAAATTAGTTTCCCAATTTCCTATTGTATCTCCAGTAAAAGGATTTATTTCATTTACAAATACAGAAAACTTACTAGTTTTATTTTTAATAAATTCACATGTATTCGTAAAATCATATTCATATTTATATTCTGAATATTCCCTTGATAAATTAAACTGTTCAATTAAATCACTTTTTATCATGAGAAAATCACAAACATAATTAGGATCTTCTCTTAATCTATTCTTTATGTATTCAGTAGTATGAAAATACTTATCTGAATAATAGTACTCTATTTTCTTATCTATCCAATATTCAGTATATAATTTACTTATTGGCAGTTTTAAAATCCATCTACACTCCCATTCTAGAAAATTAATCCCTAATCTATTTTCAATAGAGTGTTTTAATTTTGAAAAATTATTATACCAAATTCCTAGTTCAGGAACATAAAATAATTTAACTAACTTATTTCCTTCTTTTATTGTTAATACTATCTTATAATTTTCTGATAATTCTATTGGAACTGGTAAAAATTTATTATCAATTGACTCATTAGTTATCACATTATCTACATATTCAAATGAATCTATCCGTTCTACAATAAATTCATTCCCTCTCTTAGGTCTATTAATTTTATAAAGTTTTACTAAATTTTGTATAGTATTAGCAGAAACTTTATAAATATTTCCGATTTCTTTATAGGTTAAATGTTTTTTGATAAGATTTTCAATATCTTCTTTGCTAATATTTCTATCAACTAAAGATATATTTTTCTTTTCATATTCAATGCCTAATCTTTTTATTCTAAGTCTAGTTGCACCTTCTGTTAAGTTATATAATTTAGAAATTTCAGAAATAGTTAGTTTTTTATCAAAAAGAAGTATTTCTATATCTTCTTTAGATATTATAGTTTTTCTTTCTGAGATATCAATTCCAAATCTTTTTATAGCTTTATGAACAGCACTTTCACTTGTAATTCCATAATGATTAGCTATCTCTTTATATGTTAGTTTCTTATCAAATAATAAATACTCCAGTTCTTCTTTGTTCCAATCAATCTTTCTTTTCATTTATTCTACTTATAGCTTCCCAAGATATCAAACTTTAAATTTATTTAATTTTCATTAGTGGAAGAGTAACTCGCGACTTTTACTCTTCCTTAGTGATTTTGAATAAATGAAAATTAAATATAAATTCCACGATATCTCATCGTCTATTTATCTAGGTCGAGATGACACGGCTCAAACGTGCGACTTCTTGGTCCCAAACCAAGCGTTCTATCTACTGAACTACATCTCGAATCTATTCTATTTATTCTTCTTTCTTTTTTCATTCCATTTTCGAATAGCTATTTTCCCTGATACATATGCACCACCAATAGGAAGTGCTGCAATAGTTCCTGCGATAGCTGCTTGTTTTGTTTTTCCAGCTTTTGCAAGTTTGGCAGCAACAACTCCAGGAACAATATCAGATGTTCCAAGAATTATAGCTTCATCTGGGTGTTTCTTTACATACTCCACCACCTTCTTACCAGTTTCTTTAGGATGAGTTACTGTATGTTCAATAGATTTTCCTATTTCTTTAACTTTATCAGTAACTTTACTAAATCTTTTAACTCTCAACATAGTTTTTATTAGTTATTATTATTTTCTTTCGTTGAACTATCCTGACTCGAACAGGAAATCCCAGAACCAAAATCTGGTGTATTGCCAATTATACTATAGTTCAATCATTTCTCCATAAAATATATTTTTGGAGTTTCTGATATAATTTCAAATCCAAGTTTCTTATATAAATTTATCGCATTTATATTTTTCTTTGATACTGTAAGTTTATTAGCCCCAGAAGAATTTATCAAATCAGTTGCTATTCCTTTTCCTCTATACCCCGGAGAAACTTCTAGAGCAATAATAGTATCTTCTTCGCACGCTATATATCCCACCAACTCATCTTTGGCTGGGTTTATTAATAATTTTCCAGCCGTTTTTCCTGGTGTATTTCTTGCGTGCTTTAACATATTCTCCTGTGACTTATATTTTTCTATATTTTCTTTGGTCCAGGGAAGTTCTTTATATTTTTGTTTTCGTAGTATTATCATAAGCTCTAAAAACCTTATATGTGTAATAATAAATATAGAAAATTATGAAAAATTTAAAAGTAGGAGATAAAGTTAAATCTCGTAAAACAGGATTTTATGGAGTAGTAACTGATGTAGATATTACTCCTAATAAATTATTTGTTAAAGTTAAATTAATGTTAAACGATAGAGAAGTAGAAATTCCAAAAAGCGTTCTGGATTATGTTACTCCAGAAGAATGGGAATTTGTAAAACGTATGGAAGAAAGAGATTGAAATATATCTCTTTTCTTTTTTTTCTGTTCCTAGGACTTGATCGAACAATAGACCACTTTCCTCTGGCCATCCTAGGAATTGATTATATATTATGGAAAAAGAATCTTAAAATATATTTTCCAACATGTTTTGAAGTTCTTTTTGTGACTCTTCTCTTGGATCCGCTGTTATTTTAGTAAGAGATTCGAGTTGTTTAGCTATTCCTGAAGAATATCCCATCTCTTCTCCTTCATCAATAGATAATTTTAAAGAATAAACACTAGAAGCTAAAGCATCCCATAAATCCTTGCTTCCTGGCTTAGAACCATCAGGATTATCAAATAATGGAGATATTGATGCTTTTTTAGGATGATCTACTTTACGTTTTGGACCAACATATCTTAAATCATATGCCTCTCTTTGTAATCTTTTATATTCAGGAATTTCAAGAAGTTCATTGTTTATTATATACTTCAAATAAAGAGCCGGTTCACAAGGAGTATTATCTGTAGAAATTCTCCCATTATTTCTAATTCCTTCTCTTTCACAATATTGAAGTATTTGTTTAGAAAAAGCTTGGTCAGCACTAACTATAATATTAAATTTCTTGTTAAGATCTTCTATAAACTGCTCTATGTGAAATAAACTCGTCTCTTGTCCTTCTAACCTAGATACACCTAAAACAAAATGACACTTAATTTTAGGAACTAAAGTACCATTTATATTTTCCCAATGATCAAAACTAACTGCTGCTATTCCAGTTGTATCATCTACTACACCTAAGTCAAGACCTAGCCATATAGGAGTACCTCTTGGAATAAGATTAATCATTTTTTCTACATGATTAATAATCCTATCTTCTTTATCATAAAAATCAACTGTAATAATTTCAGGAATTCTATTCTTTATTGTTGAACATTTAGATAAGTGTTCTATAGTACCTCCAAAAAAACTATCTGATGATCCTGTATTAATACCAGATTTATCTTGAAGAGCTTTAATCAAATCAGATTTAAATTCTCCAAATAATTGAATAGGTACATGTTCCACTCTATCAGGGTCTTGATCATCTTCTAATTTATAGTTCTCTTCTTTATCATTTTTATTTAATATTCTTGGAGGATATTTACCATCTCCAGTATAAACTGAGAAAGTTATTCCCCTTGAACGTTCGTACAGATTTTTTCTAACTTCATAATGAGAAGGTCTACAATCCCAAGTAAATTGAGGTTCTGCATTCTCAAGAAATATTTCAGTTGGACCACCTGCACCTCTACTAGAACTATCAATTATTAGATTTCCGGCTAATGTTAAACTTTCTTTTACATCAAAACGAGATGTAATACGAATATACGTACTATTTACACGTTCCATGGCTTTTTCTTCGTTAGGCCAAAAATTGACCTCAGACATAATTGCAAAAATCTTATAATATTAATATTTAAAATATTAAAATAGACTATATTATTTATTTCAGTACCTACTATAGTCGTTGAGAAAGGATTTTATTATTATATCCTTTTTGCTGATCTGATTTGATATCTTTCCAGCATTTTAAGGTATTTTCCTAAATAAAATTTATTTATTATCTAGGCCTCTATTTCAATTAAAGGTCTGTACCAAGTCCTCCAGCCAATCGTTCTATAATATACTTTTAATTATAGTTTAGAATATAAATTTAACCATTCTTATTCTGGTTAGTAAGTCTTTATTCGTTACACTAAAGAAATCTATTATCTTTAGTTCGGTATTAGAATTTTACTCCCTTCACCGAGTTTACTTACTTTAATTACTGTAAAATTTCTCTCACAGAAGGCAATTTTTTACCTCTAGGACCTGATGTTAGTATTCTTATATTATGTTTATGTGGTAAATTTCTAAAAAACGGACTTTGTTTTAAAACATCATCCAACATCCATCTTCGAAATTCAGCATTAGCTACATCTTCATCTCTATGGAATATAATGAAGCTAAGTGGTTTTTTACCTAATTTAAATGTTCTCCATGGATTAGATAAACAGCTTAATCTAGCTAGTGTATTTGCCATAGCTAATTTAGATACCGTAGATTTACCTATACCGCAAATTATTTAATATATTTATTTATATATTGCAGACTATATCATCTCTAGTTCTCTCATTCTAGAGTTATACATTTAGTCGTTGAGAAAGGATTTTATCATCCTTTTTGCTAATTAGATTTTATATTATCTTTCTAGCATTTTAGTATAATTATAAGCCACCGATATATTAATGGCTCCAGATAAACAGAGTAATGGTTTCGCTGTTGTTACTTCATTTGGAAAAATCATTTTTAATCCATCTTTCCAAAAAGGAAATATTACATCTCCATGATCAAAAAATTCTTGACTTCCTAGATAATAATCATCAGAATACAATCTTTCAATCGTAGGTGGTCTATGTGTGAATCCTTTAAGACGAAGAAAAACCATTATCTTTTCATCTTCTGTTAATGATGTATATTGATCCCTAAGATCTACTTTTGCTAAATCCTTTATTATATTTTTAGTGGGATCAAATTGGTCTATAAAATTATTTTTCATCTTGATCCTCCTTTCTATATTTTATTTCCGGTACCTTTATAATATCTAAGGGATTTTGTTTCTCAATAAATATACTATATAATATATTAGAAATTTTTTCATACGTATCGTATGTATATGGAATTTCAATAAATACTATATTATTATTTTTACAATGAGCCTTTACATTAAAATCTCTTGAAACTTGTCTTAAAAATTCATTATAACTTGTATGAAAAAAAGATTTATCCTGATATTCATAATGTTGTTTTCCATTATACTCTATCCAATATACATTATTATCTAATTCTAATACGAAATCTATATATACACCTAAATGCTTCTCTCCCAACTCCCTACCTTCTATTTCTTTTATCAATTTTTCAGATGATACTTTATCTAACAAATTATTATCACTAAACCACATGTTTATAAAGTATTCTCCCCTAGATCTTCCAGTATGAGGATCTCTACCTTCTAACAAAGTAGATGGATATCTTTCAAATATTTCTCCAGTAATAGGATCTTTTACTTTAACAGAAGTTTTTGAATTAACGTAGACTGTTTCAGAATAATCAAAAAAATCTTTTCCAAAAATATTATTTAATCGGTTAATAAATTCTTTTGTTGTTATAGCCCGTTTAAGAGAACTTAATTTCATTGCACATTCAGGGCATCCCAAACCTGCCCCATTCAAATGCTCGTACGGTTTTTGTTTATAATATTTATTGCAATGTTTACAAAAAATCTCTACCTCGGTTTTTGCATTTACATAATTAACTCTATCATAACCATAAATATCTTTTCTAAACTTTTGAATAGATCGATTTATAAAAATTTCTGTATTAATATATTGAGGAGTCTTTTCTCTACTTTTTATTCCTCCCAAAGATCCTTGATCTGCGCCTAGAGTGATTAAATCCTTGTAACTAACTTCCCATTCTCCTAAATATTTTCCTGTTTTCGGAGAATATTCATTAACTATTAAAGTAACCTTTTGATGTCTATCTTTTATAAACTCAGGAACTTTTGAAAAATCATAGTTGAAAATAGGATTTCCAGATTTTTCCCGTGATAAATAGTACTGTTCAATAAAATCCTCTTTTAAGATTATACCCTTCGATGTCTTGAAATTAATATCTCTGGTTAAATTATCTAATAAATACTTTCTAGTATGGGGTAAATCTTTACTACCGTAATAATTCAATTTCTTCTTAATCTTCTTATCCAAAGATTTTTTCTTTCTATTATCTATATTGGAAGCTATGATTTCTCCTAATCCTAATTGTATTAATTTCTTCCGAAAATAGCTACTATCTATATTGTACATAGAGGATAAATCTTTTACAGATAATCCTTCTATCAAGAGTTTTTTTATTTTATCAAATTCATTACTCCAATCTATTTTTTTCTTATTACTCATTATATAATTTTAATCACATCCCGAAATATCACAACATCCAACTCTTATCTCCTTCATAGTAGGAAAGACAGTCGGCCAAACATATCTTTCCCTTAAATTACATAATGAATAAAGAGTCTTCGATATTTTCTTCGTTGACTTTTTGTTCCTTAAGACTGAGCCAACAATCTTAAGGAGATATATTTTTAATAATTATCTATTATGCAATCTATCTGTAAATTTCATATAATCAATTAATCTTTTCTTATTTCCAGTAGTTTTAAATCTAGCTACCTCTTCGGCATCCTGAAACAAAGTGATAGGAGCATTTTTAGAAGTGTAATCAGTTACTTAGACATCTCACTCATCGCTGCATTAGGATTACCATAATTTCTATTGAATTCAGATAAAATATTCCCTGATCTTAATCTAGACTTGAAATCAAATCCATTATGAGTATTTTTATATAAATTACTACCTTTCCTTCTTAATAATTGTTCTGATTTAGGAACACTTATCTTTTTAAATTGTTTTGGATTAACTTTTGGATGAGTCATATTCCAATGTTCTATAGAAAATGAGGTAGTTTTATTTATATCAATTGGAGTCGATACTTTCGGTTGTATAATTCCTTTTACAGGTTTTATAGCAATTTTTGGTGATTTAAGCAAACTAGATGCAGTTATTCCAATAGTACCTGCAGCTTTTCCCAGAAATCCAAAATTCTTTTTCCTGACTTTACTAAATCTTTTTACTTTCATATTTATAATTTTATTTTATGTTGTGTGAGAGAGATTCGAACTCCCGAAAGCAAAGCTAATAGATTTACAGTCTATCCTCGTTAACCACTTGAGTATCACACAAACTTATTATTAATTAACTGAATAATAAAGATTTCGCTACATCAAATAAAATATAATCTTTCCAAAAGAATAAATCTGATTCATCTTTTTCTTTTCCAAAATGAATACGCACCTTATATTTACCTTCAAGTATACTAAAGGGAACTAATAGTATAATATCAAGTACATAATTATACAAGGCAAAGAAATCTACTTCACCTTTTTTATATAATCCAGATTTATTTTGAAGATTGTACGATAATGCTCCATCTTTATCAATATAGCCAGCAGTAGATTTAACCTGAATTTTATAAAGTATTCCTCCTATATCTGCAATTACATCATATCTATCTACTCCACAAGGTTTAGATGACATAATTCCAACTCTTGCTAATTGAAACATTGTCGCACATTCACCTACATATCCTAATAAATCTGAAGTTAATTTTCCATCAAATCTAGACAATTCAGTGGTACATTCCTTAGGAGGAGCTATCTTTACAGACTCTTCTACTTTTTCTTCTTTAGTAGATTTATCTTCTGGTTTTTTACCTTTGCTAAAACTAAGTGAATATTTCTTTGCACAATCTGAACAACAAAATCTTCCAGAACCAAAAGAACCATCATGCTCTTTACCACAATATTCACATTTTCTTAGTTTCTTTCTATCTGATACTTTTATCCCGTATCTATTTGCTGCTTTACGTATAGCTTCTCCAGTGCTTCCATCACCCCGCATAGCTGCAACTTCTTTATAAGATTTTCCTTCATGAATTAATAATCTTATTAATTCTTCTTTGTTATATTTCTCTTTTCCCATAATTAATTGTTTTTTTTATAATTTTTCTTATCTTTAAAATTATTGCGGAGAGACAGGGATTCGAACCCCGGGTACCTCGCAGTACAACGGTTTTCAAGACCGCCGCAATCGACCACTCTGCCACCTCTCCTAAAACAGCTCTCCGTGGTAATTACGATATACCGACCCTTTGATTAACAGTCAAATGCTCTGCCTCTGAGCTAACGGAGAATATTATTTTTGAGCCTCTTGTCGGATTCGAACCAACGACCCCGAGATTACAAATCACGTGCTCTGGCCAACTGAGCTAAAGAGGCAATTCTGATTTAATTATGAAATATAAATCAGAAAATATCATAAAACTTAAAAGCCTTATATATGTGTAGTAGAATAAACGAGTGCTATTTCTTTACTACACTTTTTATATAGAAATAGTACTAATTACCTATGTCGTAGTAGGTATTATCATAATTTAAAGTAGAGATACATAGTTCGTGAGAATAGTGTATCTCATTTTTTATTCTATTCCATGTTCTTTTTGAAATAATCTCATAAAGTCTGCTACTATTTGCTTAGACTCTTCACTATTCAACTCTTCATTTCCAGATTCTTCTGCAATTTTTTTCAATTCAAGATCAGAACCTTTAACAATTATCTGACTCTTCATATCTTCTAATTGTTGAATAAATTGCATAATTTTTTCTCATATCTATTTTTAATATTTATTTTATTAAATTAGACTATATCATCTAAATTATATTTCAAATTTAGTTATACATTTAGTCGTTGAGAAAGGATTTATATTAGTAATCCTTTTTGCTGATTTATGTTTTAACTATCTTTCAGCATTTTAGTATAATTTTCTTAGTATTTCAACTAAGCCGCAGATATATTAACGGCAATAAATGAATCTTGTAAAGTCATTTGTGAACTATCAAAGAGTCTCATTGGATCGAGTATATAATCAATACAAAGACAAAGTTTAGAAATCATATTGAGAATTAAAATAGGTCTTATACTTTGAAATACCTCAGAAACATATAATTCTAAGATATGTCTAGACTTCGGATCTGCCACATTAACTAAAGTATTTGAGAGGCTTCCGAAATCAACATGAAGATCTATATTATATTCTTTATTATAACTAGTAAAGACTTCATTCAATTTATGAGTTAATTCTAGTGCTTTTTGTTCTTTTTGATTACTCGCAATAGCACTAGCATCCATAATAATATTGCGAGCCGTTTTAGGGAGTACTGGAGCTGACCCTATAATATTTTTTAGGTTTTTAGATACATCCTCTTCCGGCTGCAAAATCTCATAATCTCCCGGGTCATCAACAGCTCTCCCTTCTTTCCCTAAAATTTGTTTCTTAAATTCAGGGTCACTAAATGGGTTAACTGTTCCTATCATACATTTATTATTTTATAGTTCTCGCGCTTTACAACTATCAACCGTTTACTTTTTGCACCTAGTGCGATTAATCTTCGGTTGTAAAAATCTAGCGCGTTTGTTCTATAGAGGAGATTGATTACACTACCTCTATAGATTATTTCTTTTACTTCTTAGATCTCCATTTTTTAGCAAATTCTTCTTTTGTCATTTTTCCATCTGCTACTTTTACTCGATCTACTGCTAATTTTGTTTTAGTATCAAGACTACCACTATGTTTTCTAGCAAGCTTATTAAGTGCAACACCTGCTCTAGTACCAGCATAAGATCCTGCTGCACCTGAAACAGCGCCAATTCCGGCTCCAATAGCTGCACCCTTTTTACCACCAACTGCAGCACCTAATATACCGCCACCTATACCACTACCAATTGCTGCATACTTAGCTGCCTGTTTTCCGTATTTATGAGATTTTCCATCTTCATAAGCTTCAACAAATGCTTCGCGATCCTTCTTAGTAGTCAGAGCTTTATTCAACTTAATATTAATCTTATCACTAGTTGTAAGTTTTGGCTCATCATCTTCCTCTTTTTTTTTATCAGAGAAATCCTTTTCTTCCAAACTTTCTGCATCTTCTGCAACACTAAAGGTTCTCTCTTCCTCATTTTCCAGTGTTACATCAGTAGTAGAGAAGTATCTCTCTTCTCCTGTCTCATCTTGTAGTAATGAGAATACTTTACGTCTAATATACATACTTAATTACTGTTTTTATTTGATTTATATTTAAAATATTTTTTAAGAGGTTTTATTACCTTCTTAATTCTATCACTCTTTCGTTTAGTTACCCCAAGTTTATCTGTTTCTTCTAAGGTATCTACACTAGAATCAAGAGGATCAAGAATATATCTTGTAATTACCTGACTTGATTTTTGATAAGTTACACCTTCAGGGGCAGCTTCTGAATAACCGGAAAATCTTTTAATTTTCATTTTATATACGGTCTTAGTGGATCAAATCCTTTCTCTTCTTGTTCTTTAGAATCTTCCACTCCTTCTGTAAATGTCTTTTCTTTAATCATAATCTTACAAGTTTGTTTTCATTGATACTGTTGGCGTAGGCTTTGATTTTGTTTTGTACAATCCTATATTATTTACTTCCTGCCTACTATTCTGAGCGTCAATTTTCTTTACTTTTAATTGATTATCTTTTTGAGCTTCATCCTTTTTCTGTTCTAGTTTCTGAGTTTGATTGACTTGCTTCATTTCTTGCATTCTTTCCTCAGCTTGCATTCTCTGTCGCATTCTCTGAGTTTCTAGGATTTGACGTTGAAGTCTCATTTGTTCTATTTGCAAGTCCTTAGAAGTCATTTCTTGTTTAGCTAGACCAATTTCTGGAGACTGTTCTGGAGTGGGATCATTAGAAGCAAATAATTTACGTTTAATTATCATCTTCTTTGAATAATTTTAACTGAGTCCAAGCTGTTCTCGTTGTGCCTGAAGTTTTTGATTAAGAAATTCTATATACTGCTTAATCGTATCTTCATTTATTAGAGATTCTGTACTTGGGTCAATATCTTTAAGTAAGTTTTGAATATAACTTAAATATGATTCTGGTTCAATTAATGGAGTTGCTTGTTCTAAAGTTTGGAGTGCATTAGATAAAACTCCAGAGATACCTTGAACTAAACCACTAACTGATTCAGCTTCATTTATCTGATTGTTATACTCTACAGTTGTTTTCTGGAATATATGAATTTGAACTAAACTTGGATCTAAATCTTCATTATATATTACCTTATAAATACTACAAACAAGATTTACTATTGAATCTTTTATTCCTGAAATTAATGATGTTACTCTTGAATTAGCTCTTTCTGACTGTTGAAGTACTGCAATGATATCTCTATAATCTTTTTATTATAGTTTAGAATATAAATTCAACTTAATAAGTTGGTAAGTCTTTATTCGTTATACCTTAATTAGATTAATCTAAGGCTTGGTATTACTAGTATTAATAGTTTCACCAAATTTACTTACTAATAATCTAAAGAATTGCTTCTCTAGACGGCCAATTTATTAACCACTTACTGCCAGATGTTCCATCTAATATAGTAGATGGTAATCCAAGAGGAGAAAGAACACTATTTCTTACATAATCAAGATTCTGTATAAGATCTAAAAGTTTGTCTGTTAATTTATCAAGTGGGAGTAGTGAAGTCCTTGAGGTAATGGTACTATTATAGTCAGGAAAAACCTTAACATTTTGAGTTAATGCAGACTCAATGAACGAGGTGACATCGAACTGAGATGTGATGAATGAAGACAACTCATTCGTATTGTTTGCAAGTTTCTGTAATCGAGCGCATAATTCGTTCATTGTCTCTAGAGGGACACTTTTCGAATATTAACAATTATTTAGTTAAACTAGACTATATCTTTAAGAATTTATATATAAACTCTCTCTTTGTATCTAGTCGTTGAGAAGGTAGTTTTTACTATCTTTTGCTGATTTATCTTTACTTGATCTTCCAGCAATTTACAAAGTTCCATTAGATTTTATTTATCTAATCCGACAAATTTTAATCGGTATTTAATCCCAATAATTGAGGCGATGAAAGATCTCTTAACGAAATAAGAGATATCAAAAGCTCTTTTATAACTAATTCTTTTATCTTCAAAATACTTGAATAAAATAACGGTTCAGAAGCCATAAATGATTCTTTCCTAAGAACTTTATTTCTATTTTCTGATCCCTTATTTCTTCCTAATTTTGGCTTTTCTGGTTTAGACTTTTCTTTCCATCCTTCTTCGAGATCATTTGTAAGTCGAAGTTTAGGATTACTTATATATATTACCTCAGTACTAGGAATTTCATATAGATTTCCATCATCTCCGATTGCTAAAAATATATCTTCTATATTTCCATCCTCGTTCTTTTTCTTCTTTATAACTACTGCATTTGGATTATTAAGTTCTTCTGTTCTAAATACAAGATGACCTTTTTCATCTCTTTGAGTTTGAAGCATACTATAATAACCTCCATAAAATACATAGTCATTTATATGGTCTCGTATATAATCAATTATTTTAATATCTTTTAAAAGAATCTCATTTAATCGAGTAGTTACAGCTTCATTATTTGTAGAATCTTCAGGATTTAATACAGAAACTATTTGTTGGGTATCTTGAGATATAAAATTAACTACATAATCTGAAAAGAAATTTGTAGCCATCTTTGTAATATCTAAAAGATAATATGACCTAAGCTCTGCCATTCTATCAAGATAACCGGATAACCTAGAAGAAGGCTGTGAATTACCAAGTAAGGGCGAATTTCTTTCATTATCTAAGAATCTTCCATTTCCAGTTCCTCCAATAACAGAATACCCTCTTCCCCCACCTTTACTAAATACATTTGAACGTACAATTTATTTTAATATATTTTATTAAATTTAGACTATATTATCTAAGTACCTACTATAGTCGTTGAACTCTATTTTTAATCGATAAATAGAGATGCTGATCTATATTTTATATTTTCCAGCATTTTAAGGTATTTTCTTAAGATTTTATTCTATCTTAAGCCTCTACTACATAATTAAAGGTATACGTGAATTTCCAAAACTAATTCCTGAAAATAACTTTTGAAATATTGTTTCTGATTTTTTCATATTTTATATAATTTTGAATAATCTATAATAGAGTTTATATCCTCTCCATTTAAAATTACTCGATTTAATAATTGTTCTACTTTTTCATAAGTGTTATATGTATACGGAATTTCTATAAGGATGATATTATTCTCTTTACAATATTTTCTAACTTCATTATCTCTATTTAATTGTTTAAGAAAACCTTCATCTGTTTTATGAAAATAATCTACTTTCTTATAATGTTGTAGTCCATTATACTCTATCCACAAACAACAATTATTATAATTAAAAACATAATCTATTCTAATGTTCCTATTATTTAATTTTATAGAATATTCCCTTGTATAATCAATTTGATTTGTTTCTAACCACTTTAATACATTTAATGCGCTTTTTCCTCCTAATTTATTACAATCAGGACATCCAGATCCATAAACATGATCATAGGCTGTTTGTTTAAAAAACTTTCCACACCTATTACAATAGATGTCTAATTTTTCAATGGTTTGTTACTTGGAGAAATTTCCATTACAACCGGATAGGTGTACTTTAATGGTACAGGTAATAATTTATCATTTTTAGACATGTTATTTAATTATCACTTCCCGAGATATCAATTATTACGTAACCTTACTTAGATTTAAAGTGAGAGGATAGAGTAGCTAATTCTATCCTTTTCACTATTAACATGTCTAAATAAGTCTTTGCGATATCTCATCGTTGACTTTTGTAGTCCTAAGGAGAATCGAACTCCTCTTTCGAGAATGAAAATCTCGCGTCCTAACCGATAGACGATAGGACCACATTTTTAATAAGACTTCAAAGCCTTATATATGTTAATATAAGAATTTAATCTTCACAATCTATGTTGATTAAATTTGCTACGCAGAGATACATGGTTCGTGAGAATAGTGTATCTCATTTTTTATCATTAAGGTATGTAGTAGAATAAATCAGTATAAGTTTTTTACTACAATAAAACTTGGAACTTATACTAATTACCTATGTAAGGTAATTTTATTATTATTATTTGTCGTAAAAGGCAGTACAGTTTGTGAAAATAAGACAGTATTATTTTTATCACTTCAAAGCCTTATATATGATTTAAAAAATTAATTCTCATTTTTTATGAGGATTAAACTTGCTACATTAATTTTTGTAGTAACTTGCCAAGAGATACATAGTTCGTGAGAATAGTGTATCTCATTTTTTTTATTATTAGAAATATATAATAAACTGAATATCATTCCTTACTACATCCTTAAAATGGAATAGGTATTCAATTATAGTAAAAGTAATTTAAAATTAAAGATAGTTTACTTCTTTTTCATAAATGTAGTATAAGCATTCTTACCATACTTAGACTCGTAATCCTTTACTATATTTTCAGCACGTTTCTTTGCTTTATTTCTATTATATAATCCAGATATAGTTAATCCAATCACAGCCCCTGTAGCAGCTGTTTTTAAATTACCCATTGCTAATCCAGGCAAACTCCCAACAAAACCACCAATAACTGCTCCTGCGGCTCCAATCTTATTATGAATGTTTTTATCGAATTTTGAAATTTGATATAATTTAGAATCCTGCATAAATTTATTAACACCATTCATAATAACCCATTCACCATCTTTATACAAATAAAGATAATCTCCAGATTTTGCTTTATAAAGAGTACTTCCATCTCCCAGATTGCTACCTGAGTTTGGATTTATATTGTTTTTATGCCACTCTATATCTGGTTGAGTTTGAGAAAATCTTTTAACTTTCATCATAATATTATTAAATCATCTAAAGCAAATCTTTTTATTCTTCTCTTATTTCTCCAGTCATTACATCAACACTATTACCTCCTCGCCGAACATCACCAAATATATAAACAGGACGAGTATAAGATGGATGTAATGGATGTCTGAGAACTACATTTCTAGATTTAATAATCTTTTCTGCTTTAACTAATTCTTGAAAAGCATCTTCTAGAGTCATACCTACATAAGGAGTTATAGATCTATCTTCAAGCCAGTTTTCATTGATTAGTTTAAATTCATAGGCTTCTTCCGACTCGGCCGCAACATTTACAAGAAGCGTTTTTCCAAGAGGTAATGAATAAACAATTACCATTCCAGAAACTTCAGGGATAAAACTATTATTTTCTTCAATTAGTATACCTTGCGCTTCATAGAATCTAGCGGCCGGATAAGAAGCCATAACCATAATATTTACAGCTTCAAGAGTTTTATTAAATTTCATATTTTATAATATTTATATTAAGTTCTATAGAGGAGATTGATTACACTACCTCTATAGATTATCTTTTTTATTTCTTTTTATGATCATATAACTTTTTAGCCCCGATCATCGCACCACTAGCTAAAGCAACTCCTCCAGCTATTTTACCAGCTTTTGTGTTCATTAATTTTTTAGCCCCATTCAGAATCTTCTTTGAGTCTTTTGTTGTTTTTTGAGCTACTTCTGCAACTTTTTGAGTTTTCTCAGCGGATTTCTTTACTGCCTCTGTAGAAACTTTCTTAGAACCTTTGGATGTCATCTTATCAACTACAACATCAGGCTTAGTTGACGTTGTTCTTACAGTAGTTGTTGTCTGACCACTTTTCTTAGAAGCAATTTTATGAGCAGTTACATTACCACCTTCTTTCTTAACAGTTATATCTCCTGCACCTTGATTTTTAATTTCAAGACCTCCCGGATTTGTCGCAACTGACTTTCTGGTTTTTGAGATATTCTTTACTTGTTGAGAAGCTTGATCTGCATTACGATTAGAAGATTCAACTGCTTTTTGTGCTTTCTTAGTAAGTTTCTGAGCTTCTTCCATTTTCTTCTCATCAACTAAATTAGCTGGATTAGAAACTATTTTAGCTGCTTTTTCTTGTGCCTTAGCTGCTTTATTTGCTTGCATCTCGGCATTGTGAATAGATCTAGCTAGTTTTCTATTCTGTTTTCTCTGTCTAGCACCGAATTCTCTTTGTTCTAATTCTTCTTCAGTTGGAATTGAAATACTAAAAATTCTTTCTTCAAGATTATCCAAAGTTACATCGGTCGTAGAAAAATACTTCTCTTCTCCTGTCTCACCGTCTTGTAATAGTGAGAATACTTTTCTTCTTATGTACATAATAATTGTTTAAAGTGTTAATTATTTTACCCCCCCCCCTTGTTTAGAGAGAATTATTAAGAGGAAAAGAGGTTAGTATAGATATTAGACGTTTTTATTTTTACTACAATAATTATCTGTTTGAGCATGACAATTAGGACAAAGTATTTGAAGATTTTCTAAAGAATTATTAGTATTATCTCCATCTATATGATGAAGTTGTAATGGTGCAGGCTTTCCATTCCATTCAGTTATACCGCAACATTCACACTTTCGTTCTTTTACACCTTCATTAAATAGCTTTTTCCTTAAAGAATTAGTACATTTATATGATGAGTTTTTTACTAAAACTTCACTTAATGGAAATCCTTTATCTATTTTTCTAAATCTATCTCCTACATTCCATGCACCTCCTGTAAAATGAGATGTATCTAACTTTAAAGAATCGATTCTTTTATGAATTTCTCTATAAACGCTAGTATTAATTTTATTATTATCTATTCCAATTGATCTAGCGACTTCTGCTATTGATAAACTATCCTTTACATAATCTGAAAAAACACTATCATCTACAGAATTTATTATAATTTTAGGTTTATTCAAATTTTTTGACTCTTTTTTCTTAGGAGATTTTTTCTTAGGTGATAATCCAAAACTTTTAACTGCCCTATATATAGATGATGAAGATACTCCATAAATATTTCCAATCTCTTTATAACTCTTTCCTTCACCTAAATACTTCTCTAAATCTTTCTTATTATACTTAAAAGAGTATCCTTTATTAAAAGTTTCATTAAAATTTATATCTCTTTTCTTAGGAAGTTCTATACCTAATTTTTTAGCCTTCTTTTTAATAGCACTTCCAGAAACTTCATATCTCCTACCTATTTCTTCATAGGATAATTTTTCTCCAAAGATTAGTTTTTCTAATTCTTCTTTTGTTACATTACTTAATTTACTTTCATTCATTTATATAAAATCTAAGTTACATCCCATGAATCATAAACAACATCTTATTAATTCTATTTAAAGAGAGCCCCGTCGAGCTCTCTATATTTTATATAAATGAATTAATAAGGAATCGATTCACATCGTTAACTTATCGTACGGGAAGAGGGTCTCGAACCCTCATGCTAAATTAGCATAACTTTCTAAGAGTTACTTGTCTACCGATTCCAACATTCCCGTAAAAGCGTTAAAAACCTAACACTATAACTACTCAATTTCCTTTATTCTGAGATAAAAGTACTAGTGTAAAAATTTTCAAAATATCCGATTTTCATCGCTTCTAAAATTAATCTCTTAATGTTTATTTGCATGATAAGCGGCTAGAGCTTTTTCAGCATCTTCACGAGTATCATAGTGTGCATCCCAATATTCGGCCGGAGAAGTTTTCAGGCTAATAATTCTCCAGACACCATTTGAATCTTTTTGAACTACTCCAGATTTTCGTGCCTTCTCTGCTATAGCCTGAGGTACTTTTTCTCGGCCGGAATAATTCTTTTGCCTGAGGATAATCATAATTAATGGATGTTACCTAAAAAATCATTAAGAGTTTTTAATGCATCATTTCTAGAGTCCAAGTTAGAGTCTCCAGCTTCACGTGCTTCTGTTTCGATTGCTTCTTCAGCTGCTTCAGGAACTATTTCTACTTCTTCTACTGTTTTATCAATTTCCTGAGATGCTTTTTCATAACCTTCTTGAACTGCTGATGCTTCTTGAGCCGGTTTCTTTTCTATTTCGGCTCTTTCATGGCTATACTCTGGACTTCCAGGAGCTGCCGCAATATTCGCAATTTCTTCTTCATGCGAATAGGTTTTATTTCTAAGTATAATCATAATCTTTTTATGTATATATGGTTAATTTTTATTTTTCTTCCAACTTCCTAGTTTTATATAGGACCACCAAGAATAATGTTTTCTGGTTTTTAAGTATTCCAGGTCTTTATCATTTAAGTGTGCTTCTTCCTCAAGACTAATATCATGATAAGCATAACCAAAGCTAAATCCTGAAACTAAAAGACATAATAACCACTCCAAGAAATACCATACATAAAATCCGATATAAGCCATTTCTTTCATTTGTGCTGTATGTATTTCTTCATGATTTAAGTCTTCTGGTTTTATATTAGCATTCTTCCTTACAAATAAAATTCCAAAGATATTTACTGCTTTATAGCCTGGAAAAGGAATAATATTATTTCTTACTATTTTCATGATTTATGTATTTACTTATATCTAATAATCCATTATCATACTCCCAATGATGATTAGGACATAAACCTATTAAATTAGAAATATCGTTAATTTCTGATATTAATGAATCCTCACTAAAATTACTAACTGCCTTTATATGTGCTACTTCCACATGATTAGTATATCCACAAACTATACATTTAGGATCAAGACAATTCTTAAAAAATATTTTTCTTGCTGAATTTTGAATATTAGATCTAGCGTTCTGCCAATTAGAACGTTTTTTAAATAAATCTCCTTTAGTTACAGATAAAATTGGTACAGTATCTAGTTGATTTTGTTTAAGATTTAAATTTATTCCCAAATTCGAACATCTTTTTCTTATTTTATCCCTAATAAATTTAGATCCATGTTTATTATATCCAAGTGAAACTAATATATCTTTCCAATTATCCTTTGTCTTGATAATTTCAATAAAATCATTATCAGATATGAGATCTAATTTACTATTATTAGAATTTTGTTTTTTGTTAGCTATATGAATCTGTTTTCCTTTATTAAAAGTTTCATTAGGATTTATATTTCTTCTCTTAGGTAACACTATTCCTAACTTTTTTGCATTCTTTCTAATAGTATTTCCAGATACTCCATATTTTTTGCCAATTTCTTTATAAGATAAATTTTCTTTAAAAATTAATCTCTCTAATTCATCTTTATTGTACTTATTCATATAATTAAATTTACTACTTCCCGTAATATCAATTAAAGTTCTTTTTTTATTAATAGAAGAGAGATTTAATAAGACTCTCTTCTATATTTTTATAAATACAATAAAGAACTTACGATATCACATCGTTAGTGTGTATGTAGCAGGAGCTCGATTCGAACGAACAACCCAAGCTTATGAAACTTGTCAGATACCATTTCTTTCATCCTGCGATATATTTTTTATTAATTATTTTCCACCACGACGAAGGGCATATAGGAATTTCCTATATCCCATAATTTCTATTATTTTTTTTTACTTTTGTTGATCTTTCCTCTTTTCATACATCATTTCATAGTACTCTTGAGGAAAAGTTCCAGTCATACAGATATAATTTCCTGTTTTAGCAGACTGAGTAAAATACCACTTAACCGCTTTCTTAAGAGGGTTAAAGATTACTTTCTTAAAAATTGTTGTCATGATTAATTTAGTTTTTATTAGTTAAATTTAGTTGTATGTATTTTATATTTAATCCGTTTCCCCTGTGTGAATCGAACACACATTATGGGGTTAGAAATCCCAGGTTCTATCCGTTGAACTAAGGGGAAATAACTAATAATTACTAAGTTGTTCTATAGAGCTAAACCAATAACTCTATAGATTATAATTTTATTCTTTATAATGCGGAGATGTAGAGTTCCGACCTCTAATCGTAAAACACGATCGATCTGCTTAGCAGGCAGTCCCTATTCCATTATAGGTTACTATCTCCGTTCCTATTATTTATCTTTCTTTCTAAGTTTCATTCCAGCTGCTATACCTGTTCCAATTAAACCAGCAGTCGTAGCTATTTTTCCGATTCTTCCTGTTCTTTTGGCGATATTTGCATTTCTATTAGATATTAAAGTTTTCTTAAGAGCTTTAACACCTGACTTATAGGCTTCATTATTTTTAGAGGTAGCTGCTTTATATACTTGATCTGCTTTCTTGACTCTTCTTTTGTGGAAAATTAGATCTAAAGCGCTTCCTGAATTAGTTTCACCACGAGCTACTTCTGCTTTAAAATTATTAGCTTTCCTGGTTGAATCAAGTTTCTTAATATCTTCTTTAAATGCTTTTTTTGCTTTCTTTGATTCCTGACTAGTTATATACTTCTTAGCCCCACGTTTTATTAAGTCTGTTGCTCCTACAGTTCCAGCTGTTCCGACTAGTGCAGTTCCGATAGCTTCTCCGACTTTCTTTGGAGTTTCATTATCAGAATCAGAATATGTTTTATTTCGTAGTATTTTCATATCGATTTAATTTGTTTATAGTTTCCCAGTATTTTTCCTTGTCTCCTGAGAAATATTGTTCTTTTAATAATCTAATTGATGTAAGATTAGGGAACAGATTATAAATATTCCCAGATTCTTTATTTAAATCCTTTGTTAATATTTCTTCAGTAAACCAAAAAACATCTTCAAAGTAATCCATCATAGTTTACCTTTCTTCTGATATTTCCCTAGAATTTCTTCCCAACTCCAAGAATATACTCTAGATGGGGTTTGTCTAGTTCCAGTTCTATAAGTTCCAATAAGTTTTTCTCTCCCCAAGACTTTAACTGCCGCTATAAATCTGAGCCGGAGTTCTTGTAGATACCAATATTCATCAGGGAGAACTAATACCTTCGGAGATTCTATTATTCCAGGTTTTACTAGTGAATCGGCTCTTCCCATTAGCGGCTTGTATATATAATAAGTAGCTCCTTCTATGTTCGTATCCTCTCCCGGAACTGCTGATATTCCTGAAAGTGCTGATCCTACATCTGGGTACAAATTAATTTTCGGTTTTATATATTCTCCATCTAAGTCTGGTCTTGATGATATATAGAACAGATCGGAGACACTTTTTGTTTTTCTCTTTATTATCATATGAACATAGTATTTTTACAAAGAACTAAAAAGAAGAGGTCGGAGCTAAGTCCCGGGATACAAAATTAAGTAACCTACTTAACCCATCTCCGCAGCAACTTTAGCGCCGAACCTAATCCCTGAAAACAATTATTATCTTAAAAAATATAATATCGATTTCTTAGTATAAAAGGAAGAATCTGTGTCCATTTATATGTGAGAAATAAACAAATTATTAACAACTATGAAAAAGAACTTACTTAGTAGAAAACTAATCGCTATTAGTAATATATGGATATGAAAAACAAAATTACCACGTTTGGAAAGGAGGGAAGGACACAGATTCTCCTTATATTTCATGTATAAGGCTTATATTAAATTTAACCCTCAAAAGGTGGGTTATTTTTGATGTTTTTTACTACTTTTTACCCTAAAATGAGCCAAAATAACCCACTTTTATTTTTTATCTTCAAAATTGATGAAAATTCGGTAACTTATTTATGAGGACTAAGGAACCTGGATTGAACAAGAGAATATATTGAAAAAACCTATAGGGAAATGTAAATAGAAAAAAGATAATATAAAATAAGGATTGAATAAAGAGATATTAGATTAAATGAAAAAATTAATATTCTTTAATGGTTCTTAAAAAGTACGAACGTTAGTGAGAGTCCCCGGAGCCTTTGAAGGCTCCGAGTGGACGGTACTCTTTTAAGGTTCATTTCCATATTAATATTATTATCTATCGTGAACCTACTAAATAAGACGACCTCGCTCTCCCTGGAGGGGAGGCGGGTCTCTCATTATATTCGCTTATTTAGTAGAACCACTTTAAGTGTCAACTATTTTTTTATAATAATTCTATATTATGTATGTACTCTCTATTACCTATTTATATTGACGTTTTGCTCTTCTATTAACTTCAAACTCTAATTAATGAAGTTAAGGTATCCTTAGTCTTCAATTTTTTATAACTGAACTCTGTATTGAGTTTAATGATTAATTTGTAACAATAAAAAAAATAAATAATATGCAAAAAGAAAAGATTACAGTACCATCTGGAATTAGATATATTTCAGATTGGAATGAGTTCAATTTTAGTAAATTTCCAAATAAATGTATAATAAATAAACAACTTCCAGGTTGTGGTTTTACTGAATATTGTATTAGAAGTAATGAAAATATTATTCTATGTAGTCCTAGGAAGATGTTACTTCATAATAAATGGAATCAACATAAGAATGAAGTTTACTTAGTTGTAAATGAAATGGATAAAGAGTCTAATGTAGATAAAGATTTGTCAAAAGTAGATAAGAATATTACTTTAGATTTATCAGTTAATTCAGAAGTTTCTTCTAATTCAGAAATTTACAAGAGATTATATCGTGAAATAGAGGAATACTGTATGAATAGACCTTATGGATTAGGCAAGAAAATATTAGTTACTTATGATTCATATAGGATTGTTAAGAACATCCTTGAAAGATTAGGGTGGTTTGATAGATTTATTACAGTAGTAGATGAATTTCAGAGTATCTTACATGATGCTAGGTTCAAAAGTGATACTGAATTAAAATTTATGAATTATTTAGTACAATCTCCTACTTCTTATTTTGTATCTGCCACTCCTATGATGGATGAATATTTAGAGATGTTAGATGAATTTAAAGATTTACCTTATTATGAATTAGATTGGGAGATAGAAGATTCTTCCAGAATTATTAAGCCTGATTTAGATGTATATTTAATGAGGACAGTTGGTGAAAAAGCATCTGAAATTATTCAAAAATACCTAAATAATGATTTCGAAGAGATAGTAGTTCTTAGAAATGGTATTCCAACCAGGATAATATCAAATGAAGCTGTATTCTATGTAAACTCAGTTAATCATATTACATCTATTATAAAAAAGAATAATCTTACTCCTGAACAGTGTAATATATTATGTTCCAAGACTGATGACAATCTCAAAAAAATTCAAAAAAGATTAGGAAAAGGTTTTACAATAGGAGACGTTCCACTAAAAGGAGAAAAGCCTAAAATGTTTACCTTTTGTACTAGAACAGTTTATTTAGGGGCAGACTTCTATAGTTTATGTGCTAGAAGTTTTATCTTTAGTGATAGTAATATAGACTCTTTAGCTGTTGATATTTCTGAGGATCTCCCACAGATCTTAGGTAGGCAGAGACTATTTGAAAATCCTTGGAAGAATGAAGCTATATTTTATTATAGATCTACGGCTAATTATAGAGAAATGAAGGCTGAAGATTTTAAAAATATAATAGAATCTAAGAAAAAATCTACTGAACGATTACTTAGAGCATATACTGAGGTTAGTTTAAATGAAGATAAATATGAATTAGCAAAAACATATAAAACTCTTGCTTTATCTCAAAATTATAAAGATAATTATGTAGCAGTAAATAAAATACATTCAGATGATGGAAATATAATACTTAAACCAGTTACTAATAATTTAGTATTAGTAAATGAAATTAGGGCATTTAAAATACAACAGATTGATTATAAAGATAGATTCACAGTATTTAGCACAGTACATAATACATTAACTAAAGATGATATAATAAATCAAGAGGTATCAGAATTTCTTAGAGTATATACTAGATTAACTACTATACATGATAAACTTAAATTATTATGTGAATATGGATTATCTCAAGATGCTATACAAATTGTATTAGGGCAGATAAATGAGTCTGATGAAATTAAATCCTATTATATTACTTTAGGTCCTAGTAAACTTAAATCATTATCTTATAATAGTACTAAAATAAAAAATCATCTTGGTATAGTAACATTTAGTCAAGAACTTCTAGAGTCTAGTATTTATTCAGAATTCAAAGTAGGGGATATATGGTTATTATCTGATATAAAATCTAAATTAGAATATATTTATAGTAACATTAATTATGATAAGGTGGCTAAAGCAAATGATCTTTTGAATTATTTTGAAGTACAAGAGACGATGGTAAGACGAGAAATATCTGGAGAAAAGAAGCGTGTAAAAGTATATAAACTATTAAAAAGAAAGGAGGTGTGTTAATTATGTTTGAATTTATGAAAAATTTATTTAATAAAGTTAATGATAAAGAAGCTAGATCTCTATATGATCAGCTATCAAATGAATTCATAGATTATATTAATTCAGATATTAAAAATTCTGAGATATTTTGGAACACTGTAACTGAAGAAGAATTAGATATTATTAGATATGAGTATATTAATGAATTATTAATAAAGAATTATTTAATTCATAATAAAAAATATAAATATTATGATAATTTCTTCAAAAGTTATCAAAATCCGGAATATAAATTATTTTTATCGGATTTTAATATTTATAGAAGAGGACATTTAATAGAAGTTTGTACAGAATCTAGGAGTATAAACTATCTTATTGAAAATATAGAAAAATTTAGGATAACTTGTACAAAATATTCTAATAAAGATTTAGAATATAATTATTGGAAATCTATTAAAGATGAAGAAACTGACTCATATGATAGTCAGGTAGTAAATTATTTATACTTAAAATTTAAATATAATGAAGTTAAAACGAATAGTGTTCTCGAAAAAGGATAATCGAGATGAGACAGACAAGAAATGGGATTCAGCTCTCGGTTCAGTGTTAGGTGCAGCAGGTGGTTCTAGTGTTGGAACTAGTATTGGTAAAGCTATTGAAGATGATGGTAGATTTGATAGAGAAGTAACTGAGAAAGATTTAGAAAAGAGAAAGATAAAGAGAGCAGGGAAAATAGACAAGGAATATAATAAATTAATAAAAGAAGCTGAAAAACAATCCGATCCCATAAAAAAGATAGTTGAGACTGATAATTTAGAGAAAACAAAGGGATTAAAACTTAAAAACTTGGAATCTGAGTTTAAGGTTAGTAAAGATAAGTTAAAAGATGCGAGAATTTCTGGAAAGCCTATAAAAGTTAAGAGAAAATTAGCTCTTCCCTTAGCTGCTGCAGGTGCTGTTATTGGTACTGTAGTGGGATCTAAATATGGTCGTGATAATAATCTCAAGAAACAAAGAGATAAAATAGAAGATGCTGCGGGAGATAGAGCTGCAGAAGTAATTAGAGGAATAGGTAAGAAAGGAAAATAATAAAACAACCTAGTAATTCATGGAAGAAAGGATTACTAGGTTTTAATTTTTTTTTATAAATAATGATTATATTAAGATATAAATATTTTAATGAGGGATTGGTTATTAGATGGCCTGTTCCTAATCCAAGTCTTTTATTATATCCTAAAATAGAAAAGACTAATAGATTTAAGAAAGAATATGAACTTATCGGAAAAGATGCTAGAAAACTTGTAGATCGTTTAGAAGAAAGTTTAATGAATGGATATATTTATGAAGATGATCCAGATAATTCTACTAAAGAAGAAACTCATTGTCTAGAAGATTTTAATGAATATACAGGAAATTATCCACATTTAGTATATAGTAAAAGAATAACAGGACAATTAAGATTTAATTATTCTATATACAAACCAAAACAAATAACGAAAGATGGAAGAACTTATTATGAATCTAGAGTTGTTCTTGAAAATTGTTGGGATCATAAATTCAGAGATATAGAGTATTGGGGAACTGATTATCCACAAAAAGACAGGTATAATCTAAAAAATAATTCAGTTAGTATTAAACCATTTAAGTCAGTAAAATCTCAATGGTGGAATGATTATAGAGCTGAATCAGAAAAAACTTTACCAAGAGGAACTACTTTAGATATTGAATTTAAAAGAAGTGGAGAAAACGAAGAATTACATACTAGTTTATTTCCAGGAACAAGAGAAGGAAGAGCTATAAATTTAAGTAGAGTAGGTGGAAAATCCTCAGAACTTAAAACATTCAAAATAACAAGAATTACGCCAAATAAAGATAGTAAATATAATTATACAATTCGAAACTCTAATTAATGAAATAAAATAATAATAAAATGAAAATAGTTTATCAAGAGAGTACAGAAGATTATTTAGTTGAAGTAATAATTAAAGAAAAGAAAATATATGTATTATTTTTAGATCGAATGAGTGAAAATGTAAGAAAAGTATTATCTTCTAAAAACTTTCATATATCAAATCTTTATGATTCCATTTACTTATTTACTTTATCAGACCTAGATCTCTATAGAAAAGTATTAATTGGTGTTGAAAATATTTTTTATTGGATTTCAAGAACAGGTAGAATTGATAGTTTAAAAAATTTTATGAATTTTATTGGAGACTTTCCTGTTTATGGCTATCCAAAACAAAAACTTAAAAACTATTTTTTCAGAAATCAGAAATATTTTCAAATTAATTGGTTAAAAGCTCTAAATGATAGTAATAGACTTCACAATCCAGATTCAATAGATTGTACTTTCAGGTCATTACATTTAGATTATTTTTGTTATTTCATTGATAAAGATGGATATGAACAAGTAACAGAGATTATCGAAAATATAGATCAATTGTTATGTTATTCTGAAGAGTCTTGGAATTTAGGTGATAGTGATGAGGTAGAGAAATTATGTGAATATTTTCTTTCTAATCAATAAAAAGGTACTTCCATCCCCTTGAGGTTCTTATAATTGAAAGTAAAAATACTCCTCTCAGAAACACTAAGAATCTTATAGATGTGAGAGGAATAAAATAATCTCAAAAAAAAGATCCGCGTATTATTGTGTTGCGCGGAATTATATACAAATTTTATATTATATTTTAACAAACATTTATTTTTAATTTATTATTTTATTTAAATTATGGGAAATCGAGTAGATGATTTTTTGAGTAAATTGGCAGCGCAAGCACCAAAAGCAAAAGAAAACAACTTTGAGCAGAAAAACAGATCATTAGAAAAAATTTATCTTAACTTCCCCGGAAATTTTGGTAGATATCAAGTATTTCCGTTGGATAGTGTAGTAACTGACTTTCCGTTTGTTACTTTATTCGGAACTCGTGAAATTAATATCCCTCGAAAAAACATGGCGGCGGATGGAACTGAAAACACTTATAATGCGTGGATTAAGCTCCTACCGAAAAGTGCTTATGTAATGAAAGATATGACGGGTAGACTAGTTTCTTCATTGACCGCCGCAGATGATGAATTATTGTCACAAGCGCATATGATCTTTGATGAACTTTATCGAGAACTGGATGCAAAGAATAACCGCGACGAATTAACAACAAACTTAGTCCGGTTGAAGAATTATACTATCTTCCATGCATTCTGTCTTAATAAATGGGATCCGAATGAAAATCGTAACCCTAGTCGTCAGAATTTTACAGCATTGTTCGTCGCGACAGCTAAAATGTTTACATCAGTAGTTGAAGATAATATTCAAGAGAAATCTTTGATGAAGGGTGGAGATAATAGCTGGATTTCAGAAGTTTATAATCGTGATGCTACAGGACGTTCTGGATTCTTGATGTTTAGTGTCGGAAAGAAGAAAGATAATAGTGGTGGATTTGCTATTACTGCCACACATGAAGTTGGTAATGAGAACTTTAAGTCAATTCAGATTTCAGAAGAAGATATGGAATTGGCTGCAGATCCATTGCAATCATTCTTGTCTTGGCAGGCTAATAGAGATAACGATACTCCTGTTGGTCAGAAACGTTTATTCAATGCGGCGTTAATTAAAGAGTCCATTGAATATATGTCAGAAATTTTGGCAAGCATCAGACTCGCTAAATCTCAGGGAAGTGTAGATTTTAAAGAAGCTGTTACAAGAGTTAATAATGAAGTTCTTGCAAAACAGGTTCCGACAGATAAAAGTGGTTTTCGTCAGACAAATGATCCGATGTTAGCTTCTCTGTCTGGAGGTGGAAATTCTGCACCTCAAGTTGATCTGAGTAAAAACGATCAGGTTTTTCAGACTCCTCCCGTGTATCACAGTGATCCTGTAACATCCAGCCCTGTAAATCCAGGTAATGGTGGAGGATCTCCATTTGGTGGTGGACAACAGCCACAGTGGGGAGGATTTGGACAAGGTAATCAACAAGCACCTTTCCAGAAACCAAACTTCGGAGGTAATAACGACAGTGACTTGCCTTTTTAATGATCTGAAAAGGAATAATATAAAATAATAAAACTAAAAGGTAGAAGAGATTTTAACAGATTTCCTCTACCTTTATTTGTTTAAAGTTGGAAATAATAATGAATAATAAACAATATTTCTACTGTTTCCTGGATTTTTCACTAATTTTGACAAGGTCCCTCTTCGTGATAAGTAAAGGAAAAGACATCGGAGAATATACGGCCGGGGAATTAATCAGAACCTGTATATGGACGATCAATAAAGTTCTTAGGGATTATGGTATTAGTGCTAGGAAAGTGATTCTAGTTTATGATAAGTGGGATGAATCTATAGGAGGTTATTATACATCTTATCTTTTAGGAGGACAATATAAAGATACAAGGCATTATATGGATGAAACGATTTTTGAGGGTATGAAAAATGATCCGGCCGTTTCCCCCGATGATTTAAAGAAAGCTGCATGGGAATTATATCAAAATCAAGTAAAACAGACAGCTAAATATACAATGATTTCTGAGTTACCTAGATTTGGGATCGGAATGCTTGGGAGAAGTGGCTGGGAAGCTGACAATTGGGCTTATCTATTAAGTTGTGAGCTCTATGGAAAAACAGATCTCCCTAGTCTTTTTGTTACTAAAGATTCGGATTGGATGTATTGTTTATCACCAGCTACTCAATTATTTCGTCTCCCAGGAAAAAATGAAGAACCTAGGATAATAACCTATGATGAGATGTATTATTCAATTCCAGAATCAATTAGAAATGCTGGAATCGGATTATATCAATATCTCAGCCTTAAAGATAGTCTAGGGTATGGACATAATGATCTAAGAAAAACTGTAAAACCTAGAATGAAGTCTGAAAAAGTAATCTTAGAGGTTTTATCAGGAAATTACGAGAACTTAACAGATCTAGAACTTTTTGAAAAACAATATAAAACTTTCGATATATTCAGTTACCCAGGGATTGATGAAGCTAGGGATATGATTAATAACTATCTTCCAGTATGTGGTTCCCTTGGAGATGTTTCTGAATTTAGAATGTTTTGTAGAACTCATAATATCCCAGGAATTTCAGATAGTTATTATTCAGAGTTCATTGGGAGATTAGATCAAAAATTATATTGTGAATAAAATGAAAGACATTGTAACCCTACGTGGAATAAAATATAGCTATGATGAAAGAACTGGCCGAATATTTAAGGAAGGTCAAGTTTTAACATCATCGCAAGCAGAACCGGTCTATAGTTACCTTGGAGATAGTTCAGGGGAGCCGGTTTTTGGAGGAATATTACTCAAAGATACAGGTTCAATCTTAACTCTTAATGGTAAAATTTCTCCAGTAACAGATCCTAATACAATAAGTTAAAAAAAAATTATGGCAGGATTATTAGGAGGAATTCTTGGAAAATTGACTGGAAAACAACTCTCAATCCAAGAAATTATGAACATTGATGAAGGAAGAAAAGATAGAGCTTCTGAATGTGTAGTGAGATTGACAAAAGTATATCATGTTCTCAAAGAAGAGTCGATCATGGATAAACTAAGATCTGTATTTTTTGGGAAGACTGTACTTAAGATTTATTACTTAGTTTTTAAATTTGAAGTAACGTCTAAAACAGGTAGTACTTATAACGTCATAATTCAAACTTCCCCTGACTATGATATACGTGGATGGAAGAATTCGAAATGTAAAGTTTATTGTGAGTGTAAAGATTTTCAATTTAGATCGGCGTATCTTTTGGGCAAGAATAATACGCTGTTTTTGTCGGATCGTATAAAAATAAAACTCGGTCCAGCATTAACTCAAGCGCCCAAAGATAAAACGCCGACAACTCTACTTTGTAAACACTCTATGGCAGCTTTACAGTATCTAGTGAATAATTACCAAAATATAATGAAAACTATATAAAACTAATGATAGAATTAAAACCTCATTATAGTTTGTTGTTTATAGATAATAGAGATACAGAAGTAATATTAGCAAAATATACTGGTTCATTTAAATTACCATCTAATATTACATTTACTAGATTAAAGAATCACTTAGTTATTTCGATTAATATCAAGTGTCATAGTTCAGAATCTGATGAACTCAAAGCAACATTACTTGAAAATAGATTTAATATTCAAAGTTTTATTGGTTATAAGATTAATAATGACTATTGGAATATTATTTATAAATATGGTTATTATAAGGGTTATCAGTTTTATGTAAATAGCGAATTTATTGTAGAATATAATATGATTAATTATTTTTGAAGAGATGAGTAAAATATTAGCAATTTCGGATATTCACATTTTTGATTATCCACAAAGAAATTCTTACGATAAGCAACGTTTAACTCAAGCAAGAACAGTAGCACAAAATATTATAAAAGCTGCTACTATTGAAGGAGCAGAAAGAGTTGTAATCGCAGGAGATGTTATTGAAAAATCAGTTCTCCGACCCTATGTTCAAGCAGAAGTTAAGTTATTCCTTGACACTTTAATGAGTTTCTTTAAGGAGGGTTATATAATTTGGGGGAATCATGATCAAGATAATAAGTCGATAGATTCTGAACTTATTGATTCATGTCTTGCTGTAATGTTACCTCCTAATCTATATTATGCTGATCAGAAAGAATTAATAATTGATAATTCTAGAATAGCATTTAGTAACTGGAGACCTGAATTTGATCTTTCATGGATCTCTGGACAAGTAGATGTTTTGTTTACACATGCTACTATTAATTATGGTGGATCAGATAAAATACAATCTCAAGTTATGGATGAGTCTAAATTTGGATTAGCTATTTGTGGTGATATTCATAGACCAGCTCAGATTGGAAAATATGTTAGTATAGGTATTCCACAGAAATGTAAAATGTCTGACTATGATAAATCAACCGGAGTTGTATATGATTGTGTATCTAAACAATTTAAATGGGTAGATCTAAATCCAGACGATAACCTTATGAAGTTTGTTTATACACCTATCAGAGAAGATGAAGGTTGGAATCAAGGAACTGGAACTTGGAGTGTGTATAAACCGGAAAACTTGAGTATTGCTGGGGGAGTAAGAGATATTAAAATTCCAGCATGGGAAGAGATCGGAAACTTAATTGATAATATTATAATAGAAAACAATCTTCAAGGAATTCACTCTGAAGTTCTTCGAAATCTTAGAGACGTAGATTCTGAGGAAGTTGATTTTGGATTCACTCTTCTCAGATTATATTGTAAAAATTGGAGAAGTATAGACGAAGCTGATATTTACTTCGAAGATGGTGATAAGATTTTGATAACCGGAAAAAATGGTTCTGGAAAAAGTTCTTTGCTTAGTGCTCTTAAATATGCTTTCTTAGAGTGTAGAAATATTAAGGATTATCTACAGTTCGGAGAAAAAGAGTGTATCTTAGCAGTAGAGTTTATGTATCAAGGAAAGAAGTGTAAAATTCAGAGAGGAAATAAAAAACATGGATGCTGGATTGATGATGAACCTCTTAAGTATAATAATAAGAAAGAATTCGAAGAAGATATGTATCGTAGATTTCCATTTATTGGATATATGGATATTTTCTTATTTGATTCAGACCATCATAAATTAATTGGAAATATTACCCCTGAAAGAAAGTCAGAGATAATTAGTAAGTTCTATAAAATGGATAGAATTGATGCTTATAATAAAGAAGCTGGAATTCTATTAGATCAAGTTACAAAATCTTCGAGTGTATGGAATGAAGCAATTAAAAAATCAGAAGAAATCCTTAGGTATATAGATACTAATCTTTCTAATATCCAACTTCCAGGACAAACAAAAACAGAACTCACCCAACTAAAATCGGAAGGCTTAGAATTACAAAGAAAAAATAAAGAATGGATGAGTTACTTAGCTGATTCTGGAAAACTTCAAGCACAGGTTTCTCTTTATACTGAAACTCTAGAAAGATTAATTAAAGAACAATCTACCTATAGACATCTTCAAGAAATAGATTCAGAGATTGCATATCTTCAGTCCGAGGTAGATAATGAAAATCAAGAAATATCACAACTTCGAACAATAGAGTCTGAATATTCTTTAAAGTTAGATAGATATAATCAGGTGTGTGTAGAAGGAAAGAAAACAACCGCCGAATTAGAACGCCTCGAAAAAAGTAAAGTATGTCCTAGTTGTGGTCAGACTTTGAAGAATACAGAATCTCTAGATCGTCATAAACAAGAAATCTTAGGGAAACTTGAAGAACTTAGATCCGAGGCTATAAAGATCGGCGATGAACTTAGAGGAATGTCTGAGAAAAAACAACAGGCTGATTCGTTAATTTCAATTGCCTCTGAAAAAGTTAAAACCTTAGGGAATCAAATATTTATGTTGATGTCTGAAAAACAAAAAATTACTAAGACAGCTAAAGATATAGAAAATACAAAGTCTCTCTTAGAAAATTATAAGACTCAATTAAATAACTTAGGAACACCAGAAAAAGTAGAACTTCCTGATAACTTTATGGAAATTATGAGTTCGATCGATTCTGGAATAAAAGCTTGGACGGATCATGAAAGATTAATCCAAGATAGAGCTGTAGAAGAAGCAAATATCTTAAAGGCACAATCTGAGTTAGGATTAATTCAGAATGCTTTAGTAGATCTTAAAGAGTATATTAAGCTTACAGGACCTACAGGAAAGATTTATGAAGAAATTATGACAAGATTAGCTGAACAATTTACAGATAATCAAGTTAAATATTCAGTAGATACATATAATTTCAGAAAGAAGGATCATCTTGACCTTACTAGTAGGTTTAATAATAATGGAAATTATGTCTCTTATGATGCATGTAGTTCAGGTCAACAAACAGTTTTAGATATCAATTTTCTTAGTAAGATAGTAACTAGAATGGGACTGCTTATTATGGATGAATTCTTAAAACACCTAGACCCAGAAAATCATGATAATTGTATAGATATGATTAGTAGTATGAATATTGGATGTATTATGATTTCTAGTCATATGGAATCTATTACTTCATTTAATAATAAAACTTGTAGACTTGAATTAAATGATTCAGGAGTTACAAATATTACAATAAAATAATTAATACGATGAGTGAAGAAAAATTAAAAGAATATTTCTTAGAAGAAGAGAGATTTAACGAATTTAGTGATTTCTTTGGATATAGAGTTTTAGGAACATTTCAATCTTTTCCAAAATATGGTACTTTTATTTCTAGTGGAATAAGAATTTTTAAAACTGAACCCATTGCTTGGGTAGAAGAATTTAAAATAGGTATCGTTCAGAATGTAGGAGATTATTTGGTTATGGTTTCTCCTGAATGTCCTGAGGTATACTTTACAATGCCAGAGGAAATCATAGATAAGATTAAAGATATTTATAATGCTGGAAATTATATTAACATAGACAACGAAACATTACAAAAACTTATGGAAGAACTGAATGATGCAAATAGAAAGTGGACAACTAATCCAATTATGACAGATCCTGGAAGAATATGGTATGATAGTTCTTCAGCTAACCCATTCGTTCCATATTCTCATCAGACAACTACATCTACATGTTCTTCAGATTATGTTGTATCTTCTGCATCAGGAATATCAACTAATATAAATCCCAATAATACTAATACTTATGTTACAGGATATAACATATAATATGTTAGAGTTTGCAGATGTAAAGAATCCTACAGACTTTTTTAAAACAGGGGATCCGAAAGAAATGATACCTCTACGAACTCTTTATAATAATGCAAGACTTCTTTGGGGACTTGGAGCAGATCAGATTCTTTTAAGTGTAGCACAAGGTCAAGCAATTTATAAGCTCGCCTTGTTGGTGAAAAATAAAAGAAGTATTTTTGGATGTTTAGTATATATTCCAGGTCAGAAAAGACTTGACTTATATACATCTGAATCTCCAGAGATACCACTAATTCAATGGAAAAGACAGAAGGTAGTGAATAAAACTTATCCATTACTTCTCGATCTTGCTGGAATTGAAAAAATGTTCTCTAGGTTAATTACTATCTTATGATATTTAAAGTAGTTCGATCTAAGTATTCATTAAAAGTATGTAAACTAATAAAAGTCTATAAAGGAGCTTTTAGACTAGAGAATTCATTAGATGTAAATATATTCGATTATAATAAATCTTGGGATAATCTAGTAGGAGATGATAAAGTAATTACAGTTGCTGAATTAATCCTTGTTAAATTTCCATTAAGTATTTGTAAAAAACTTACTAAAAATTTTATATTACTTAATAGAAATAACTTTGATGAATATTCGGGTTATGATGACTTTGTTGATAAAAAACAATCTAAATATGAAGTACATAATGCTTATGAATCTAATCCAAAAGCTTTACAATTCATAGATATTCCTTTAGAAGATTTACTATATGATGTAAAAGATCTAACCAGAAATAATTATATTGTTCAAAAATCATTATTAGAATTGAATAAATAAAAATAAGAGAAAGACTAGGAAATTAATCCTGGCCTTTCTTTTTTATTCACAAGAAAAAAAAATAAGTTCCGATCTTCACAGACTAGAACCTATATAATTCATGAGTTTAAAAATTTGTTGTGTTTCTATTTTACATTCACATATAAGGTTTTCAAGCGTTTTCTTTGTTTTACTTTTTCAGTAGTTTCTAGAATCCAACATAACACTTCTTTTTCTAGGGATTCTTGATTTGTAACCTGTTTGTGTTGAGTATATACAGATTTATCTTCTAAAGTAATAAATGTTAACTCTACTCCATAGAATTTTTCATATAAGATAATCTGTTCAATAGCTGCTCCAAGAAAATGAATTATATATATTTCATTCGTTGAACCTTCTGTTATTCTAACTCCTGAATCTGAATTTTCGGTTAAGTAATCTAAAAATTTCTTAATAGATTCTTTGGTTATTTTTCCCATTTCTCATCTGATTTTAAAACTTTTATTACTTTTCCGTAAATATTTTTAGTCCAACCATTTATATGTCCGTGATTATTTCCTATCTGAGCACCTTTAACTGGATCTATTGTTTTAACTAGATGTGTAAAAAATCTTCCATGAACTTTACAATAAACTATATCTCCAACTTTTATTGAATCTATTCCAGAGACAGGTTCTAAGACATGTTTTTGACCAGACATAATAAGAGGAGTCATTGAATTTCCTTTTTCAGAAGTTACAAATGTTTCTCCTGCCTCTAGACGTTCTTGTTTAGTTCTCGGCTTTTTTATTTCTTCTTTTCCAAGCGTTATGTTTTCTAGTGGCGTCTTTTTTATTTTTTGCTTTGACTTCATAACCATCATTAAATTTGAAATTATTAAATAAACCTTTTGTCGGATCATAAGATTTTTGTTTCTTAAGTTCCTCCAATATTTTATTATCTACATGTTTAGTATAATTATCTACTGGATCTTCTTTTTTAGAGATCATTACTTCTTTTCCTTCATATGTAATTTTATAATCTTCATACCCTACAGGAGGTTCTTTGAAGTATTCCCACTTAGGAGGTCCGAAGTCTGTTGATTTTCCGGCAAGGATTAAAGTTTTAGATTCTTTATCAACTCTCCAAAAACCTCCTCCCCAACATCCAATAGAATAATTTTTTCCAAGTAATTCAAAGTGAAATTCTACATTACCTAAAATTAATTCTCCTTCTTTACTAATTATAAATTTTTGCATAATCATTTATTTTATTATCATATATAAGAATCTTAAGAACCATTGAATTCCTTATAGGTGTAAAAACAAATAAAACTTAAAAGTTATGAAAGAAATAACGGTAAGTAAAGTACTAGAAAAACAAGATGAAGATAGTGTGAGGATGATTAAAAGTTTATTAAGACTTAAAGAAAAAATTATGACAATCGGAAAAAAGAAAGAATTAACAGCAGATCAGGCTAATATTATTAGTAGATTTAATCTTCAAGGATATTCAAGCTTAGAAGAGATTGCTAAGAAAAAGATCGAGGAGATTGAAGGACAAATAACAAGTAAACTTCAATTCAGTCATAAAGAAAGATTACTAGCATTGATTGTTCCAGATGATCAGAGAGATCTTTACGACTTAATAAAAACTCACTATACAGAAAAAGGATTTAAAACTTTTTATCTTGACAAAGAAAGAGTTCCAGAATTTAAGAATAGTACATATTTATTTATTTCTTGGGACATTGAGATAAAGAAGTAATATAAGATAAACCTTAGGGAAGAGAAATTTCCTTAAGGTTATTTACTTTTTGCTCTCCTCATACCTTAATTGCTTTATATGTGAAACCAAATTATATAAAAATTATGTTAGAAAATAAACCAACTATTTTGTATTCACTTGAAGAGATAACAATCATTCCAGAAGTAGTAACAAAAATAAATAGTAGATCTCAATGTATTCCATGGGTTCCTAGAATAGATGGTAAGAAAGATAGTGAATTCCTTCCAGTTATTGCAGCACCTATGGCATCTGTGGTTAGTCCTGAAAATTATAAGACTTTCCATGATAATCTAATTTCATGTATTATCCCTAGAAATATACCTCTCTCTGAAAGACTTAAATTATGTTCTGAAGTTTTTTGTGCTTTTTCTATGAAAGAGATTGAAGAAAATTTTATAGAACAACACCAACAAAGTACAGGATCTGAATTATATGTTTTAATTGATATAGCTAATGGACATATGAAGAGTCAGATAGAACTTGGTCGGGCTCTTAAGGAATTATATGGATTCTCAATAAAAATCATGGGTGGAAATATAGCTAATCCCGAGACCTATAAGTTATATGATAAAGCTGGATTTGATTATCTTAGAGTAGGTATAGGTGGTGGAGCTGGTTGTATTACTTCTACTCAGACTGGTATTCATTATCCTATGGGTTCTTTAATTAATGATACTTTTCAGGTTAAGAGAGAATGTTCAGGAAATACTAAAATTATCGCCGATGGAGGAATTAGCACTTTTTCGGCCGTGATTAAATGTTTAGCACTTGGAGCAGATTATGTTATGATGGGAAGTACGTTTGGAAAGGCATTAGAGGCGGCCGGTCCAGTGCTAAGAGAATATTACGGCGAATATTACGAATCTCTTCCAGAAAGTGTAGATATAACCAGAGGAGAAAAGTTTTATCGAGAGTATTATGGAATGTCAACTAAACGAGCACAAGCAGAAATCTTAGGAAAATCAATAGAAACTGTAGACAGAGAAAAATTAAAAACTTCAGAAGGAAAAAGCGTGGTCTTAGAAATTGAATATACATTAGCAGGGTGGGCAAAAAACATGGATTCCTACCTTAGATCAGCAATGTCATATACAGATTCCTATAACCTAGAAGACTTTAAATATTCTAGATGTCAGGTTGTATCCGAGATATCTAGTGTTGGTATTAATAAAAAATAATTAAACTCTATGGCTAAAAAGAAAGCTGTTACTAAATCAAGTGTAGATGAAGAACTTGATCTAATTCGAAAAGAAAGAGATAGTATCTTGAATTTTAAAATTAATTTTAAATGCAAAACTAAGCATCAAAAAGAATTTCTTAAATCTATTTATGATCACGAAATTACAATAGTTAAAGGGCCAGCAGGTCAATATAGGGCCGTCTAGAGGAGTAATTCTTTAGATTATTAGTAAGTAAATTCGGTGAAAGGATAATCCCAATACCGAGTCAAGGATCTTAGATTTATCTAAGTAATCTTTGATGTAACGAATAAAGACTTACCAAGATAATAAAATATCTTGAAATTATATTCTAGTTTACTATAATAATTAGTAATAACACTGTCTGGGAAATCATATGTTTCAGTTTATGCTGCCCTCGATCTACTTAAGAATAGTGCTGATAATGGATATGAAAAAATAATATTCATATATCCAGTAGCTACAAATCCTGATGAAAATATTGGATATTTAAAAGGCGATCTTCAACAAAAACTTGAGCCGTACAAAGAAGCAGATTTCTATACAATGGAAAAAATATTTAATGCTTCTGGAAAAAATGGAAAGGAAGTTGTTCAAAAATTAGTAGATGCTGGTAAAATAGAAGTGAAAAGTAGTCAATTCTTACGTGGAAATAATATTGATAATGCAATTGTAATTGTGTCGGAAGCTCAAAACTTCGGGAGGGATACTTTTCTTAAAATATTAACTAGAATAGGTACTAACTCTCGTTATATCTTTAATTCTGATGAGCTACAACTCGATTCTATTTCTTTAAAATCAGGAAAAAATCAAAAAGGCTTACAATATGCTATAGAAAAGTTATCAGATATGGATGAAATAGGGATTGTTGAGTTTGGTCTTGAAGATATTGTAAGAAATGACTTAATTCCTGGTATTCTTAAAAGATGGCTTCCTGAAGTTTATGGAGATTTGGATGAGGAAGAGATATCTAAGAAGTCTAAGCAAGAAAGATTAGATGAATAAAAAATAAGATATCTCAGAAACCTTCAAATTCTTATATATGTAGTAAAGATCAGATGAAAATATGGTACTGATCGGAGACTACTTATTAATATAATAATAAATAATTGAATTTTATTTGGATATAACTGGCTTATGTTATTAGTTACTTCTAATTATAATTATGAGTATAAATTAATTGATCACTGTAACAATTTCCAGAGTATCAAGATCGAGAAGTATAATCTTCTCGAGGTAAACAGGTAAAGTTCACTAGGGAATATAAAATCAAATAGACTTTAATAAATTTTTAATTAAATACGTTAGTGCGCATATATGTATTTATGATAGAATAGCAAAAATTTATTAACTAAATATAATATATAATTTAGAGTTTGATTTTATATATCCCTAGTATTTTTCTTCTACGAAACTACTACCTCTTCGCGGTGTAGAAGACAACTAGCACTAAAGTTGTGAAACTAAATGTAGCAATGAGAGATGAGCGTTCCTATATGTTATGCTTTCTCTCGGAGTAGGGTGCCACTATGATTTATTATCTATAGTGTCAGAAAAACCTTAAGACAATAACAAAAGAATTATGACAAAGAAAAATAAATTAAATGAAAAATTTGAATTAACATTTAGTATAAGAAGTATTGCTTATTACTTTTTATGTATCTACTTAATTTACGTGTTCAAAGTTACCTCCCCAGGAAATATGACACACCTAGGAATATACATGGTATCTTGTTTTATTGGAGCATTTTTATTAGGAATAGAAAAAATGCTCTGGACTTATAAGTATGGTCAAGATGTGATGTTTAATCTAGGAAAACTATGGGGAATAAAGAATGAAAATTTTCTTTGGGTAGTTAAATTATTCAATACAGGATTATTATTTTGTAAGTATATATCACCAATCTTAGGAAGTTTTATTGGATTGGCATTATTTATAAAATATGTACCTGAATTTAATAATATAGAAATTTTATCAAGATTATCAGCAATTATTATAGTATATCTATATTCTATATATAAATTGTTTAACTACTTAAAAAGGATTTGAACTATGAGACTCAAGAGTTTAACAGAAGTCCTTGGGTGGATAATAGGAATCTGTCCAAGTGAGTCCTTGAAATCTAGTGAGAAAACTGGTAAGGAAAATGAAAGGAAAGGAGAAGAAAAAAAATCCCAGTTATCTTTGGATTCAAGTAGAACAAAAATCGTGAATGATGTTGAGCCTATTAAGGAAATTATTGTAGATATTCTGGATGATTGTTTAAAAGATCCGGATATTAAAAAGCCAGATGAATTTTTCCAATCCTTTGCTTGGAGATTGATAACTAATATAGTAAATTATAATTGGTTATCTAAAGCTCCAAAGAATAGAAGAGAAATGGAAATATTAATAAGAGAATATGGATACTGGGGCAGGTATTACAAAAAGATGAACAGAAGCACAATGTTCTATAATATTACCACTCCTAATATTAGTAATAGAAAAGGAGTTAAAGTAATACCTGAATACTAATAAGCAACTATAGAAAGGGAAATATAATCCCTTTCTTTATTTTTCTCCTCTTTCAACCTCTAATCCTTATACATGTAAATTATATAAAACTTAGAATATGAAAAAGAATTTAGAAAATCTGACAATTCCTAAAACAAAAGAGCTTCGTCAAGAGAAATTAGATGAAGCTGTAGCAATATTGAAATCAGAGTTTGTAGGATTAGATGATATTATAGATAGTATAAAAAAGTCTATAATTCCTTGGTACATAACTCCAGAAATAATAGAGAGACCAGTTGTTATTTCATTGTGGGGATTAACTGGAACTGGAAAAACAAGTGTAGTTAGACGATTAACATCTCTCTTAGGATTATCGGGGAAAACAGTATTCTTTGATTGTGGACTTGAAGCAAATGAATCATCTTCAGGAAGTATTGCAGATAAAATTGAAGAAGTTTTTGATTGTGATGACGACTGCGATTCGATCTCTTCAGGGTATGAAAAGTTCGGAAATGCAGTATTTGTATTTGATGAATTTCAGTATGCAAGAACTTTAGATGAGAACGGTCATGAACTTCTTAAATCACCTCTTCGACCTATCTGGACTATTATTGATAGTGGAAAGGTTAGTGTTTCTGAATATAGATATGATATTTCTCGTTTTAGTAACTTCGTAGAAGATTTTTCTGAATTTGCAAAAGAATATCCTGATATACACGTAGATAATGGGAAAGTACTGGACCGTGAAGAAGTTAAGATAGTTCTTGAGAATTTAGGATTATTTTACTATGGAAGAGATGTTAGTAGTCTTCTAGGAGGTGAAAAAAATTCTTATGCTCCGAAAGTAAGAAGTAGTGATAGAGAAGATGAAGAAGATGATATTTTTAAACCACTTAGCTTAATTGGAGAAGATAATCTACGAACTATGGTAAAAAGATTAAATTCTTTTAAAGCTAGACTTGGATTTGAAATGATAATTGAGTTGAACAATGTTACTACTTTAATTGAATATAGTAAAATTCTAGAGGATGCAGCTAGAATAATTACTAAACCAAAAGAATTAGATTGTTCAAGATCATTAGTATTTATTCTTGGAAACTTAGATGAAGCCTTTAAAGTAGAATCCGATTTAGATCCTGATATGGATGCAGATACTTTCTATGATAAAACAAGTAAAGTATCAATTTCAGATATTAAAGAGGCTCTCAAACAAAGATTCAGAGCAGAACAAATAGCTAGACTTGGAAATAATTTAATAAAATATCCAACATTAAAGAAAGAACATTTTATTAAGATTATTAAAAAAGAATTATCTAGAATAGCAGATAAATTTTTAGAAACTGAAGGAATAAAGATTAATTATGCTGAAAATATAGTTGATCTTATGTATTCAGAGGGGGTGTTTCCTGTACAAGGTGTAAGACCTATTTATACTACTATCGGAACTTTATTAACTCCTCTTCTAAGTGATATTCTAATCAATCGTACTGCCGAAGACAAAGAAGTGACGATAACTCTTACTAGAGAAACAGATCTCACAGAAAAGAAATTAAAAATAGATAAAACGTCACTAAGTATTATCTTCGGCAAACCAGAAAAAGTAGTAGATATAGAAATTCCTTTACAACTTGGGGAATTAAGAAATCCGGAGAGAAGGTTAACAAGATTTATAAATTCTGTACATGAAGCTGGACATGCGATAGTAGCTTTGTATGAAACTGGAATTTATCCTGTTAATATAGTTTCTGTTTCTACAGGAGATGGAGGATTTTGTAATACTTATGATCCAAAAAAAGAAGGAGAAATTGATAGTCGAGAAGATGTTGATTCAGATGTTAGAATATGTCTTGCTGGTTATGAAGCTGAGAAGTTAGTTTATGGAAAATATCCAGAAAAGTGTTTAATGGGTTCTGGAAGTGATATTGAAAACGCATGGGATTTTTTCTCTGAGATGGCTTACAGATGTGGGTATTTTGAACCTTACTCATATACAAATCATCTAACAGAAGAAAATTCGAGTGGTATACCTTCTGGATTTTTAGATAATGAAGGTTTATTTGTCAAACATCCTTATAAAGCTAGCAGTGGATACCTAAGAGATATGGTAGCTCTTAGATTTTCAGAGCTTAGACAAGATGTAGTGAATATTCTTAAAGAGGAGAGAAAATTACTAAAAGTAGTTGCATTATATCTTGGAGAAAATGGATCTATGAATTCTGATGAGTTTAGAGATTTTGTTATTAAGTACGGAAATAAACTAACTGATAAGTATGTATCATCTAAACTTGAAGAAGATAAGAATTGGTATGAAAAAATATTAAATAAGTTTTAAAAAAAAATTAAAGGAGCTTTTACGCTCCTTTTTTATTATTCTTTTTTTTAGAAGAAAAATAAACCTACCCATTCATCACGAACAAGTAGGTTTTCATAAAAATTAACACCGTTTATAAAAAACTATATTTTTCTTCAATTATAAGGCTTTTGGGGTGTATAGAATGACTCTAAAACTCCAATAATTTCGTATTCTATTAAAGTCTCTGAGCCATCAAAAATCGGAGGAAAACCAGGGGATTCCGCTGTACAATAAGCTATTCTCTTTTCTTTTCTTCGATTTTGTAGGATAATGTATTTCTTTTTTATCGACTGTCCGATATATTTTCTGAAGATTAGAATATCATCTTTCTTCCATTTACCTTCTTTACTATCATCTATCGGTTTTACTAAAATAATACTTCTATCCCAATTTCTCTCTGTTTTTCTAGTACCTGGATCAGAGAGAAATATTTTTTCTATTTTTATTATTCTCTCTGGGGTATACTGAGAAGTTCCTATTATAAAACCTTTTGCATCAATATCAGGTTTTATTATATAGTATAATATTATTAATACTATAATTCCAATATAAAACGCTATCATAAATCAAGTTCTTTTAAGATTGGTTCAACGAATTCTTTATACTGTGGATAATATTTCTCGAGAGTTTGTCTAGCATTGAGTGGTTTGTCAGGTTTTGTTATTCTTGCACATTCCCAATCAATTACAGCTTCTACCCAATCTATTTCTCTTGGAGATTTTAATTGTTTTATCCAATCCTTTCCGGTAGTATATGTAGGATGGTGTTTATTTATCCTCTGATGAAATTGATTTATAATTCTTTCGCCTAGGAATGGAAAGAATATAAATAGTATCAATTTATCCCAATCATGAAACCAGTGTGAATGATATCCAAGAAGTTTTTTCTCTGTTTTCATAAATGCAATCCAATGTTTCCAAGTATAGGGGATATGGTTATAACAATCTCTAACGTTTTTAATTATCTGTTTCATATAATTCATGTTTTTTATAATAAGCCCGTTTAAGTTCTCCAACTACATATATATTAGGGGAGACACATTTATTTTCCGGCCGAGTACAAGATTCATCATAAATCTCAGGGTACATATCAAGAATAAATCTAACTACTCCCTGAGATCTTGATTTTCCAGCTTTACAATGAACATATATGTCTTTTCCTAGATTCGACTCTATAAAATCTACTACTTCGGCTGCCTGTTCTTGAGTTATTCCTAAAAATTTATGACCTTTCCATTCTATTTCTTGAGAAGGTATATCATCAAACTCTAGATTTAATACAACCGAGGGATTATCTTTCTTAAACCAATGTAATTCATCCTCTTCTAAATAATATTTTTGACATTCAGGAGTCCCAATGATAGATATAAAACAACTATTACCCGGAAGATTATCATCATTCCACCCACAAGAACTGCACATCATATCAAATTCTGTATGACTGTAACAATATAGTTTTGGTTTTTTCATTTTTTAATAGGAAGATAAATAATAAGATCTGATCTAACTAAGGACTTTCCAGAGGTTATTGCTTCTTGAGAAAGAACTTTTTGAAGGGATTCTGAATAATATCCAGATATTGTCTTATAAAATATATAAGTCTTAGGAATTTCTTCCGAATTTTTTAAATTCTCACCTAAATTAATCCAATCTTCTTCTGTAGCTTCTGGATATACTGTTTTATTCAATGGAACTGTTCTAAATCCATAATAATTCCAATATTCATTAAAGATTTTTCCCAAGTCTAAAATTTTTTCAGAAACTTTTATATTACCACCAGAAAAATCAAACTTATAAGATAAATATTTGTCTGAAATATTCTTTGTCCTGATATAACTACTATAGGTATATCCTGAATTATCATTGTAGTATTGAATATATGATTTATAGAAATTAATAGTTTTTCCAAGATCATCTATATAAACATGACATTTCTTCTCAGCAGCTTCATGATCATTCTTTAATCGACTCTCTAAGGCTGAATCTTGACGATAAAATTCTTCAATAAATCCTATAGGGCTATTCCAGAATTTCCAAGAATAAGCTGTCATTTCAAAACGATCCATGATTTCTTTAATCTCTCCATCTGATAATACCCTAGGACAAACTTCGAATTCTACACTTTTAATACTTTCAGTGAATACAAAATCCTCTTTTTCTATACTCCCTGGATCATAAAATAAAAGTTTAGTTTCATATTTCTTCCCTAGTTCTTTTCCAAACTTAGCTTCTCCAATAAATATTGCTTTCCTTTCTTCATAGTTTTTAGAAATTCCTGAATATTTCCAAGGTAGTTTTTTAAGTTTGTATAAAGATCCAGGTTTAAGTTCGGCGGGTTTAAGATCTTTTGTTATTACTTCTCGTTTCTTCATTATCTCAGAAGAAATTCTATATTCTTCTGTATTAATCGGAAGGAGAACTAATTCTGTCCCTATCCAAGAATAAACACATTTTCCGATTATTTTCTTTCCAGCCAAGCTATCACAATAATCTAATATCCATAAGAAATTATCAATTCCTATTTCAATCTCAAACCCCCTTGGATCCCAAATTCTACAATAAGCTTGTCTATAATTCCAACCTACTTTTCCACCACCAACAGAACGATTCACTATAAAACCTTCCATCGGAACATTCTCAAATTCATCATCTTTGATTTTATGATCTCTCCAAGAATTCCAAGATTTTTCTTTTTTCAAAATCCCTGTCGAAGAGTCTGTGTAAGTAATGAATCCAAGTTTTTTAGTATAACAGTCAGATCTCTCTTGATATCCGACGTTAATTTTCTTTGGAATAATAAAATTTTCGCTATTTACCATAATATATAAAATTAAATTTTCATTGCAAATATAAGGGATTGACAACCTTATTTATGTAAAACTAAAATTTAAATAGAAAATTATGAAAAAGAAAATTAGAGAAATCGTAAGAGAAGAAATAAAAGCAACAATATTATTTTATTTAATTCCAGTTGATTTAGTTGCTTTCTTTTCATTAAATAGTGAAATAAAAAATATAAAGATTACTCTTGCTATCTTAATAGTATTTTCTTTAGCGGTATTGACTTATTATGTTCTTTGGAGAGTTATAGAATATCTCGAAGAGAAGGAAAAAGAGAACCCTGAAAGCCTTATAAATGATAATAAATAATAAATGAATGAAAAAGAAAACAAAAGATAGATTGATTTTTGGATTAAAAATCATAACAGTATTATCTCTTGGTGTTGCAGCAGGATATGCAATATACCGAAGAAGAGATAAAGCTTATAATTCACTCCCAGACAGTAAATTTGTTGGGAATATGATGAAAGGCAAGAGAACTGAACTAAATGTACCAGTTCCAGGTGTCTATGAATTCAAAAATGAAAATCATAATAAAGGTTACTATAATGTATTTAAGAATGGACCTTGGAATGTAGTAGCGCCAGGGTATCAGAAAAAAGACCTTGTGACTCCCGCGCCGAATCAACCTAAGAAAGTAAGAGTTAGTTCGGGAGGAGGTAGCACATATTTTCACGTAACACAAAAGCTATCCAGATCGGGAGCTAAATTGTACGGCGCGAAATCTATAAGAGGTTATTATATTCTTAAATATGAAAGTTAATATATACTATACATTAAGAGATTGGAGAAAATCCAGTCTCTTTTTTATCTTTCCTCCAAATCGATGAAAAGTGATCTCTCGACCCGTGAATTCCTTATTTATGCAAAGGGGATTCGTGTTGTGTGGGTTCCCAATTTATTTCTAAAACAAATAGTAAATATGGAAAAAATAGTAGAATATGGAAAAAATAGTAGAATATGAAGGTACTAAGAATCATTATATAGTACTTCAAGAAAATGCGATAATGAAAAATCCAGAAACAAGAGAATGGGAAAACTGTATTATCTATCAAGAGTATAAACACTGTACTCCTGAAGGTTATGTAGAAGTTCCTGAGAGTGAAAGAAAAATATTTGTAAGAGAAAAGAAAGATTTTTTAAGAAAATTTACGTTATGTTTAGATTTATAACTATGTATTATGGATGTTCTGGTACATTTAAAGCAACAACCATAGAATCAATATTAACAAGATGCCCTGGACTGTATAATGTTATGTGGTCTGATATTAAACCTTGGAAACGTTGGGAAAATATCTTAGGAACACAGCAAGATGATCGAAATTATGCTATTCTTCATCTTTGTAACTTGAGGAATGCTATAAAAAATAACTGGCCTCCTGGAGTGAATAACCTCTTAGTAGAAAGGGGAGTATCCGATATGCTTTATTATTACTACAAGAATAATAGAGAAATCGGTGAAAATTCGAAATGGATTAAGGATGTAGTTCATGAAGAAGATATCTTATGTGAGCAAAATTCGTACTATACACCAAGGAGAATATTATTAGTTCAGAAAGATTTTGATTTTGTTAGAGATGTTATTCTTAGAGAACCTACCCGAGCAAAAGAATTTCCAGGAGGGGTTCAAGAATATATGGAACATCAAGATGCATATGTTGAATTTACACAAAAGTATAATAAAATTGATGAAGTTATTAATATTAAAGATGCAGAAAAATATGTAAATGACTTGGGATTTGAATTTGATCCTAATAAATTTTAATAATAACAAAAAACAATATAACAAATGGAAAATAAAGTATTAAATTACTTCAATGGAGATGAATTAGCTGCGTCAACATGGAAAAACAAATATGCAGCAATAGGAGAAGAAACACCAGAAGATACTCATAAACGACTAGCTCGTGAATTTGCCAGGATAGAAGAGAAATTTGATTGGAAAAAAGACTCTGATTCAAGTTTAAAATTATCTACGTATGGGTATTCTAGAGAGCCATTGACAGAAGATAAAATCATGGAATTATTTCGAAATTATAAATATATAATTCCTGGAGGCTCTGTAATGTCTGGTGCTGGAACGGATGGATTAGTTAGTCTTAGTAATTGTTTTGTTATAGGTTCACCAAGTGATTCCTATGCAGATATCATGAGTACTAGAGCTGAACAAGCGCAACTTATGAAAAGACGTGGCGGAGTAGGATATGACTTATCAGAGCTTAGACCTAAAGGAGCTAGTGTTAAAAATGCTGCTAGGAGTTCAACAGGTGCAGCAAGTTTTATGGATGTATGTTCAGATGTTACAAATGAAGTAGCACAAAATGGTCGTAGAGGAGCACTTATGCTATCAATGAATATCAATCATCCAGATATTGAAGAATTTATTACAAAGAAACAAGATCTTACAAAAGTTACAGGGGCTAATATTAGTGTAAAAGTAACTGATGAATTTATGAAAGCTATGGAGAGTGAAAAAGATTACTTACTCCGCTTTCCAATAACTTATGATACAAAAGATCTTAATCTTGATGATTATAATATTGGAGAATTAGTAGAAATAAAAGATCCAAATTATCCCAGAGTTTATGTAAAAAAAGTAAATGCAATGAAACTCTGGAAACTCCTTATGCACTGTGCTTGGAACACGGCAGAACCTCGACGGGGTTAATATAGTTTAGATATAAATTATATTTAAAATCGTAAGCAATTGCTAGAACTATTTAGTATAAAACTAGCAGAATTATAATAAGTTATAAAATATATGTTAAGAGATATTAAAGGTTTTGAAAATTATTATAGTGTCAGTGATGACGGAAAAGTATATTCGAAAATAAGAAAGAAATACTTAAAACTGAATTATAAAAAGAATGGATATGTTTATGTTTCTCTTCAAGTAAATAATATAAAGATTACTAAAAGAGTTCATAGGTTAGTAGCAGAGGCATTTATTCAGAATCCAGATAATAAACCTTTCGTTAATCATATAGATGGAAATAAATCAAATAATAATGTTAAAAATCTTGAATGGGTGACTGGAAAGGAAAATAATATCCATGCTATTAATATTGGATTATTCGATCCTAAAAAACAATGTCACACATATGAATTGATAGATGTATCAGGGAATATGGTATATAGATCTAAAGGATTTCAGGATTTTATTAATTATATTGGATTAAAAAAGTCTAGTATATTTAGTTATATTCGAAATAATGAAGGGATTATAAAAACCGGAAAATATAAAGGGTATAAGATTATAACTTATAAATAATTTTCAACGACTATGTATTATGACATTAATTTAATAATGAAGATATAGTCTGAACTTATATAAATAATATAAGAAAACATATTTGGGCATTATGTTCGAAAGTACTATGCATAATTATTCACCAGATGGAGTTTATCCAAATTTTAAAATGGTGTCGACTAATCCTTGCGGTGAAATTCCTATGGGACCTTATGATAGCTGTCGTCTTATTCATTTGAATTTGAAAAGTTTTATTGAGGAACCATTTACAGAAAAAGCACATCTAAACGAAGAATTACTTTATGAAACTGCATATGAAGCAATGAGACTAGCGGATGATTTAGTTGAGCTAGAAATTGAAGCAGTTTCTAAAATAATTGATGTAGTTAAAGATGAAGAAAATAAATTAGAATATGAATTGTGGAATAAGATAAATAATACTGCAATTCAAGGACGTCGTGCAGGTTTGGGATTCACTTCTCTTGCTGATGCTATTGCTATGTTAGGGTTAAAATATGATTCTGATGAAGGTTTAAAAATGGTAGATCAAATTATGAAAATTATTTTCTTAGGGGAACTTGATTCAGATATAGATATGGCAATTGAGAGAGGAACATTCCCTATTTATGATGGTTATAGAGATTGGCATTTAAGAGAAAATGACACTGCAAAAGAAGGCAATAATGATTGGTATGAATTTATTCGTATTAATTATCCAGAGAGAGCAAATAGGATGAGTAAATATGGAAGACGTAATTTATCATTTTCAACAGTTGCTCCTACAGGAACAGTTAGTTTAATGGCTAGATGCTCTTCTGGTATTGAACCAATTTTTATGCCATATTACCAAAGAAAAAGAAAATGTATGTCTCCTGGAGATAGAGTAGATTATACCGATATTAAGGGAGAAAAATATACATTATTTGTAGTTGTTCATCCAGGACTTATGGAATGGGCTTCTATGAAGTATGGAAAAACAGAAAAAGAATTAAATGATGAATGGACAATTAAAGAATGGGAAGAAGCATTTAAAGAAAGTCCGTATTATGGTTCCACAGCACCTGAGATTGATTGGCATCAAAGAGTCAAACTTCAGGGAATAGTTCAGAAGTATATTACACATAGTATTTCTAGTACTGTAAATTTAGATAATAAAACTACAGAAGAAGAAATCGCAAATATCTACATCGAATCTTGGAAAGAGGGATTGAAAGGAATAACCATCTATAGAGATGGATGTAGAGAAGGTGTATTAACAGGTTTGAGTAAGAAAGAAGAAAGGCCTACTACTATTGAAACTAGAAAAGCTCCTAAACGCCCAAAAGAATTAGAAGCTGACTATTACCAAGTTAAAGTTAAGGGTGAACAGTTTATTATTGTAGTTGGTCTAATTGAAACAAGACCTTACGAAATCTTTGTATTTAGACCTACTGAAATGGCTGTTAATTTTCCAAATCACAAAGGAAAGATAACTAAGATTAAAAAAATGAAATATTCTTTTGAATCTGATAAGGTTACAATTCCAGATCTCAAAGTTTTAACCACAGATATTGAAGAGAAAGCTGCTACACTATATACATCAATGTTGCTTCGTCATGGAGTAGATATTGAATATATTATAAAAACAGCTAAAAAAGTAAATGATAATATTTCGAGTTTTTCTTCTGCAATGTGTAGAGTTTTAAGTAAATATATTGAAACAAAAGAAGTAAAGGGTGAAGTATGCCCTGATTGTGGTGGAAAACTAATTAGAGATGGTGGTTGTATAAAATGTCTTGATTGTGGATATTCTAAATGTCTCTAATAGATAATAAAAAGACCTTAGGGAGAAAATCCTTAGGGTCTTTATTTTACTCTTTTACAGACCTTCTTTCCTTATTATTGAATAATAAAATAATTAATTGAGATGAGTAAAATAATAATTGTTCCAGATGTTCATGGTAGGACATTCTGGAAGTTAGCAAAAGAAAAGATTAATGAAGTAGATCGAATTGTATTCTTAGGAGATTATTTAGACCCATATCCATTTGAAAGAATTTCTTCGAGAGAAGCTATAGAGGAATTGAAAGAAATAATAGATCTTAAGAAGAAATTCCCAGAAAAGGTTATTCTTTTAATAGGGAATCACGATCTTAACTATATGGATTTATCAGAAAATATATTTCCTTGTAGTAGATACGATGATAGAAATGCTCCTGAGATTAAAAAAATATTTGAAGAAAATAAAGAACTATTTCAATTATTATATAAAGAAGATAGATATTTATTTTCTCATGCAGGTGTTGTAGAAGATTGGATGAAAGAGTTATGTAAGTGTGAAAATTTAGATGAACTCTTAGGTAATCAATCTTTAGCATATGATTATTTATGGTGTGTTTCTGGTATTAGAGGAGGGTATGGAAAATATGGATCTTGTGTATGGTCGGATGTAAGAGAATTTGATAATACATTCTCAGGAGTATTTCAGATTTTTGGTCATACTCAATTGGCTAAAGAATTTTTTGGACCATCACCAGGAATAAAAGAAACATTTGCATGTCTGGATTGTAGAGAATGTTTTATATTAAATACTGAAGAACAAACAATAGAAAAGTTATGAAAATTGGAATTGATTTTGACGGAACCTGTGTTACTCATGAATATCCTAAAATCGGAAAGGATATTGGTGCAGTACCTGTTCTTAAAGAGCTAGTAGAAAAAGGTCATAAGTTAATCCTTAATACTATGAGATCAGGGAAAGAACTTGAAGATGCAGTTGAATGGTTTAAAGAGAATGATATCCCTTTGTATGGAGTTAATCAAGATCCTGGACAAAGAAGATGGACTAGTTCTCCAAAAGTACATGCAGATCTTTATATAGATGATGCTGCTCTTGGATGTCCTCTTATATATAATCCAGATTTTAGTGATAGACCTTATGTAGATTGGGAAAAAGTTAGACAAGTATTTTATGATTAAGAAACCAACAAAAGAAGAGATGTACGTAGTTAATCAGCCACGTCATCTTATGATATCAATTATATTAATGGATTATGATTACTATCCTCTTCCAGATAATATACATACTGGATTATGTAAACTTTCTGAGATTAGTGATATAGTATTCATATTCTCTGATTCCCATTTCGACAATTCTAAGATTAGTAAAGAAAAGATAACAACTCTTTATCAGGCTTGTGCTTTTATAGATAGTTCTGGAAATTTACCGAGAACTATTTTTAAGGCTCTACAATATGATAAAGAAATATTTGGGAAGCACATCGGAATAACAATATCTAGATGTCAGGATTTACAAGAATCTACACCTAAACTTTTTGAAAACCTAGAAAAAATAAATCAGTCTAGAATTATTAAGCCAGTGTTTAAGATTCGTAGATTATCATCAACAGAACTATATAACTTCTACTATACACCGTCTGAAGAAAAAAGAAAGAAGAAATGGAAATGTATTTTTGATGAATGTTTATATTTTTATCATAGACATATTCTGAAGTCTGTTATTTTTCCATGGACTAGAGTAGATGTTCCTGATCCTGCCGATTATATAGATTGTAGATATTGTACTTGGGGATCTAACTCTTCAGTACTTTATTTCAGAAACACAACAATCGGAATATTCTTGGAAAAAGTAGATAAAGAATTTATTGATACTTTTACTGATCCGGATCCTAGATATCTTTTTGCTGGATTAGTTAAGAAAAATGGAATAGATTGTTTAGATTATAATATAGAGGATTTAGATATTGGAAAATTATGACTAAAAGATATAAACAATCAGGAAGAAACTCAGCTTATCCAGAATACATAGAAGTTTGGGAGTATGGAGTTGGATCTGTACCTGATTGGATTTCAGATAAGAGCAAAGTTACGTTTATAGATGGTCTTGGAAATGTAACTTTAGAAACTCATGATACTAGTACAGGTGGAGTAGAGATTATAGACTCTACAGGTACATCTCCTCTTATTAGGTTAGGTTCAAAAAAAGACTTAATATGTAGAGAGGTAGAAAATGAAACAAAAGTATTTGTATTGACTAGAATACAATTAGATTTATTATATAAATTAGAATTATGAAAGAATTAAAAGACAGTGAAAGAAACCTGATTAATGAAGGACTTGTAATGGTAGACTATTCTGCTGAATGGTGTGGTGGTTGCCAAGTAATTAAACCAATTGTTGAAAAATTAGCAACCGAATATGAAGGAAAAGTTAATATTTATGGATGTGATGTTGATGAATGTGCAGAACTTACATCAGAATTTTGTATAAGAAACATTCCAACACTACTATTCTTTAAAGATGGAGTACTTCAGAATCGATTAGTAGGTTCACATCCAGAGAAAACAATTAGAGAAAATCTAGATTTACTAATATCAGAATCAGGAAATGAATAAATTTGTACTTAACACATTAATTTTAGGAGATGATGACCTACATTGTAAGACAGGTGAAGTAACTTTGTCTATGATGAACCTGAGTCATACAAATTTTACTGGACCGGATCTTGATAAATTCGATTTAATTGTTTATCATGGAGAGAAAGGTTGTAAAATTTTAAAGTCCAGAGCATTTAGAACTGGAAAAGTAGGATAAAAATAAAGAGAGGATACCATTCAAATAGGTTCCTCTCAATTTTTTTACATCTCTCCGTCGTATTTTTTATCGTCTTGAAGAGTTGATCTTTTTCTTACTAATAGAGCAATTTCTACAATTAATTCTTTTAAAGACATTCCACCTTCATATGGGAAAGCCTCATCACACCATTGTTTACTAGAATAATCCTCTTCTTCTGGTGTAACTTCATAATCTCTACAAAGTTCTGCTACTCTTTGTTGAACATACTCTTTAGTTAAGATTCTAGATTCTGGAATAAAATATGCACTACTTCCAGTCTGATCTTCATGTCCCAAAGCTAAAATCGCTTCATCTCTAAACCAATCACATTCCATAAATTCTTGTGATTCTGGCCATCTTACTAATACATAGTTTTCATTCATATTCTTTAATTTTTATTACATCTATAAGAGTTTTACCTTCAAAGCCTTATTATTGAGAAAAACAAGAAATTATGAAAAGAATAGACTGTTCATTTATGGGAATTAGTGGAGAATGTTTTATCCACATCACCCTAGAATTTGAAAACATCCCAAGAAAAGGGGATAAGGTAGTACTCAGCAGAAACATTGCAGAGTATGTAAGAGAAAATATGACAAATGATGTGGAGAATGCAGAAGAATATGCAGATATTATATCCATGTCATTAGACAAAAACTCAGGGACTATGTACTTTTATGCAGTAGAAGTAATTCATTATCCAAGAATTGATAGAGATGTAGATGATGAAGCGATTACTAGAGTCATACTTAGTAGTAATAGTCTAGATTAAAAAAAAAATAAAGAGAGGCCTTAATAGGTTTCTCTCTTTTTATTTTCTTCTTAGAGTTCAAGTATTCTTTTAAGTCGTTGTAAACTTCCAGGAATATCATTTCTATCTAAGTGTGATTCATTATTTTTTACTTTTAATTCATCCCTTTGTTGTATGAATTTATTATAAGCTATTTCAAAAATTTCTAGATCATAATCATGTAGTTGTCCATAAGTTTTTATATTTTCTGGAAGGTATTTATCTTGCCCACCTTTAAAGTTTCTTATTGCATAAGTTGTTTTAAAGAGATCTATATAAGCATTTTTAAGAACATCTACTTCTTCTGGTGTAAACTTATCTATAACATTCATTAATTTATAAGTACCATCACCACAATCAGGCAAACTCTCTAAATAATCATCTTCTATATTTACCCACCTGTTTATACTTACAACAAATCCAATAGGTGTTCCAGAATCTAATGTTAATATCTTATTAGGATAGTAACCTTGAGGAGAGTCACATAATCCTAGAACTTGAAAATTTACATCAATAGATCTCATAGTTTTTGCAATTTTCTTAGATTTATCAAATAACTGTAAGAACTCGTCGGAAAATACATACTTTCTATAAAGTTCAACTACTAATTCTTTAATTAGTTTTTCTAATCTTGCTAATTTTTTCTTAAGACCTGAGTTATCTAAAAGTTCTTTATAAGTTGATAATAAGATATCTCTCGAAATTAATTTACTTTTGTCTTTATCTAGAATCATGATTTTAATATATTATAAAGTTCTATAAAATTAGTTTTCAAAGCAGTTAGAGTTAAGTTTTTATTTTCCAAAGTTTCTTCTAACTCGAATAACTTATTACATGCTCTTTTAGAAACTACTACATATTCTCTAAGTTTTTCCAAAGCTTCTTTATATAATTCAGGACTTTGATGTTTAAAACTACTCCACTCATTACCTTTAAATAGACTAGGAGCAGAAATCAAATTCCCATCTATTCGTTTTTCAATTCTTATTCCTTTAGAAAAATAATAAAGATTATCCCCCCAATTTAAACAGTTTATATTTTCTTCAGGAAATTCTTTTTTTAATACTCCATCTCCTGTAAAATCAAATACTTGAACACTATTTAAATAATCCTGATACTTCATTGTAAATTCTTTTTCTTCTGGAGTTAAACATTCCAAGATCGCATCAAAAATAAAATCTACTAGTTCATTACGTAGGTTCTTACTCTCATCGAACTCTTTGATATACAATTTTTTAACTTCATTAATTATCTTATCTCTCTGATTTCTAGTTAATGCCATAATCGTTTTACTTTTTTACATTACTTACATTAATAAGGATTTTGCCATTATAAAAGGTCCTAAATCTTAATTATGTAAAACTAAAATTATACTAATATGAAAGATATTGAAAAAAGAATAGCTGAGAATATCCAAGTTCCTGAGGATATGTACTTAGAAGGATTACTTGATATAACTGGATTTTTATTTAGTGAGTTAACACAATTTCTAGAAAATGAACATCGATATATAGGTATTACTAAATCCTATATTCATACTGTTAAGTTAACTATTGAAAGGATAGATCAATCTGTTCGACCTGAAGATATAGAAATTTATGGAAGAATATTATACCTTTATAAACCATTTCTTAAGAAAGAATTCAAAAGACTTAGAAATAAAAAGTTAACTGCAGGAGATTCTGTTATAGTAATTATTAATAAAATCATAGAAATAATAGTCCAAGAGAAGAAACAAGATTTTAGATTTCATAAAGAAGTAAGAACTCTAAGGAAAATTATATCTAAATTTTTTGAAAATATTAGGAACAAAAAGAAAAAAGATCCGCTTTATTCTTTAAGTAATGCTATTAAAGAGTATAAAGATAGCGGATCTGTTGGAAAATATCCTCTTGATGTATTCTCTTTTATAGATAATCAGTATACGAAAGAGGAATTGAAAGATCCAGGGGAAAGACTAAAAGAAGAAAGTGATAGCAAAATAAATGAAATTTCTTTTGATAATTGATTTTCTTAGCTATAAAATAAAAAACTAGATAGAGTAAAATTCTATCTAGTTTAATTTTTTGTTTTAATTTTTCTTCTTCTCATCTTCGGCTTTTTCTTCCAGGGACTTTTCTTCTCCAAGTTCATATTCCATGGATTCAATATCTATCTTTCGATTTGCAAAGTCCTTCTTATCCTCATCTTCTATATCTACCGTATAATAAAGCATGATGTCAAATCCAAGATCTTTATACATTGGATTTACATCTCTTGCCTGAAACATTATGTGATTATATTCTGTTGAGTATGTTCCATATAAATTACTCCTTTTCTTGTAGATTGTCAAGTTTTCAGAAATAGTTACATAATGAAGCATATCAAGAGCTGTATATAAATCTACTCCAGGTTCATCATCTATTTCATCCTTCATCGGAAATCTTAGTTTATATCCTAAGAATGTAGATGCTATTTTCACATCATATACATCATCTTGAGTTTTCCCAAGATCATTTAATTCCTTACTGAAAAATGCAATATTCTCGAAAATATGACCTGTAAGTTTTTTACTTAAACTCTTACGTCCATTTGTATAATCGAATAAGTCCTGCATAAACTCTGAAAAACCATTATACTTAAGTCTTCCATCAGGCCAAAAAACATTATAAGATTCATAATCTCTTTTCGGAATCTCTACTGCTGCTTGAAATACTTTTTCATAAGTACGAGTTTCACCATTTACTTCCTTCGTATAGGTTACTCCCTTTATTTTATAAGAAAGTATATAATATCCAATAAAGAAACGATCAATATTTTCATCCTCCGTACCTATAAATTCTCGATTTAAGGTATCTCCTAATTCATTGAGCGTATCTTTATAATCATTTATTTTTGGATAACCAGATAGATTCCTGTTATAAGCGGTTGTTGGAATTTCGAAAATAAATTCTAATTTCCTTTTTCCAAACCTAGTGTCAGATTGACTTACGTGAATGATGTTCTCGCAATCCAATAATCCGCGCTTAATTATCGATTTATTACCCCATCTATCTTCATCTACTATATTACGAATGCGAATAAGATCTAGGTCCCACGGATTGATCTTTCCCTTTCTATCGCCGAATTGGATAACATTATACATTGCTAGTACTAAGTTATCACTTTCGTCATTTTCTTCGTCGACTTCGTCACTATCATTTTCGAAGGAATTGACAATTTCATTAGACTTTTCTCTTAATATGTCTGAAGAAATTCCAAGACCTTCTAGTGCATCATCGATCTGTTTCTTTTGTTTTTCTAATTTTTTTATTTCTTTTTTTGTTTCTCTGGCTAGCAGATAACCACCAAGGGCTAATCCTAAACCAATTAGTATTAGTTTTTTATATTTCATTTTTCTTTTCTTTTAAGTTTGTTTCTTCTTTTTATTTTTATAATATTCCCCTTTGTTCACTGCTAATCCCACGAACCATTCCTCCTTTTTTGGGGGGTCTATTATTTCCCATCCCTTTTTGAGGTTTACTGATAGATCCGTTCTTAGAAAATAATGATTTTCCTACACCATATAACATTATTCCCGCTAAAGAAAACATTGCAACTGCTATAATTGGTTTAGAACCTTTATCTAAATATTCAGATGTTATTGTTCTATCATTGCAATTATCTTTTAAAAATGTAGTACTTGTTTTCTGTACACCAAGTAACGAACCAATATTTATCATATCTTTTTATTTTTTGAATTAATTTTTCTAATCTTCTTTATTTGATAGTCTCCTGCAAGTGAAGCTCCGCACCCTATTGCAAATACAAGAGCTAAAACTTTACAACCTAATCCTATAGTACGGAGACATACATTAGCTACTGAGTAACTTCTCGTTGCTATTTTTTCTCTTTTTCTAATGTCCATTTTTTCTTTTAAGTTTTATTGTTAATATTTAAGTTTATAATTCTTTATTTAACGCAGTCAGCTTAATATGCTATTTATAGATGCTGACTCATCTATCTTGTTTAATATCTCTTTATAAGAAGGGAACTGGATGGACTCCAGAACCCTCCCCTGAGATAACAATAAACAAGAATTATGTTTTTGTTCTATTTCTACTTCTTTTTCTTCATCATCTTCTACTTTCATCATTGTGTTTTTCATAACCTAAATAAAGAAAAAAGAGTATAGAAGCACTTAATACCTCTATACTCTAAACTTAAAAGAAGGAAAATTTAGTTCTTCTCTTCAGCAGGAATTTCTTTGACTTCTTCAATACCGTCACCTGTGATCTTCTTTTTGACATTTCCAATCAATTTTTCACAGTAACCGTATTTCTGTTCTAATTTAATTGCTGCTATTCCAGCTCCAAATCCTGCTACAAAATATAATAAATTTTTCATTTTCTTATTCTCCTTCCTATAAGTTAACATTATTTACTCTTTGGTGGCTGTTGAGACTTCTGTAACCACCGTTCTTGTAACCACCATTGCCTCCATTTGTAGGGGCTGATGTTATTTCCGGCTTTACTTCAGGAATCATATCCGATTCTCCTATACCGGTAACTGTTGTTGCAACTGATTTCTTTCTCTTTAAAAGACCTATAGCTGCATTTCCTATACCCTTGCCAGTGGATATTATTGGTTTGTGGTATTTAACTATTATTCCACCAAGTACCATTCCAACGGCAACTCCTCCGATTGTGTATTTATTTCTACTAAACCAACCAGATTTTTTTTCTTTTTTAGTTTCTTCTTTTTCCATAATTCTTGTTCTTTAGAAAAATAATTTGTTAATATTTTTGTTATCTTATCTCTTATAAGGCCTTTACCGTTTTCTAAACCATTCGATTTTTAACGGCGAAAAATTAATGATCAAAATTCATTATTTTCTTTGTTTTTGTATAGTTGTATTTGTGTATGAATTTTGATCTTAAAGAATTTATTTTCTCATATATAAGAATTTAACGTCTTTTCAAACCCATCGTTTTTCTACCCTACAAAGAACTTATCTACTCCATGTTTATCTATAACCTTTAATATTATAGTTATAATAAGTTTATCAGTTATAGATCTAGTTTCGAATTCTGCTCTGGAAATATCACTACGATAATCTCTCATTATATCTGCATTCTTGAGGTTATATTTTCCGATGTGATATTCTTTTTTAGAGAGACTTTCAATAGTCATAGGATTATCAACTGTAGTAATATCAAGACCACGTTTATCTAGAAATTTATCATACAATAGATCTGATAATCGTTTAATTCCTATCTTCTTACAAGCTATATCAGGAAGTTTATTATTCTGAACAAATAGTACTCTATCTCTATCAGAACACTTCCAAGTCTTATCTGATAAACTAAGATAATATCCTTGAGCTAACCAATCCCTCTCTTCTATATATTTCATGGTTGTCTGTAAATCTCCTGCTAATTCTACTACATTTCTAAAAGGCAATGCAATCGGAATTAGGATATCAATAACTCCAGGAAGATGACTAGATAATATTACTTTCATAGTTCAATATCTAAGAAATACTTATAATCATTTCCAATCTTAACAAATAATCCTGAAACTAACTCTGGAAATCTAGTTTGAAGAGTTCTCAAGATACACATATAAGTTTCGGCCGTTTCATTGTAGAGTATTTTCTTTGTACCATCTTCAAAAGCAACGTATAAGTGAGAAACCTTAAAAACATTTCTCGTTGCTTTATCAATCTGGTACATAACGTTTATCTCTACATCTTCGGCCGTTATAGAATCTTTCATAATACTTCTAATATGATATAAATCCTCTCCATATTTTGTAACATCCGGATTTTCTTCTAGTTTGTAAAGTTTATTTCGTCCTCCTGTTGTTACTATGTAAGGAATATGCTCTACCGTACTAACTTCATATTGAACTGACTGAATCCATAATCTCTCTGTAAATTCAAAAGTAAGTTCCGTAATCTTGCTCTGCTTAATAAAAAAGCTATTTATTATATTCTCCATAATTATTTATTTTTTATTCATTTATTAGAGTTTTAAGTGAAAAATAATTGAATATTTTTATATATTTCATTAATTAATTATTCTTTCTTTTTAATAATCTCTAATCCATTAACCCTCTTATCGGGAAAATTAATCGTACACTTCTTAACCTCAAAATAATTCTCTAAATCTGTTGCTTTAGCTTTTCTATCATAACTAATAGAATCATAAATATTTGTTAACTTTGTCTTTATATCAACTAATGATAACTTATCACCTTCTTTAAATTCTAAATACATAGATTTTTCTAGTAAATCCTGACTAAATGTTACTATATTCAATTCTTTTTTAATAAAAGTTTTACTATAACTTAATGCTCTCAATCTATCTGGACCTAGAGTGGTGTAATAAGACTTAATTTCATCAGAATCAGCTATTTGTCCAAGAACTATATCAATTGCATCACTAGATAATCCATATTCACATAATAACTTAAGCTTATCTTTCATTGTATTTAAACTAATATATATTCTAAGAAATTCTGATACCTCTTGATTTACTATATCGTTATCCTCACAATATATACCAGTCTCTCTACACCTTAATACCTCAAAATACTTATCTACCCTCTCATTCCCCACATTAGGATCCTTCCTAAGATACTCTATTACATAGTCTTTAGATAATTGATCTTTTACCTCAGATATTATATTCTCTAAATACTCCTCTGTATTCCTAGTATTGAAGAAATAGGATAATACCTCCCTACATTCATTCTTAATCTTTTTAAACTCTTTACTGCCTCTAATTGGATTCTTTGGAAGAGATTCCAAGTCTACTTTATCTATATCCCTAAAGAAATTTATTATATCATCATTATAATAAAACCACTCTCTACCATACTCTGAATATAATAAATCCCTAAACTTATATTGGACTCTCTTTTCTATATCCTCTGAAAGATTGGGAACTTCATATAAAATTTTACAAGTAGGATTATGAAGTTTGTAAGCCATAAATCTAATATCTTTTCTAGAATCTTCTGTATAACCTATTTTGAGAAGATGAATTAAATTTTCATTCTCATCATAACCTGCACTCTTAATCAAATATATCATAATTAATTATCCTTTCTTTTTAACAATTCATAACCTCTTACTCTCTTCTTTTTTCCATCTACAACCTCAGTAGTCATATACTCTTTTACTTCAAAATAATTAAGAATATCATTAGCTTTTGGTACTGCAGTATAAGAAATACTAGAATATAAGTCTCCTAATTTAACCTTGAGATTAGATAAACTATATTTCTCCCCTGGATTAAAATTTTGATGAATAGTATTAACTAAAAGTTCAGGACTAAATGTTACTATTCCAAGATATTTTTTAATATTAGTACTATTATAATATAAATTTTTTAATTTTTCTGGTTTTAAAATTGTATAATAAGATTTAACTTCATCGCTATCATTCAACTGTCCCAAAACAATATCAATCTCCACTTCAGATAATCCATATTCGCATAGCATTTTAAGTTTATCATATATTGTTTTTAAATTTTTATATATTCTTAAAAACTCTACAACTTTTTGATTTGATATATCATCAGGAGTCAATTTATTATGAACTGTGCTAAATACAGAACATCTATCTGCATAATCATATTGTTGAATCTGAAAAGCTCTAATCTCATTTACTAATACTAAATTATTAAGTACAGGTATTAAAACTCCTCCTTGATACTCATTCACAGCTACATAATCATCTTTATAATTTTGAGTTTTTGCAAGTGTTTGATATCTTTCTGCTAACGTTAATTTATCTTCATCCAAAGAAGTTGAGTATGATCTTAATAAGCTTTCAGTTTCACGTTTTTTTCTTTCAATTTCTTTATCAAACTCCTCCTGACTAACTTTTCTATAATCACAAATAGAACGATAATAAAAATTAGCTGAATTTTTCCATGGATTTTCGAATAATCTTTGCCTTCCTAGGATTTGAGGTAAATCTTCACTAATATCAACTGCAAGACTATCAATATTACTATCACTAAAGATAAAAGATCTAGCACATAGTGAATAGAAATCAGCACCTAGGTAAACCGTTCTGGTACAAAACGTAAACATCTTAGGTTTTACCCCTTTTAATGGCACCTTTCCTATAACAAACTTCTTCCCTAATCTTTTTTGAATTTTTTTAAGATTATCAGGAGTATCACTACATAATATATTACATTGTTCAGAAGTAAGATTATTTTTCTTTATAATAGATGTAATGTGATTAACTGAATTTACATAAAATACTGCCTCATCTGATATTACTCTAGTAGGTATACCATTTCTAAGAACTACTATCTCTTCGAAATCATTATTTAGATATTTTTGAATAATTTCAGATGCTTTTTCACCAACTGTCCTCATTACATATGAATTAAGATCGGGTTTTATAAGTCTAGATGGATCTTCTGTTTCCCAATCTAATTCATAATAAGGGAGATCTTTAAATTCATCTAACATTTCTAAGTACTCATCCATCATAGGAGTAGCTGATACAAAGTATGCAGTAGGTGATTGTTTAAGATACTCTAGGAAACTTAATTCAGTATCTGATTTAAATCTAGAATCATGTAAAATACTTTGAAACTCATCTATAATAGTATAAAAATATTGAAAACGTTCCAATTTCTCAAGAATTTCTTTAACAATTCTATATGAATCATAGGTTACTAATATTTTACAAGGTAAACCATTAACAGATCTAAATATACAATATTCTTCTATCTCATGATATATTTTCTTATAAATATTTTTATTTTTCTCCTCTGAAGTTTCTATAGTGTCTTTTATTATTGTTTTATCTACTTTGGAAAGATCTTTATCAATATTGACTTCTTTCTCTAACTCATTTACCACTAAATAGACTTCAAATTCATGTTGATCCTTTTTATTTTTAAGTAACATCTTTCTAGGACTACATAGAATAATATTTTCATTACTTCTAATACAGTATTCAGTAAATCCACAACCAGGTAATTGTTTATTTATTATACATTTACTTGGAAATTTACTAAAATTAAATTCATTCCATTCTGAAATATATCTAATTCCAGACGGTACTTTAATCTTTTCTTTTTGCATATTATTTAATTTTTAATTTATTATCTAATTAATAATAGATTCTTTTTAATACAGAATCCAGTTACATAAAATCGAAGACTAAGGATACCTTAACTTCATTAATTAGAGTTTGAAAGGATAAGAAGAGCAAAATAGCAATTTAAATTTATAAATAAACATACATACACTATATATATTATTCTATTAAAAAAAATTGCATAGTAGTGGTTCTTCTATAAGAGCGAACATAGTGAGAGGCTTCGCCTCCCGTTAGGGAAAGGCGAAAAAGCCGTCTCTTATAGGAGGTTCACGATAGATTAAACCTAATATTATATTCATATTTATCGTGAACCTTAAAAAGATATCGTCCATAACGCTCTTTACCTCGTTCACACTCGGAAGAGCTAGGACTAGATACTTTTTAAGAACCACTATCTTTTCTTTCAATCCTTCTTAAAAAATCCTAATATCTCTTTATTCAATCCTTATTTTATTTTTTCTATTTATACTTCCTATAGGTTTTCTCAATATATTCTCTTGTTCAATCCAGGTTCCTTAGTCCTCAAGAGAATATTTCGAACCCTATAATCCTTATTAATGATCAAGAATTTTTATTGTGTAGTTCTTGATCTCATTATAAAAGAAATATTAATTTATTATAAGAAAAAATTATTATGAGTAAGTATTATTTTTTAGAGACAGTATTAGTTAAAGGAAATTTGAAAGTAAAAGCACTCCCTGGACAAAAATTGAAGGATGGTTCTAGTGTATCTACAAGTCTTTATGTACAATGCCCTAAGAAAATAAGAGAAGTTTATTCAGAAGGTACAATATTTATCTCAACTTCTCTTAATCTTAGTCCTTCAGGTGGAAAATTTTATACACAAAAGGGATTTCAAAGATTAACATACAAAGATGAAGAAGCTAAAAAAGAATATAAAACTCTGACTGGAATTGATTTCGTAGATCCCTTAAAGAAAGATACGATTCTCGAAACAATTCTTAAAGATGCATCACTAATTTCTCCAAGTTCTACAAAGGATGGATTTTATATGACCCCTGATAATTGGAGAATCTTAGTGAGAAATATAAAAAAACATGTTAATACGATGATTATAGGGCCTACAGGTTCTGGAAAGACAAGTTGTGTAAAAGAAGTTTGTTCTAGAATGGGTATACCTCTTCATGTGTTTGATATGGGTTCTATGATTGATCCTATTTCAAATTTACTTGGAGTTCATCGCTTAGAAGATGGAAAAAGTATATTTGATTATGCTAAGTTCACTAAAGTAATTCAAGAACCGTGTGTAATTCTCTTAGATGAGTTAAATCGTTCTTCTCTTGGGGCTAATAATGTATTGTTTCCTTGTTTAGATGATAGACGGGAATTGAATGTTGAAATAGCTTGTGGGAAAGGAGTTAGAAGTATTAAAATTCATCCAGAGGTAACATTTATTGCAACAGCTAATATAGGTTCTGAATATACTGGAACTAATATGATAGACCGAGCACTTCTTAATCGATTTTTTCCTCTTGAACTTAATATTATACCAGATACAGAAGAAGTAAATGTTTTGGTTAATAGAACGGGAATTGATGAAGAAGTAGCTAGATCAATTGTGAAGATAGCGAATAATATTAGATCACTCTCAAAGAAACAGGAGATCTCAACTTCTATATCAATTCGAGAAACACTAATGATCTCAGAGTTAGTATCAGATGGTTGGAGTGTGAAAAGTGCTATGGAAATGGTATATCTTCCAATCTATGAAGGAACTAATTTGGAAGGAGAAAGAAGTACAGTATATAAAACAATATTATCTTATTAATAGACTATGAGTAAACATTTTTCAACCTCATATTATCCTTGGTGGAAAAGAAAGGATTATGATGATTACTATGATGACGAAGATGATGGTAGATGGGGTAGGAGTATATTTAGAAAATCCTATAAATCATCTGTCGGAAATTCTGGAGAGCTAAGTAGAACTATAAATAGAAGCTCTTGGTATGGAGAAAGTTATTATTCATATTCATCTGTTGGAAAGGAAGAGGATGCACAATTATCTAAGTTAATTGAAAAGGCTTATAGTTCTGTAAAAGATATGATAACTATAATGGATTTTCCTTTCCTGATTAGAGTAAATTTGAATGAGGGTAGTGATGAAAGTAGTTCGTATTCAGATTATTTTTCAGAAGAGAAGAGAGATAATTCCGAAAGAAGAATAGCAGTCCCTTCTAAGATATTTGACTCCACCGAAGATAATGAAACAAAAATAAATGCCTTCTGTGGATTTGGTCTTCATGAGGCTGCACACTTAAGATATACCTACTTAAGAGTTTATTTGAATTTTCTTAGTTTTATAAGTGGAAAATATACTTTTGAAGAAGGAGAGATTATTAAAATTTTCATAAATCTTCTTGAGGATAATAGAGTTGAGGATTTATTACTAACAGAACGACCGGGATTTCAAGATTTTATTGATTGTGCAAAAAGTTATAATTCCAAGACTCTAGAGGAAAAACTTAATATAATGAGGGAGAGGAAGTTGATTCTTTTCTTTAAAACATTAATAGGAATACTTAGATTTCCTGGATTAATAGAAGAGGAGGTTCTTGAGGAGTATTCTGAGGTATACAAAGAAGTTCAAGAAAAGATAACTCCATATCCAGAAAATCTTAAAGATATTTGTAGTGTTTCTGAAAGTATATTTAAGATAATTAAGGAGAAGAAATTATCTGATATAGATCCGGCGGAATTAAAAAAAATATTATTCTTAATTAATGATACTGAATCTATAACTAGTATAATGTATGGAGTTGACTTAGATTCTGGAAGAAAGATAGATAAGTCTAAAGTATCTAGGCTATTATCATCAAAGGATAGTCTAACAATGAAAATCTTAGAGGGAACAGTAGAACGTGGTGATTCTGATAAGGTATTCTTTGAAAAACCAAAAGGGGATAGGAATGATTATTTACGTGATGTGAGAGCAGTTCAAAAATATGTTCCTAGATTAAAAAAGATATTGACAGGAACAGATAAGAACTATGATTTTAATATCCAAGGTTGTAGGTCTGGAATTTTAGATACGACAAAACTTGCAGAAGCGTATCAAGGAGTTCCACAAGTTTACCTAAGACAGGGACATGTTAGAACCAATAAATCAACTATATGTGTTCTTATTGATGAGTCTGGATCTATGGGTGGAAAAAAGGAAATCCTAGCAAGACAGGCTGCAATACTTCTAAATGAAACCTTCGGAAAAAGTTTGGGAGTTGATTTATATATTTATGGACATACTGCAGATATTGGTTCAGTCGGATATATAAATCTGAGTGTGTATCGAGAAGGAAATCATTATAATCCTAAGTTTTCATTATCTAAGAGTTATGCAAAATCCCAAAATCGAGATGGAGATGCAATTCTAGAAGTAGCAAAGAGAGTTAGAAAGTTCACAAAAGAAGATTGTATTATGTTTGTGATATCTGATGGTAGTCCTTGTGCAAGTGGGTATGGAGGAATTTCAGCAATAAAAGATACTGCCGCAAAAGTAAAGGAAGCAGAAAAACTTGGATTCGGAATAATTCAGATTAGTATAGATGCTGTTTACGGTGTTAAAGATATGTTTGATACTTATATAGATATTGGATATAACTTAGAGGAAATGCCGAAACTTTTGAATGAAATAGTGAAAACTAAAGTAATAAAAACAAAACATACTACAGTAAGTTAAGATGGATTATGAAGATAAGGTAATATATAATACTATAAGTCTAAGAGGTTTAGTTCTTCATACATTTATAGCATTTACTTCGAAACTTCCTATAGATAATTTATCAAACTTTGTAATTTCTTATTATATCCCAGAAGTAGTTGATTTTATTAATAACTCTGGAATAAAACGAGGAACTATGACTGTTGATAAATTTAAAGATTTATATGGAATTAAGATCGATTATATAAGTATCTTCACTTTTAGAGATATACTTAGATTTCAACTTCAGGAAACTCGTACTCGGCTTGATCTGATCTATTATTTAGTTCAGATTCAAGAGAATATAGAAGCTGACTTAAGTAGATTTAATTTAGCTGATGAACTATATATTTATTTGTATAGTCGTTTTCAGAGAGCTTTAAAGCCTTATACATGAGAGAAAATAAATAATGTAAAACAATACTCCTTAAGCAATAATAAAAAGCTTAAGGAGTTTAAATTTTTAAGAATATGAAAACAAGTAAATTAAAACATGATTCTTATAGAGTAGAAATTAATTTTGGAATTGAAACACAGAAAGAAATGACGAGGTGGTTTACTACTAAGTTTGTAAAGAATCATAAAATGGAAATTCCGGTAAAGAAAAATTCAAGAGCAGAAGAACTTATAGAAACAATAAGTTCAACATCCGGAACATCTACTTATCGAATTATTAATAAAACAACAGGATTCGATCAAGTAGTAGTAATAGTAAACATTGACTCTGGAAGAAATAGACCTTTTATTGCCAAAAAGGATTATAAAAGTTTGGTTAAGAATATCAAAACTACATTTTATCACGAAACAAGACATGCCGTAGATCAGATAGTTAAGTTAAGAAATCTGAGTTATGAAGATTTTGAAAATACAGCTATGTTACAGGCTTGGATAAATGTAGAATTCGAAGAAACTTTAATGGATTATATTACAGAAGGTGAATTAGAAGAGGTTATTTCGGAGAGTGTGAAAAAGAGATAGGAAATAAAATCCTATCTCTTATTTTTCTTTTACTTTAAACGTTCCTTTAAATCAGGATGGTAAAAATACAGATTATGTTTACGCTATAGGAACTTCTCAAGAAGGAGGTAAATTTGGACGTGTAGCAGTATATATGATAAGTGATCGTGAAGTTGAAATCTACCTTGATTGGAACGGAGTAGGGATAGCTTTTGATACTGTTACAAATCTTAAAATGAATGTTAATAATTATATTATAGTGAATAATTATAAATGTGATATTATAGAAGTTAGTTATTCTTCAGGACAAAAAACTGCTAGTTTTATATTTGAAAGTACTTTTGATGTCTATAGTAAAGTCTTTAAATTCGGTAGTAATTCATTGGGAATTATTTGTGATGAAGGTACTATAACTTTTGGAATTAATGATAGTATTTTAGCAAATACTATAATAGATTCTTTAGATTTTGGATTATCGTTTTTACCTAATACTTATATTATTGATAGAAATGATTAAATTTCCTCAAGTTTCATATAATGATCTGAAGAATCTCCAACTGCATTATTAAAACTAAAAGTTTCTGTATTAGATTCATTTGGAGCTAATGTAACTTTACCTACTGATAAATCATCTATAAAAAATTCGTAAGTACTATTAGCAGTACCAGAATTAGTAATTTCAATTGATCCATAAAATGATGTTCCTTGCTGTACTTCTACTAACCAAGCACTTCCCAATGTTTCATCTGTATTTGCAGTAGTAATAGTACTAAAATTATATGTCAT